TTATGCCCCTACTGCAACAAGCGAGTGATATGAGGACGCGTTTGCTCTACCTCTGCAATCCAGTTTTCAATTGCAGTATTCGAGTTCACACGGCACACACGGTTTGCTTTGGTATCTGCACGAGGTACAAACACAGAAAGCGCGTTGAATGCGTACGGAGCTTTGAGAGCACCGATAGCAGACTTCACATCTTCTTTGTTGAGTTCGTACTTCTGGCTCAATTCGAACAGCAGACGATTCACCTGCATCATGCCATTACGATTTACAGTCTTATACACGAGATACAGTACGGTACGCTTATAGTCCTCATCCAACTGAGGACGGCTGAATAGCGCAAGTGCAGAGCGCTCTACGTCAGTGTTAATGATTGCTTGCTGCATAACTATATGGTGACCTCTCATGCTACCTGTAATGAACCGCGTAATGTTTCCAGACCACCTGTTACGGCATCAATGCTAACTTCAAGCCAGTTGGCCAGAGTCTTGCGAATGAATTTCGTAGGCTTAGCCATGAGCCACTGTGTGGCACACGTCATGGTCTGTTTAAGCATTCCGTTCTCGCGCAGATAGTCAGTGAACTCGGCACAATCACGACCGAGAACCGTTTGATACAGTTTGTGGCGTTTGGTACCTTCGGCCTCCTCCAGAAGCCGATTGATGGTCAGATTGTTTTCCATCTGCTCCGTGTGAATGCGAGCGTCTTCACCCAACATGTCTTCATATGAGTTTGAACTATCATCATCTGGGTTGTGCCACATCTGATTGTCAGACATAACCAAGATCTCATACTTGTCTTCACCCACCTTGTGCATACGCTTACGGCAATCTGCACTGTAGTAGTTGTTCATGTTGTTAATACGATTCGTCAGAGAAGCGCGAAGATAGTTGAGCTGGTGGCCCTCACTGAAACGATTCGGTAAGGATTGATAGTACGACAACAACACCTTACACATAATGTCGCAGGTCATATCTGCCTGAGGTATGTTCTCACTCTTGCAGACCCAGTTCAGCTTCTTGCGCACAAGGCCTTTTGCACTTTTGTGAATGATGGCGAACAGACTTGAGGTCTGCTCCAGACGCAAACGAAGTTCACGACTGCTTACCATCGTGATATCAAGGCCTCCCCTTGACTTGGATTTTTGTTTAGCTATACGGCGTATCTGCTTACGCTGCGCATCGTCCTTGAGAATCAAATTCCAGGCGAGAACAGCTTCACGCTTCGACAGGCCATACAGCGCATATTTTTGAATGGTTGCTACAGGGTCTTTATGCAGACATACAGCCAGCACGAAGAACCGCATCTTCAACGTGAAACGACACACGGAAGAAATATCAATGCGCAAGTCAGGAGCAGTAAATTCGAACTGCTTAAAGTCAACGGCTGCTTGCAAGTCACGGTGATAACCCGCGATAGATTTATACCCGCTGCCTACATAACGAATTGTTGCAGCGTATACTCGACGAAATGCCTCTGAGCCTTCCTCAATGCCCAGACGGTTAGAGAGATATTCATTAAGGCCTGATTCTTCTGTTGTGATCATTTTTTCCGAGATCCTGTTCGTATAGTTAGAAGTGAATTTGCTGTGTAGACCTTAACTTACATATCGCCCATTTCAACCACGCCGTTCTTACCGACGTTAAGTTTTTTCTTCTTGTGACGATAGCTGTTACCACCAAGACTCATCACACCTGACTCGTCTTGCTCTGCGCCCATGTCATGACCGTTCTCGATCATGCTAACAATATCAACCAGCGTCTGGGTCTTCTTGCCCTTGCGCTTACCACCACGACCTTTGGCAACGTCTTCCATTAGAGGAACAGAGAAGCCATCGAGTTCGCTTGGTGCGGAGAAGTTAACATTGTCTTCTTGTGGGAGAAGGCGTTTGGCAGTTTTGATCTCGCGCTCTGGATCAACAAGGCGGCCTGCCTTGATCATCTCGGTACGCAGTTTAGCAAATTGCTTCTTGGTATACACGGACGGACCATTGAAGCCAGTGTTCGCATACGTCAGAACGATATCACCTTTCTCGGAAATAAGGCGGATCGTGTTGTCGTCTACGTCAAGCACACGCGCTGCCATGAAGTTGTTCAGGTAGTTGCGTGTCTCACGGCCTTGATAGCGAACGAATACAGCTTGCCCCATACGCACACCATGACGGCGTGTTTTCGACTCTGCCAGCAGCATACCAGCGACAACGCGCAGGTCTTTGTCAGAGAAGTTTTTGAACGTGTTAAAAAGCCCAACAAGTGAATCACCGTGCTCGGTCATCAGGTCTGTCAGCGATTGGCTGTCAGAGCGATAGTGTTTGCAGATCTTAGAATCAGCCAACTGACCTTGCGTAGCACATGGTTTCTCGGCAGTCGGTAAAAGTGCATCACGAGTCAGTCCGCGGCAGTCACCACAGGTCAGTTCGCTTTTTACGATTGCTTTGATATCCAGAGTGCGTACTTTTTGATTCGCCATTTTTTAACCCCTTCGATTTTAATGTTGTCTCAATACAATATCGCAACACTTGGCTCATATTAGTAATGCCAGGCGTGTCGCGCTTCAAGAGTTCGAGAGCATGTCTGGTTGTCATATCGACTTTAATCATCGGCAACAGGACTTCTTTCTGTCCAGGCTGCACAGGAGGATTAAGCATCGCATCGACCAGAATACTCAACCACGTTTGTGCCCGTTGCTCTACTTCTGGGTCATCCCAGAAAGTCCCAACAGGTTGCTTACGGTTGCCTGCTAACTTCGCTACCACAGCTTCTGCTTTTGCGTGAAGCGTTGTGTGGCAGTCACCGTCTATAGGGATTTGGAGCATATGCTCGCCACCCAATGAGCGAGGTGTCGTGTGGTGCCAGTGAATGTTTCGCGTAAATCTACCGCATATCACACACTGAGTCAACTCACCTTTCACTACCGCCGGCAGTCGGTTTTCGTTAGCCATTAGTCCACGGCAAGAACCAGTTTTGCAACTTCACGTCGCCGCCAGTATGGCGCAGCAACAAGTTGATCGCTGATTTTTCCATAAGCCAAGCACAATACACATCTGCGTCCTTCATCACGCCGCGCAACGGCATGGTAGTAAACAGACCTAACGTGGAGCTACCCTTCTCGTTAATCATATCGACAATGGGGTTAAGATAATCCAGCATCGCATGGTCGTTAGATGTTTTCATCTGACGATACACACGCTCGCGGGAACCTGACTCACGCACTTTGCTGTCCATCGCATCGAGCTTCGCCGTAATGTCATCAATCTCTGTCTGCGTGTCTGCGATTTGTTCGCGGATAGCACGACGAGCTTTGAGCGACTTCGATTCTTCGAGGAGCTTATTCAGCTTCTTGAGATCGCGGCGTTCTGCGTTACGTTCTTTCTGGAGGCGTTTGCGTTCGACGAGGGTTCCATCAAGCATCTTGTGATCACGCGCAGCTTCTTCGGCCATCTCTTTCGCGTCGGACATGCGGAAGAACATGAGAAGTTGGTTTTCGAAAATGATACCTAAGTCTGAACTAGGGGTTGAGTGCAGACCAGCAGTTTCGATTTTGAAACCCATGCGCGATAACGATTCAGGACTCATGGCGAGCGTACCGAATCGAGCCATCACAGGAAGTTGGATTATTTGAATAGCTTTGTTGAACGTTCTCGGGACTTTGTGGGCGTATGAGTCCTTGAGGCGCTGCAACACGCGGCTGGTTTTAGCAGTCGCTGCGTCTTCACGTTGCTCACGGCGCATAGCCTTGTCGTTCGCTTCGTTCTCGTACACCTCTTTGTCGATAGCTTGCAGCGCTTTCAAACGCTCTTTGCTGTCTTCTGGGAGATCATCGAGACTGAGAGTTTTGCGTGACTCAGGCAGGTAACCTAAGCACGACTTGGCCAACTTGGCGTCGGCATCAAACGACTTCACAATCTGTCCGAGCTTTTCCATCAGTTCGCGTGGCTTGATACGACGAGCGGCCACTTGTTCTGACAGGCTTAGGCAGGTGGTGCATGTTGCGCGTACAGAATCACGCAATTGCAATACATCGGGGTATGACTTGTAGGTATTACTCTTTAATGCTTTTGTGAGGTCAGCCAAAATATCCGTAGGCTTACCCAATGAATCAACAACATGCTGGCGTTTCAAATTCTTGCCTGAACGGAGTGAGGTCAACGCTGCATTAACCTTCTCTAAACCAGCTTTAAGGTTGTTTACCTGATTTTTCATTTATGGATTTCCAAACTTCATTAAGAGTTGAGGACCATATCCTGCCGGCCCTAGCGACACTTCGAATGCCGATACGATATCATATTAGCATTACGTGGGTCGATTAATAGTATTGCGTACGGTGCTCACTCTGAGTATGCCGTAGCGGTCGGCCTTTTAGGCTCGGTTTATTTTTCCTGAGTGAATATTTGCTGCGCTACCTTACCCTCCTGTTATAGATTTGGATAGCTGATTATCTCCCAACAACCAGCTATCCCCAACAAGTCAATTGTAACAGAATTGACATACAGATACAACCGCGTTTCGTCCTAGAATATGCTTAGTTGTATTTACAGATTTCTTACAGACCGACAGGCAGCTTATCGTCAGGCGATTTCAGGTATGCCTTAACTTTAGCGGCCGTGCCCGCAGCAGCGTATTTACCAGGCTCTTTCAGTCCCGCTTTATACTCTGCAATCTCGGCCTTGATTTCCTTAATCTTGGCCACCAGCCCAGCACGTTCTAGTTTCGCCAGTTTACGCACTTGACGGTCGAGGATGATTTTCGCATCTTCAACAGGAATCTTACACAGCTTCGCCAGCATCTTGTCTGGGTCTTCTGCGGTCAGGGCTTTCGGTAGTGCGGCCAGCAGTTGCTTCATGTTGTCAACTGCCCACAAGTAGACTTCTTGCAGATGAAGGGCTTTCTCTGCTTTCGCCTTCTTGTTGGTGAGCATCGCAGTTTCCAGCTTAATGCGATACGCAATCCACGCTTTGAAATACTTCACGTAGCTCAGGTACATGAACTTGTTTGAAGCATCAGCACGGCGAACGGTAACACCCAGCGAGTAGTTGATGGCGCTGGTGATTTCTTTCTTCACCTTCTCCGCAATCTCATACAGCAGGTCTTCGCTACCACGACAACGAATCGCAAACGCTGCACCCCACGGGCCCGCGTCTTTGTTCTTCTTCGAGCTGGCGTTCGACGCAGAGACAACACCAGACCACTCTGCAATCTTCTCCAGCTTCTTCGTGATGGCTGCGTTGTTAGACATACCGCCCGGCACATACGTTTGCACAGTGATGGTCTTCGTCTTCTCATCGACCTTCATCTGAGGTTCGTATGTTACTTTGCCGCGACCTGTTTCGATCAGTGCGAGATAGTCAGCATCGGAGCTTGCGTCAAGACAACCGTACTCGTGGTTAATCTCAAGCGTCTTCGCCAGTTTCTTCGCATCGTACTCTTTGCCAGCCAGCATGTCACACACGACCTTACTGACTGACGTAAAGCTGAACGATGGGTTACCGCACTTAACTCCATACGCTGGAGCAGGCACACTACCATTGAACAACATGTACGGCAGCAGCGCAGGCAGATACAGAGGTATCTTCATGTCGTTCGAGAAGTTGTCTACCATCGGCGTCACTTCGAGATAGTCTGGGTCCAGCAGGAAGCTACCCGCAAACTTACTCATCTTCGCTTCGGTATAACGCATCGCAGCAGCAGGTGCTACAGGGTCGCCCCAGTTACCTTGACCTGCTACGGCTGGTGGCACGGTATTCGCAATCGTTACCATCGCACCGTAACAAGCAGCATCGCCGTGCGGGTGATACTTACCTAACGCATCACCAACGGTACGTGCAGACTTCTTGAATGCTCCGCCGGGACGTAAGCCCAAGTCACATAGCGACCAAAGCAGCGCACGGTGTACAGGCTTGAGGCCGTCACGGTAGTCAGCGATAGCACGATCTTCAACAACGTATGAGCCGTACTGGAAGAGAGCACGGCGCGTATAGTCCGCGAGGTTCTCGTCACGAATCAGCGACTCGTCTTGTCCGAGCATCGGATAGAGAGAAGTGCCGACCGCCGTTGTTGCAGACGCTTCGGTGCTTTTCTTTTTCTTCTTTTTAATGTCGTCAGCAGATACCGCTTTCGACTTGAGCTTTGCAGGCTTAGCGGCTTTTGCTACGGCAGTCGCTTTGACCTTTTTGACTTTCTTCGGCGTAATTGCCATTACTTAATCCTCCAGACCCAGCAGACGACGACGATGCACGGCATCTTCTGCCACAACACCACGGAAGAAACGCTCTTGTTCTACGCTAACGAACGGGTTAACGCGAATCAAACGGCGAGTCTTCGGATTGAACGCGATAGCTTCAAGCACGTCAGGCTCAACTTCACCCCAACCTTTAGCGCGTACAATCTCTTTGTCTTTTACAGCAGACGGTGCTTTCGAACGGCATTCTTCGAACGTCATACCACCGTAGTGAATGCCTTTGTGCATCACGTTATACAGAGGTGCATCGACAATCCACACGCGACCCTCTTTCATCAGATCAGGCAGCAGACGATAGATAACGCCCAAGAACAACGTTGCGATGTGGAAGCCGTCAGGGTCAGCATCCATCAGGAAGAGCAAGTTACCGATACGCAGGTTCTTCGTGCTCAACACTGGGTTTTCAGCTTTCGGGTCAAGCGATTTCAGGTCAGCGCCGACAGACACCAACATGCCCTGCACTTCTTTGTGCTTGAGTACGTCAGCCAGACTTGCTTTCAGACCGTTCAGCGGCTTACCACCAGCGAGCATAACTTCCTGATGGTCAGGGTTACGCGCATGTTTAGCAGTACCACCAGCAGAATCACCTTCCACCACGATAAGCTCACGCTCATGCGGCTTACACTTGAGCGCAGAGATCAGGTCAGCAGGGAGCGAGTTGCCTTTCAGCTTCTTCTTCGTGTCTGCCATAGATTTCACAACTGCGGACAATTCTTCGCGGCCTTTGTTCATTGCTTCGGCGCGTTTGATGATCGTCGTTGCGACCTTCTTATTGTCCTTGAAGTATTTCACAAGCTGTTCTTTCATCAGCTCGTACACTTCTTTCTCAACACGGCTCGCCAGCTTATCTTTAACCTGTGAGGTGTATTGAGCACCGTGCATACGCCAGTCGAACATACCAGTCAGACCGATAAGCAAGTCTTCTTGCTTGAAGCCCTGCTTCTTCTTGCCTTTACCTTTCGGCTCTTTCATGAAAGGCTTGATAGCTTCAAACAACGCATCACGGAAACCAACAACGTGCCAACCGCCGTCAACTGTAGGGCTGGTGTTAACGAAAGACAGGAAGTTGTCAGTGTCTGCATGGTTAGTCCACGCAAGCGCTGCCGTGATGTTCTCATGCTGGAACGTGAACGGCTTACCGACGATCTCTAACTCGCGTTCGTCTACCATCGTCTTCACGATAAACGCAAGGTCTTTCTTGTTGTGGAACGTGAACTCTTTACGCTTGCCCTTCTTGATAAGCGTCAAGCGAATCTCGAAGCCTGGGTTAAGCAGCGACATGTTGCGAAGCCACTCACCGATACGTGCTGGGTCTGGCGAAGCGTGACGATAGTTCTTCGGCAACTTCTTACCGCGCTGTACGTCAGCAGACACAACGGTCTGGTCGAGAGTCCATGCGACAATCGTACCGTACTTGCTGTGTTTCTTTTCACGCAGCAGACTCATAACATCTTTGTCTACGGCTTTGACCTGCTTAGGGTCTTTACCAGACTTGGCAACACCGCATTCCCACATCTGGTATGCGCAGCCACCTTTGTACATTGACCATACACGCAACTGACTGGAGATTGCGTTCAGTGCTGCAACGCCTACGCCGTGAGTACCGGCAGAGGTCTTATATGCTTGGTCGTTGAACTTACCACCAGCATGAGCACGGCTAAACGCTGCGGTCATGATAGTTTCTTTCGAACCATCTTTCAGTTTCTTGAAGTCGGTCGGAATGCCTTTCGCCATATCGGCTACGATGTTCAGATCGTTGTCGTAGTCAATCACAACTTCCAGAACTTTGGTGCGACCCGCCATCAATTCGTCATAGACGTTATCGACAGGTTCCTTAACTCCGCGGTACGCCATGTCGGCACCACGTTCACCCATGTACATTCCCGGATTCAAACGAATCCCGTCAAGTCCTTCCGCAATGACGAACCCTTCTTGGGAACCGTCACCGGTATTCTTTTTAACTTTGGCAGCCTTCGGCGCTTTGGCCATTTTCATGTTCTCCTATGAGTAGCGTTAACTACTCGATATTAGCATGTTCAGACACTACTTGTCTCAAGCTATTATATCATACGAAAGTATTAGACGCTACTCAGGTTCTGTCCAGAAATATGCAGAGTTTGAGTTAGGAAGCGCGGCGCAGAATATGACCCTTGATGAGAGACAGCATGACAGTCTCACTGGCATCTTGGGGAATGCCCCATGCTTTGCAGAGAATAGCCAGCTCATACTTGCTCAGAGGGTCAACGTATTTCAGGGCATCTGACTTAGGCAACGATTCAACATACGCAGCCAAGTCCTCATCAGCTATCGTCTGACGGCTCTGGTCTGTTTCTGCATCACCGACAGACACACGATATTGAGCATACGTGTCGGCGTCCTGCGCGATAGGGAAGTCATCGACCATACCGTCTGCAACCCACTTTTCAATCTGGGCTTTGATTGTTCCATACACCACCAGCTCTTGACCAGTCAGGCCTTCGATGAGTTTAGCAGGCAGCAGGCTCTCTTTGCTAACGAGGTCGCATTGCAATGCTTGGTATTGTGTGCTGAAACTTACGATGCACATGTAACGGTCGGACACAGGCAGAGTGCGGAACAGTTGCTCACGGATTTTCTCCATGAGGTTGAAATATCGGTTGAGTTGCTCAGACAGCTTTTGAGTCATGGTCGCAGTTTCCATCGCAGACGTGTTTAGGTTCAATATGCAGCAGTTGAGGGCGAGTCAGCAGCTTAAAGCCATCGCCGTGTGCCACCATGTTACGACACTCAAGTTCCAGTGCGTTACGTTGTGCATGTTCCATAACGACAATGCGGAACGCTTCAATACATGCAGGCAGATTGCCAACAAGCGTGATTTTATTCTTCTCATCATGGACAGGAGTTAGGCCGTTGCAGATATCAGCCCAGTGGGTTTCAGCGATACGCAACGCGGATGGAAGCAGGTCGTTTAACGCTGGACCGTGAATGACACGCGCATCGACCAGAGTTTTAAGGGAGCGAGCAAGACGTGCGCCAGCTTCTAAGCGTAGCGTCATCAAGTCGTAATAGGAAGGCTTGTCCTGTTTGAGTGCAGGGACAACTAAGGAGTCGTCAGGCAGGTCGTCGTTGAGCAGATGTTCGGCAGACATTCGATTCACCTCGAAAATTGACACAGATATGACAAAAGGGCAAACGCTCGTCAGCGCTGCCCTTTCGAATCAAGTACCGCTAATGCGCGGCGCTTGCTTATTCCATATCGAAGTCGAAGTCTTCGGCTTCTTTTTTGCTTTTCTTACCGGCTTTGCCAGCTTTGTCGGCTTTCACTTTCTTGCCGGCTTTTTCAGCTTTAGCAGGTTTTTCTGCTTTAGCTTTCTTACCAGCTTTTTCAGCTTTGGCCGGCTTTTCAGCTTTGGCGGCTTTTGCTTTTTTGTCTGCTTTAGCAGGCTTCTCAGCTTTCTCAGCTTTGGCTTTTTTAGCCTTAGCAGGTTTTTCAGCTTTTTCAGCTTTAGCTTTCTTGCCAGCTTTTTCAGCTTTGGCAGGCTTAGCAGCTTTCTCTGCTTTAGCGGCTTTCGCTTTAGCAGGTTTAGCAGCAGGAGCCGCGCCGTCGTTTTGCAGAGCTTCGACCTGGGCACTCAGACCAGCACGGCGAGCAGCCAGCGCTTCGGACTGTTTGGTGATTTCGCCAGCGGTTTTGGTCAGAGCTTTTTCAGATTTTTCGATTGCGCGGATTTCTTTGTTCAGGCCGCTAATTGCTTTCTTGGACATGATAGTTCCTTACTTTATATTTGATGCGGCGTTTTCACCGCTGGATGAAAAGATAAATTTATTCAGGTTTGATTTCCTGTAGTCATACATTATTATGTTCAACATACGACAACAGGAATTTTGAAACTTTTTACAAAAATATTCGCATCATTTTAACACGAATATTTGCCCCTCGCTCATTCGTTAGAACTAGAGGGGCGGCTGGTTCAGATCAGGACTTATTCGTCGTCTTCGTCTTCGTCTTCATCGTCGAAGTCTTCGTCGTCTTCGTCCTCATCTTCGTCTTCGTCGTCTTCGCCACCGAAGTGTTCTTCGCACAGTTCGCGCAGTTCATCTTCGTCCATTTTCTTGGCTTTCTTAGCCGGCGCCAGCTTGTGTTCGAGGACCAGAGCTAACAGCTCTTTCTTGTCGAGGGAGTCGAGGTCGAGATCATCTTCATCTTCGTCCTCATCTTCGTCCTCATCTTCGTCGTCCTCTTCTTCTTCGTCGTCGTCGCCGTCTTCGTCGTCTTCGTCGTCCTCTTCTTCTTCATCAGAGTCTTCGTCGTCTTCGTCTTCGTCGTCGCCGTCTTCATCTTCGTCGTCCGAGTCGTCTTCGTCCTCGTCTTCGTCGTCCTCTTCTTCTTCGTCTTCGTCTTCGTCCTCATCGGACTCGCCGCCCAGGTTTTCGTTCAGCAGATCGCGCAGGTCATCTTCGTCCAGCGCTTTTGCTTTCTTAGCGGTGGACAGTTTCGCTTTAACTACAGCGGCGCGCAGGTCATCTTCGCTTACGCCGGAGATGTCCAGTTCTTCTTCGTCCTTGATGGCAGCGACGATTTCAGCAACGGTAGGTGCTTTGGCCTTTTTGCCTTTAGCAGCTTTACCGCCTTTTTCAGCTTTTACCACTTTACCGCCAGAGACAGTCAGACCGGCTTCTTTCAGGATTGCTGCGATTTCTTTCGCGTCGGCGTTTTCGATAACTACGCCCAGCATTTTAGCCAGAACGATTGCTGCGGTATTTGCGGTTGCTTTAGCCATGGTATTTATTTCCTGTTTGATTAGAAGCGACGTTGCTTCAATTAAGATTTACAGATTTCGAGAGACAGGCAGCGGAACATTTTATCCCGCTGCATACTTAATATTTACAGATTTCGAAAGTTAGAAGTCTTCGTCAGACTTACTTACTTTTTTACTTTCTTTACCGCTTTCGCAGATTTGCCAGCTTTATCGCCTTTGTCCAGCTTTTTAGCTTTGGTAGGCAGCGGCGTACCGTACTTTTTAGCGGCAGCAGTTTCGTTCACAGTAGCGCGAACGGTGATGCCCGGCAGTGCGGTGTTCACTTCAACAACTTCGCCAGTCTCAACAGAGGTAGCGATCAGCGTTGAGCCTTTGTATTTAACGTTGAAGCCTTTGTATTCACGAACCGGCGCATTAATCAGAGCGATAACGCTACCGTGAGAACCAGCTTCGCCCAGCACGGACAGCAGTTGGTTCGGGCCGAAGGTAGAAACGATTTGCGCAGAAGAACCGTGACCTTTTTTGTGACGAATGGTAACGCTGTTTTCGGTGCGGTCGGTAATGAAGCCAATCAGCTCAACAGGCAACACGGTTTCCATCACGATATCGTGCGGCAGGTCAGACGGCTTAACTTTTGAAGTACCGATAGAGCCGGATTTTTTAGCGATACGAGAAACCAGGGTAGGTGTCAGTGAAGTCTTTGGTGCTTTAGCCATTGTTAATGCTCCGGGATTTTATAAGTGTGAGCTTGTCGCTCGGTTCGAACTTCAATTAGTGTTTACAGTTTTGATTGCAGGTAACTTTTACAGATTAAGAAAAGCTATCGCTAATCAGATTACGACAGACTTGATAGACAGATTGTTCCACCAAATCGTTGTAGTCATCTTCAACATCTTCCAGGCTTGCAGTCAGAGCTGGTAGCCAGTCAAACATCTGATACACATCACGACCATAAGAGCCATAATGTGCAGCATTGTTTTTCGCAGCGATAATCTGACGCAAGGCAGATTCAGTCAGATCGTACTGCGGGTCCTTCAGGTAGAAGTCGATGTTCTGCGCCACGTATTCTTTGAGGTGCTTTTGCAGTTCAGGAACAGTCGGCAGGTCAACATCGAGTTGTCTACACAGGCGGGTTGCGACACGATACAGCGAAGGATGCTTCACTACATTATCGTTATCATAGATTTCACGCAACTCGCGGGCAACTTTATTTGTTGCTCGGTTAACAGCAGCGATAGCGCATTGGGCGATGATTGCGTGGTAGTGCGCTACGCCAGAAGACATTATCAATTGCAAAACGAAGGGCAGGGCAATTGCCGGTGCGCTCTTTTGTTTTACAGATTCGAGTTCTGCGGATAACTCAGCTTTTGCGCGAGTTTCTTCGTTGCAGAAACCAACCACTTCACGAATGCGTTCATCGCGCAGAGCAATCTCGGCGGCATGAGTACGTTCGTTACGGCGAATCGTTAAGCGGAGGTCTTTGTTCTCGTTCGCAAAGACATTTAACTCAGCTTCAAGGTCAACCTTCTGACCATGCACTTCGCGGTAGTTTGCGGTCAGTTCGCGGATTTTCTCGTCACGGTCACCAATCATCTGAACGATGTTAGCTCCGTGGTCTACTTCTTGTGTCATGTTTACAGATCCCCAAGAAAGTGAGTGGCCCTTTCGAGCCACTCGTTTAGACGATATTATTCGTCTTCGCCGTCGTCTTCGTCTTCGTCCACTTCGTCTTCTTCTTCGACGACAGAGCACGGAACCAGAACGGTCAGGTCACCGCCGTTGTCAAAGGTCGCAGCAGCCAGACCGCTTGACAGGATAGACAGTGGCAGGTCACGAGAGTCGAGCGCACCAGCTACTTCGATCACGTCTTCGGCATCGTCGAAGTTTGCAGCGTCAGCAGCAGAGTAAGACTGGACGTTCTCGATCTCACGCAGCGTAGACAGCGCTTCGAACAGGCGATCGTTGTTCAGCAGTGCGGCAGATTCCATAGTGAAGCCTGCGTACACTTTGATGCCTTCAATGTCCTGCGCCATTGTAATGACACGGTTGACAGCGGCCTGAACCATACGCTGTACTGGCGCATCGCCCCAGAAACCAGGGACTGCAACGTTCAGCACGGTGGTATGCAGAGCAACATAAGCGGTATCTACACGCACGGGACGCACACGAGAACGAGCGCTGTACAGGCTGGAGATAGGCAGGTGGTCGCCTTGCATTTCGTCGAACTGCTCAGGGTCGATGTGGCCGAGTTCAGTGGCCGCTTCCAGTTCTTCTTCGTCCAGGAAGTCACCGACAACAATGCCCGCTTCGCTTGGGTCTTGACCGTCTTCGATGCGGCCTTCATACAGGACAGCAGCGATTTCAGCAGCCAGAGTTGCTTCGAGGCTCTGTGCCCACAGTGCAACGTCGAACGTTTTCGGATCGGCCAGGAAGCGAGTAGTGCGAGTGCGCTCAGTAATCTCAATCAGAGACTGGGCAGGCAGCAGCATCGCGCCCGGTGCTTTACCAGCTTTACCCATGTTGAACGGATAGCGGTAGTTTACGCCGTTGATATCAGCCAGCTCAGATTCGATTTCGCTGTAGGTATCACCGTCAGTCAAAGTAAAGTTGATCACCAGTGACTGGTCCATTTCGACAGACAACATCGGGCCGGCAGAGTTTTCGGTGTTAACGTCTTTGACGAAGCGCAGGCTATCGTTTTCAACAACGTCGGTGTCAACATCAGCGGCTTCTTCAACTTCTTCCGCTTCGTCTTCTTCTTCGTCTTCTTCTTCCTGCTCGTCGTCAGACAGGAACGCAGGCAGCACGGCAAGCAGCGCATCAACGAAGTCCAGATCATCACCGTCTGCAATTTCAGACAGGTCGATACCGTAGTTGGTTGCGATTTCTTCAACAGCCGCGAAGTCGTCTTCGCTACCGCCGTTAGCAATCGCTTCGATCATATCGTCAACGGTTTCGCATTCGTCAACGAGGATGCCCAGGCTTTCAGCTACATGCTGAACGGTCGCTTCGTCGTACTGACCAAGCAGCGCTTCGAGTTCTGCAACGTTACTTTCGCCTTCGGACTCAACGTCGATTTCGTTGGTCTGGGTTTGAATACGCTGGAACGCTTTCATCACCTGCACGATAGACATGCCTTCGGTGTTTTCGCCCATCGCTTCAACAGCAGCGATACGTTGCTCGGCAGTCAGTGCGCCGCCCGGGAACTGGAAGTAGTCGAGGGGATCTTCAACGGCGTCGATTTGATGTTGCACTTCGTCTTCATCGGCAACAGCAGATTCGTCTTCGTCTTCTTCCTCAGACTCCTCTTCGGAGTCCTCCTCTTCTTCTTCGTCTTCTTCTTCCTCAGAATCTTCTTCTTCGGAATCTTCATCAGAAGCCAGAGCGGCGCGCATGTTCGGACAATCAATTTCTTTCTCGTCCAGCAGGCCAACGAACACGGTCAGCATTTCGACCAGTTCTTCTTCGGTCGCGTCTTCGACCGATTCCAACAACTTGGTTGTCAGAGTTTCTTCGGTGTCAGACTTGTACACCTTCAGGTCCTGCGACAGCACCAGAGTTTTCAGAGCGCGGCGGTCCAGCATATCAGCAGACAGCAGGTGAGCCAGATACAGAGCTGGGTTCAGAGGTTCGTCGTCACCAGCTTCATCTTCGTCGTCTTCAACTTCTTCGCCATCGTCTTCTTCTTCATCAGACTCGGCGTTGTCGTTCTTTTCCAGCCAGATTTGTTGCTCAGTTTCGAACGACTCACGAATGCCTGCTTCGTCCATCGCGCTAACGTCATACGACAGAGCTTCGAGAGCTTCGGTCATCTGGCCAATGTCCAGCGCTTCTGCTTTGTAGCCGAACAGGTCAGTACCGGTAGGCTCTTCGCCTTCTTCGCCTTCGCCCTGCTGGTCCACCACTTCGTCTTCTGCGTCGAAGTCTTCGTCCAGATTAACCGGCGTTGCGTTGGTAGGTTGTTTCACGTTCAATTCTCCGTTATTTGGAATTGCAGCAAAGACTTCGCCGCTGATAGATTGCATGATGAAGGTACGAACAGCGCCAGACAGTACGTTGATTGGATTGCCCGGCAGAGCGCTGTAATTAATGACAGGCTTCTCAAGAGCACCATCAGCTTCGTCAATGCTAGTGAGATTTACAATTTTCAGAGCTTCTACCTGTTCGGCAAGAGCTTTGATGTAGTCAGGCGCTTTCGCCTCTTCAACGATTGAGATGGAGTGAATACCATACTCAGCCGCGAGGTCTGCGATATCACCTTCGCCAGCACTAAACAGGGCCAGTGACAAACTGCCATACATTTCTGACACTGCTTTATTTACAGTATATGAAACGATGACAGAATCAGCTTCACCGATTTTGATGCGCTCGTCGATGCGGGTCGGCACGCCGTTGTTCGGATGCAGAATGTAGTACGCACTGTTTGGGTCAGAAGAAACGCCAGACGCACGTTCGATCAAACCAGGCAGACGGTCCATTACTTTGCCCACGATATCGTGTTCACGCAGTTGCTCGTCGGCAGACATGTACGAGAAACGATTGTTGGCATTCAGGGAAGTCAGTACAACGATGGTACATTTGTTTACGTGGCCCGACTCAGCAGAATGAGCACGACGTTGTTGGTCGTTCAATTGCTTTTGAGTCTCAGAGCCGAATGTTGCAGCAGCGCCCAGATTATTAGTATTAGATGACATGCGTTATCTCCTCAGATAAGTGGTTTACACAGACCAGACGCGAGTAGCGGTCGTTGGGTCGTATGTAAGGATAGACTTCTTCAAACTACTATTAACAGTGTCGACCGTCGTAAATCCCCACTTCGTGAGAATCTTGTTTACAGTATCAAGGCCGGAAGCAACCGCCATGTAGGTTGAACGGTCGATAACGGTACCACAATCAACGGCAGCAAACTGCGCTCGGGCCACAGCGAATTTCTTCGCAGCGTGATGGTTCTCTTTCTTCTCGAACTTATCAAACTCGTCCATAAACGCTTTGCGTTCTTTGAAGAAGGCTTCCGCACGTTCGAGTCGTTCCACCTGCTTAGGCTTGAGCGTACGGGTCGTGTTGCCATACTTCGCAATCGCTTCGTTATGCTCATGGCGTTGCTCATGGAACTCAGCACGTTTGTCCAGCAGAGCCTGATATTCAGGGCTGCGACGGTCAGCGTACTGCTCATCGCCCAGCAGAGTCAGATACGGCTCGTCGTCGATAGCCATCAGTTCACGGAAGTTCGACAGTGCATCGCCGTTCTCCCAGTGCATGATACCCATCACCATGCTATACATACCTTTGCCGCGTAACGCTTTAGAACGGAAGGTCTTCGGTGCAGCCTTGAACTCAGGACGCAGAGCAATCTGGGCGAACGGCATCGGATAACCCAGTGGGCTAATCGCAAACGCGTCACACAAAGAGAACTCAGCTTCGGCGTGGTTCGTGTTCTGGTAGATCAGAACAACAGGCAGACCGTCAGGCACTTTGACCTTCTTGCTGTAGCCGTCTTCTTTCAGATGAATGAATGACTGCATGTTCAGCAAGTTCGCGGTGTACACAGCAGGCATCAGCCAGCGACTTCCTGCAAAACTATGACGGTGCTTGCGATGATACTCGTTAATCAGTTTGCGGATATATTTGATGCCCACGCCCTTCTTATCGTTATCACGCGAGTAGTCTCGCAGGTACGTTGCAATGTCCTTTTGCTTAGGCACACCCAGACCAAGTTCGAACAACGCGGCTAGGCTGTTCGCAGAACTAACGTTAGCATTGTCACGAACTTCACGCACCAAACGCTGAACGGTTGCAGTATGAATACGCGGAACAAAGGTTGTATTCACAACACCGCTTCGACGTTGCTCGCCGCGGTTCGTTACAGTGTGGCGAATCTCAATTGAGTGCTTCGACTTCTTCAAGTAATCAGGGCAGTCGAGCCGCACCAGGAATTTAGACTCAGCCACCGACAAGAGCGTTAGCTTTTCGTCGTGGTTGAATACGTGATCATAAAACATTGTATTCCTCTACTGTTTTCGCGTCAGTCACAAACTGCGGATAGCCATCAGCTTCGACTGTTTGGAACAGGGAATTGACAGCGTTCTGGCTTAATGTGTTTTTAAGCACATGCTCCCATGGAATCGCTACAACCTCATCACCAGCATAATCACTAGCCGATGTATGGGGCATAATTAGCAAGCCCAGCGGAATCTTGTGCAATCTACAAAACGCATTAAGTTCTTTTACAGTTTTATGCAGAGTTGTCTGGTTCGCGTTATTTGCTTTGCCTGTATCTGCGATTGACGTCAGGAAGTTATAGTTCGCAACGTTCAACAGCATTTGTTGGCTCAGTATAGTAGGGTCAACGCCGATTGAAGCTAACAACATTTCGACCACCAGCTTTTGTGCTTCTTCGTGGGAGGCCGGTCGATATCCACCACGACTAATTACTACCTTTGCTTTTTTCATGATGGCTCTCGGAGATTTGATTCGTATTGAGTGTACACCTGCTGGACGAGTGCTTGCCACTCTTTGTCCGACAGATGCTTGCCTGTAATCTTGTGATACTCACGGAAGAACTTGCGACTCGGCTTCTTATCATCAGATGACCGCGACACATAGAGCGCAGCAAGCGGTGCTCTTCCGTGCGAGATATCGACGCTCATGGAAGTCGCTACTAAACTCCACAGAGCGTCATATTGCGCAGTGCTCACTTCGGACAGTTGGATGCCGAATACTATCGGAGCCAAGTCAGAATAGAACACATGCGTTTTCAGTATTGCGGCCGTTACCAGCCGCGCATACAGTTGAGCAAACATACCAGACAGGAGTATTTCGTTATTTGTCATACAGCCTCATCCAGCTCAGAAGATTTCGCCAGCGTGAAGTCGAAAGTCGATTCGAGGTTGGCGTAGGTATACACAGACGGATCGCCATCTTTGTCGATGAAGATTGGTCCGCGCAGGTCACACGCAACGAACATGTAGTCAACGCCGTTCTTGTGGTGCACGATCAGGCCACGCTTGATATCTTTCGACGAGATACCCAGCTTGTCGGCGAGAATGGCTTTCGCCTGTTTCAAGTGGGCTTTAGCCGTTTTGATTTCGCTCTTAGGAGGCATGATCAAACTGACTTTCATCTTTTTGATACGGCGCTTTATTTCTTTATCGGACGCATACTCAGGCTTTGCTGGTTTGCGCTTCTTTGCTTTCTTACCTGCTTTGGGATTCACGGCCGTGTCGTCTACAGCGAGCGACAGGTTACCCAGCAGCGTTTGCATTGCGATGGCGTAGAACTTAACGTCCAGACCCAATGCAGAGAGTACAGCTTCAATCTGGCGCTTATTCAGAACCAGACGACGATCTTGAATCAGGCGCTTCAACTCAGCCGGCATTTGTTTGATGAATGCGTCTTGCGTCAGCGTAGCAGACAGACGGTCAACGGCGCTTTGTGCGGCCTTGCGACCAAGATGTTTGACAACACCTTTACCGCCGTGTTTTTTAAGATCTTTCCAGTCCATGTCAAACGCTTCGGACAATTGCTTACGGCGCTCTTTCGTATTCGCGTCAGCGATAGAGCCGTCGAGGAGCTTGACAAGTTCAGCTTTACGGTCAATCTTGTCTGACTGAATGAAGTCAAGGTCGTCTTTCAGATTCGCCTTCTCAGCTTTGCGCTCTTTCTTCGTGCTGGTATCGCCGCTATGCTTGCGCGTAGCTTTCAGGCCGCCGTCTTTCTTATCAGCTTTCGGCTTCACTTTCTTGCCGTCAGTTGCTTTGCCTGTTTCAGGGTCGATGATAGCCAAACGGCCAAACTCAGGACGCAGCGCTTTCTCGTCGAGAGTACCATCAGCCAGTTCACGTTGCTGGCGCTTGTTCAACTTCACAGCGACACCCTGCACAATCACGTACTCGCCTTTTGCGAACGGCTCCGCAATCTCTTTCAACATCTTGCCTGCAAAGACAATGCGCTTCACAGGGATTTGAGGACCTTTCGCGTCGGTGCTATAACCGTTAGCGTTTACTTTGTTGATGTAAGTGATGGTGCCATCAGTACGACGAACACGGGCGTTAAGCAGAATTTTGTTTGCGTTTGACATAGTGTGATTCCTCAATCAGCTTAGTTGTCAGATGTACGCCCCTGTCTGAGGCGTACATTATTCAGTGTTGCGATACTACAGGTTTATTTCAGGAGCTTGCGCAGTTGAGCCGCGTTCATTTTGTCAGCTTTACGCACGGTGGTCAGGCCGGCTTCAACGACACGGTCACGCAGTTCGTCTTCGGACAGATCTTTCAAGTCAACGGCAGGAACATCATCGAAGTCGAAGTCTTCGTCGTCTTCTTCTTCTTCGCCGTCTTCTTCGTCCAGATCTTCTTCGCCGTCTTCTTCGTCCAGATCTTCTTCGCCGTCTTCTTCTTCGCCTTCATCATCAGCAGCGCCTTCTACGTCATCCAGCACAGGATTGAAGTCGGTCAGTTCTTTGATATCGGCTTTGCTGTACAGCAGAACGTCTTCTTCGTTCTCCTCAGCCTCAACGTCGATGACCAGCAGACCACCTTTGCTATCACAGCCCAGGTAAGCGAACGTTGTTTCCCCGTCAGTCAACACGAGGCCAGGGACCAGAGCTTCTTCGGTTGTGTTGAAGCGTTCAGCCAGCGCGGCGTGATACTTAGCGGTGACTTTCTTGTTGATCATGTTGGTATGATCTTTGGTCACGGCCACATACTGGTATTCAGTATCGTCAGACTCGCCGTCTTCTTCTTCGCCGTCTTCTTCTTCGCCGTCTTCTTCCTCCTCTTCTTCTTCCTCTTCCTCTTCTTCTTCCTCAGACTCTTCTTCCTCGAAGTCTTCTTCTTCCTCTTCCTCTTCCTCTTCTTGACCAATTTCGTAATCAGCCAGCGCAGAGCCTACAACAGATTTGAACTTGTCGGTCTCTACAACATACAGCAACGCTTTGCCGAGGTGCTTCGCGCTCTCGCCGCAGAAGACGAACTCAGCGCCATCAGACAACAACACGGTACCAGCTTCAAGCTCGGCGGCGTCTTCCAGACCGAACGCTTCACGAATCGCCTTAGCGAGTTTCTTAGACAGCTTAGGCGCGATCATTTTCTTAGCACGGGCCGCGATTGCATCGGCGTTTTCCAGCGTAGAAGATGACTGCGTTTTAACAGGCTTCGCGTATTGCAGGCTCAGCGTGATTTGCATGACGTTTGTTTCAGGTGCGAACTCAGCGCCGTAAGCAACTTCGATAGCGTTAGCGATCGGCGTTTTGTTGTCAGCGCACAGCTTGGCGATTTCGGTATTGTTCAGCACGTCCACCAGACGTTGAGCAACAGTATCAGTCAGGTCGCCATCGATCTCGTCGATTTCAACTGGCGCAGCACGTTTGCCGCCTTTGATGATTTCTTTCGCCAGAGCCTGATACTCATCGCCTTGCTCTTTAGAAGACTTACGACGAACTTTCGGCTCTTTCTCTTTGGCAGTAGCTTTGCTGCCAGTCTTCTTGCCAGACGCTTTCGGCTCTTTCTCTTTGGCGCCAGCTTTCTTACCCGACGCTTTAGCATCTTTCAGTTTAACGTAACCTTCGCCAGTATCTTCCAGCTGGCTCATGTTCATGCGCTCAATTTCGCGGAAGTGAGAACCTTCTTTGATGACGCAGCGGGTGGCGATACGTTTTGACTGGCCCTTCACTTTATAACCAGACGCGATTGCATCTTCGATTTTAGATTTGGTGCCGTTCAGCAGGACGATAGTTTTGCCAACCAGGTTAGTGTTAGTTTCCAGACGTGCCATGATTAATACTCCTCAGTATTTGTTGTTTGATTTGCTTGCCGACGCGATATTGCGTCTGCATTAAGTATAGCATAGGTTGCTTTCAGATAACAACCACGATTTTGTCCAGTTTTCTGCATACTTCGCAGATAGCAGGCAGCTACTACACTGCCTGCTCATTATTGCTTACTTGCCGTAGTACGCGCAGAGCTTCATTAAGTCTGGGCGTTGCAGCTTGGCAGCAGCTTCAGGTTTGATGATTTGCGCATCTACCAGACGCTTGCGCATCTCAGCAGATTCGAGATCTTCAATATCTTGATCGTTACATTCGAGAATCTCGATTTCGTCGTCATTGTCATCGAACGTTTCCATGAGTGCTTCACTGGACGTTGTGATAGACGCAGACCTTTCGTCAGTCTTGTTGTAACTGATATCAGCACGAAGCACGGGTGTGCTGTTTTCAGGCAGACGCACGAAAATCCAATCAGGACTGTCATGCTCAACGTACACCCACTGCCCGAACTCATTGCAGACTTCGTTATACACGAGGACGTCATTAATGAGCGTCGGGATTTTAGTGAAGCGTGTATTCTTGAGGTCACGCAAGGCACCTTCAATTTTACGACGAGACACTTTGATGATACCAGCAGATGCTGCCGTGTTTTCGGCATGTCCCACATCAGCTTTCCACGCGCTCAGAATTGCATGTACGAGATTGTACACACGCTCCTCGTCACGAATCTTAGGCTCACGATCTGCCGTTGATTTAGGACGAACCGAGGAAGGACCTCGTGGCGTTTTCTTAGCGGCCGCGGCCTGACGCTCAGGTGAGTTTTTAGCGGCGCGAGCACGGGAGAACTTGTCTTCTGTCTTAGGACGTGAAGTAGTAGGCATTTCAATTTCCTTTGCGGTTTAGCATGAGAGCACGTAAGGCGGAAACCGCGTAAAGCCCGACGCGCTCAAAGGGTATCGAACCCTTTTTAAAGGAACCTCAGCGAAGTCCACTTTAAAAAGGACCGTGTGTCCGGGAAAATCGAAAAACACACGGTCAAGCAGTAACAAAGGCATACAGAGAGATAGTTGTCTCGCTGTCTATATAGTATAGTTCAGGCAGCTATTTGAGACAACCACGATTTTGTCCAGTTTTGTGCTTAGAACCCATCAGCCAGTAACAGTCTGATACAGTCTGCGCGGCTGTAGTCGTCTACGTCTTCACCGTCAAATACAAGACCATTCTCAAGCAGAGCATCACGCAGGTCGTCGATCGACCAATCATCATAGCGTGATTCACGCTCTTTCTGACGTTGCTCGTCGGCCGCAGCAATTCTACCATTCACATCATCTTGACTACTCATCTTTGAGGTTCTCCCAGCCATCAGCGTTAATGTTAGGCGCATCATTTAGGTTGCCAGGGCGCTCCTCCATCGTGGTGAGTTCGCTGTCTTCGTCCTCTTCATCTGCTTCGGCATCAGCAGCTTCCATAACGCGAACGATCTCAAGTTCAACTTCTGGAGACAGGTCAGAGATAAGCGCGCCGAACTCATCTACCGTCAGGCCTACTTGCTTGAGGGCCATGACGAGAATCTTACGGCCTTCATCGTCTTCGTCGCGGGTGAATGCTTCGATTACTCCCGCAAGTGCGCTAGACATTAACGCAACCTGTGCTTCTTTCGATACTTCGTTAAAACGCATGTAACAGCCTCCTGTTTGTTGTTTGCTTTGTACAGCGTACTCAGTAGTGCGCTCTAAAAAGGACCCGGTGACCGTCATGCCTCTGCGCGAGACACCTCATTGGGGGTGAGCATTTCTGGACGGGCGGGCCAAGACCACAAAAGTTAGTGAATGTTTGTCAGGCGAATTTTAACAACGCGGCCGCGCGTGGTTGTCTCTACTTCACGCTTAGTATGCGGCAGACACATGCAGTCAAGCGTGAAGGTCAAATCTGGCAGCGTATGCTTCTGGTGTTCTTCGATGATAAGCACGCCGCGCTGTTTCAATTCGTTGACCTGTTCGTTAATCGTTTTCATTAGAAGAATGCGTCCTTCTTAGCATCATCTGCAATAGGCAGTTCAATGTCAGGGTCAATGCCAACTTCGAGGAAGTGAATGCGGTCTACCTGTTCATCGGTCAAAGTGACCGCCCAGTCGTGTGCGCGATATCCCCAATCGCCGACCTGCAATTTGTTATCGGCGATAGATTCTGTTTCGATATCGTGGAACTCGGTCTGATCGAGATCATCATCGTCATCCCAATCATCATCTTCATCCATATCGCCAACATCGTCATCTTCTTCTGGATCAATGTATGGCGTGGCTTTAATGTGACGCATCAGATCAGCGACTGTTTCACTATCAATGCGAATCTCACTGATCATCGGGCCGTCGGCGTCATACATAGAACGAACATCGACAGGCACAGCGAGCGAATGACCAACGCCTTGTGCGCGAAGCATCAGGCACACGCTGTAGTTGTGGACGATAGTGTCGAACTGTACGAACTCACGCGTATGATGCACAACCAGTTGTTGGACCGTACGCGTACCGTCACGCCACAGGATATCGACTTCATTGATGCAGTTTGCTTTGAGCGTTTCGGTCAGAGCTTTATGCAACTGGACAGCTTTGAATTGAACAAGCAACTCGCTGTCAAACACGAAAGCGAAAACATCTTCGTGCGTCTTACTACGTTTCAGCAGAGTGTAGTCAGGTTTCATGTTATTCACCTTTAACCAGAGTCATGGAATAGTTTTTCTTGTTGGCACAGAAGCAAATCTTATCGAGCGTACCAGCAAGGCCATCATAACCAATCATGAACAGGCGTCCAGAGCAAATAGCGAAGTCCAACATCGAGTGGCCGTTCGGACACGCTTCGGCAGTTTTCAACATTTCATCGACAATAGCCATCTGCTTGTCTTTGTCGATTTCGTTCGCCACGAACTCGGCACCTTCCACCGACTCTTTCAAATTGAATTGAAGGCGGCACGGCTTGGAGTTGTGGACGAAACGCAGTTCTGGAATAGGACCGCCAATTTCTTCACACACGGTCAGATATAAACGAAGTGCAGCCACACAAACGTCCACCCATTCAGGTTTCAGTTCAATCAGCTTCTGGGCAGCCGCATCGATCATCTGGTCCTGCAATTCAATATCCGACATGGTGGGTTTGATTTCTTCAATCATTTGTTGTCTCCTCAGACATAAGTGAAAAAGCGCAGCATCGCTACGCTTTTAGTATATCACAGTCGGGCTTAAATTGATACCACGATTTTAGCCAGTTTTATGCTTACCAGAGCTTAACGCGGAAGTCTTCTTTCGTCCACAGCCACGGGCGCTCAGAGTCAGTCTCTACTTCATGAGCAAGAGCAACGATGCCCTCAGAGTTTATAGAGTGCAGTTCGCGGTGCTCGATGAACGCATACTCATCACGACTACCATAACGTTTGATATGAGCCTCAAACTTCGTGAGAGCTTCTTTCGACGGCAGGTACACGAAGCCATCAGCTTTAGGTCCCAAGAACGCACGACGTTCGCTCATGGTCAGGACGATAGCAACGTCATTCATCAGAATTTGTTCGCGTGGCATAGGTCACCTCATTTCATGTTAGCTGGAATTTCAGTGTTAGCGAATGGGAATAAGTGCTTCACTGGCGTAACGGTTAACGTGAATCCATTCTCCTCGGCAACACGTTTGATTGTGTGCAGATGGTTCAGGTAGTCGTGGTCTTCGAAGTGATTCAACACTTCACGGTCCGCAGAGGAAGCAATGACAAACAGGCCTGATGTTGAGATTGAACCGTAGTCGGTCCAAAGCAAATCAGGACGGCAGCAGGCTTCTGGGTTTTCCGCAGCAAGGGCAGCAATAACCTTTTGTTGAAGACGAGACAGAATAACGATGGTCGCATACGCAGCCTGATCACGATTGGCGTTTGCAGCTTCACCCCATTTAGCTACGAGGTCATCGCCCATGATAAGAGCCACACGATTAACTACCAGAATGTTTTGTTCGAATTGCATTTTGTTTCCCTTCAATGATAGGTATGTTTACGATTCACTTGACCGCGTGTTTAATTAGTTCTTTCAGGTACGCATTGTCACGAGGATAGCCATCACCGTCTTTCAGCTTAGTCAGGCTCATGGCCAGCGCACATAAAGACGAATCAGACAGCTTGCTCAGTACGTCCCGTGCTGGATCCAGAACAACATTTTTCAGCATTGTACGATATGCTGCGTGTTGCTGGGCAACGGTCAAACCGTCTTTCTTAAACAGTTTATTGAGAGCGCTCTGGCTCGCAATGATCTTCATCTGAACCAAAGAGCGACGAATAACATCGTGGTCGATGCGGTTATGATGCAACATCACCGGGAATTTACGTGGCAGAGGCACACGTTCCTGCTCAGGTTCATTTTCAATCTCGTCTTCTTCGTCATCCACCCGACCGTCATCTTCTGGTTCTTCGTCTGCATGTGGGTCAAAGTTATCTGCGAACGTAACCATACCATGATCGATCTTGTACACACTTACTTCATTCTGTACATTACGCTGCAAACTGATCAGCGCGGCACGTACCAGAGACCGCTGATACTCGAACGTTTCTTCGTTGATCGTAATCCATGTGTAGTCCGGATACCAACCATAAATAAAGTTGACCACGAATTGCGGATTATCGATCAGTTCAACCATTTTCTCTTTCGCATCTTGCGCAAAGATCAAATGCGTTGCGTAATAGCATGTCAACTGGTAGCGATTGAAGTTACGACCAGGATGTGGGATATCACCGCGAATACGACACTGACGCAACAGGTCATTCAGAGTTTGGTCCATCATTTCCTGAGTCTTACCGTTAGACATAGTGCGCTTCGTAATATCACGAATGCGTTCAGGGCGATAGTCAGCAGGAATTTTTTCGTTGTCGTCCAAGCCGATTGCGTTGTGCGTGTACTTGTATTTGTCGTCGAAGTCTTCGAGCCAGCGGTCATGAAGTTTGATCAGACCTTCTTTGTCTTCACGCGATACACGCATAGGACCAACACCGAGAGATAGCAACATACTACGCATTTCAGGCTCAGGCAGATCGGCGAACCAAGTGATCTTTTGTTCTTCGCGGCACGTTGCCTTGAGATGAATACGGATGATACGGCGCAGGCTGTCTTCGATGAACAGACCATTGATTGGCTTGAAGCCTTCATGCGCACTCTCAATCATCTCATACGGCAGGAACGTTTTGCAGGACTTGCCTACGTGATGATGAAGCATTAGGTCATTGTTATCGTCGAACGACCAAACTTCCAGCGTAGGGTCAGAAGCGAAACCCCAGTAAGTGTTAGTGCAGAGCGTACCTTCTTTCTGACGATCAATGATTTCACGCAGCACATCGCCAGTGAGGACCATCTCACGCCCCATGGCGTTGTAGAAATAAAACAGCGGCTTGCCTGTCAAGGTAGCGTCACGAACAAGCAGTAAGTTTTGACGAAGATCGAATGACATAATGTTTCTCCTATGCAGCGCCCGTGAGCGCCGCCGTGATTGATGGATTAGATTGTACGGTAGATGGCGTGTTGTGAGTGTACGCGATACACTTTGCTGCGGTTGATGAAGTGCTCAATCTCGGTGAGCATCGCCAACGTTTCCTCTGAGGAGACAAGCGGATCACCATTCTCTGCAAAGACTAACAGACGACCGTCATACACAGTTGCGACCGTAAACAGGTGAATGGCATTCATGAAGTGTTCCATGAAGTCTTCAAAGTCGCGCAGGAACAACGCTACCTTCTCGGTGTGATTGTACACATTGATCAGGTACTGCGGATCGATATTACCTGTCTGCCGAACGTTGCCCTGTTTCTTGAGCAGGCTCGCCTTGAGCTTGTCGTGTGTAACGAGCACGAACTCCTGGACCATAACCAGCTTCTTACGAAACTTTAATTTGCCAGGCACAAGCATCGGGTATTTTTCCCGAAACTCCGCCGTAAGAATTGGGTCACCGAAGGCAGCCTGCACTCTGCGGTCACATTTCGCTATGTACTCACCGGTCAGACGCTCATACTCAAGTTGAGTATAGTCAGAGATCTCATGTGGGCCATACGTTTCAAACATATCAATCTGTTCCATGCTAGAGCCTCATTTCGATGATATCTTCCAGATCGGCTACAGGCTGGAACGCGACCATGATACCTTTGTTGCCTGTATAAACGGTTGCAACGTAACGGCCGTACATGTTGATGTTAACGGCATCTCGCAACATGGCGTTCAGCATTCGCAATTCGCCATCAAACAAGTTCTTACCGTTAGCGGCAAACTCAGACGCGAGAAACGCATAGGTGTGTTCACCTTCATTACGCTTCGTTGTCTCTTCCCAGCAGATTTCCAAAGCACGTTGTACTTTGTTCGCCAGATTATCGTCGCGGGTTAATTCAGCCATGATTAGTCTCTCAATTTACGTGGGCGATGCCGTGCGCGTTCTTCTGCTTTACGCAGACGGCGTTTAATGTCTTGCAGTGGAGAGCGCACCTTAGCGGCTTTCGCTTTTGCTTTCTGGCGCATCTCCTGAATTTTCATCCAGTTCTTCATGAAGCCTACGATATGTGCAAGGAAAGCCATAGCGCCTAGCGTGTAGAACAGGATAGCACTCACCTTATACAAATCGTGCATCATGATCAGTTCCTTCTTTTCTCGAATTGAGCGATACGAATACGCTTGAAGATATGTTCAGGCATGTACTCGTGGTCGATGTTCTCCAAACAGTCTGACAGATCATCGTGTGGCGTGAAGCGCCCTGACGTTGCGGCGTCTAAAAACTGTGACCACGTAGTACCTTTAGCGTGGTCAATGGTGCGCAGCGCTTCCCACGTTTCATCGTCGATCTGATCGATGGCAGAGGTACGCAGGTAATCAGTGCGAATCGTAGCGCCGTAACGTGGTGTATTGCGGAAACGTTGAGGCATGTCAGGGTGCGGCGGTATTTGGCGTATGTCTATCGGACATACATATCGTTTGTCGCGCACATCGGACTCTGCAACATCAGGCAACGAACCTAGATAAGCAAGATACGTTCGCTTCTGGTGATGCAGATCAACATAGCGACTGTTAATGTCAATGAATCCCAGCTCCGTATGGAACCCTTCGTCATCAGATGGGTCGCAGGCTAACACTGGAATAAACGTTCTGTAGTCCACGCCAGGCAGATAGGATTCTACAGGAACGTGTGGATTCATACGCACACCGAGCTTTATTTCTTTGTCGCCGCGTTCTTGATCATGGATAGTGACGTCCATGTAGAAGAAAGCCATCGGTATTACGATTCCGTTAATCGCAAACAGACTTGCGTCCACACCGGGATGAATGCGCTTCAAGTATTTCATTCAAGTTCTCTCTATTATGTGTGCCTATGCGTATTATATCACAGGCACGTGGTTCGTATACGCCTATTTCAGCCTATTATTTGCGTCTTTCGCAGACCACACAACTCTCACCGTCACGCAGCGAGATAGCTTCGCCGTCGTGGAAATAGAAGTTGATGTACGGATGTACTGACTCAACACGTTCAATCAAACGGCGCTTCGGCGTACTGTCTGCCTCAGTGTCGATAAACAACACATCATTGGCCTGGAGCTTGTGTGCTGACGTATCACGGAAGATAACGTTATCCCGCATCCAGCTATCAATCTTAGACTGATGATTGTGATCGTTGTCTTTTGCCAACAGCCAGTCCATGATCGCATTTGCTGTAGGCGTATACATCTCAACAGACATGAGGAAGTCAACACGACCTACTGCCCACTGTTCTGGCGTGAAGTGTGTTGGCTTGTTCACGGCACGATTCACTTCACGGCGCAGTGCGAACATCACAACGTCCAGTGCATCGTCCTGCATACCGTAGAGAATATCCGCATCACGAATGCAACGCTCAACCAGATTCTTCGGCTGGCGATTCTTCATGTACGGGAATTCCGTAACGCCTATCAGTTCGAGAATGATTTCCTGCTGGTCGATAATGCGTTGGTCTTCACACACGGTCACATATTGTTTGAAAGCGTCTTGTGCAGTACGCACGTTGACTGCATCGCTCAAGCGGCCAAGAGAGTGGTGCATATCGTGGAACATACAGGCGATAGCCAGAGGCAGCGCACCCAGATCATACTGCCATGGTTGTTCGGCTTCTTCATTCAGCAGCCACAGGGCGAGAGCAGTTACTTGCTTCATGTGCTCGGTAGAATGATAGTGCATGTGGTGCAGCAATGGGTCGCCTTGCCATTGTGGATTGTTGTTTGATACAACGTAGCTCCAGACGCTCTGGAGATCGAGTTCACGAACTTTTGCCGAGAAGAATGAGCTACGACTAGAAGAAGTAGCAAACGGCATGTTGATCATTTTAGTCATTGTGGTAGTCCTTAAAAATTTGCGCAGAAATGAAAAACGGGAAACCAGTTAAGGTCTCCCGTTGAGTTTTATTGTGTTACCACACGCAGCGAGTTATGACGCAGACGCGCTAACAATTGCTGGGCGATAACGCGAGCACGTTCGCTCGGCTGTAGCGCCTTAGTAAAGTCAAGACTTCCAGAGAACATGTTGCTATCACGCAGCATTTCAAAAGACAGCAGACGGTCATCACGCATCGCTTGCTGGTCTTTCGTAGGGCGCACGATCATAGGCAACACACCGCAGTTATATGCGTCGAGCATACAATCAATGAACCAGCCGAGTTGAAGTGGCTTGGCGCCTTCGCAGAAACGCAGTTCATCAGGACTTTCACGCATCTGTTCGACACGATCCAGAGCCTGACTCAGAAGGTCACGCAGTTCAGGTGCAACGACAAGCGCGTGGTCACGAATGCAGAAGATTTCTTCTGTCACTTCTTCGGAGTTCAGCACAGGTACGATGAACGGTACCGCATTTTCAAACTGATTAGCCGCAGCGAACGCGTCATACAGACGGCCTACATGCGGGTAGTCACGGATGATTACTTCTGCCAGTGCTTTAACATCACCGTCACGCAGGTCATCGGAGAGCAGCACAACGAGAGCAAACTCTTGACGTGGAGATAGCGGCTTCAACAACTGGAATTGCATTTTGTACAGCGCGGCGATATTGATGCTCATTATTATATCCTCTTAGGAAGAAGGAGTATGCTTGCGGCGATACTCGGTCTGAACTTTAGCTAAGTATTGTGGTGAACGTACACCCTTTAAATATGCTCCCCAACCAGTGTTGTAACTTTGAATGACGCAGGCGCGTCGTCCTTTACACTGCTTGTTTAGTAGCGCTACGATTTGGGCTGCCTGATCAACATTGACCCGGTAGTCCATAAGTTCTTTAACAGAACGGCCGTGCATGTTTGGCATAATCTGACATAAGCCAGTTGCGCCAGACTTATTTCTGACCTTTGCACGGAGATGCGACTCGGAGACGCAGATGGAAAGAAGCAGCTTCGCATCTACCTGATACTTCTCTGCGGCCAAATCAATTTGCTTGCCAAGGTCTGTTGGATGAGGCAAGTGCGCATAGAGTTGTCGGAGGCGCTCGCGTGTTACATAGCGTTTTGGCCTTCGTTCGTCTTTTACTGCTACTGCCTTTTCTATCTCCTTGTATTTAGTCGCCACACGATTGGAGGGATCGAGTGACACGGTTGAAGACATATCAATGGCGTTGTCAGGGCCTGTAGACATGCTGGCGTTAGCGGGCGTATTCAACACTGCGATTAAAACAGCAAATGCGAAAGCAACACAAACCCATACTGCTACGTTTAGGCGTTTCATTACCTCGTCGGTACGATTGTTAAGAACAGTTATCATTGGAAGAATCTCCTAGTGTGAAGGCGCTAGGACCTAACTATAAAAGCAGGCCGTATAAATTTTTAAACTCTACGCATCTCCTTTGGTGATTCAGAACAAGGCAGTCATAGTTGTACGGGTCAATCCAGACAACCGTGTATGCGAGCTTGTTCGACTTCGTATACACTTTATAGGCAAAGAGCTTACCAACAAAGAACCGCTCACGGCGCATTTGGGCCAGACTCTGATTGCAATACGTTTCTAATACTTCGCGGTTAGCATTAGGCTTCCGGGCGAGATACGCGAGATAGGCACGTAAGTTCGGCAGAGGGCTAGGGCGCTCGCGGGGCAGCAGATAAGTTTTCTTTCCCATAGCATTTATATTACGATAATGAGGAGCCCACGTAAGGCTCCTCGTGTGAGTAACGTCACTATACGCGGAGAATCCAACAAGGAATGTGGATGAACACCACGAATAGCAAAAGTTTTATCGCATCCCAAACTAGTTCAAGATTGGTCATGCGATTCAGTTCTTCATTGAACTGGCGCATCAGCATCACATCGTCGGACGTTTCTTTTAGGTCACTGGCAAACACGACAATGCCGACAACGTAGTACGCTGCGAAGATCAGCCAGAAGTAAATCACTTCGTTGTGGAACCGAAGCAGCCGTCACCACGATCTGTTTCAGGCAGAGGTTCGTGCGTGATAACCACTTCGACTTCTGGCACAGGGAAGAACAACACCTGCGCGAACGCATCGCCGCGTTTAATCAACAACGCTTTCTGATCTTCGTCGTCGTCAATGTCCGGGATTTCGGTGAAGCTGGATTGCTCGTATGCAGCACTCAGCCAGTCGAGTTGTTGTACCTGAGTACCTTTACCGCCGAGATGCAGAGCAGCCATCCAGATGCCAGTGTAGTCTTCGTCGATAACACCGTTCGTGTTTGCCAACTGCACCTGGAACTTAGCGCCCAGGCCGCTACGTGGGAAGATGATAGCAACGTGGTCTTTTGGCACTTTAGTACGGAAGCCCAGATCGAACAGCACGGTGTCGCCCGTGATGATCATATCTTCCTGCGCGAACAGGTCGAAGCCCGCAGCTTTCGCAGTAGCGCGTTTAGGCGGGATGAAATTCGGGAAACGATCTTCTGGCTTGATTAAGAATTGCATTAGTACGTCCTTTCTTCTTTAACAGTGATTGATTGTTTAACGCGAAACACCACAACACCATCAGAGTCTGCCATGATGTTGCGGCTGAATGATACCTGAACGTTCTTATAACCGTGAGTGAATGCAACACCACCGACAGCCATCATCAGGTCTTTGTATCGAGCGTCATGGCCTAACGAAACACCTTGACGTGGTTGGCCCTTCTTCTTACCGCTAATGTGCATGTAAAAAGTTTCGCCGGACTTCAAGCGCTCAAGGAAATTACCTTTATTCGTTTTCATCGATCAGGTCCTTAACCGTGCGAGGCTTCACGGCGTACTGACATTCTTTGCCTGTGACATAACGACCTTCATGCGGACCTGTCGTTATCAGAATGACCAGCAGAGCGTTGCGATGTGTGACGACAACGCCTTCACATTTGTTTTGCACGTCATGGTCAAACACAACGTCAACGAACTTGTCTTCGTACTCGCCTTTCTCACAGATAGGCGAGAGCTTCGGATAGTTCTCGATGAACTTACGAGACACGAACAGGTCATCTACCTCAGTGAAGTAACGACGAGGAAGATTCTTTGCATCGACCTTCCAAATCTCGTTATACGGATTGTCGTTGTCTTGACGCACGATAACGGCTGGGTAGATTCCCCAGCGCGTCTTGAGAGCAATCTTCTGGCCCTCGTCACGCCCACGTGCAGGGAACGTGGTAGCGGTTATGCCTTTAACTACTCCCATAGTGTCTCCTAGAATAGAGGCAGATGTTTGAATTGCTCAGGTATATCGTTCTTACCGTAAGCGTATGCAGGGAACAGACCATACTGTCTGGCAGTCTGCGACACTTCGCCGTGCGAACACGAATACGCGAAGCTGGTCAGTTTGCCGTCATAGAAGACAGCTTGGTCATCCATGAAGTGGTGACGCAGAAAATACGGAATGCTCAACGTATCACCGTTGTCGAAGAATCCGAACGTATCGCATAACACTTCTTTTGTGTACGCGAACGGCACGAAGAAACGAATCGAACCAAGAATCTTTTCCAGCTCTTGGTCATGCAGCGCTTGCACCAGCATCATGCGTTGCTCTACGGTCGGGTGACAGTCACCGACAGGGTAGATGGCGGCAGTGAGGTCTTTGACCAGTTGCGCGGCACGAGGCTCTGCATCAGGTCGAGTGAAGATAGACGCGCGGTTAAACATATCCAGTTCAACCATTGCTTTAAACCCAACTTCCTTGTTGGGTGCGTCTACGGCCATAGCGATATGGTTCAACATATAGAAGTAACCGTAGCTTTTCATTTTTATTCCTTACAGGTTACGAAGCAGGTCACGAATTTCATCAGTCAGCACGTCGGCAATCTTCGGATTATAGTCGTTGCTCGAACGACGACGAACCAAAGTCACACGAATAGCGTTGTCGATCATATCATCAACAACCTTAACGGGATCTTTCCCAGCACGAATCTGGGCGACAACATCTTCACGGAATTCGAACAGGTCTTTCGAATCCATATCTTCGGCCATCAGGCGCGGAAGATATTCAGGGTGCTTGGCGTTATAAGTTTTGGACATTAACTCTAAGGCTTTCTTGCGTGAAATAGTGCGTGACATAAATGACAATCCCGTGTTTAAACGTATGGTTGATAAAACGTTGAGAGCGATATTGCTCTATCTATGATTGTATCATAGAAGCGCCTCACGAAGAAGCGCTATTCTGACCAGTTACTTGCAGAGTTCAGCTAAAGCAGCGGCGATTGCCAGTGCTTCACGCTGCGTGGCGACAGGGCGACTAACACCGCACGTATGACGAGATACGAGGCTGATAGCGAAGCGACGATCTGCGGACACAGGGTCAGTATCAACCTTGTGCCAGATTTGTTGTTCAGCCGTAAGCAGAATCTTGTTACGGCGAGATTTCTGCATCGGCTTTTTCATGCGTGAGTCTCTGCGGACACCGGCTTCTGGAAGAGTCAGACGCACAGTAGGCAGATCGACTTCAACTTCCATGAGCGAGATACCTTCGCGCCAGATTTCTTCTTCGGGCTCGTCTTCATCTTCATCGTGAGGGAAGCCGAATTTACGATAGAACTCTTCCAGCAACTCCTCCTGGTCTTCGTCAAAATCGTCACGCGTCTGGTATTCGTCTTCTTCGCATTCGCAAAGTTCACCGACAGGGCAATTACAGGTTACGGGTTTAGTCGAACCCGGGCCAATGACGTTCAAGCGCTCACACAAATCAGCCAGGTCAGAGAACGACATGTTCTTGGCAGCTTCATATTCTGGCGGCTGGCCTGCACGGCGTTCTGCGCGAATTTGTTCGAGATAAGACTCAGGCAGAATGTTGTCGCAGTTCACACCACCTGTGTCCTGATATGGACGATACGTTGTGAAGTGGCGCAGATTCGGTTCGTCTTTGCCTACGAGTTGCGTTGCGATCATGAATTGAGCAAGACGCGTATGGCTAACGACAGTCGAATCTTTCAAAAGATTTTTCAGACCTTCTTGAGCCAACACCCAGACGAAAGCGCGAGTGATCAACTGATTGAACTCGCCTTGATTGCGTGGCCAGAAGCCTTTACCGGCAGACACAGGGTCGGTGCTGTACATTGTCAGCGCGATATTGCGCACTGCTTCAAAGAAGTCTTTCTTCCACTTCTTACTCAGAATGGAATCGAGCGCATACACTTCATCGGCAGGAAGCATGTTAGTGCCGTCGCCAGTGAATTTGATTTCTTCCAGCAGACGATACGCGGTTTCCACATCAGGCGCCTCGACTTCACACGCAAACATGGCGTTAGGAGCAAGCACAGTGTTAGCGATTGAACGCAGAGCGTCACGTTGCTGAACGGTGCCAGAAGTGAAGATAGATTTCGTGGCGTTGCGAATGTGGTCGATGTTCATTTCATCTTCGGTCATTTCTTCGGTCCTTCCTCAAGGTCAATGTAAAGCGCGATCATTTCTTCAAGCGTTTGGTTTGCTTTCTTCAACGTCATCAGTTTCAGAAGCGTAGCCTGACAGACAGGGAGCGCATATTTCTTTTCGGCGTGCCATGTACGAGCCAGATGGCGTACAGCAGCATCAGGTCGAGGGTCAACAGCAACGGCAAGCCGTATGTTCAACAGCATTTCTTTGTACGTCTCCCAGTCTTGCGGGCTGGACGCGATTTTGTTCATTGCCGTGCGTTGCTGCAAAAATACGTCTAACTTCTTTCCTTTCATCAGTTCCTCACTACAGCCATGTCGTCCTGCACAGTAGCCGCATAACAATCAAGCAGCCACTCTTTCACGTCAGTTTGTTCCTGATAACCCATAGCATTCAGGTCACCAATCTGAACGATCTGATACGCTGGTGCATCGTCTTCTGTAGTGGATTCTACGCGCTGCAACACGAGGCTAAGATTCGCCAGCGACTTGTCGTTATTGACGTAGGTGATCGTAATGTCACTGCCGATACGTTCAACAGTAACCGACGCAGACTCAACAGTCGGTGAACACACAAGCGGCCAAGCGGCTACAGTGTCGATTGCATCTTTTGATACAGCGAAGTCAATCACTGAATGACGCAGGTCGATCGCCTGATTAAGTTTCTTCTGGCAGCTATCGTCCAGCTTGTCGCTGATAGTCATGCCAGAAGATTTCATGCCAGCAGCAGGAGCTGGTGCCACATAGTTTGCAGCGGAAGCGGAAGCAGACATAACCAGTGCGATAGCGATTGCGGTGAATTTCATTTTATAGCCTCGTATTGTGAAAATTTGTGTGACGCCCGTGAGCATCACGTTTAGGGATAACTGGCGGGCCTGTTAGTTGTTTACAGACTCGCCTTGTACCGTGCGGGTATCGTACATAGCGCGTTCAGAAAAAGCGTTATACACGATCCACCCAATATCGCAAACCTCATGCAACTTGTCGGCGCATTCTTTCGCGGCCTCGAAGTTAGGGAACTCTGCGTTGAGGACTTGGTGCCCGTTGAGAGTTATCTCTTTGAGCCAAGTTCCTTCGTATGCTTCACCGTAGTATTTATGAGTCGCACTAAACACATGATACCGTGCCATGTAAACCTCCGAAGATTGTCTCTACATATTTCAAGCTACCAAGACGGTGCTCAAAGTGTGGGTTACGAAACGCAATTGTTCCGAACACACGACTGTTAAACTGCGGACATGCTGCGTTGAGTTCAAACGGCTTAACCTGGGCATACGCCCGGATTTTAATCACATGCGTTGCGCCCGTAAGCTCGGGAGACCAAACAACATCAGATTTGCGTATTACGAATACCGCATTGTTTTTGTCTGTCAGGACGATGAAGTCCGCACGTAACAACATGCGAGTCTTCCCAAAAACAAATGCGTCGCCATGAGCCAAACGGTCGGCTGAAAATTCTTTCGAGCTATTACATATAACGATCATTTTAAGACACCCCACGATAGGTCAGCGCATGAATTTATTGTTTGTTATTCTATGGCTTCTGGTTGTGAGCTTGCTAGGGCGCCGTCTTATTCGGTTCGCTTTCCTTGCTGTCACGCACTTCGAACGTAGATGGTGGTACATATGTTCCGTACACTGCTCGACCAAATTGATCGTAGCCCACCACCTGACGTTCATGTATGTCATGCGACAACCGTTGTAATCTAACCTCCGTTCCATCGACGTACTTCGATTCGACAGAACGAAAGCCGCGTTTCTCCACAAGCGGAGTGTTGGTGTTTGTAGCACCGTAAACAGCTTCCATAGATTGGACTTTCATTTTAGGCCTCAGTGATAGTTGCAAGAATACGCACAGCCAGTTCAGGATTGTTTGGTGCCAGATGACGAGCAACCAAGTTCAGGATATCAGCACGACGACCTTTAAAACGAACACGCATGTAAGCGTCAAGGTCATTAATGATTTCGTTAGCACGGCACCAACGTTTAATGTCAGCCGGAACCTCCAAAGCGCCAGGCCAGATGCAAGAAATGCGATTGGTTGGCGTGATACCTGTAATACCGAACGAATGATTGGTAACGTTTGCAGCACCAGATTTCTTTACGATGGTAGTAGTATTGAACATTGTCTTATTTCCTTGTGTCAGTCTAGTTATACGAGCGATAACGCTCATATCTAGTGTATCACAGGGCTACCTTCGTAAACAAGCCTCATTTTGTCCAATTATTTGCAGAGTTGACGCTAAAACACGCCAGTTTCAGTCTAGCCCTATTTTTCGCTTTTGACTCACACATCAGGTCAAAATCAGTGAAACTAGTGGCCCACTCGTTTACGTCTTCGTTGTGGTAATAATCAGCATGAGCACGTAACTGCATTCGATTAGCGGACAGCTTGTTCTGGTCGGGCAGTCCACGCGATGGTACAAACTCAGGCTTTGACACAGAGTAGTGAGCAGCAGGTCGAACGCCTCGCCAAGAATCAATGACACGCTGAACACGGTCGTCGGTCGGTTGTATGTATTCGTTAGTCATTACCCAGTGATGATGAATGTCGAGGACGATCGGGCATATGTCTGCCAGCGCTAAACAATCTTCGAGGCTCGAAGTGATTTCGTCGTTCTCTACGGTCAACATGTTCCGGCAGCGATCAGAAAGTTTCGAATGCGCTTGCCTGAATCCCGAAGCGCCAAGTCTACCGCTAAGGTGAATGTTGATCTTGAAGTCTTGGAAGCGGCGACCATACCCCATGTGATAGGCACAGTACGCATGATACTCAAGTTCGGCTATTGAGTTCTGGACAACATCTGGTCGATCAGATGCGAGTACCGTGAACTGACCTGGATGAAATGATAATCGCACGTCATGACGTCTAGCCGCTTCACCACACAAGGCGAGTAGCGATTCGGTGATAGTAACAACGTCATGGCGCATGTACATGTGAAACACTTTAGGGTGAGTGTACAGAGGCAACAATTCACTGGTGATTCGAAACATGCGCAGGTCTGTACGCAGACGACCAACGTGCTTGATCATATCAAGCAATGAAGTCAGGTTATGCGTGACAACTTCCAACAGTTTCGTATGTTGGTCAGCAGCAGACAACGCAGAGAAATGTTTATAGCTAAGGCTCTTATTCGTGAATGGCTGTTTGTTGTTTGCGTCAAGCAATTTGCAGGCGAAACCAAAACGCATGAGAAATGCTCCAGAAATGACAGAGGGAGATCCTTAGCGGGATCTCCCTGATTGGTTACTTACGCTTACGTGCTTCTTTGTAGCCTAAGAGTGTTTCGAGATTGAGTGTTACATGCAGCTTACACAGAGCAAGCATCGGGTCTGCCTGCACAGCTTTATCCAGAGTACGGAAGTGCTCGATACACAAACGCAGGTCAGAGTCAGAAAGAGGCGCTGCCGAGTTGTACACTTCAAGCGCTGCCTTAGTTGCTTCGACCTTGCTCTTAACATTCTCCGCCATTTTCAACTGCAACGGCGTAGGCTCTTTAGCGTGGTTGCGGAACTTGAGGCTGGCGATTGTGCGTAGAATGCTGTCAATCGTATCGCCGCTCAACATACCACAGTTACGCCATGACACCTGTTTTGATTCACGCAGCTTGTCACGGGACTTCTTATCGAACTCAGCGTACCAGCCTCCCTGTGTTTCACCGTGATCATCGGTGTACACTGTTTCGTAACCAACATCACCTTCTGCACACGACAGGCCGTGTTTGGCCAGAGCTTCGTTAATGCAGATGATACCTGCTGCAATGTCTGCGGTACTCAGTTTGATTTCATTCTTTTTCATCGTCTGATCCGTATACAGGCTTACATGCCCAAGTAGCAATGAAGTACGCAGCGACGATGACAGCAACAAGCATCACCAGAACTGGGTTGCGTACTTCTAAGAAAGGGAGAGCGACAGCGATGACAACGAGCACAGCCAGTATCATCGCTTCACGCCAATAGATTTTAACCGCGGAGAGCAAAGTTTTCATCATCAGCCGCCTGGTCATCACTGTCTGCTGGCATAGCAGGCAGACCGAACGAAAGGATTGCACGACACACCACATCATATACCTGATCGATAGGCTCATTCGCACTTTGAATTGCCTGACACGTTTCGTCAAACATCTCATCTACCGTACTATCAGCATACGTGTCGAACGAAGGTTTACCGTAGAGCTTAGTCAACAAGGTACACAAGTCAAAGGTACCGTCATTGTCTTTGAACTTGTTGAGGTACTTACGCAGGTCTTCGGCCAAAGTGCGGTGCGGGTTGTTCTGGCGTGTTTTTCCCAGACCCTGCATAACAGTCGTTTCGATTCGTCCACCAGTGCTTGCAATACCAATCATTGCATCGGCCTGATGTTGATTAGCGCCTTTCAAACAGATCGATTGGCGGGTCAGTTCGATATGCTGTTCAATCAGGTCAGCAATCTCAGTTACCTTGCCTTCTGTATCTGCATCGAAGTAGATAGAGGCATGGCGGAACTCTTCCAGACAGGCAGCAGGGTGATCGTTCATGAGATTACGAAACACAAGCCACGGACCGTGGAAAGTATTCGTTTCGTTCTTCGCCTGTTCGCCAATTGAATCACGCAACATGCGATACGCGTCAGCGATCATGGCACGAATCTCACAGATACGGTCACGACCATCGAGGTCAGAAAAGCGAACGGTGTTTGGGTGACTGCCTACGAATAACTGTTTCATGTTACTTCCCCTGGAGATCGTCAAGTGAGTTAGTGTTGCCACGGCGTGGTGCTGCTTTCGATTGAGCTACGCGCTTACGGTGTTCTTTCTGCATGGTGCGCAGATGTTTGTGATCGAGACCGAGCGCCTGCATCGCATCTACAGGCTGATAACCTGCGGCAATGAGAATCTGATAACCGGTCAGGTCAGGCGACACTGCATACGGACCGATGAGTACGGTCGTGAAGTTACCGCTTGTGTCTGTACCACGAAGCAAACGCCACTTACCACGAACGATTGCCGTGTAGTTTTCGAGATTGAGTTTAGCCGCGAAGCCGTCAATAGATAAGCTGAACTCTTTAGTCGAGATCTGCTTTGGCATTTGTCTGATCATTCTTCTTCACCTTCTTCTTCGGTTTCGGTTTGAGGTAAGTTGCGCGTGAACTTAGTGTCCACCATTTGAGTGATGGAGCGCAGACAGCCTTCATGCTCTCCCTCAGTCACATAACGATTAATCCTTCCGTAGAAGCCTTCTACATCTTCATCCAAAGGCAGATTGCCTACCTTGCGCATGAGGTCGCGCATGGATGAATCAATCCCGTCCAGCGTTTTCGCTTCTAACGCCAGATCGTAGAATCCCCAAAGAATAGGAATGCGATAAGAATACCATTCTTCTGGATCGAAGCGAACAAACACAGCGGAACTACCTGCTTCATGAATTTTGTCTACAACGCGCTTAGCCAATTTAGCAGTGGCCATAAGCATCTTGTCAATCTCACCGCTGAAAGAAGCATATTGCGTAACAGCAGGCTCACTCCTCAGCGTAGTTACGGACGGCACAAATATAATGCGATGCGCCTCAGATTCAATGTCTGGTTTTGGTGCGTGTTTAGACTCACTCAAAATCGTTTCAATCACACGACGTTTGTTTTCATCGGTAGGGTCGGTGTGATACGAGGTGAGTGCGTCTTGCACTTCGTTCTCATCCATGAGAAATTGAATGATGTTATTCATAACGTCTCCTGATCTATCATTCTTCGTCGATGTAATGTTCGAGCGCTTCAACCAGGATATCAATGTCTTCGTCACTGATATACTCGAAGTAGCGGATATAACTGCGGCAGCGCTTCAACGCCTGCACAACATCATAGACAGTTGACACGCGAATAAACTCGGTGCGGTTCATACGCTCGTCGTTGTGAATGACTTGACGAGTTTCTGGTTCTTTGAACAGATCGTCACGCAAGACCAGACTATCCCAGAACGCCTTGCCTATGTACGGGTTCATGTCGGATTCGCCGATATAGATTGGCAGCACGAACTTACCGCATACTGCATTTACAGCATTGGTTACCTTTTCCATCTCAATTGCCTTTTGGTGGAAAGTGATGTTTGATATCACCGACGGTCATGTCGGTGCTCGGGTCGATACGATGCGTGTCAAACTTAGAGTCAGGCATCGTGTGCGTATCGGGCAGAGGACGCTCAGGTTGATTGACACGCAACTTAAAGCGCAGACTTTCCAGTTCTTGCGGAGTCATACGCTCCGCGCCGCGTTCGGCGATACGCTGAATGAAGCGCTGGTATTCTTCATCTGTCATAGTACATGCTTTCCCATGTCAGTTATTTCTTCACCCACTTCACGCACGTAACGAACAAGGCGAACCTTAGTTACAGGGTTGAATGGACCTGGCTTGCTACCACGAATCGTCACAAGGAAGTTCTCAACTTCTTGCAGCGTAGGCAGACCAGACTGCACAGGTAGCCATGCGTTTTGTGACGGCACATAACCTTCAACCGTATATGTCACACCCTGCTCTGCGTAGTTACGCGCAGCATAGATCATTGTGTTGAGCAACGTGGCGAAGTCTTCAACTTCTTCGCGATCACCTTCAACATGGAAGTAACGCTGCATACCGATAAGTGAAGGTTGTTCATCGCCGGTGTAGTGCTTGACGTGGAACAACTGGGGTATCTCATGCAGGTTAGGTGCCGCTGGGTATTTCCAATCGGTCGCCACCGGAATTTCGACAACAGCAAACGCTTCGACTTCCACAAGGAAGCCACCGTCGTGGTGGATCTTAGCCCAGTGCTCAAATTCGTCCTGACTGGTATACACAGCCTCGAACGTATTGGTAGGTTTGTCTTTCTGCGTGAACTTCACTTTCCATTTGTTAGGCTTCATGCTTTCTTCTCCTGCTGAACTTTGTCCAAGAACTGCGTGAATGCGGCAGTGTAGTTTGGAACTGGACCAACGGCAACGCCTTTGCTGTTTAAAACTTTATGCAAGTAGGCTTTCGGCCACAGGTAAACAAGATTGTGCGATAAGCCCCGCGGCTTCTTGTACTCCGCAAACAAAACAGTGATACGTGCGCACTTATCGGTGCTAAGATTAAGCAATGCTTCAAGCACATCAGCTTCGTGCTGAAAATACGCAAGCTCTTTATCAGACTTACGCATACGGAACCAGAGGACTACTTTCCACAATTTGATGCCGATGATTTGACAAACAAGATAGAAGATAGTCGGTAGTATAAACACTACACGGAAGAAACGTTTGATTCGTTTCATGGCGTCGGGTACCTTAAACGAGGTTCTTCTACTGGAATAGAATTGAACGTGTTGTCGTTGAAATAGATTACGCACGGATATTCCAGATGACGTGCTTTATTCAACACGTCTTCGTGCCTGTCTTCGTTTTGTGCGAGAGACATAGAGCTTGAGCGATACTGAATCAGGTGATCGGAGAAGGCTTCTGCAAAGCCACCGGCACTTCGTATGCAATAGTTACGATAGCCAATGCGAGTGCAATGCTCACCACTATTCAGTGCATCCTTGACAGTAGGGAAGATGAATCCCATTGCTACCCAAAGTTTACGCAGCATTATGTAGACTCCCCTTCGTCTTCACGATCAGCACAGCAATTTTCGCACAGGTCATCCCACTCGCCGTACACTTCATCCTCTGCTAGAGGTGTACGGCAGTCTTCGCAACGTGAGTACGGTTCTTTACGTTCTTCATCATTCATTTAATAACCTCCATGAATTGAACAACGTCGCGTGTTACCTGCACCATACGAAACGCAGTGGCAGGACTACGTGGGCACTTCGGATCAATCTTCAACTGGTCTAACAACTCAGAGATCTCAACCTTTTCTTTAAGACCGGAATGAATGATCACCCAGATGTTTCTATCAGGGAAGAATCCTTCAAGCGTGTATGTAACTTCGGGGTTAGCTTTAATATCCATTAACTACCTCAATTGAGAATCTTTTGAGCCACGACGATTGTAGTGGCTAACAGCCGAACCATCGTGGCTTGATTGACAGGCCACACAGTAACGAGCATTCGGCATAGCGACACGGCGCATCAGTGGAATCTCTGCACCACACTCAGGGTTGATGCAGTGCGTGGTGCCTTTGCCTAGCAGTTCAGCACGGGCGCGGTCAATCTCGTTGTTCAGGTTAGCTTCGATGGTATCGTTAACGCCATCATCTTTTACAAAGCCTACAGCCATTATCTATCTCCAAAATCTACATCGCAGCGACAGGTCAGACACATCGTATCATCTGCACCGTCTTCGGGATCGAGGTCTTTTCCGCACTCGCAACATTTGCCTGCATCTGACAAGTCCAGCTTCGCAGCGATTGCGTCAAGCTCACGCATCTGGACTTCATCATCCTGCTCACGGTCGAGCGCACAGCGTTCATTGTATGCGTCTTCCCACAATTCGAGTTGTTCGTGGGCATCGTGTCTAACGAGCGCAAGGTCTTCGGCTTTGAACCAACCATACAGACCATCTTTATAGTAGATGGTGTACTCATTCAGATCGGGATGGCGACCAACGATGACAACGTGCTCACCCTGCTGAGGACCATGCACACCGCGCTTAGGCATAATAGCGCACAGGTCATTCAAACGAAAGGTATGATGCTTGGCCATATCAGTCTCTCCAGTGGAAGTAGCTAGGACGAGTAAAACCGTGACGACGAGTATGCAGGTCCGTGTAGTTCATACGCGCCAGTTTCAATAACACAGCTACTTCTTTAAAGCGAGCAATCAACACGTCGATAGGGCGCGTGTCTTCGTTCGCCAGCTTCTTGTCTTCAATCCACTGCTTGCGGAAGCACTTGGTTATAGGCGCGCCTTTATCAATGCGCGTTCTACGCTTCGCGCCGATGAGCAACGCCAGACGTTTGTACTCACGCAACAATTCCATGCCGTGATTGTAGACTGCCTCACACGCATCACCATGATACTGCGGGTCTTTGCTGTCACGACCAAACTGCTTGCGATGCTTCTCAGTAAACATGAGTGCCATTAGTCGATGCTCCATGTGTTAGTCTTAGGTGGCTTGTGTCCGAACTTCTTTTCATACCAAAGTTCGTGACGGCGCTCAAGTCCTTCGAAGGATAGGCTACCGATAACCGTGTTGTTGTCTAATGGACCCATCGCCTCCAGTAGATACGTTTCATAGATACGCATTCTTATATAGCAGAAAGCAAACATCAGGCCAGAGATAATGGCAGTTATCGTCCACTGATTGTGTACGACTGGAGGTTTGTCTGCATGAAACATTACGATGAAGACAAAGAAGGCCACGACGATGAACAGGCGTTTGCGCCAAGTGATCAGTCCGTAGTAGAACGGACTGTCATAGTAATAGTTGCGACGTTCATTCATTTCATTTTTCCTCTTAATAACCACAACGACTATTGCCGTAGCCACAAACACCAGGTGCAGCACCAGGAACGCTCGAAACTTTTCCACCCACTTTCTTCGCTTTCTTAGCAGGTGCCACCTTCTTAGGTTTCTTCACAGCTTTTGGTGCGACCGTTGTACCAGTTGAATCATACGAACAATGATGAGGTGCAGCAGGTCCGAATGAACAGCGACCCTCAGTAACAGAGTCTTCTTCTTTCATTTCGAAGTCGAAACGTTTTGAGCGCGGCAGTGCTACTGGGTCATTGCGAGTCCAATCCCAATACAGAGCGCCGTCCATGTGGTACACCAGCTCAGTGTATTCTTCTTCGTCGTCGTTCGGTTCATACGAGGACGCTTTCAAATACGCACGACTGTTATTGACAGGGTTCGACGCATGAGTGAAGCATGACGGGCAACCTGTAGTCCAAGCGCTCTCAACGTCTTCAAGGTTCTGGCCACCGAAGAAGCGATCAAACTTCTGAACGATATGCGGTGCTTTCGGCTCACGAATGATTCCCTTCTTAGGGCGCTTCGCATTATCACGCAGCTTAGTCAGATACGCTTCATATTCCATAGCGTAATCACGCAGAGCCTTAGACAGTTCAACATCGTTGTAGTCAACACGGAACACAACGTCGATGAACGGGTTGGCTCGCATGAAGTTAGCGGCGCGTTTGAACTCTTCCGTAATCGAACCAGTCTGGTCATTGATCACGAAGTTAATGTGGAAACTAACGTCACGGCCGAGCTGGCGGCGGAAGCGAACTAAATCTTCCAGGGTCTGTTTGTAGTTCACACCCATGATCTTGTTTGCAAGGTCACGGTTGAACGAGTGCATACTGATATTCAGATGCGACAGCTTGCTGGTCATCTCAGGCGCAGTGTTACGGTCTAAGAAGTCGAACGTGCTGTTTGGTTTCTCAAGGAACTGACCGTTAGAAGTCAGACCGACTTTCTTGATCGGCGTTTCTTTCTGAATACGGTCGATCGTTTCGAACAGGAACTTTGTACGCAACGTCGGTTCGCCGCCGCTGATTGATACGTGGTCGAACTTCGTTTTCTTGTACATGCGTTTGATCTCGGCAATCAAACCATCTTGCCACTCTTTCTGGTTGGCTTTCTGCTCCATCTCTTTCTCAGGACAGAACGAACAATCGGCATTGCAGGTCACAGGCAGGATTGCCGTGAAGTTACGCAGTTCTTTTGGGATCTTGCGTTTCTTTTTCTTGTCACGGCCATAGTCACCCGCTTCCCACTGGTCAAGCAGTTCGCCGTTGTTGTGGCTAATCAGACTCAATGTTTCCTGTGGATAAAAGTTGTCTACTTCACCTTGACCTTTAATGTGTAACTGGTACATAAGACCTGTGGTGCGACCAACAACAATCGCCTCAAGGCCTGCGGTGGATTTATTCAGACCAGGAAGCAGGGTTTTGGAGATGCGTACAAGGTCTGTCAGTCGGAAAGTGTGTTTAATGTTTTTCATATTCATGTCCTCATGCGGAGTTCAGGTTACTTGGAAGCGGCTTCGACGTATGCAATAAATTCTGCGGACGGCGTTACGTTGTGGTGTTCGATCATATGTTGGTATGAATATGACCACAGCCAGTTGTCTTTGGTGTATTCACCGAGCATCATCGTTTCTCGGCAATACGGACAACAGGATAAACCACGAATACGTTCCAGCTTAGAACTCTCCTGAACTTTATGAAGCAGAGGTAAGAATGAATCACGACCTGCGAATGGTGTGGTCGATTCGTCAGGCACAGGACCAACACCGTACAGAGTAAAAATGCGACCTTCGATTGTTGGCGCAACAACTTCAACTTTTGACTTTTTCATATACATATCCTCATGTAAGTAGCTAAACGACTGTCTAGCGTTCGTCTTTATTGTATCACGAATTAGTCTACTTCTTAACGGCTATTTCGTCCAGAATTGTGCTTAGTTGCTGTACCTTCTGTCCATAGAAAGTCTGTCTAAGCGCTTCAATCATCCCGGCAAGCTCTGCCGTATGCTCATTCTTCTCCTCTTCCGACTGACGAGCAATCGCTCGCACCAGTCTTCCCCAGTAGTCATACCTACGCTTTTGCTCGGTGTAGTCTTCGTTGGTACGTTTGATTAGCTCACGTTCCAGCGACTCACGATCCGCAATAGTTATGTCCCGCCATACCTCCGAACCGCTACGATAGAATGAGGTACCATAGCGGTTCGTTACCCAAGTACCTTCACGTCCATGAACTGAATACCACTTACCGGACGGAGCTCGCACGTAACGCGAACCCCAATGTGTCATGTACGTCTTTTCCATATCACACCAACTTTATATATCTGGACGGTACGTGGTCGGTCAGGATGACTCCATTCTCGGCGAGGTAAAACTTATAGCCGTGAGTGATCATTGCCTGTGTATCAATCTGAAACACAACAGGTGCACCGTGACGACGACCAACGTTCTCGGCTGTTTCGATCTCACGGCTGATGTGGACGTGTTTGCGTTTCCGCTTCGTGATACCTTCGTGCATGATTGACGCCACGTTCTTATCAGCCGTACCGTGATATAGAGGCGCAAGGTCGGTGAACGGTTCGAGATGCAGAATAACGTTCTCAACCGAATGTCCCTGCACACAACGAATCTTGGAACGGTTAGAGTTGAACTCGAAACGGCCTTTCTCGTCCGCCTCAACTTCGGCAATCAGCATTTCGAGAGTGACCTGTTTCACATACTTCGCTTTCTGCAAGAAGTCCAGAACAGACACCCAACCCTGGGTGTCCATTGCGATTCCGATATCCTGCGGCTTGTGTCGCAGAATGTAAGTCATGTATACGCCGAGTGATTTAGCCATTGTTGTCTTCTTCCATAGTGTCATCGTTAGCCTGATATTCATACTGCGGTTGGAAGTCGCGTGTGTCCATGTCGAAGCACAGAGCATTAAGCACAGCGACGAAGCAAGCCCACGCACTACGATCATCCCAGTAGTGAACGCCTTCTTGGCCGCGTTCTTCTTCACCGATAGCAATTGCAGCATCGCGCCAGTCTTTCTCGGTCAGGCGACCAATCTGATCGACAGAGGTGAATGATCGATTGTCCAGAACGCCGTCGAAGTGTGCGACGATCTCAGCTTTAACGTGAGGACTCAGGCTACGCAGATACAGGAAGATGCGTTGTGTATCAGACAGGCGTTTGAACCCCTCAGCAGGTTTGAGGATAGACGGTGAACGATCTGGAACAACGAATACCCAGTTAGAAAGCAGACTGATTGGCAGGTCGTCGCCATCAAGCGCATTGTTTGGACTCGCTTCAAGCCACGTAGTAGATCCACCAGCAGAATAATACTCACTGAATGTCCATCCATCGTTGGCGTTCTTGAACAGGCGACCGTATCGAACTTGCTTGTGCTCATCGTAGCACAGGTACATGCCCTGTTCGTCTGGGCGTTCGTCGTTGCCAGTTACACCATCGAGCGAGATGTTAGACAGACCGCATTCCCAGTGGTGAACAGCCATGACAATATCAGCACGATTAGAGAAACCACCAAGCAGTGAGCACACGTTGCCGTTAGCGAAAGCACGTTTAACCATGATAGGTGAACAGTGACACGGCAGTGTGTACGAGATGATCCCTTGTGCGTCCATCGCCAGGCGGAGCAGTTGTTCGTTCGACAGCACCGACGTATCGTACTCATGGTTAGGCGCAGCGTAACGCAGAATGATCTCCAGCTCCTTGTGGGAGAGAGCACCAATGTCTTCGTCTTCGGTCAGACGTTCGACAGACAGTTCCTGACGGCGAGCGTACACGATATTGTTCAACGCACCCAAGACGTTGCTTAGTTCACCAGCAAGCAGCATGTCCAGCCAATTCATTACGTCTTCATCAATCATCAGGCCAACGGTCTTATTCATAGTAAATCTCCAGAAAGAAAGTTATCAGTTGCAACGTCATGCAGACGCGCAGCGAATTGAAGTAGGTCATCAATGCTTTTACGAACGTCCTTATTCTCACACATTTGGCGAGCAGCAAGGAGTGCCAGTTCAGCTTGAGCTACATCAACGACAATTGCACGATAAAGCATTTCACGCACAATGTCAGTAAGCTCAGGCAAGGCACCCAACATCTCAACCTGCATACTGCGAAGTATCACTTTACGGTGCAGTGTAGGCAGTCGCGCAAACTCCGATAGTTGTTGTTGGGTGACCATGATAGTCCCTTACTTATGTTTAAGGTAAATCAACAGATACTGATCGTCATACTCATATTCAACGACAGGATAGAGACACTGATTGATTATGAGTGTCGGTGGTCTATGTGACTTCACGGCGAATGCGTTTATGTTCGCGTTCAACACGTCATGGAAGCAACGTGCTATCGGGAAGTTAGGGTCCACCAGCATTCGAACAACAGCAACGTTGTCCTTGTGCGCGTAAATATCAATGTGCGAATGCGCAGGTGAGTTGACGCGGTACGTAGCCTGTAGACAGGAGATCGTCAACTTCTCAGGCATGCCGTCAGTCAGTATCTCGTCAAGCGCATCGTAGTCGAATGGCTTGAACGTCAGTCTACGGTTAACAGCAGCACGGAACCACGGGATTGTTATGTAGCAGGCAATCAGTGGAAAGAATCCACAGAGAACTACAGGCCAGTTAATCATGGGTGTGCCCTCTCTGGGTACATCGCACATTGCTGCGGGATTGCCTCGTCGTGGAACCAGTAGAGACTACCGAATGGTACATCTTTATCTACACCGAACGGCTTGAAGCCACCACGCTGCAAGAACTTCCTGAACTGCGGAGTCAGGACGTTTTCAATTTGAAGAATCCAGTCACGTTCGCGGCACAGGTCTTTTGTGCGGCGAAGCAACTCACTGAATGTACCTTTACCCGAGTCACGAACATCAATTGTGGCGAGCACCAAACACGGACGCTGCCAAAGAGCCTGCGGGCCAGAACGAAAACGCAGATAGAGTGCAATGTTTTTCAGGCCGTCTGTTTGGTCTTGTACGTGATATGCGACGTTACCGAAAGGTGATGCTTCTGCTTTCAGATACGCCCGAGAGAACTCACGGATCAGAATATCTATTTCGTTCATGGTTACTTTCCTTTTCTTGCGGTATGAATGACTTTGCAGAACGCATCGTACACGTTCCATTTATTGCCCGACACACGGGCGTAATACTGATTGCACTGCTTAGCCAAATCTTTGCGTGGCATGTTCGTCAACGTAAACAGACCGTCAGCAGTTGCAGGTAGACTGAATGCACGACACAACAGGTCACGGTCGCGTTGATTCAATTTAGCAATTGCCGACACGACTTCTGCCATGAACTTGTTGCGTTTCTTGGCGCGCAGATATTTAAACCACGCTAAAAACATAATACCCCCTTAATAGCTTTCGCCAGTTCTTCTCTCCGTTCTTTTCCTTCCATGTACAGCACGGTCTCTAACAGGTCAGGTGTGTTGTGGCCTATATGCAGAAAGTGGGTCTTTAGCCAAGTGCGCTGCATATTGATTGGGTCTAAGTCAGGGCCGCCGCATTCTTCATTGTATGCGCGAACACGATCTTCGGCCATGTTGTCAACATGAGCGATCAGCACATCGTCCAGTGCTGCGTCATGCGTGTTGTCTTCGACTTCTTCGATAGGTTCACCATTGAGTTGGGATTCAATCTCTTTGGCTGCCCGTGAGTAGGACATAATGGCGCCTTCGATTTCGTGAACAGAAAACAGCGGGTACTGACCACGCACGTCATACTGTTTACCTTTAAGGTGAAAACGCACGGCGCTCTTGTTAATGAGATGCAGACGCTCAACACTGCGAACGTCTTTCAGGCTGGTCATCATTACGTTGAAGATGTGGGTGATTTCGGGAATCATAGATTTGTCCTTAAATGAGAAATGGGATGCTCACGAAGGTGAGCATCCCTGTTTTGTTATTCTACTGCCACCAGCAGATCGCCGTGAATCTTTTTGTCATAAGGCGTGTACTGCCTGCACACCGCACCTTTCGGGTAGATGAACATACCATCACACGAACGAAACTCAGACGTGTCAGGCTCGATAACACAGAGAGCCTCAATCTCAGCGTCGTCAACTGCACGGAAAAGCGGAATCCACTCTTCGGTCTCGCGTACATACGCCCACTTGGTGTCTGCCCAACCTTCAACGTCAGACAGGTTAGCGAGGTGCGATTGCTGTATTACCTGAATGCCAGCTTCTTTCTCACCAAGCAGACGAACTTTCTGCGGTACGAAACGCAGGAACGGGCTGTCACGCAGTTCCAGTTCGTTTTCGATTTCTTTCAGCGTGTACACACGGCCGCGTTGTGGATATTGTTTCATGTTAAGCTCCTCAGCTTATGGGGTTATGTTGACAGCAGGCTCTCGTAAGAACCTGCGAGCAACAATCACTTCTTAGGCATACATGCTTCGACTGCACCAGCGATACGTTGCAACGTCGAGAACGAATCTTTCTGGCGTTCAATCTGAATGATTGCATCGCCGTGAATGATTTCGAAGTCTTCTACGATATCTTCACGCAGAACTTCGGACGGCATCAGGATGCGAACGGTGCTGATACCAAAAACGTTGTTACCACCAGCGCGATACGCAACGTCGATGTGGCGACCTTTGATATGATGACGAAACTCAAGATCACCGCGAGACACGCAGAAAGAGATCGCGTTGCACACTTGCAGGAAGTTGTTATTGCTCAGGTCATCAAAAGCACGGGCGTCGATAGGCAATTCAGTTGCTGGCATTGTTGTTCTCCTCAGAACAGGTTGTGATTTTCAAAGGGCACTCGTTGGAATGCCCTTCACAAATCTTAGCGGTGGTGCGCTACTTTCAGATAAAGACAAGTAGACGGGAAGTGCTCGGTGCCCGCGTCTATGGCGTCACGGCAGCGAACATTCTCATGTGAGATGTGACGGTCAATCAGCAGATTCAACATCGACTGGTCGAAGCGTGACATGGCACCCACGATGTTTGAGTCACCCATCAGACGCAGCGCCTTAACGTCGCTGAATGTTATGTCTCTATTTTCTGCGAGACCCAGATACGCAGGCACAATGCCATTACCGATAGATACTTCCAGAGTGGTCATTTCTGGGAAGATGAAAGTCAGAGTGGTAGAAGATGACATGTTAAGCTCCTCAGCTTATGGTGTTTGATTTTCAAAGGGCACTCGCAAATGCCCTTCACAAATCGCTTAGAGTTTTGGCAGCCAGTAGTTAATACGATCAACGAGAGTTTCCATCATACGAGGATTCCCGTTTTCTATCGTCACTTCTTCCAGCGCGTCGAGGTTTTCATCGGCCACATACATGATGTATGAGTTAGACCACTCGGACATGCTGTTATCTTCGTGCGGGGTTTGCAGTAAAATATCCCACACGCCTTTCGCCGTCGCTTCATCGAACGACATACCTGCATAACGAACGTGAACGTTAATACATTCATGATCGCCCACCAGCTGGTCAGGACCGTCGGTGTTTGCTTCTTCGAGTGTGTAGTTAGAATCACAATCAACATACACCTCAAGGTCGGCACGATTTAAGGCGCGTTCGAGGCTGGCCCGCAGTTCTTCCATGTGACCGAAAGTCAGGTGAGTAGTAAACTCAGCAGGGGTTTTCAAATCAGTGATAGATAAAGTAGTCATGATACGCTCCTCAGCGTTAGTTGTAATGAGCACTGCGCTCACGTATAGTATATCATAGGAGCGTATCTGACTGAATGGCTATTTTAGCCTATTATTTGCAGAGTTCAGCAGATTGCTGGTCGTCTGTAGTCTCGTCTGTTTTGAAAGCACGTTCAATATACAGCGTAAACCGGCCAGGATCAAACGATGACCATATGAGCAGATTCACACAATCAAACCATTGCAGACTACCACACGTTTTGCCCGCCACATTGATGACGTTTGTGGCATTAAGTTTGATAGGCACTTTAGTCTGCGTGTGTCCATCAAGAACAAATGCTTGTAGTTCACAGCGAGGTAGAATCGGCAGATTCATATTTCCTTCGCGGGTAGACAACTCAATGCAGGCTACGTATCTGGTCAGATTACCCATTGATTATACCATAGTGGTCGTTCGTGGAACATCAAGGCCAATGCAATGACGAACGCATGGCCGAACTTTGCATTCTCGTTTTGGATGGCAGACAACCACGGGCTACGAGAATCTGGATATGCCTTTTGAATATCGTAGGTGTCATAATCTCTGAGGACTATCTTGGCACCTTTCTTATAATCCTTGAGCAGGCGTTTAAACTTCGGCTTGTGGATTACCAGCTTCGCATATTCAGGCACGTAGATTTGTTTTCGTGCGGGAATGTACGAAAGGCGCAAGTCGCCCCATTTCGAGAACAGGGCCTTTCGACCCTTACCCGCTGGATAGCGATGCGCCTGTTCGGTTGTACTGCCTTTCAAATGCCACTCCCACCACTCGGCAGATACTTCGCCGTGAAACAAATCATTCGAGTTGACGAGGTGTTCTTCGTACACCTTGCTATACTGCCACATGTTCTCCATGTTGTGGAACATAATACCGCTCGGTGTACGACAAGGCCCAAGATAGAAAGGACTCAATGACCACCAATCGTCGTCACGCGACACAGGGCAGATATCTAAATCAAACCCTTTAGGCGCTTTGTCTTTTAAGCCGACGACTTTCACCAGTCCTATCGACATACGACCTCCGTTTAAGAATTGTGTTGAACGGCGTATCAGCATAATCAACAAACGAATAGCGCCACTCGTCAGCGCTTATCTTCTCAATCTTTTTGATCTTGAAGTCAGCGCGTCCTGCCTTGAGCACATTGTATGGCGTGTACGTGTCATAGGCCGCACCTACCTGAATGCGTGGCATCATGCGCAGCACATCAGAGGCAGATACCATATACGATACGGTCTGTTGTGAGAAGTCGATGCCTTCTACGTTCAGGCGATGCTGAACTCCATATAGCCTACAGTAGATAAAGTTACTCATCAGTATCGCCTATCGCTATGCCGTGTTTCGCGCACAGTTCTTTGAGTGCGATCTCGATTACGTTCGAGCGTGTCGTGTTCAACTTGATTGCCAGGCGTTCGACTGCGTTATGGATGTCGGCAGTTGTTGCGGCCGTCAGCGTCTTGTTACGAGGCTTGGCTTTCTTGCGGGAAGAACAACGCTCCGAAGATGTGGCAGCGAAGCGAGCACCTAGAGAGGCACCGATTGTTGTCATACGAGTATCTCCAGTTTAGTGGCGTACAAACGCTCTTGCGTTTCGTCAAGCGAGAGAGTGCGGCCAAAGTAGTTGATGCTTTTATCCTGCAGGTTGTTTGCGATTGCCTGCTTGAGTTCAGAGAAGCGTTCGCCTAACTCTTTGGTCACTTCGACAGGACCAGTGAAGTCTACGCGGCGCAAGTCGTATTCTTCGGCTTGTTGATACAAGGCAGTTGAGACATTGAACACTCGGCCTGTCTCACGTACCACCAGCAGTATGCCGTGTGTGCGGCGTAAGGTAGTTACGATGTTGAGCTTGTGGCGGTAAAAGCGTAATTCGTCAAACTCCTGTTGAGTGACATTGAAGACTGTCAGAAAGCGGCGCATTGTGTTTCTCGCATCAGTGAATGTACGAGGTATTTACAGAAATGAAAAAGGGCCACCAATAATGGCAGCCCTTGCGGTTACTCAGCGAAGAGGATTTCAGTCTTCGTGCTGTAGATGCTTTGATGTTGCTCAGGCACTTCGTCAACGTAATGGTTGGTGTGAAGTAGCTTGGCCTTCATATCATCTTCGAGAGGCACAACGCCATATTCGTCGATGTTCAACGTCTGCGCCATAGGCACTTTCGTATAGCCAACTGTCATTTGTGTTGCACAATACGCACCGAGATAATCAATGCCTCCGTGCTCACCATTTGACTTCACAACAAACACCACCGTGTCTATGCCTTCAAAATCAATGATCGATGGGAACGAGATGGGTTGGTTGTGAAACTCTGCCGTGTCTATCAATATTACTTTGCGCTTCATTATTGCTCCTTCTTGTGAGTGAGGCCACCAGCGCTTGGCAGCCTCTTGGTTTACTTAATCAGCAATAGTCGTCTGAACCGTCTTGGCCGTCACGGCGATTGATACGTGGATCGCGGTCGTCTTCGGCACGTTGCTTATCTTCGGCTTCTTCGTCTGCCAGTTGCTGTTCGTTCTGGTCGTCAAGAATCATACCAATGAGCAGGTCATTGTCCAGATCGTCGTCATCGTCTTTATCTTCCAGCAGACCGCGCTCGTTTGCAAGCTGGTCCAGTTCGATGCAGTTCATTTCTTCCAGTTCTTCACGCGTATAGTGGTACATAGCATTCTCCAAATAGAAAAGCCCCGCTCAATGCGAGGCAAGGTGTGTTTACATTAAAACGGTCATGCGAGCCAGAACAGGATAGTCGTCGTTATGGCGCTTAATGCCGTTGTCTTTGTTCAGTTCGAATGCGGTGCGATAACGCTGAGTGAAAACGCCAACGCCGTGATCGTGCTGCTTAACGTTGTTGTGGATATCGACAACGTGAATGCCTTTCTCATGTAGCGTCAGGCACAGGTCAGTCAACGTACACATGCCACCGAAGTATTGAACGAAGCGCTGGCGGCTTTCGAGGTCAAGCGACAGCAGATTGGGATTGTTGCCTGATGCGTCATTCGACACGCTGAAACGTGGCACGTCTTTCAGGTCTTCTACATACATGCCATATACTTCAATGCTGCCTTTCAGATCTTTCGGCATGACAGTCACAGGCATCGCGTGTGCGTCGGTCAGCGGGTCGAACGTAATGCGAACGTTGTGCTCGTCGATAGGCGTAATAGAGATGTTCTTCAACGCGAACGCATTACGGTGGCCTGTGTCTACGTGTACGATCACACACTCACATTCAACCAGCTCTTGTACGTGCTTGGCGTCGATTGCAAAGTTACCTGCGGCCAGAGAAGCGTAAGAGCGTTTGACGAAGAAAGTATTGATAAGGTTCATGGTATGTTCTCTCAATTAGATTGTGAAGTAAGCGGGGCCGTAACCCCGCAGTTAGTTAGTGACTAGAGCAGATCGAGCGCTTCGATTTCTTCTGAGATCTCGTCGAGGTCAGCAGAGCTATATGAGTGGTCGTTCACGTCAGGGTAGCCTGCGTAGTGCAGACTGTATTTCTCGTCTGTGCCGTCTTCATCGGTGTACGGCAGGCTCAAGAAGAAGCCGTATTCGTCACTGACTTCATCTTCTTCTTCGTCGTAGCCAACAACCATAACAATGAGATCGTCTTCGGCGCCGTTCGTTACGATCACTCGCGCATCAGTACGGTCCATACGAGCGTTCAAAGTGTCGGCGAGTTTTTGCAGCATCTGACGATCAGATTCGTTGAACACACGGCCGACGCGTGGGATTGCAGCGTTCAGGTGTTCGGCGATTTCTGCAATGTCATTGTCTGACACGTCTTTACCCCACGGCGCTTCGCCGTCGGCCCATGAAGCGTAGATGAAAGCATCTGACGCATCACCTTCAACTTGTTTTTCAGTCGGCGTGTAGATATCAAAAATTTCTTCGCCGTTCTGTGTAACGCGAAAACCGTTCGGGTCATTCACAAAATCAGGGCGTTCGCCGAACGGGTCAGTGCCGAAGATGATATTGATCTTCAGGTCGTGGCGACCAAGCGCGTTAAGAGCTTCGGTGATTTGCGCTGCGTATGCGTTTAAGGTTGCTTCGTCTTTCGCGTTGAATGCTACGTCAAAGTTTGCTGCTTTCATTGTGTGCCCCTCGGCAGTAGTTGTATGTGCGCGTTAGTGCGCTAGAGACTATATAGTACGATAAACAGCGCCACATCGCTATGGCGCTTTTGACCTATTATTTGTCGATTTCTTCGTTAATCGCCGCTAACCACGCAGCATACGCAGAATCAAAATCGTTGAACGTGCCAAGCTGTTTGACTTCGACTTCCGGTTCATCGAACATCTCACCATTCGGTGTTAAGATGCGGCAGACCGTGATTTCGCCGTCACCTTTAAGGTGCTCAGAGAACAGGTCATCAGAATCGGCAATCAGAATGTTTGTGGCGTTCGGTAGACAAGCGTACACGCCTAGGTCTTCTTGCAAGCCACATTGCAGAATTTCTACTTTGATTGGGTCGAAGCCAAGAGTCTTGGTGAAGTCAACATCTCTGGCGCATTCGTCCATCTCGGTAAGAATGTCGTAAACAGAAGCAAATTTGATAGCAGTCATTGTGTGCCCCTCGGCAGTAGTTGTATGCGCTACGACATGTAGCGTCTACGTGTATTGTATCACGGGCGTACGGGCGCGTATACGGCGATTTCATCCTATTATATGCAGAGTTAGACAGCTTTGCGGTGCATATAGACGCAAAAAGGGGCAGCCGAAGCCACCCCTTTTGATTACGCTTTAGGTTTGAGAATGCTCTTGTCGATCATGCCCAGAAGGTCAACAATATCGAACGTTACGCCGATACGTTTTGGTTTGCCTGTGGCGCCAGTCTTAATGAACCAGCCTTTATCAGTCAGACTCACGGTGTGCATCTTACTGCCTTTTGTTATCGTCAAGCCATCAGAAGACACAATCACGTTTGCGTGAGGCATGTTACGCTGAATGACAGCGTTCAGGGCGTTGAAGTATTCTTCGCGTCCCTGTAAAGGCATTGCTGCGATTTTACGAGCAGGGGTTTCTGCGATTTCATCCACCAAAGAGTCAGGCGACTTACCTGACGGTGTGTACTTTGTAGAAGAAACGCCGTCAATCTGTTTGATAGCAGACTTCACTTTCGCCAGAGAGAACTTAGCACCGATATCAATCAGGTCAGTGGCAGTCTGGCGGCCCATGTTAAATGCCGCTACACGCCAAGTCTGACCTGCAAGTTGAGTACCTTTCTGAGGAGGAATCAGTGCGAACGCTGCGTACTTGTTGCCCGAACCGCTATGCTTAGTCGCCTGAGTCATTTCAAACAGGTAACCATCGAGCGCTGAGTAGGTGCCTTTCTCACGGAAGTTCGCGTTATACAGAACATTCCCCAGCTTGTTGTTCAACTGTTCTTCGATCTTAATCTGCGCTCCACGTGTAATCTTAGACACGTTAGCCGAAGTGATCTTGGTAACAGAGTTGATGGCGCCTTTTGCTACACCTTCTGCGTCCAGCTTGCGTTGAGCATCACCCAGTTCTTTCAGTTCTGGACTGTTCTCTTCGGTGTGCAGGACTTCTGTGTTGAACGCAGTAGCGCCAGCAACCATCTTATTGATGGCTGCAACATCAGGAGTCTTCTTGGTAGCCATGAAGTCACGCATGAATATAGCAACAGAAGCCATAGTCAGTTGATTGCCGATAGCGTAGCCTTCAACCTGCCCGCGCGGTGACACGGTATACATCTGCCAGCTATTGTCTTCAGGGATAGCACCCAAGAAGGCTTCAGGGATTGAGCGATACCCAGGACCTTTAGGCGTGATGCGAATAGCACCTTCGGCTTTGATCCACTTGGCAGCGAACATCCCTTTGAAGGTAGTGTTGATTGTTTTAATCAGGGCGTTCCACTGCGGAGACAGTTTATTGTCATAACCATTGCCGTTTTTAGGCAGCTTGTAGATTTTGCTCAAGGCAGAGTTCTGTTTGGTCTGTTCGGCCGTTGTCGCTTCTGGCGCATGAGGATTATCGAGTTTGATTGGCTTCTCTGGCTTGTTGCCGGCAGTCTTACGGGCGCGAATTTCTTTCGTCTCGGTGATACGGGCTGCTGCCGCATCAGAGTGACCAGCGATCCACTTCATCGGAACGCGAATCAGTTTCAGCGCTTTGATGGACATGGCCAGAGTTTTGGCTGTAGCGAACTGCTTGGCCGCAGTCAGAGATTTCTTACCAGCAGCCGATGCAGTGAACTTGACGATCTCGTCATCTTCACCTTCTTTCATCAGCTTGAGCAGACCGTCAATGTGGGCAGTGCGCAGTTCTTTTACACGACTGAACTTGTCGAGTACGGCGACGATTGAATGGCCCTTAGGACCAAACATATAAACAGCGGCGTCTTTCTGGGCTTTGGTAGGCGCAGACAGTGATTGGACGCCTTCGATCTTAATCAAAGACATAGTGATACCCCGAAGTCGGTTGGTGTGTTAGTGACAGGCAAAATTAGCATAGAAAGAAGAAAGGGCCCACCAGATATTACTCTGAAAGGCCCTCTGTCGTTAAGCAAGTAGCAACCGGAATTGAAGTGTGCTGTCTCCCTCTATCTCATGCCATATAGCCTGACCAACCAGCTCATGACCTTTGAAGAATGAAACAACACTGGACGACTTCTGTTCGCTGCGGCAATCTTTGGTCGCTGCCAAAAATTCTTCGCATTGTACATTCTTCGCCTTCCGCTCACTACAAGCGTTTACTTTATTATTGCACCAGCCAGATGACCGTGCGAGGTACTTCAACCGCAAATGGCTACGTTCGCACATGTTATTCTCCAATAACGATATGTCAGCACTACTTGCCAACATATTGAAATTAGAGAGCAGGCTAAGAATAATCTTAAAAGCCCTGGAAGTCCCTCAAGAGATATTCTTCGAAGAATAAGCGTCGGAAGTCTTCATGGAAGATAATACGGTGCGTCTTTTTGAACTTGCAATCATCACATGCAAGTGACCACAGCAGGTTGTGTACTTTTGACAGCAGGTAGTCCGTGTGTACGCAGAAGAACTCCAGACCGATCGTAATCGTATCAGCGCGAAGTTCATGGTAGTCTGCATTGCTTTCACAACGCAGCAACGCATCGAAGCCAATAGACGACACCAGACCGCTACGGTATTCAATGTTGCTGCCATTCATGCGCAGAGAAACGGAAGCACCGTAGTCGATAATGGATCGCCACAGCAGAGGATTCGAATACACCATAGACAGCTCGGAATTTTTAAGTTCTGTTTCGCCAGGCTTCTGTTTGAGGCTGTCGATGATTTCAATCACACGCGTGGCGACTTTGCCCATCGTACCGCTATCAACGTAGGTCAGGTCGTGCATCAGCACAACGTGGGCGCCAGCGTAGGTATAATCGCGGTGACTGATAGGCGGTTCGTCTACGCCAAAGCAAATGAGAGTGTGCGGCAGGTTGTTTGTGTTGAGTAACTGCTTAACGTAGGCTTCGACCACGCGCTTCGAAGTGCCGATTATCACGACACGTTTCAGTTTACCGTAGTTAGCATTCGATGTGTCCAGTGCTCGCGCCATATGGCACAGAGAACGGACGTAAGGGTCAAACGATTCCATATCAGGAATATACGCATGTTGTACACGAGATTTCATAATAGTCTCCGGGCATAACGCCCATACGTGGAGTTGAGATAAAAGTTATTGCTCTACGATAGTGCCGCGAACAATACTTGGTGGCAACCACTTGCAGACAAGGCTACGAACTCCTACTTTCGGTCCTGTCCAGAAGTGGTGGTAGTGCGCTTTTCGTATATGCGGCTTACGCCCATTGAAAGCGCGAGTACACGCTTCGACTTCTGCTTCGAAGTCTTTGAGAATCCTGGTCATCTCGGCGCCTACCGTGATCATGCGATCATCTTTCGGTGGCGTGATGCGATAGCTCTTACCTAAACGCTGAGGCTTAGGTTGAGAATGACCTTCCTGATACAATGCTTCCTGTTGAGAGCAGATATACATGACACAGTTGATCACTTTCACCAAGAAGTGGTGAATGTTGATTATCAGTGTTGCGTAGGCTTCTTTGCTCATTGCGTCAGAGGCAACGTTAAGGATGTGACTGTTCCTCACCAAAAACTCTGGACGTACAGGAGCATCCAGAAACACATGAGATGTAACGAACGGCGTGAAGTCGTTCGAACGAATGCTTTGATTGTTGGAGACAAACGGCGCAGCAAGGACAAGCGCAGGTCTGTTGTCGATTGATGTATACCCAACGAAAGCACCATCGAAGTCCAGATCCAGAATATTGTCTTTGCTTATCAGATGTAGAGGCAACGTAATCCACTGACTCCAGTAAGGCAGACGTTGAAGAATCTCAGCCGGGAGTTCGTCTGGCAACACAGACTCAACCAAGTGATTGACAAGCACAGGCTCCAACACAAAGTTAGGTTTAGCGAGCTGCCAAAAGTAATGCAGGTAGCCTGATGTGATGATAGACACTTCGCTTGCGTTGGCAGGAAGTCGCGCTACAGGATTTAGCCACTTCATGTATTGATGAAGCGATACACCATAAGGACCCGGCTTGCCTTTGCACTTTAATAAGTACGCGTCCAGCCCTTTGTCGAATCTAGGCAGAAAGAGCTTAACGTCTTTTAGGAATAGATCGAGAAAGGTCTGTGGCGTTGACTTCGTTTTAGACATACTGTTCTCCGCAGCGTGTAGATAAAAAAATGGGGAGGCCATCCGGCTCTCCCCTGCCCAAGTCGGGCTAGACTACACACAGCAATGTGTTCGGTTTGGTGATTAGTATTTACAGATTACGTTCTCAAAGTAATAGCGATGAATGTCAGGGTGCATGATGCAGATTTTACTGCAACGGCGGACCATGCGTACAACCTTAGCCAATTCATCTGGGTGCATGAACATGAAACTGCTGCCCAGTTTAAATTCTGTGGCAGGAGAATTGCGAATAGCTTCTTCGAACTTAGGATCGATAGCCATGTGAACGAAATGGTCTATAGTCATGTTCGACTCAAGGTTAAAGTCGCCAAGCACAATGTCGGATTCAGGCGCGTTAATATATTCTTTATATTGAATGTCGCGCATTATGTTGAGAATCTTACTTACTCCAGGCTCGCCGTACACAGTTATTTGAGTATCGTTTGTGTGCGTGGTTATGGCCAGAGCATTAAAGATGGCCTGTACGCCTCTGGCCATCTTCGTATTATCTATATGCAACAGGTTGCTGGACAATACGATTGCGAGTTGTGCTGGAGCAGTGTGCCCACGTGCTTCTCGTAAGCAATCATATCCCATAGGGACAATGCCTTTTGTCGGCTCACGTTTCAATATAGCATACAGCGCATCTGAGGCGCTGCGGGCGGTCACGTCAATATAGATCAACGATCTGCAAAATTCATCAGTGGTTTTGCTGTGGTGGTAATAACCGTGAATGAGTCCGTTGAGTGCATCGGTCGGAAGTGTTACGTGTTGAATCTTTTTCATACATTACTCCTGGCGTATTGCCTATCGAGTGATTTGTTTTCTCGTGGCGTATTGCCTATCGAGAGAGGGATTGTGCGGGATAATGCTTTCCCGCACAAGTTTACTTACGCGCGAACGAGCGCAGCGCCGAAGGTGCGAATAGTAACGCCAGCTTCGTTATCGAGAACATCAGCGATAGCCAGAACGTTGTCGTCGGACTTATCGTTGATTACTACCTGCATACCGAGAATGCTGCCAACGTTTCCAGCAACAACATCAGCAACGCGTTCGATTGGATCGAAGATATCGAACAGGTCACCTTCAGGGTCTGCGAAAGCAGGGAACAGGGCGCGAGACACCAAAACGATCATGCGAGCGTCAGGATTTGGTTCAGCGGTCACGGTAGCCATGATAGTACCGAGAGTGCTAACAGTCAGATCACGTTCGCCTTCGAGATTAGGAACGATTGTCGGACTGCGTGTCTCTTGGCCTTCTTCGTCAACGACCACTGTTTCCAGATTGACGATATCAGCCGTATAGATTTGAGTGCGCATTTCTTTCTCCAGAGAAAGGGCGAGCCGAAGCCCGCCTATTTATTACTCGTCGCCGTCGTCGTCATCAGACTTCTTGGCAGACTTACTGATTGCGTTCTTCAACATTTCGTTGCCCTTAGTGGACTGAACGAACTTGAAGCACCACAGACGCAGGCCAGCAGGTTTGACTTTCAGTTTCTTACACACGCCAACAACTTGCTCTTTGCTGCCGTTGATGAGTGTACGGAAGTCATCCCAATCCATCTTAACATCAGATGCGAGCGGGCACGGCGCTTTCAGCTTGAAAGACTTACGGCTACCGTTGACCAGACCCAGAGTTTTCAGGTAGTGCCACGTATCGAACACTGGGTCGAAGCCGCGAGCTTCACCGTTACCGTCAGCTTCCCACAAACGTAACCACGTCTGCTGGTTAGGGATGCCGCCCATCTTGTTCTTAATGGTCTTAGCAGCGATGAAGCGATAGCGGTCAGTACCGCCTTCAACTGTTACCGACTTCTCACCGACGATGCCAGGAGCATCTTTCAGTTTCGGCCAGCCTTCTGGTACCGCACGAGAAGCCAGACGCACACGCACGTCGCTGTTGTGACTGACGAAGCCGTTGGTGATTACTACCGACGTTTCTTCAACGTTCACGTCCCAGAACTCACGCTGTTCGTTGAGCGCACGAAGCGTAAACGGCACAGGCAGAATTGCAGAGTCGAAGTTGTACCAGTCATCGACATACGCCAGCTGGAACATCAGCAGGTCGTACATGTCATCGTAGTCAGCGATCTCTTTGTGCAGAATCAGGTCAAGCGCCTGTGCGAAGTCCTGCTCAGGAGCCAGATAGATTTTATCTTCACCTGTCTGCAACTGATAGTCCAGAACGTAACGCACCAGCTCTGGGAAGTGATCAACAATCACGGTCAGCATTTGAGTCTGACGTTGACGACAGGTCGCTTCAAAACTGATACCAGCAAACGCACCGAGTTCGTCCTGCGCTACAGCCGCTTCCAGTTCGTGTTTGTTCAGACCTGGAATCCAGATACCGCTTTCGTCAGCGTAAGCAAATACGCCGATGGCCAGTAACTTCTCTACCCAGAACGAGAACGAACCAGTGTCGGTGTCTTCGCCCACAGTGTCGATGAACAGACAGTTTGCGGCGTAGGTGGTATCACCATGAGTCACCAGAGGCAGTTGCTTGCTAACAGGGTCACAGTTTCCAAGCAGATTGCTTACCAGTTGTGAGGCTTCATCGAAGGCGTCAGGAACATTCTCTTTCAGTTCCTTAACTGGTGGTACACGCAGACCAGCGTACTGACCTTTCTGCTCTGGGTACTGAGCCAGTTGATTCAGCGTGTTCCATTCAGGACGCAGAACTGGAGTACCTTCGGCAGTCAGATCGTGCATGAACGTGAACTGGCGATGTTCGGCCGAGCCGACATACACATGACCACCAGCATTCAGTTCGAACGGGAACGGAGCGTCTTCAACCTGCCACGCACCATTGATTTTCTGATAACCATCGAACGACTCAACGGCAACTTCTTTGCCTTCGTCCATCAGCGCTTTGATCTGCGGTGCAGTCAACACGCCGTGGTCAGTACGAATCAGAGTGTCACGGTCGAAGCAATAGAACTTCAACGCATCACCACCAGGCTCATACTCAGGGCTGCCGAACATTACTGCGGGCTTCTGACGCAACTGGTTAACGCCAACGATAGTCATCATCTTACGACGCATACCGCCACGGAAACGTTTGATGCCGTCAGAGAACATACGCGCTTGCAGCGCCATTGCTTTCGAGCCGTCATCGTCATCGACCTGATCTGGCATCATCGCAGGATAGGAGTCAACGATAACCATCGCCTGCATGTGACCGTCTGGCGCAGGTACTTTGAACTGGTTGTTACGGCTGAACCATTTCTTATCGTACTTGCCTGCCAGCTTCTTCGCGTTCTCTTTGTTGTTCTCAAAGATGTAATACGCGGTGCCGTCTTTCTCAACGATTTTGTCAGGCAGACGACGACGCAGCATCGACATATAATCGAAGAAGCGCTCACCGTTGTCTGGTGCGTAGTAACGGATCTTGGGCTTAACGATCCAGCTACCGTCTTTATCGTCACGCACACCGAAGATAGTTTTCGGGTCGACCTTAACGCCGAACGTTTTCAACTGACCAGCAACGTACTCGGCATCGGTTGAACCTTCGTAGTCGAACACCACGCTAATGCCAGAGTATTTCAGACGAATCAGGCTCGCCATAATGCTCATGGTCATTGTTGACTTACATGACTGCTCACCGCCGCTGAATGTGTACCAGCCACCAGGTACGATACCGCCAGACAAATACATGTCAAGCGCCAGACAGCCTGTTGAGATACGCGGTGCGTGTCGTGCTGCATCCTGCGAACTTACTTTCGTTTTCTTTTCGATGCCGTCAAGCACATCGTCCATCAAACTTGCGAGGTCGAAGCCTTGAATTTCAACGCCGCCGATATCATCAGAAGCTACTGCCTTTTCTCCGCTTTTAAGAGCTTTGACTTTAGCTTTCTTCTCGGCCTTCTTCTCAGCCTTGTTGTTCGTTTTCGCCATTGTGGGATAGTCCAGATTGAGAAAAGAAGGGGCAGCCTAAGCTACCCCGTGTTGCGAATTACTTTTTCTTTTTCTTTTTCTTCTTCGGCGCGTCGTCGTCATCGTCATCAGAAGACTTTTTCTTTTTCTTCTTATCGGATGATTTCACCTCGTCAGAAGATTTCTTTTTCTTCTTCGCAGGCTTGTCGTCTTCGTCGTCGTCATCGTCGCTGGAACGCTTGGACTTTTTAGAAGACTTGGACTTTTTGTCCTTAGACTTCTTCGACTTCGACGGACGATCATCTTCATCGTCTTCGTCGTCGTCATCTTCATCGTCGTCCAGCATTTTGCGAGACTTGGTCGGCTTAGACTTTTTCGACTTCGACGGACGATCATCTTCATCGTCTTCGTCCTCATCGTCGTCATCGTCATCATCGCTGCGACGTTTTTTCTTGTCTGCCTTGCCGCCTTTCTTCTTGCGGCCCAGCGCCATGTCGTCGTCATCTTCATCGTCGTCACCATCGTCAGAATCGTTGGTGTTAACGCCGATAACGTCCATCTTCTTGAAGTCTGCCATAGCGGCTTCTTCGTTCAGACGGCCGAGCATGTCGTAGATTTCTGGCCAGTTGTCGAAGTCCCAGGTCAGATATTCTTTTTCATCGCTGGTCAGTGGTGTATGATCACCGCGTTCGATTGTGTAACGCTCGGCCGGAGATTTCTTGGCGTTGTATTTGATTTCAATATCGCAGCCATACTTCGGATGGTTGACCTGGAACGCTTGCTTGGACTTCTTACCGGATTTTTTATCTTTCACGGTATGAATGTTACGCTCGCCCAGCTCTTTGATTTTCTGCGCCAGAGAGTTAGACAGCGGAATACACTGAACTGGAGTCCATGCTTCGCTGCCCATTTCTTTCTTGCCGGTCTTCTGCTCTTTCTTAGAGAGCTTCGGCATTTTACGCGGCGCAGCGGCCTGCTCGTCACGAATGATCGCTTGCGCATACCACTTGTAGTCGTACTGCGCTGGGGCACCAGATTCGTCGTTGCCGTGTGCAATACCGCAGTACGGACACTTCATACCGTTCAGAGGTTTGTTCTGATTATCCGGATCGAAGTTAACGCACATGCGCGGGATTTTGATTTCTTTATCTTTGTCTTTGCCGCCCATGATCTTGATCCAGTGCTTCTTGATAGGAAGCAGGTCGAGATCTAACAGGCGGATTGATACCCAGTTGCCGTTTGCTTTCTTTGAGAGCGGGAAGATTTCAAAGATTTCGGACTCACGCAGACTATCACGTTTGCTGTTGTCCTGAATGTCACCAAATCCACGTGCCATTATATTTCCTCAATATTGAGTTGTGCTATGATATGCACTGTTTACAGTTTTAGGCTAGCCCTTGAGCTTGCATATGTTTACGCATGAGTTCGAGTTCAAACTTATCGAACTCCTCGCCAACGTCCATCGTTAGTCGAGCAACCCCGAGAGGGTCAACGCGCTTAATAAGCAGTCTCAGTTTTTCGGTACGTCTTTCACTATCAACGTGATCTTCCAGGTGATGATGGTCACTCACCTTTTGATGCAGGGACGCGTCCGCACCTTCATCAGATTCATTGGCTGGAGTATCGAGACTTACCGAGAAATTCAGAGAAGTAGTGTCTTCACCTGTCGCCAGTTTCTTACGTTGAGTCTGGGGAATAGTGTAGGCGATGCCGTATTCATGCTCGCTGCTACTACAGGTTTGAGCGTTCAGAATCCACCACTTCGTATAACTGACTATCGCACCACGCGACGAGTCATACTTGTTGATTGCAATGATAACGTTACGCAGGAAGTTCTGGCGCACGTCTTTGCTATCGTAGAGTTTACCACGATTGGTATCAACGTAGAATTTGGTCTGCTTGCTGCACAGACGATAAAAATCAGCAACTACCGAGTGGAAGTATTCCATGAACTGCGGCAGTAGGTCATTCAAACGACACAACGCCACAAACAGCTTGGAGCGAGACTCAGCACCAAACATCTTCACATACACGTCCAGTCGTTTTGAATATGCCACACGCTTGATTGGATCTTGCGTCGTGATGAATGCACGGTACAAATCGACATACACCGAGTAGTACCGCTTAATTACATTTTCCAGGAAGACATAAATGAAGTTACGCTCCATTTTAAGTTCCTGAATGAAAACCATCTTCTGGTCACGCGGTACAGAGAGCGCTTTAATCAGAAGGCTGATAGCACGTTCACGCGTTTCTGCGTTGTATGGCTTTCGCTTTTTATTTGACGTAACCAGACCCAACAAGTAGGTCAATTGGACATCGAAGATATCCGTGTTCTCAACAATCTCACGGAGGCAGTCATGCAACATGGTGTCCATGACGCTTTCTATCTGACCGCCCGTGAGATTCGACTTATTGTTCATGGTCAAATACACCTGTTAGTTGCTTTGACTCTTATTTACAGATTCCTAGATCTTCGTCAGGTTATCGTGCTCATTTTGGATATCTGTAGCGGTAACGTCTTTATCTTCGATAGGCTTGCGCTTCCCAAGGTCTGCTGGAGGTCTAACTCGATTATCCTCCTCTTTTTCTTTCTCACGCCCTATGCGCTCCTTCTCCTTTTCTTCAATCTCTTCCTTAGTAGCGTCGATACCGTATTCTTCCGCAATGCGGCGCTGGTCTTCAAGATCAAGAGCGCGTTGCTGCGCGTCAGTAGGACCTTGAGTCTGCGCTTCATTTGCAGTGTTGTCCTGTTTCTCCACGCGAATTTCGTGGCTAAGACTTACCATCATTTCCATAGAAATATCTCCAGAACGACAAAAGCGGCAGCACATGGCCACCGCTAGGATTTAGTTACGCTTCTCCAGCACCTTGCGATCTTCTTCAATGAAACGCAGAGTGATTGGAGGACGGCCTGGGTGCTGAATGATCTGATTGAGATGTTCAGCTTGGCTGTCTTTGGCAGACTTCAACAGCGTGACGTGAGGGCGGTATGGCTTGAATGCGAACTGGGCTGCACCACATGCGTGGATGCGATCATGTTCTGCACACAGGTCAGGTGATTCAAGTACGAGTACCAGAATCTTATCTTGACCTTCGCCAAACAACTCAGCACATTTGACGGTAGCGAAGAACTCGCCCGCATCGTTCTGCTCGGCTTTGACGTCAGGGTTCGATTCGTCGTAAGCCAGAGTAACGTGCAATTCGCCAGGCACATCGTCTTCGTCGTGCTCAATACCGATAGCGGCGCCGAGCTTCATCAGCAATGCTTCCGAGTCATAATCAGGGAAGACACGCCACAACCCACCTTTAACCATTTTGAGTTTCCTCTTTGGGAAGATGGAACGTACCAGCGACTTGCATCTCATGACACTTATCGCAGTGGAACATACCGATTGGTTTACCATGCAGCATTTCAGGATGCCCAGTACAAGGGAAGTCCTGATTGCGATACACACGCAGCAATGCGCCGATGACCTTGTTATCATCTGTCAGGTACTGACCAGTGATATGACAGTCGAGGTCACGCGCTCGCGCTTGATACAACGCCACTACTTTACGCACGGCCTGCTCAAGACCATCCGCATCGAAAGGACTAGTCTCGCCCTCAGCCAAAGCAACTTCTTCGATCAGCAGATCGAGCACAACGATAGGCGACTGCTCGCCACGAAGAATGTTGGCATAGGTCAGCGCATGTTTCACGCCTTCGTTAGGACCGACGCTAGGAATCTGACTGGCGCTACTGCTACCTGTCATCGTGTTCAGCAAAAACTCATTGTGAACAGCTTCGCCGAAGTCTTCCCAGCTTTGCTGGTCTTCGAATGTGATTACTTGATCTGTCATGCTAACCCCACGTGAGTCATTACTTCTTGAGGCGAATTAGGGAAGTCGATGTTGCGGCGAACGCGGAACAACGCACCGATGATTTGATCTTCCTGCTCGATGTAACGCGCAACGATGTGGCAATCACGAGCTACTGCGTATTCACGAATGGTTTTGCCGACGCTACGCAGCAGCACTTCGAGATCAGTGTACGCCTGACCGATAACAGGAACGACCGCGATATCGAAAATGGACTTGTCAGTCAATGGACCTTCGTTCCAGAACAGGAAGTCATCACCACTAGCATACAGAGCAGGCTCGAGGATAAACGATGAATCACCGTCATCAGTGAATGCTTGCAGCTTGAACGACTCTGCAATTTCAGTCACAGCCTTTTCCCACTCTGCCTGATTTTCGAATGTAGGACCCATTGGCGGGATTGGTTCCCACACTTCTTTGTCGTCATCGACAGGCAGATCTTCAAACGATACGTGCTCGCCTTTGTCCAGGAACTTTGGCTGACGGAACGATTCGCGCGTAATCGGCCAAGCGGCATAAATCACGTTGCGGCATTCAGCCACCAGCGGGAACAACACAGTCAGTCCGTAGTCACGCAGCGACACATGAATGTCCAGCGTATCGCTATACGTCTGCAACATCGCTTCCATCAAGTGATTGATTAAAACGTCATGTGTGGTAGTAAAGGCGATCGGACTTTCGTTATGAATGTTCGTCGGTTGATCGAAATCGAACGGAGGCGCAGGCAACCAGAGGTCTGTTTGCTCACGCGCATACTGATCAAGACACACCATGTACAAGAACGAACGCACCTGGTCAGATGTATGCTTGAGGAAGCGCGAGGCGAACTCTTTATCATGCTCACCGCTTGCTTTGACAGGCACAGGATTACGCGGGTGTTCTTTCAGCACAGGACGAATGCCGCGAACAGGCTGCACGTCATCGACGTACTGACCCACGTACACACCGTAGATAGAACGGAAGCGATACAGAATCGGTGCGTATGGGAATTGCAGATCAGTACGACTAATGAAGTTGTCGAACATGAGTTCGGTATGTTTGATCATACCGTGCAGCACACGATCATTGATCGGCTTATTGTCTGGAGCTTCTGGTGGAATAGGAGCGAGAACGTTACCGAATTGAATATTGACCATGTTCTCCACGTAGAAGCGACAATGGTCCAAAGCTACAGCAGTACCAACGAGATTGCTCATCTTGATCACTCGTCTGTTTTGCAGTCACAAGGTTTTTCAATGTTTTCTGCAAAGGGTGAAGGCTCGGAAACTGCACCACACTTAACGCATGTGCGTACCCAGCCGTGCGGTGTTAAACGCGCAGCGCTTAACGTATCGTCCTCTTCGATTACTGTCTGAGGAGCAGAACTGCCGTTGTAGCTAATGCGAGAGCTACGACGGCCACAACCCGAACAGGCCATTAAGGAATGGTCACCGTACGGAAGACAACGCCTGGCGTTTCATCCCACGAAGGTTCGATGCCAGTGATAAGGATGCTATCGATCTCCGCGTCAGTCATGCCCTTAGCCAAAAGACTCGGACGCATCCAGTCTGGAATAGAGCACGGTTCAAACTCTTTCGCAGGCGCCTGCCCTTCGATGACTGCCTGCCACTGTTTGAGCGATTGGAGAATGGTGTTACCGTCAGTGACTTCACACTCAAAAGTCGGAGCGGCGGCAGGGACACATGCCATCTTGTTGAACATATCTTCGCAGGTGCGATTGAGTTCGTTCAGCAACGTGCGGTGCACAACGTTATTCAATGCGCTATCTTGCGCATGGCCGTGAACGATGAGCGGTCCGTAGTGAAGCGACACGCTATTGATCGCTGGGTTAAACTTCTGCTTCTGCATCTTCGCCTCCAATCTGCAAGCGACCAGGGCAGCTGAGGACAGGACCTTTGAACATATCCTGATGACGTTGGATGATATCGTCAACTTTCGCAGATGCGCCCTTAGGGACCTCGATCAGCATCTCGCCGCACGACTCTACGACAGTGCAGCCAGCAGCGATCAGTTCGCCATTGAGTTCAGCTACACGACGGTGCATCTCATTGATTGAATGCACAATCGGATAGTTAGGGATAACGCCTGGTGCTGGATTGTTAAAGAACATTCGGATTAATCTCCGTTTCGTTTGACTTGATCAGCTAAGGCCATCAGGTGCTTACACAGACCAGGTGCATGACCAGGGTTAGTGAAGTCTGGTGGCTCGCCGTTACCGTAAATAATTCGCGCACAACCATGTTCGGTGTTCGCATACTCCCACATGAACACGAAGTTCTCGCAGGGACAACTGACCAGCACACGCTTTTGTTTTGAAATAGGCTTGTACGGATCATCCAGACCGATAATCATCGGCTTGTGAATGCGCACTGTTTTATTAGGACGCAGTGGATCTTTGTGACGAACGTTTGCCATAATCATCGGCAGGCCTTTGTTCGTCTTGCCGCGCTTCACGCCATTGACATAACATTCCATAGCGTTCTCTTTCATCAGACGCGGCGTAGACTTAATCAGCGCGTTCAACGAAAGACCTTTCTCCATGAGCGGAGTTTTAGGCGGCTGCGGTACGACTTGAGGTTTGAACGGCTGCAACTGAATTGCACGTTTCTCACCTTTCGTCATGCGTCGAGATTTCTTGAGGGCAGTGCTGATTGTTTTCACTGCCTGAGCAAGTTTACCACGACGCGCTTGCTTGTGTGCCTTATTCCGAGTCTCTGCCTCTTTGGCGGCTTTCGACTTCTTCGGTTTCTTGGCGAGTGACTTGTACGCCATAATTAACTCCATTAAGCAGATACAGGCGCGGCTTACGAATATCAGTGAGCTGGCTCATGTAACGAATGTCGTAATGACGACGGTAAGCAAAATCTGGATCGTCCTGCGTGAAGTAGCGACTAACTAAAGGTTGAAAGTCACCACTTCTGTCTGCAATCACAGGCATCAGACCGAAATGCAGCGCTGTGCGTGTGAAGGCTCGCATAAGCCAGCACACGTTTACAGGACAGTTGCTATCCTGAATAGCAGTCAGGAATTTACCAGGCTTCATGCTAAAGGTGAGTTTGTTCATCACCAGATAATCATTACGCCGTTCAATGTTAGCAACCACGACAGGAAAGATCATGCGCTTGGTGCACATGTACCGAATAGCAATCAGCACTTCGATCATTGCATCATGCGTCTTCGGCACATCGACGGGATCGCTATTCGAGGTCCTCGTCATCAGTGCTTTCAGCATCTGCATCCCCGTCATCACCTTCGGATTCGTCTGCGTCAGGGTCTTCTGCGTCCGCATCGTCCTCTGCTCCAGAGTCGTCAGATTTCTTTCGTGACTTCTTACCTTTAGAGTCTCCATCGGAGTCGTCTCCATCTGTATCGGAAGCGTCATCTGAATCATCTGCGTCACCTTCATCATCTAATGTAGGGTCTTCGTCCGTATCAGTGTCGTCATCCTTGGGCTTTGCGCTATCTTTTTTAGCGCCTTTCTTACCCTTTACAGAATCACCGCCACCAGCCTTTTGAGCTAACTTCTCTTTGTCTTTCGCCTCTTCTGTCAGGCGCAGCTTCTTTTCAAGCGAAGCATATTCGGACACGTCAACACGACCAGTGGTGGATTCTGGGCTTGTGACTTTGCTACGGTTCTTGTCCGTGCTATCCTGACTCAGGCTTACATAAATTTCCATGAGTACCTCAAGTATATCTGGAGTTGGGTTCTTTACCGTCGAGGATATCAATCAGAATCTGCGCTCGATACTCAAGCAACAAAAGCTGACCCTCAATGTTTTTGTCCTGACTTATTACCAGTTCATCCAGTCTGCGAATTTTGCGCTGAATGTCTGGCGTTGGGTGCTTCCGACTAAGGATAGCCATCTTGACCACGAGTTGTTCACGCATCGTCAAGGTAGCACCGAGTTGTTCGCAGGTCTGACTGAATAACATCAGCATGACCAGATACTTCCTCGACGCTACCTGTTCAGGCGGTCTCACTTTTGAGAGAACAACATCAACGCATCTCGGCGCAACGTAACCGAGTTTTTCTTTGCGATAGACAGACTCCTTAAGTCGGCGCATTGAACGTTCATAATCTTTTTGTATGCTCATAGCTCAAATGTTTTTACGATATGCTTCGGACGTTGAGACTTCGGCTTCTTGTCCGGCAGCAGACCTTGTTGTTGAGTTTTCCGACCTGTGCTTACGATTTCCATATAAGTAAGATCGGGGTTGGCCATGATTCGCTGCTCTAACTTCTTCATGAAGTCAATCATGTGTGATTGAATAAAGCAATAGTCAACAAAAGGGCATGTATCATATCCATGGAACTCGTCCCAATAATACTCGGCGCTTTTGCACGGCTTCCGTTTAATAGCAGGCAGCAGGTCGCCAGTGCGAGCCGATTTTACCGCAGCATCCCATGCGCGTATTTGTTCCATCATAAAGTCTTTGGCGCGTTTCGACTCTGCCTCGTCAAACACAAAGGTCTTCTCGACAAACTTCTTCGGGTTGTCGCGTGGCACGTAAACGAGGGTATAGTCCACGATGTTATAGCCGTAACGCTTTTTCAGCAGGTATGCGTAGGTCGCAATCTGGAAGCGGTGATACTTAACGAAGAAGGTTCCGTCAGCAGCTTTGGTCACCATAGTAGATTTCAAATCTATCAGGCTGTACGTGCCGTCCAGATTATCAATCAGTCCATCGACGTAACCCTTGAGTGACTTGTACAGGACTTTGAGTTCTGCATAAGCCATAGGCTGATCGCACGACGGACAACGATTGTTCGTGCTTCGAGTTCGCGTGTATTTGCCTTTGACGTACTCACCATCGACTGTCTTGCCTTTGGTTTTCGGGTACTCGACGCATTTTTCATTCGTACATTTCCAGTGACCAACCATCTGGCCACTGTGCCCCAGAGCATTCTGCAATGATTCGTGCATCCCTGTCCCTGCTTTCGCAAAGATGTTCAGCAACGTACCAGACTCTCCGGTCATGCAGTTATTGTGCTTCTGGTAAATCAGTTTCGCTGTTTCTTGAATCGGGCAGATAGGAAACATAGACGGACTGACGCGCTTCTTCGGCCAACGCTTCTCTTGGTTCTTTACGTCAAGAGCCGCATCAATCATTTTTCCGATGCGAGACAGGCCGCGAGTATCATTCACTCGGGCGGGTATATTTGCTAACGTTCTCATCAGAGTCCTCGCTCACGGCAATTGTTTGCTCGAAGAATACGAACTTATAGTAGCGAGTACCAAACAGGTAGCAGCGTACTTCTACGTTCTCGTCAGTCGTCACATAAATCTGGCGTAGGCTCTTTGTTGCCTCAGCCACATCAAAATCTTTCGGCAGCGTCAGCCCGATCATATCATCCTGACTATTGAATGCGCCGTACTTTTGCGGTTCAACACGAATCAGATCACAAAAGCTAACCCAGTGTTTGCCATAGAAGCGGCGCTGTGCCGTATGCACATAGCGATGTGGATTACCCATTCTGGCTGTCCTTAATCTGTAAATATGCGTATATGCTGAAATTACGATACGAATAGAGGATGGTATGGCAGAAGACGTTCATCAGATAATACTTGACGAGATTGGCAAATTGCCAGGCGACAAGAAATATAACGGTGACACTGTTATGGTGTGCTGTCCGTTTCATAGTGATAAGACGCCTAGTTGTGGTATTTACACTTCTGTTGGGATGGAGATTCCTTTAGGATTCTTTCACTGCTTCGGTTGCGGTGAGAAGGGTGGCTGGAACAAGTTAGCAGCACACGCGAAGCTGCAAGAGATCAAAGGCTGGGCGCTGAAAGACGCGAACACAAACAGCCTAAGTGCGTTGTTCAAAACGTATGAGCAGATAGGCAATAAGATTGGCACGTATGCTTCTGTCGGTTTATTGATGAAAGCACTCGGACGTAACAGCTACATGGAATGGCCTCTCGATGTTGAATGGCGTGGATATCCAGGAGCGCTCGTTCAGGCTGCTGGTGGTCTGCTTAACGCGCAACGTACAGGCAGTAACGTCTGCTTCTTCCCGTGTAAGCATGGTTCGAAATACATAGGTGGTATCGCTGCGTATCTGCGCAAACAGATGAACGGCACAAGCTATGTGAACTCGAATGGTGATTGGGCGAAAGAGAAAGGCCTGTTCCCTCTGCCGTTAGTCAAAGAGTGTTTAAAGAAATACAAGTTGCGCTATGTTGTTCTCGTCGAAGGTCCACGTGATGCTCTGGCGTTGTTGTCGTATGGGATTCCTGCGTTGGCCGTACTCGGCGCCGAACAGTTTGGGGAAACGAAACGCAGAACGCTTGAGATGTTAGGCGTGAGTGTTGTCTACACGATGACGGATAACGATGGTGGTGGGAAGCTACTGCGCAATAAAATAAAGGCGGAGTTTGAAAAGAACTCGCCAGTGCCTGTCAAACATTTCAAGCTACCGCGTGAGTATGATGAAGACGGTAAGCTGATTAAGCTCGATCCAGACAATGCACCGATGAACTTGATCAAAGAAGTTCGCATGACGCTGAAAGACATACACGGTAAGAAGTGTATCATGCCAGCAAAAGCGTTAGGCTGGAATAGACCTAAAGCGATAACACAGAAAGGAAAGTAAGATGGCTCTGAAATTCAGAAAGCAGTTTAAGCAGCACTCGATTGAAGACCTGCGTAGCCGAAGCATTCGTCGTATGCAGCGTATGATCAATCGCATCAAAGTTGAACCGCGACACATTAAGCCAGGTGAAAGTTCGGCATTCCTTGATCGTTTAAGACAGCAAGCGGAAAAGCAGCAGTAACAAAAATGGGAGACTCCTTTCGGGGCCTCCCATTTTTTTGTCTGTAGCACTAAAATTACGCGTCTTCCAGAGCCTGCATGATCAGCTCAACGATTGCTGGGCGAGTGATGTGCTCACGCAGAATGTTCAGCTCAGAAACCGGCAGGTTGATACCGCGAGACAGGAATTCACGTTGCAGGTTGTCGTCAGATTCTTCGCTGTCTTCGGCAGCACGAACGATGAATGCGTTAACAAACTGGTTTTCAGAATACTGGGTACCGCCTTCAAACTGCACGTTACGCTTAGCCGCGCCGCCCAGATCGATAGCAGCCAGCTCGCCACCTTCTTCGCCCAGGTCAGCAGCGATTGCGCTACCCATTTTGTTCAGGTTACGCATTTCCGCTTTAGCCAGAGAACTGGTGCGCAGATAGTTTTCAGCGCTTTCAGTGTCGATGATGACCAGCTGGTTACGTTGCAGTGCGCGGCGCAGGTGCGTAGATTTCAACAGGCTCTCTTTGGTAGCTTGCTGAGTCAGGTCGATCGGGATGAAGGTAGCAGGTACGAGGACTGGAACAGGCTGTCCCATGTCGTCCTGTGCGCTGAACATTACGTTGCCGCGAGGATCGGTACGGTTAGCAACGTACATAGGTGCGACAGGGTTCTGGCCGTAACGCTCGTTGTAAGTGGTGAGCGTAATAGGTTGTACTTTGGTGCTTGCTTTATCTGACATGGTAAATCTCCGAATTGCATTTCATTAAGGGGCCGAAGCCCCTCAGGTAAGATTAAGGTGCAGAAACAGTTAACGTTTCAACGTAATCAACATAGCCCGCGTGTTGTACTTTCAACTCTACTGGTGTACCTTCTACCAGCGGTCCAGACAGAGTGATGATGAAGTCACCCGTTGACGCGTCAGCCACAGCATCACCAACAACGCTACCCTGCGTCAAGGTGACAGTAGAACCAGGAGTCGCTTGTCCAGCAACTGTGTCTTCACCGACAGCCAGATCTGCATCAAGCTGGCCGAGAGCCTGTACTGCCAGAGCGACATTGAAGACCGCAGGCAGGTAACCGTTGCGTGACAGTTCGATACGAATCTGACCAGGCACAACGTTAGTAAATCCATCAACAGAGAACGCACCCTGCGGGTTTGAAGACGCAGTTTTGGTTTCGCCGTTCATTGTGATCTTAACTGTAGCGCTAGCCACAGTATCACCAACTACCGCAGTCTGACCATCTTGCGCTTGTTGCAGAGTAGGCTGCGCGAACTCTTCCAGAATGTTGAACGACGTTGAGGCATCTTCATAGAAGGCCGACGTCAGATTCACAACACCTACAGAACCCACACCCGCTTTCGCATCAACACCAGTCACAGACCAGTGACTTGATTGCAGGTCAACAGTACCTTCGTACAGACCTGCTTGCACAGTCAGCGTTACCGCTACGTCATTCGCTTCTGCGCTCAGGCCAGTGATTGCGCCGCCGAATGCTGTCTGATTCTCACCGATGCTATCAGCGTTATCGACAGCCAGTACAGGAGCAGGCAGTTTGGTAGGCTGCATGGTAGCAGTCGCTTCGTCGTAGCCGTCTTTTTCCAGCACACGAATAGAGACTTCACCTTTAACAGCACCAACAACAGCAGTCCAATCGCCGTTTGCAGCAGCAGTAACGAACTGATTGGACTGGCCAGTGATGATGATTTCGATTTCAGCTTCTGGACTTGCCTTACCTGCCAGCGCAGTAGACAGGAACGGTGCGCTGTTAATCTGAGCCAGACCAGGAACAGAGTCAACCATGTGATTGACAACGTTATCCAGATAATCAGCAGCAGTGATCGTCAGGTGAATAATGTCAAACGGCAGTGGGTCAACGTTAATGCTAAACGCACCCTGACCATCAGCCTGACCAGTAAACTCTTTGCTCTGCACCGATACGATGATATTAGCATTCGCAACAGTGGTTCCCGATACAGTTGTCTCTTTAAAGACAGCGTGTACGGTAGGCGCAGGCATTGGTTGCAGAGGTTGCGCACCAGCATTGAAGTTGTAACGAGCAGGCACGAAACCATCAGCAGTAATGGTGATTGAGAACACACCTTCCTGCAGGCCAGATACGTCAACAGTGAACACACCGCTGCCGTTAGAAGTACCAGTCCAGACGTTACCGTTTTGCTCGACAATCACAGTAGCGTTAGGAATAGTTACGCCGTCAACCGACACGGCACCAGCAACTGGCGGAACAGAAAGCTGAGGCATCTGAATGCCGTCACCTGGGTTTGGCATTTCTTCTGGGTTCAACAACACCAGACGTTGCGTTTGCAGCAGCGCTTTCAGTTGGCTACAGGCCAGCAGATTTTCCAGCGGTGCTTGCTGCGTCAGGTCGATAGCGTTACGAGATGGCGGGACAATGATATCCTTCATCTGGAAGTTATCGCCTGGGCATTGGAAAAAGATTTGACCCAGTGGCTGCGTCTGATTGACCACCAGCATCTGAGGCTCTTTCAGAACGTTGCGACGAATGATCGCGCGATACTGATCGAGGGAGATAAAGTTACTCATGAGAGTCTCCAGATTGTTTAAGATTTTGTAGCGACTGGCAGAACATTTGATACTTGCGAGGAGTCAAACGCAATGCGTCTTTTAAATTAAAGTCGGAATTGGTTATTTTACCCACCATGTCGCCGAATCGTTTTTCGTCGTCGAGGTATGCGAGCATCCACGGACGGTAATCATTGAACGTTTGGACCAGATAGTTATGTACCTGATCGACCAGACGACTGCGGCCTTCTACATATTGAAAAGACCTATCGCAATCAGAATCATCAATCCCGGCAATAAACATAGTAAGGCAGATAGCATTGCGGGTACGATTTTGTGCGCGTCGAATCGTACTGTCCAGTTGCTTCTGATCCATGTCTTTAAGTTCAGGAAAGAGGCCACGTTTATAATAAGCGATCTCCTTGTTAGAGATTGAACGGTCGGCCGATTCTTTACGGTCAAGCGCCATGCAGCCTGTCGGAGTTTCGCGTGTGCAATACTGACAGGTCACTATCGGGCACTGACCACGAAAACGAAATGGTTGAGGCTTCTCTTCCATCTCAGGGCAATTGATAATAGGCCGTGTGTCCTGAACGACACGAACAGGAATAGCCTTAGCTTTTGCTTTCTTTGTTTTTACGGCAACAGTCTTTTTAGCACTGACTTTGACCGATCGTTCTTTCTTCAACTTCGCCATTTTCAATATCCCACACGCGCGTTAACCAAGTAAGGATATTTACAGATTAATTGGTGGACACGAACGGGAAACCTACGGAAACCGAGTACAGAGTTTTGCCGTTTGCTGGACACACCAATGGGTCACGGTAGGTGAATATTGGGTCGGTCAGTTGCAGCACAAACTCTCTGGTCTGCTCGTTGTAGGTGCGCTTGAATCCAACCACACGATACTCGTCAATCTGCGCCGCAATCTTAGCGCGGAAATCTGCTTCGGGGAAAGTTGTGTCGCTATCAGAAGTCACAGTGATTAACGTTTCATAGGTCGCACGGTGCTCGGTGTTCACACCAACATGACCTTGCGCCAGAAACTCAACTTTGCCGTATTCGCTGAGGATCTCTTTCACTACGCGTAACAGTTCAATTTGTTCCATATGTCCTCACAACACAGGTGCGCCCAGGAATCGTGGTACGTACACATCGACAACGCGATTGAAGCCAGCGAACGGTTTGATTCCTGAGTGACGATAGAAGGTGTAGACGCCTATAAGACTGGCATCAAATTCGTGAATCGCTTTGCGACTCTTTTTAGACGTCAGGTTATAGTGTGCGTAATAACCTTTGAGGTCCATTGTGCGGTTGAATGCGTTCTTCCACTGGCTAGCCGTAATCAAATCGAGTGGGCATTTCTTTTTGAGTGCGAAGAACGAGATAACACCAAGCATGAGACTGATAGCCTCAATCGTGTTACCACCTAGACCACGCGACTGAAAGCGCTCGAAGCACATAGCATCGAATGGTCCGTATAGCTTCCACATCAGTTCTAGCTCTGCCAAAAACTCCTTGGTGGGCTGTCGCATGTCGTGGTGCAGATTCTGGATGGGTTTCTTAAACATCCGCGTGCCGAGCACTGTAATGCGCTTGTCCTTAAACTCCTGAACAGACAACGCGAAGTTAACCTTGCCCGGGTCGCCTGAAAGAATACGCATAAAAGGCTCCGTGTTTTAACGTACTCTAAATAAGTATTTACTAGGGGCAAGGTCCTAAATTTTGTACACTAATTTAAGCCACACAGAGGAGAACGATTATGAGCTGGATTGAACGCGGAAGACCGCGAACTGCTTACGACCGCCATAAGACCTACGAAACCGAACGCGTCCAGCAACGCCTCGACTCGGTGCAGAAGGTTGTGCAGTCGAAAGTTGAACAGGCGTTACAGGTTGATGCGACCGATATCGTCATCTTCAAGAAAGCGAAGATGGGTCTAACCTGTAGCTGCAACAAAGTGGACAACGATATCTTCGACGAACAGGTGGGCGGCATGAAGTCGATTGGCCGCGAATCATCTGTAATGGACGCGAACGTTAAGATCGCACCAGTATCGAAAGGCATGTTTGGTGGTGGACGCCAAACAGTAAGCCTTGATGATATCGACGACGGCATGAACGCTGTAATGGGCGCTGCCGATCTCATGGGCAACGGCGACGAGGAAGTGTCGAACGGATGGGATGCAGGTAACGTTGCGAACTGCGGCATCTGCTTCCGTCAAGGCATTGTGCCTGGCTTTATCAGCACAGGCTTCGTGTACAACGTCATGACGCACCATCACGCTAAAACACTGACAGCGTATACGCTCGATCAATCCACCAGCCCTGCGACATTCAGGCAGGTACGTAAAGACGGACACGTTGATTTTGATCAGCTTATTCCAAAATACTTTACGCAGGCGACTTATTCGGTACGATTGAATGAACAGTTGCTGCCTGCATTCCCGCGCCCTGTACTGGTCGTTAACGGTGTAGAACAGGAGTTGACTGCTGCGAATCTGGAGCCGTGGCGTGGTAAGCATGTGATTGTGCGCGTCAAAGGCGTTGAGGCTTTCACACACGCCACAATCATCTTCGATTTAGGTGTACCTGCGGTCAAAGGCAACCTCAGCGAAGAGGCCAACGTGTTGAACTACGATCAGGAACTGACTGTCGGCAACCTTACAGTCGTTCTGCCTGCACGTTGTGGACCTCTGGAGCCCGAGGACATTCTTGTTGTGCCTTTCAAAAACTACGTGCTGAAAGTAATGGAAGCACCGAAGAAACGCACGGCCAAGAACGATCAGTGGGAATGGGTGTGTACCACTCGTCCTGTACAGCGCAAAGAAGTTGCGTACAACATTTTCAAAGGCTATAAAATCCGATAGGAGATTCGAATGACACGCATTATGATCAGCCTGAATAGCGAAGCTAACGGCGATATGACGAACAAGGCGCAACCTGCTTCTGATATTCCAAAGAGCTGGCCTGACCAGAATAAGCTGACGGGCAAGATTCCGTTTGACGCTAACCAAAGCGAGACAGCGGACGACATGTTCGACCCTGATAAGGCTGTTGAAGGCGATGCAGACCTGCGTAACGGCAACACTAAGCCGGGCGCAGAGGGTAAAGCGTCACGCCCTGACGAGAACTTCCGTGCTGGTGGACGTACTCAAAACGAAGTGGAATCCACGCACTGCAATAAGCAGAATGCGCTTGGACAGCCTGTTCGTTTCACAAAAGACGACATTATGGGCGGTGGACGTTCGTTCCAGGACCTGTTTGGCAATATCTTTGCTGATATCTTCGCAGATCGTCGTGTGCAGCGCACCATGAGCCGTGTTGCAAACGAAATGGACACACAATCTCTGTCTCGCGGCAAGTCTAAATCAGCCAAAATGCGCTCGCAGATGCTTAAAATGGTTATGCCTGAGCTATCGCGTGAACAGGGCGAACGTTTAGCGACTGCAATGCAGGAACACGACGGCGAAACAGTGAAACGCATTCTGACGCAAATAGGCGTCAAGCTCGGGAAGCGCGTTTCGCAGAAAAAGTGATAATCGCGGAGGAAAGTCCTTGATTTTATTCGGGTTTTCCTCTGTTTTTATCCCCTTTGGTTAAAAAATGAACAGAAATCGCGCCAAATTTGAAAAAAATTTACATGGTTTCAGGGAGATCTTTTTGAAAATCGAGATCGTCCCAGGGCGTATGTTTAAGCGTATAGAAGGGTGGTTATAGCTGCTGTTTGATGCGATCTAGATTTTTACTGGTACAAAAACGGAGTGCGCCTAAAGCCCTCATGTATATCTGTATATCCCGTGCCTTGAGCGCGCCGCTCGATCGCCCAGCGTTGCTTATCTGTCGTACCTCTTCTGTACGTGCTTCTGCTCCCTTGCTTTGCAAGCGGTTTCTGTAAACAACAAGAAGAAAACGAGCAAAAGAAGTGATTCAGGAGATCCGAATGTCTTCTTTTATGAAAAAGGGTGAAGCACGCCTGATTACGAACCCAACGCACCAAGAACTAGCACCTCTGGTGTGGGTACGTGATAACGTCGTAGACAAATGTCCGTACGACGGCCCGAAGAAGCAAGAACAGGAGTTTCGCCGTCAAATCAACCTGTTCTTCTGGCATGTGCTTCAATCGTCTATCTATCCGACGAAAAGAAAGAAATTTGAGAAGTTCGGTACTGTCTGGGTGCCGTTTAGCAGAAAACTTGGTGTCAAAGAGCTTCCGATGGTATTCGGGTGTGAAAATGCGCTAAGAGGTCCTGTAGGGCCGCGGTGGGAACGGACTGAGAAGCATTTTAGTCGGGCCCTTGAGTGGCTTATTGCTAACGTGATGGATTACAAAAAGCATATCAAGAAAACGGCCGCTACTCCTGGTCGTTGTCGTGAGTTCAGGATTAAGCGTAAGTGCTTGGATGCTATGTACCCAAATCGTCCTAAGTCCAGTCGTGAACTGTTAGAGCTTACTCGCTTCTATAGTCCACTCAAGGCTGTGCAAGAACGGTTCGGTCAAACGATTCTGGAGATGATAAGCGCGAGCGCCAACAAAACGTTTAAGCCTCGTAAGCATGACCTTGCCGGTGATAACGCTCGGTATGGGTTGCGGTCTAATCGAGATCGCGCTGCCCGTAAACTTTATACTGCGGTACTAAAGAAGATAGGTCCGAATGAAATTGCAATCGACCCAATTCTTGATTACCTAACGGTTAAGAGTTTCCGCGGCACACGTCGGGCACTCAAGCAGTACCATCAGGTGATGAGTTGTCTACAGGCTATTCTATCGGGGCCAATTCAGATTGTTTCGGAAGAGCCGTTAATTATTCGTTACTACCCAGCGTACACAATCGCTAAAGTTGGTGGTCGTCTGTTTGAGCAGGGTGGTGGGTTCCAATCCTTCCCTGCGGTTCTTAAACAGGCATGTAGTGTTGTCGGCGATAACTGGGATATGGCGAGTAGCCAACTCAACATCATCCGCAAAGAGTTCGCAGACAACGGTATCGTATGTCCTTTCCTTGACGACATACATTCTGTAAATGACATAGTGGACAAGCTCCAGAAAGCAAATCCAAACAACACCCGCCTATCTAAAAAGCTGGTGAAGATTTGTTTCTATGGTACGCTGTTCAGCGCTGACTATTTGACGAAGACCCCTCGGTCAAGCGCTGTCATGGCATTGCGCCCTCACTTCAAAAGTCTGAGTGAGGTGTATGACTTCGTGGAGTCGTGGAACATAGACTGCAAAACTTTCATAACTGCGTTGCAGCAATTATGCGAGGTCTATTCGAAACGTTTCCGTTACACAACCGAAGGCATGATGCTAACGTGCGATACAGGAGCCAAGTATGTTCTCGAACATGACCAGTGTGTTTCATCTCGCAAGGTGCGACGACGAACCATGAGTCATTGTATCTCGGGCATTGAGTCGAGTCATTTGTTCGAGGCGATCCTGAATGGTAATGTCGAACTCGTTTATTCGTTGGAGCACGATGGCGCCCTGCTGAAAACTAAGGGTGAGATCAAATCTGCGAAGGCCACGTTCGTCATTAAGAAATTTTCTGATACCCTTGATTTTATGGGTGACGATTGATGCAGAAACTTAAATACAACCCTAGGCTGCGATTGCGAATTGCTGCCAAACTTGAGATTGTACTTCGAGCAAAGATGAAGTCCGTCCCTAAGAAAGGGTTGGAGAAATTCTTTCAGGAAGAATACAAGGCTCTGCGTAGTAACCAAAGGAAGTATATCAAAAATCTTCTTCTGGTGGATTGGCCTGAGCATGGTAACAAAGATTTGCTGGATGAATATCTACGCGAAATACATGCAATGGCACAAACGGCAAAAGCTGGAGATAGACCAAAAGTAAATCTCGGTCTCGCGTTTCCATACCTGCGCAACTTCTATTGCTCGGAGTTGTGCGTGGCTATAATGTTTGCCAATCAAGCCTATGATCGAGAAGTCAGTCTGCCTTTTCCTAAACTGGAGATACGTGATCCAGATGTCGAAGAGGACGATGACGAAGTATGGGCCATGTTCTATCATGTCCTCGATGAACCTGATTAAGGAATAACGTATGACAGCTATCGTCAAACATATCTCCGTACACCCGAAGTTTAAGTACGCCCGTCGCGTAGGTATCTTTGACGAGCTGGATAAACGTGAGGCCGAAGCCAAGAAAAAGCAATCGGCACCACGCTCTGGTTACAGTAGTGCTTCATCTCGTTTCCTGTACGTGGATAAGTTAACTCCGTACACCCACAGCCCTTTTACTCCTACTCCTGAGAACTGAGGTTACAATGAATAATCTCGCACACAGCATAATGAAAGATCTTGCTGGGAAGTCCTGTTCGGTAGAAGCTCATGAGATGCAACGCCCCTACATGAGTTTTCTCCAGATGAGCGCCGTGCCTTCTATTCTGGTGGACGCTCCTCATTTCTTTTCCAGTCAACTTGATGTTCCTGACTTTGCAATTGCTTATTTCGGACAAGACGAGTATGCAGGCCTGACTAGCGCTGACTGCCATCAGGTTAACTCGCTTTCCGATCTGCAATACGAACTCGACGAAATGAAAGACGCCACTGCGCCGAAACTCATTATCGCCGAGCTTGCGCACTTGGGCCTCGATCGTCCTGCTGCTCTCCAAATGATTGCAGACTATCTCGAAGACGGTGACATGTGGGATGAGCAGGCCCTTATCTCGATTGAGCCTGCAACAAGCTGGGGCGTCCCTTCCGCAGAGCAGGCAACAGGCCGAGCCGAAGGTCGCATCTTCCGTCAGGGCTACACAGCGGAAGTTCACACGATGAACATCGTTGATCAACTATAAAGGTCGTTATGAAACATAGTGAAAAAGATTACCTTGTTGTAAGGCAGGGTAACAAAAACCATTTGGTACTGGCTACCGGCAACACTGTTGGTCTTTTGGCCAACACGCTGAGTACGCCAGATCCTGAGACGATCAAGTTCAGTCCGAAGTCTGGTGATGTGTTGTGTGTTCTCGGACCAGACCCTGAGCCAGGTATGTCAGTGTGTGGCGTGACTGTCAGACCATACGCTTCGATGCCTGTCTACGGCGGACTGCCTCGTTTATCTCTTTTCGGTCGTGAGGCCGAAGTTGCAAAAGCGTGTCGTGTTGGCGTTAAGAAACTTCCTAAGGTGATTGAGAAATATCATCTGGCGGAAGCTGTACGCCGCTGCAAACAAATCAACTTCGTCCAGCAGTCAGGTTCGAAGACTCATGCGTTCCGCAGCAAATTCCGTAAAGATGAATGGCACGATGAGATCACGGTCTTCGTTGATCGTGACAGCCTGAGCGTTGACGTGTACAACCGCCTGATGATCGCACTCGGTGAATCAGTGTGGACGCACCTGCTAAGTTCTAAGCGTAAAGTTCGCTGGATGATGCTGTTCAAGAAACTGCGTAACGTCCAGAAGATCACGCAGACGCATCTCGAAGGTCTGTTGGAAGATTTCCAACGTGCTGGTGATGCCAAAGACGTGAAGAACGTTGTTAGCGAAGACATGCTGCCTTTCGTTGACATAATCTTCCGTACGATTGCTCGACAGAACTCTATCTCGGTCCGTGAACTGGAACTGATTGCTGCTAACGATAGCGCGGCGGTTGCAGAACTCTGGCCTGGTGAGTTGCAGATCGCAGAAGGTCGTCCTGACCTCGACAAAGCGATCATGAAGAATCCAACCACGCTATTCGCCAACGTGTTTGCTCGTCACATTGACGGCATTGACGTAGGCAAGACACTGCGCAAAGCGATCAAGAATAGCCTGAAAGAGATTCGCGGCGCTGAGTGATGCAACGCCTGTCCCGCATTAAAGCAGAGCACCTGTTAATACGTCAAGGGTTGCGTCAGGCCCTTGACTATTTCGATCAGACAGCGACCTCTCACCCGCTCTATACTCGTGACTTCTCGTTGAATGTTGTGCTGACCGCACATGCGATGTTGAACATTGAACAAGGTCCGCAGTTAGAAATAAACCTGTTGCTCGCTTCACTCTTTCTTCGTATGCCGACCCGACCGGACTACGATTTCATGCACACCGTAGAAGCGGTGCGTAGATTCTTCAAGCGCTATCCAAACATAGGCAATGCAGACCGAGTCATCTCATACATCCTCGATCAGGAAACAGAAATGCGACCTGTGACAGCGATGGGCAACGTTCTCCACGATGCTGAGATACTCACGTTCCTCATTCAGCCTCCGTCTTCAATCATTGAGTTCGTTCAGCAGAAGTTAGGCAGGGACGTCATTGGTTCTCGCCTGTTCCTTGAACGTATAGTTGTTTCTCAAACGATGTACACCTCTCTCGGCCGTGACATGCTTCGAGATTTGAGTGCGTCGATACTTGTTGATCTGAGGGCGTAACCATGAGCGATGATGATTTCCATTTTGAATTTGGTGCAGAAGATATGGACTTCGATAGACCACTGCATATTGTTATGCAGGACGAGGATTGCATCATCGGTCACCTACTTCCAGATGATAACGGTACAACGTGGATGCTTGGCGCGTACTTCATTAATGAGAACGAGTCTGGTCCGTTCAACGTTGAGTTGATCGAAGTTCCAAACTTCCGACTCGACCCGTATGCTAACGTTATGATCGTAACCAACGCAGATGAGATGCGCCTGACTCACCTTGCTTGTCAGTTGAATCTCGGCTTCATCAACGATACACCTTTTCTGTGCAACAGCACGAGGCATTAATGATTAAATATATTTTCTTCGACATGGACGACACGGCATTCGATACGCATAACTTCATGCTGTGCTATCTGATGAACTGGGGAATCTACCCAGGTACCGACACGTACATTACGCCAGAGAATGGTCACGAACCTTTCGTGGAGATGCTGGCTGACGGTCGCTTCATGCTCGAAGCTAACATGCGTGACTACTTCATCCAAACGGTTGCAATGCTGGTGCGCGACGGTTTCAGTGTCGGTATTTGTACGCATCGTGGCTATCACGCCAAAGGTGAACGCTACACACGCAAGGTGTTGGAGAAGCACCTGTCGTTGTTTGACCACATCGACTGTCTGGACTCACGCCAGCATCCTGATAAGATTGCTTACCTGAACGAGAAGTACGGTGAAGGTACTTGGATTCTGGTTGACGACAATCCAGTGACTGCCGTTCGTGATTCGTTCACTCGCGTTGGCATTAACGTTGTCCTGCCGAAGAACGTGCTGCTGTTCAACAAAGGATGGAACATGCACGTCGATCATCCGCACCGAATCAGTTCGTTTGATCGCAAACATTTCTTGCAAAATCTCGTTCCGATGTTGAACTAAGAATTGTCTGAATATTGCAGGATGTTTCTAATTTGTTACAGTACAAAACAGCGCATATGGAGTGTGCGTTGACTGTTTAGTTCGGCTTATTTCTTTTTGCCGAATTGGGGAATAGGCCGAACTCTTTTTTGTACAGACTCGGCCACAGAGTCGGGCCGTTAAGCGTAACACCGCGTTATCGCTAATGGCCGAAAGCGGCTGCTCTTTGCGGCGGGAAATGCTACCATCCCTGCCGGCCCGCTGCATGACAAGAGCGTAAGACCGCAAGCGCTACCGTGCTGGTGCAATCGAAAAGCACGGGGAGAACACCTTCTGCCGACCGTCATCGGTTGAGGGTGAACTCCAATAGGAATTCCAGCGAGTACCTATTGGAGTTTAAGATTTGTCTTACTTTATTCTTTTGTGACTACTCCAGTAATCTGTAAACATAATTCAGAGCAATGAGAATTTCGTTTTCAGGAGACTAGATGCTGAGAAAACCAAGCTACCGTGTTGTCGCCGATTTGATTGAGGCTGACGGTACATTCACCACTCACTGCGTTGAGAGTGGCATAAAAGATTATGACGTTGTGGAAAAGAAACTTGAGTCCATCAAGCAGAACCCACCGTCCCACTTTAAGCAATTCTTCCGCGTTGTACCGCGTTGGGAGATGAGCTTTGCCTAATCGACAGCGCCCACTGCCGATGCGTTATCATTCAAACCATTGTAACACGTAAGGACCCTCCGTTTTGGATGTGGTCCTTTCTTTTTGTCTAAAATCTGTAAATAACTGGTGTAACGCATTAGAACTAAGGGCGAATTGAAAATGGCTAAAGAAGAAAAGAAAAAGAAGAAGTCGCGTTCCTTTGGTGGTGATACGCCAAAGAAAAAGAAAGGCGATTCTTCCGAGTCTGTTGAACTGACAACGATTAACTTTGCTGATCAGTTTAGACCGAAACGTATCGAAGACTATGTTGGTCAAGACCACATCGTTAAGATCATGAAGGGTTGGCAGAAGTCGAAAACGATTCCATCGACAATGATCATTACTGGTCATTTGGGTTCAGGTAAAACAACGTTTGCGCGTCTGGTTGCGAAGTATATCAACTGCGACACGTTCTCGGCCTGTGGCAAATGTCGTTCGTGTGAAATGCACGACCGTGGCGCACACCCCGATGAGCAAGAGTTCGATATGGGTGGCGATGCTGGTAAAGTTGAAGGCAGCCAGAAGATCGTGGACAGCGCACCGCTGAGTCCGATGTTCAAACGTCGCGTATTCATCTTCGACGAATCGCACCTCATGTCAAGCGCAGCCGAATCCAAGTTGCTCAAAATTGCAGAGCAGCCTCCAGCGCACGTTGTATTCATCTTCGTAACTACCAACCCGGAGAAGATGAAGGGCACGATGATCAGTCGCATGACGCAACTGCCTATCAGACCTATTCCAACTGATGTGATTCACAAGCGACTGATTGAAATCGGTACGGCACTTGAGATCATGCCGAAGAAAGACAAGGCGCGTGAGAAAGCAGAAGCAGCACTGCATCAGGTAGCGGATTATGCTGGTGGTCAGATGCGTGGCGCAATCACGATGTTGCAGAATATCTATGCGTCCGTGAAAGGTGGTGAGGACTTCGATAAGAACCTCGTTGCCGAACTCGCAGCAGCAGACCCAGAGATCGATATGGAAGCGAAAGCTGTCCAGATGATCGGTGCGTATCTGGCGATGGACCTGATTGGTGTTATTCAGTTCCTGCGTGAATCGAACAACCCACGTGCAATCGTTGCGAAAGCTCGTTGGATTATTCACGGCGTGTTAGGCCATTACGCCGAAACGAATAAGTGGCAGTCGGCTGGCCTCAAGATGTTCATGAACATGACCAAGAAAGACAACATCAAAGTCAATCTGGTTAGTATGGTGTATCTGCAATCTGCATTGGCTGAATCCGAAGTAGCATTCAACTCAACGTCCGTACCAGCAGACATTATGTTGGAGTCCAAAGTGCTTACTCTCATGGCTGATATCTATGAAGGTAAGCTGGCAGTCAAGATGGGCGAAGACGACGAAGACGACAAGCCGAAGAAAGAAAAGAAAAAGAAGAAGAAGTAAATAAGTGAAAAATGGGTGGCCTTTGTGCTGCCCATTTTTGTTTCAGAATTGTCTGATCAAACACTAATTTTATATCACAATTAATCATACAGCTCTGGAAGACAATATGGAAATCTTTGTATCACTCTCGAAGATTACAGTAGGGTCCGAGGGCATGGCAAAAATTGATAGTCCATGCACGACCCCTGACCTGAAGAAACTCGCATCACTCATCTTCGGTCTAGCCCGTTTCGATCAAGACACTTTTGGCTCTATCACAACACGTAAAGGTACCTTGAGTGCTGTGCGTGAGGGAGAAGAAGGTGCTATCTGGTTGCTGGGCGATACACGTCTTAAAGATGCTGGAGACTTTCAGCAGATCATGAAGCCTATGCCAATGCTTGGTCCTACTGGCGCTGGTGACTTCTATCTGACGTTGAACGTTCCACAACGTCCTACTCAATTCTTGATCTGCCCTAAGGGTGGTCACTCCATTTTATGGTTCGGTACAGAGAAAGCTCTCGCCGACTATTACGCAGAACGCGATGCCAAGCCATCAGTTAAGATGATGCTGACAGGCAATCGTGGAAACGCATCCGTGATTCGTTCGTGGTCTGGCGCGGATATAGAAGACGAAGAAATTCTTCAACTTCAATCCGCATGAGGAGGTGATCCCCATCTCCTCGCTCACTACTGCGAGGTTAAATAATCGTAGTAGACCTAACCAGTCGGGTGCATAGCGCGCCATTCTACACAGGGTGGCCTTCGGGTCGCCCTTTTTCGTTTTGAGGTCTTATGAAGATACTTATCAGTTTGAGTGCGCGTACCAGCCCGCTCGAAGATACTCAAGTCTCCTTGGACAATTCGAAAGATGATCTCAAGGGAGCACAACGCCGCTCGCAGTTAGCGCGTAAGAAGCTGAACGACAAACAATCTGAGGGTGATACCAAAGGCGTTAAGTCAGCGCGTGAAGAAGTTAATCGTACACGCGATTCGGTGAAGACGCAGCAGGACATTGTGCGTACCAATCAGCAGCGGGTGTCTCGTGCTGGTGTAGTTGATCGTCTGGTCAAAGAATGGAATCGCCTTGATAAACTCAAAGGCACTGAGCAGGACACGGACCAGATTAAGGCTCGTCGCTCTGAATTGTCCAAGCAGATTATTGAGGCGCGTAAAGCTCTGAGAGCAATCAAGCGTCCTAAATCCACTATCAAGAAACCTAAGAAGCCACGGAGATACTGATGGAACTCACCGTAGATCTTTCTAAGCCTGTGCGCAACGTACCAACACCTGAACAGGACTATGCGGAGCTGTGTCGCATTGACGACAAGATTCGTGACCTAACTATGACGCAGCTGGAAGCACTACCTGCCGTCATTCATCTGATTGAAGATGAGCTGGTATGGCCTAGGCGCTTACGTCGTCAGCTATGTCGGCGCATTGGTATTGAAAACGAAAATGGACCCTTCTACGCAGATCACTATCTGGATAACGGGGTGCGCAAAGTATTCGCAGGGGCTGCCTAATGGTGGCCCTTCTTTTTGTCTATACCCTCAAAAACTGTAAATAGCGAGTATCATTCATACACTATACATAGGTCCTTGACTATGGAACGCAATACCTTAATCAATATCTCCGTATCAAAACGTTGGAATGTCATGCGCCACGACCGCGACATTCATCCTGTAACAGGCAAAGAAGAAAAGGTGCCGCAGTGCATCTTAGTCTCCGATCGTCCACTGACCGATGATCGCCTGAACGAATTACGTGCGCAGTACAACGCGCCTGAACTGTGGGTAGAACCAGCTGGAGTATTTCACTAATGGTTGTCGTAGCAAAAATCTTGAAGCGCGAAACAATCGCTCTGCCTCTGTGGCGTATTCTCAAGCCAATCATTTCTGACACACGCGAAGAATCCATCTCGTATGATGTGATCGCCGAATCGTCCTCAGAGTACACGCAGGACGAAATCGAAGTGTTTGAGCAGACGCATGGTAAAGGTCTGATACAGGAAGAAACTGTCGAGTATTTCTAATGGCCAAGAAGCAAAAGCAGAAACAGCAGCACGGTATCGGCCTGAAAGAGATTCACTTGCGCGATGTTGGCGTGTACAAGGAACTCGATATTGACGGCCTTGACAACGAGGGCTTCGCAACAATCTGCGGAAAGAACCTCGATAGTACGAACGTTAAAGACAACACGAACGGCGTAGGCAAAAGTATGCTGTTCGCTGCGATACCTACCTTGCTGTATGAAGCTGACCCTCTTGCGATGAAAAAGAAAGACAAGGGGAACATGCTCGGCAAAGGTAGCTCAATCGACCTGTCGTGGGAATCTCCGCTTGGTGGCATTGTGCGTATCGTACAGTCGGCCACGAAGTATCAAGTGTTCTTCAATGGTGAAGACCAGAAGGTTGGTCGTCAGGACGTTGCGCGTGGTTGGGTACAGAAGCACTGGCCTCTGTCCAAAGATGAGTTCTACAGCTACTGCTATATTCAGTCGCAGATCTCGCATCCGTTCCAACGCGCTGCACCTGCTGATCGCCTCAAGTATCTGACCTCGCTATTCAACCTCGATATCTTCGACAACATTCGTATGGCGTTGAAGAAGAAGCTGGACTTGGCCAAAGATGCCGAGACAGAATCGAAGGGACTGGCTGATATGTTCGACGTGACGCAGCGTAAACAAAACGCGCTAAACATTCACGCCGAAGAAAAGAATACTCTGGCTGCTATCATCAAGCATCTCGATAAGATGAAAGCCCGACGTAATGATCTGAATGGTAAACTGGTAGAACTCAGTACGGCGCGTAGCAATGCGCGTAAGTACGAGAAGCTGAAACACCAACTGGACACTCTTGGCATTGAGACTACTGATCTCAAAGGCGAACTGAATGACCTGCGTGGCCAGCTTATCGAGCATGACCGTTACGAAGATTACGTGGAAGCTCTGGAGGAGTATGAAGCGGAGCTGGCCGAAGTTAAGAAACGCATCAAGGCACTTGGTGATGTTGCTGACCTCGATAACAAGAAGTTGCGTAAGAAACACGGCAAGCTAGTTAAAGAGGAAGAAGAACTCCAAGAGCTACTGGAGAAGGTAGATGAGCAACAAGAAGAATACGACGACTGGCGAGAAGCCTGTGAAAAGCTCACCAAACGGTTGTCTAAGCTCAAAAGTCCTAAACGAACTCAGGAAGAGGCACAGGATGCCAGAGCAGAATCCAAAGCAATAGTTCAGGCGTATCGTGCTTTTGAGGAGCATGAGCACGATGGTAACTCTTGTCCTACTTGCGGTCAGGACGTTGATATCAAAGCCATGTCACGCGCAGCAACCAAAGCGCAGGCTATCATTGACGAGTGCATTACTGATATCGACTACCACAAGCTGAATGCCGAACTCACCGCGTTGCAGTCAGACAAAGTGAAGAAGCCGAAGCATGATCGCAAAGCGCTTGAGAAGAAACTCAAGGCAGCAGGCAAACAGCTTGACCAGATCGAAGAACAATTCGAACAGGCCAAGAAGCTGGAGAAGCTGCAAGCACGTAAGGCAGCGCTCAAGAAACCTAAAGCGGTCAAGCAGCCTAAGAAAGCCCGTAAGACAATCAAGAACCGAATCAAGGACCTTGAGATTCTGAAAGACCTTCGCGCTGCAATGAAAGCTATCGGTGAGCCAGAAGATCCGTTCTACATTCTTGACGGACGTTACAAAAAGATTGAACAGGAAGCTGAATCTCTGCGTAACGATATCGACAAGAAAGAGCGCAAGGCACAAGGCATCCAGATGCGTGTGCAGGAGCATGAGCACTACGAGGAAACATTACGTGAACTCCGTACTAAGCTCGCCAAGCTCCAGCCGTTGATTGATAAGCGCAAGGTGTTCGAAGTCCTGTATAAGGCATACAGCAACAACGCGCTCAAATTGAAAGCCGTTGAAAGTCGATTGAAACAAATCGAAGCCAAGCTGAACGAATACTCTGGCCTCGTCTTCCCTGAGCCTATGCGATTCGAACTGTTTACGACCAAGCAAGGTGTTGGTGCTACCGTGACCCGTATGATCTCGAAAAAGACTACGGACATTGGTATCATGAGCGGCGCGGAGACTAACTGCTTTAGACTGCTGTTCGCTGTAGCGATCATGCCGTTTATCCCAGCGAACCGTCGAACGAACTTTATCATCCTCGATGAACCTGATAATAGTTGCAGCCCTGCGGTGAGTAATCACATCGTTGAAAACTTCCTGCCGATTCTCAAACAGATTATCCCGAACATCTACTGGATAACTCCGAATGACGTCGAGCACTTCTCTAACAATCAATGGACAGTCACCAAGAAAGGTGGAACGTCCAGTCTGTCCCGTAAGGTGATATGATGATCTTCGGTCAACTCAATCGTGATCACGAAAAGAATAGTGTGCCGATGGACCCGGCGTACATCAATCGTAATCCACACATTTTCGCCAAGTACGAAGTAGTGGCAGATGCGAACTGCATGGAGGAGCGTGAGGAAGAATATTACGCTACCGCTATGCACCGTGCGCTGCGCATGAAGATGCAGACGCGCAAAGTAATGCGTCCGTCGCTGCGTGTCTTCATGAAAGACCACCAGCTCATCTGTCATCCTACTCTGGCAGAAAACATCGAACGTACTCTGCGTGAGTACACGGCTAAAGCGCTCAACACTGTGGAGTAACGATGCCTGTAATCGCGGTAACACGTCAAAGCCCAGAGCAGGTTATGGGCTGGCTGAAAAAGAAAGGTCATGCCGACCGAGTAACGTTTGTTCCTATCGGCGGCACCATTGACCCGTCGAAGAAATATCGCAAGTATTTGTTTGTCGTTGGTGCACGGGAGTATAGCCGTAACGCCGTTGCCATTCGTGATATGCCTAATCATATTGTCTATGTGTTTGGGCATTCCGAGTCGTTGAAGCGTTTCGGCCTCGACGTTGATCTCAAGCTGGATGAGATGCAGCCTCAGCGTGGTAAGTTGCAGCCTGTTGGTCAGTACCTTGATGACCTAAAGAAACGCGCTATCGACGGCAGCCTGTTCTATAGCCTGATGACATTCATCTACACCTTGCCGTCTAAGACACACCAGAAGCCTTTGACTGCGACGATCTGTAAGTGGATATTCAACGGTGGTCGTAAGAACATCGAGCGCGAGATCGACGCGATGCCTATCAAGCTCACTGCGATGCAGAGGCACACACTGATGAAGATTTTGGCAAAGCCTGTTGCAGACCGTTTGTGTCAGGCCTTCCTTGATCTCCACAGCGGTGCCTGTGAGACAGCAGGTGAAGCAGTCGTCAAACATAACGTGCAGGTGTTTGAACTTGGGTACATTCGCGGTAACGTGGAGAAGACTGCGAACATCACCGACACCTACGTTTCTAACCAGGGAGTTTGATATGAGTCGTAACATTCATGACGTTGAGCGTCACGGTACGTTGATGGTGCAGACGGACCCTAATGCCGAGCCTATCTGGAACATCTGCCCTGGAATGGGATTAGGTCGCATCGAACACGCCTCTCTTTACGAGTCGTCGAACGAACTGAGTCCACGCCAAATGGCCGAGCTGTCTCATGTACGCGAAAGCATGAGCGGTTACTCCGACGACGATCTTGAGTCGTATGCCCGCATAGGACGTAAGGCGCAACTGGCACTCGACCTGCGTAGAAAAGCACACATCACTCCTGATCAGGTGGACGCAGCATGTCAGCCGACTATGAAACGCTAATGCTGGTTTCGATACTCGCATCCTTTTTGATGCGTCCTGTTGTGCTTGGTATCAATCTAACCGAGACCAAACGCACAGTGTACATCATGGCAGTTTCATTATTCCTAATAGTGTTCTGCAACGAAGTGATGGAGATGACAACGTGGCATGTGTTCACCTACGTTATGTCGTTCACGATGATCTCTGCTGTGTATGATGGTGCGTATGAGGGCGGCATGAAGCACTATGTCAGAGGCTATGTGTTGCAGTACGGGTACCTGTCACACATCGGTATTATCTCAGGATTGATCGCTTGGTCAACGCGTTGGACATTCTAAGGGGCTTCGGCCCCTTTTGTCGATCTTGGAGCTAATTTTATCTAAACGCGTAGCACCTTCCGCTTTCTACTGAGGTAATTCTCATGCAATACATCCATTCTTTTTTCGGACTGGCGGGACCGTCCGCCCAGAATCCAAACGTATTTCTGTATGACAGCTCCGAAAGTCAGACGATCGACCTGACGAACCTCACTACTGCGAATGCTGTCGCACGTAAAGCCCGAGCAGTATTGGCATTCAATGGCTTTCTCAATCCTGTACGAGGTAGAAAGGACAACAAATACTATCTACCTAATTTGAAGTATACCCAGCCACGATCTTCTCTGATCGAGCGGACAACTGATATAGTCAAGCAGATAGGTAGCGGAACTCTGTCAGGAATTAGCTCCATTGCAGAGTCTCAGTCCTACGCTCTTGGTCTGGACGCAAATACAACTCTGCACATAGGTGAAGGCTCAATTTCCTTCACGCAGGATGGACAGGGAACTCTCGTGTTCCCTCCTGTGCGACTATCGGACGCTAACTGTCCGTACGGTCAATCAGGCTCTCCTCAGATAGGAATCAGATACGTTCATGAGGGCGGCAACCAAATGATCGGTATCGCAGCACAATATACAAGCGTGCCTGCCTGTAAGTTCATAGAAGTTAGGCCTTCGTATGCGTCAGTTGGTCTGCCTTTTCAGTTGTTGCAAGTCGCCACATCGGCGGGCGTGACAGGTGGCTCCAGCGGATATCCCAATCTAACGCAAACTACTGGTGATGGCCTTCTCTATCAGACGCAAACGGGTGTGGACGAAACAGTCCATCTGGATAAAGCGTTCTGCTATCTGAATGAGTTTGGCGGTTTCGTTAAGTTCGATAGCACTGATTTTGCATCTTTCGACGCTGTGCCTGGAACGCGCCCTAGAATGCGCTTCAAATCTTCAAACTTATCTGTCTGACGCTAATTTCGATACGTCGAATAAGAGGACTCATTATGGACGCTCTGACGTTTCGTAAGAAAGCCATTGCCGAGGTCATTGACCGAGAAGGTGGTGAGAAGTATACAAATCGCGCGGCGGATCGTGGTGGCCCTACACGTTGGGGTGTCACGGAGAAGAATGCTCGTGCATATGGCTATAAAGGCGATATGCAAAATCTGCCGTACGAAATCGCATACGCTATCTACAGCGCTAATTTCTGGGACTTCTGCAAATGCGATCAGCTTGCTAAGTACAGCCAAGAACTGGCGTTGTGGGTATTTGACTATGCAGTTAACTCAGGACCACCGGCTGCGATTGCTGAACTGCAAGACCAGTTGAATATCCTGAACCAGCGCGGTAAACTCTACCCAGATTTTGCCCCTGCTGCAAATATCGGACCTAAGACTATCGCTGCACTCGACGCCTATGTCAAGGTACGCGATATCAAAGTATTGGCTTATGCCTACAACGGCTGTCGTATTGCGAAGTTGAAGAACATCGCTAAGGCAGATGAAACCCAGGAAGATAACATTTATGGTTGGTACCAGCGTGTTATCACAATCACTAAACAGGTTGGAATTTAACTATGACTCTTATCAAACTGAATCTGGACGAATCTGTAGCGTCTACTTCTGCCAACGCTATGGCAAGCGTGTTCACTAAGCTGACGAAGAAAGAGTTCTTCGATCTGCTGGACGATGGTATGCCTTCTGACCTGAGCGGTCCGGAAGATATCATCGACTTCCGTTTCATTAGCTACAAAGAAGGCGTAGCTCGTTTCGGCATGGTCACCAAAGATGAAGATGAAGATATTGGCTTCAACGTATCTGGCATCGAGATTCGCATGGAACCAGAGTTCGATGACGATGCCAAATACTTCACTGATTTGGCGAAAGCTAAACAGGCGTTGAAGACTCTGCGTTAATGCAAATCTTCGTCTCCTTATCTAAGGGGCCTCAGGTAACAGCCCAGGCACTTTCGAGTGTCGTGGGCTTTCGTGTGTTGGACCATCGTCTGCTGCGCGAAACTGATGGGATCTCCTTCTACGCGTTCGTTGCCTTTGCTACTGACGATTCTGGTGATTACGATCTCAAGATCGCCAAGCTGATTCGCAAAGGCTTGTCAACGCATAGCTTCAAGATGGCTGATATCAAAACCGTTGGCGAAGGTTATCAGTCTGTCTATGATGCCTCTATGGCCATGGAGCGACTCGACACGAAAGGTAAATACAATTCGCTGTCTGCACCACCGCCTATTCAAAGCGTAGTGTTTACGCTAGCCGACTTCCAGATCCCAATCACGCCTGACTTACAGCCGCGTATTGATGCCTGGTGTGAAGCACAAACGATCTGCCCGCTGCGTTACGCTGTCGTAAATCCGAGAACTGATTCGATTGAAGTCGCATTCAAAGACGCATCGGCTCATAACTCCGATATCATCGAACAGATGTTGCGTAACTCTCTCTACCAAGCGCTGGGTGATTACTCCGCTGGTAAAAACTTCGATCTTCCCGGCCGTGCGCTGGTATAAGGAAAACAAAATGGCTCTCATTCGTATCAATATTGCTGACTCTCTGGTGTCAGAATCCGCTGCAAAGAAACCTGCATACCGTGTGCATAAGTTCGGTGGCGTTACTACGCTGCTTGTCAACTCTGCCAAGAAAGCAGAATTACAGGCTGTTGTTGGTCATTTGAAAAAAGCTAAGACTGCTGCTGTTGCCGGCATTACTGCCTCAATCAAGTCCAACACTGCTGCGACAAAGGCTCGCCAACTGCCTCGTGGTGATAAGCGCACCAAGCTGATGGCCACTCGTAAAACTGAGAAGGCGAAAGCTACTGCCGAAATCAAAACGGCTAAGGCTGCTCTGCGGGAAGCGAACAAGGTTGCTAAAGCTCACGGTCTGGGTGGTCTGAATCTACCTCTGTCTGCTGCTGATATCAAAACTGGTGTAGGTGCTGACAAGGCACTGAAAGCAATCCGCTCTACCAAATTGACTGAGTTCGGCGTTACAGGTAAGCGTGGTACCTTCAAACCGAAGTTCTTGAAAGAAGCTGCTTTCGACGCTATCGGTCAGAAGAAGTCTACGGCTAAACCTGGCATGGGACCTCGCGCTGCTGTTAAGAAAACGCAGAAAGCTGCTCCTAACAAAGCACGTAAAGGCGTTGTGGCGGGCGCTAAGTCACCAGCCCGCGCCAAAGCTGCGAAGATGGACCCAGGCGAACTGTCTGCTAAAGTCCATAAAGCGCTGCCTGACCTGCTCGATACTGTCGGCATCAAGTTCAATACGAAGACGAAATCTGGTGATGTGACTTACAACGCGAAAGGCCTGAAAGGCAAAGCAATCGGTAAGAACAACATCGTCATGACCGAACTGCGTATGCACCTGGAAGACAAAAAGATTCCTGTGCAGAAGAACCGCGATGGCTTCGAAATCCCTGGCGTCATTCGCTTTACCCAGAGTGACGATGGCGTTAAGTTCGAGCGTCTGGACAAGTAATTGCAGGTCTTCGTCAGCCTGAGTGCGCCCACAATCTACTATCGCGGTCTTGCAGAAGACTGGTCAGATGAACATGCTAAAAAGCAACACATGACTTGGGTAACTCCTGATCGTGCGTATGCCGATAAGTATGCGGAAGGTGGGCGCCTCTACAAATTTCATGCGGACCCAGGCCGATACGCCAGCCTGAAGTTCCGTTCTCTGTGGACGGAAGTAAAGTTCGCTGAGATTCATAGACGAGTGAAACAGCTTATCATGGAAGCCTTCCAGTTACATATGGTGGGCAAAGATGAAGCTATGACTCTCGTTAAAAGGTTAGACGCGCTAAACAAACTTATACCTGCATCTCAGTATAAGCGAGTCTACATGTGGTGGGATGAGTACACCGAGATTAGCAAGATACTCAAACTTGCTGGGTACGACTCAATCAAAGGTAACGAAGGTGAGCACAATGATGTGCCTACGTTTGGTATCTTCGACCACACGCGTGTCAAAATGATTAAGGAGTAATCATGTTCCAGTCAAAACGTCTGCAACTCGTTTCACGACGCACGGTGCAGATGATCAACTTCGGCATGGGCAAGATTATTGAAGAAGTATGGTTCGACCCAAAGAAGAACCGTAATGTGATCAAGACAGTCATAGTCTGACACCCAAAGGGCTTGCATCGAAAGGTGTAGGCCCTTTTGTGCTATGCCGTGGTACATCAATAAAAAACCAAGGTATATAACATGCAATATTTATCCAGTTTCGCACCTCTAAACGAAGCGGTGCATCCAGCCGTCCTGTTCTTTGATGACCAAGACGACCTTCCTGAATTTACCTTAGACACCATCGACGATACGTTGCGTCAAGCGCGTACGGTCTTAGGTACAGCCAATCAACTCAATCCTGTCCGAGGCCGTTTAGGCGAAAACTACTTCCTCACATTTTTGAAGTACGCCAAGAACGGTACTGGTGCTTACGCTGATGCCCCAACTATCACAACGGCTTCGCGCAATGTTGGTACCATCCACCATCATACATCTAATGGAGGAGAAGACTATAGACAAGGGCCTACTCGATATTGGACCAATCAGCCTCAAGACCGAGTATCTGTTTTAAATCCTGGTGACGTTGAGACTCTTAACTATCCTTCATGGCAGGTAGAAACCTCCATGGGACGATCCATCTATGTCAGTTATCTGCTGTCTGACGGTCAGACACTTACAGGCAAGTCGTGGTCTACTACATACGTGTCCAGATACAATACAATCAGTCCTGCATTTGCTGGCATCACTCCTGACGTGCGATTCATCGACTGCATGACACAGATATCCAGCGAGTCGTCCAATGGTACAAACCGTCCGTATCAAAACTCTGGACCTACTCCTTACACTGCACTCGGTGAGAACCTCACGCAAGTGGATGAGGCCATCAATCTGAGTCATGCAATAATGGCCATGGCAGATAATGTCTTTATGCGATTGACCGCAGGTGTAGATTTTATAACTGATGCGAATCTTGAACCGGGCACACGCCCGTACATTGATTTCCCTAAAAACCACACAGAGCTATAAGGAGCGTATATGTGGAAGTATGAGCAAACAACAGGCCGTCTGTATAACTCGGCTAATAAACTTGTCGCTACCGGCTATGCCGGTAAAGGCGAGCACAAGAACAAACACGATAGTCAGAACATCGTGGGTATGGGACCTCTGCCTGTAGGGCATTACACACTGAATGCTCCACGCCAAAGTCAGAAGACTGGTCCGTATGCTATGGATTTGACTCCAGCAAAAGAGAACGTGATGTTCGGCCGCTCTGCGTTCCAGATGCACGGTGATAGTATCAAAGCACCGGGGACTGCATCGTCTGGTTGCATCATCATGCCACGCAACATTCGTGAGCTTGTGTGGAACTCTGGTGATCATGACCTTGAAGTAGTGGCATAATCGCTATGTGACACAAGGACGTGTCTCAAGGAGGACTCACATGCAATACGTTAATGGAAACAACTTTGATTTCAGTGAAGCGCAAAACCTTCCTGAGATATTTCTGTTTGATACCGTGTTAGACTCTGGCGTACCTTCGTCGTTCAATTCTGTTTCTGATTTGATAGCGAACGTATCAAAGGCGCGATGCTGCTTAGACAGTGACGGCAATACAACGATTGTTGCAGGCAACGAAACTTATATCAGGTACTACACGAACTTGAAGTTCTCTGCTCCTGATCTGCCCTACACATTCAATGATTTGCTGTTGGCTAAATCGGGTACTCCTGTCTCATACACGGATTACTCAGTAGGCGAAGAAAACAATCGTATGTCGTGGATAATCCCTGAATGGACACCTAGATTCATTCAAGGATATAATGGAGGTGACGGCTATCTTGGTATGTACGTGCGTAGCCAGATCGCTAACAACAATATGAACTGTCGTCCTCGATACGATGCTACATTGTGTAGTCTCACTATGCAGAGTGCCGTTGCATTCGGAGCGGAGATGAACTTCGGTTCAACCAATGCCGCAATAGGATCGATTGCCACTACGTGGGATTGTCGTATGGAGTACAAAGACACTCCTACATACATGACCAAACCATTCATTCTGACTGTACGTTCATTCAGTAGATCTGGTGGCCTAACAGATCCTCCTGATCTCAAAGGCACACGCCCTAAACTGTACTTAGGCAGGGGTGGCCTGACTCCTTACCCTAACACGGAACAAGTGAAACCCAATCTCATGGCTTTCATTGCTGGTGACAGAGTGCTGACGCTAACCAGTGCTGACTTTTCAGTTAATGCAGGTGCAGCCTGTACTCCAGGGAAACGATATCCAATCGACGTCGGTATCAGCATAAAATCGTTTGATATTGACATGTAAGTTCTGTAAATACAGAGCATGGAAAAACTATCCTTCACCGGTCATCGCCCACAGTATCTGGGTGGCTTCGGCCCTGAGGCAAAACGCCGCCTCTATACTTTTGCTCATAGAAGATTGCTGCGTATCGAGAACGACACTGAAATTTGGGTTGGTTGCGCTCTCGGCTTTGACATGGCAATCGCCACTGCTGCTATCGAGCAAGGACACCGTGTTGTGTCATGTATCCCTTATATCGGATTTAATAACCGCTGGAATATGTCTAGTGTGTTTGAGCTTGACGGTCTGTTGAATAAAAGCCACGAAGTTCATATCGTGACGTCCAAAGAGGACTGGGTACATATGGATGGGCAAGAGGTGTTTGCGCTAAACAAGCGGAACCATTTCATGGTAGACAACACAGACCGTCTGATCGCTCTATGTTGTGGTGCACCGTCTGGCACACAGAACTGCATCGACTATGCGCTTCGAAACGGAAGGCGCGTAGAGTACTGGTGGAAAGATTGGCAGAAATTCCAGAGCCGATTCTGTAAATAGACGACATTGAAACCTGTGGATTACACCAATGAAAAAGAACAAAGTAGCGGCTTTCCTTGAAGCGCTTGTAACTTCTGACTGGCACTTAGAAGGCCTGTCGAGTCACTTCCCTGTTGATCACATTGACCGTCAGCTTGAAACGATCGACCGTATCTATCAGTACGCACTGGAGCACGGCATCAAACACATCTTTGTTCCTGGTGATATCACTGACAAGTTCAAGATGGACGATGATACGAAGCGTAAGCTGCTCCAGTTCTTCTTGAAGTATGACGGCATCATTGATACGTGGTATTGTGGTGGCAACCATGACTGGGCGGATATGACGAGCACCAGTGTGGACCTTATCAAAACGTTTTGTGAATGGGACTTCCTCAAGTCTCTGCACATATATCTTCGTCCAGAGCAGGTAGAGATTGACGGTATCGTGGTTAACTTCTTGGCTCACCCTGCAAGAGAAAGTATCAAGCACAAGAAGCCATGCCTTAACTTCTGCCACGTTGAAGCTGTTGGCGCTCTTGGCGATAACGGTCGTCCACTCAAGACGAAACACGATATCAAAGTAGACCCACGCGATTACACAATCAGTGGGCACATCCACTTGGCTCAGGTGCTGGAGAAGAAACGCTTCGAGTATTGTGGTTCGCCGTATCAGAAAACGTTTGGAGAAGCATTACCGAAAGGATTCATTCATATCCGTGCGCAGTACAAGAACAAAGAGCTGGTGGTTAAGCGTAAGTTTGTCGATAGTAAGCCAGGCTTTAGACTCGAAACAGTTGTGATTGAAAACCAAAAGGATTGGTCACGCCTTGAGGTAAACCCTGCGATTCGATATCGTGTTGTCGTCAAAGATACGGTGTCAATCCCAGCAGATATTCGTACTCGCGTTCCAAATATTTCCCAAATAAATTCCACGAATAAACGTGTCGATCTCGATAATATAGATACAGTTGATGTTAGCGAGCTGGCGCTTGCGGATATTGACCCACGTGATGGCCTAAAGGAATACCTGAAGGCTTCTGGAATTAAAAAGTCTTTGCGGGTTAGTGCTCGCAAGGAACTTAACGCGGTGTTATCTGAAATAGGGTATACTGCTATGTAAAAAGTTTTTAGGAAATTTCCTCAGGAATCCTGGAGAGATTATACTAATTTTTACATGCTGATTTCAAAAACTTTAATGTCCCGAAGGACGAAAGTTCAATTGTAACTTGAGGATATAATCATGGCCGTAAAACGCAAAACCACTTCCCCGACCGACCCGGTTAAAGGCGGCTCCAAGGCTAAGAAAGCCGCTGGTAAAAAACCTGCTGCTAAGAAAGCCGCTGCTCCTAAGGCTGCTAAGCCGAAAGCTGCGAAGAAAACCGCTGCGCCTAAGGCTGCTAAGCCTAAGAAAGCTGCACCTAAGCGTACCGCTTCCGAGAAGAAGTACGACAACGAACGTGCAACTCACCTGCGTAAGCAGGCTAAGAAAGGCAAAGCGAAATCCATCGAGCAGCGCCTGAAGGAACGTCTGGCTAAATACCAGGCTGGCCTGAAAGCGACCGCTGTTTCCCAGGGTAAAGTGCGTAAGCTCCTGCTGAAACGTCAGGCTGTTGCTAAGAGCAACCTGGCTGCTAAACAGAAAGCTGGTTACAAAAACCTGATCCTGAAACAGAAAGCCCGTCTGGCCGCGCGCAAAGCACGTAAGCCAAGCATCAAAGACGGCAAACTGGTGACTCCGAAAGTAGCACCGAAAGCCGTAACTCTGGTCAAGCCTAAGCTGAAACCTCTGCCGCGTCTGAAAGGTGGTAAAGAAACTACCGCTAAACAGGTTAAGCACAAAGGTACCGCAGCGCAAAAAGCTGGTGGCAAGAAAGCCGCTAAGACCAAAGCAAAAGGTAAAGTAGTCGTTTAATCGACCTGGTCGGTATGACGTTACAAAAACAAAAGGGGTGGCTTCGGCTGCCCCTTTTGTCGTTTCTGCACCCAAAATTTGTAAAGTGTTCGAGTATACTATGTTGGGTAAAACTGACCTTAGTCGCTAATTTTTACTCGACATGAATAATAGACCCAGTAGAGGATGATCATGGCTAAGACTGCCAAAAACAATGAAGTTAGCAGTATCAGCGCATCTGTTGACTATAACTCTGGGAATATGGCTGCCCTGCGTGGTGCTCGCACAGCGAAAGAATTCCGTAATGTACTTGATAAAGTAATCGCTAATGCCACCTCAGTCACTATTCCGAAGAAACTCCTGTCTGTCAGCGCTAGCCCTAAGGCTGTTGAGCTGGCAGATCTCGAAGGTAAAATCAAAGGCAAACAGGCTAAAGCGATTGACCTCAACCAGGTTATTGACCTGACGAAGATTGATATCACTGACGTGCGTTCTAAAGCACAGTACAACCAACAGGTGAGCAATCTCTCTCAGGCAATCGGTGAACTGTCTGTTGCCTACCAGATTCTCAGCAGCAAAACTTTCAGCGCGTTCAAAGATCAGAATGCCGCTGCCAAGAGCCTGTTGAGCGTCATCGAGCAAGCGAAGAACCAACAGCAGAAGCTGGTCAAACTGATGAGCATCGACGTTAAGAATGGCGCTCCGAAAGAACACACCAAGCTGGCTGCGACTATCGCTAACTACCTGTCGAAGATTCTGAATAAAGAAGACTATTCGAAGATTCGTACACGTACCTTCATCGCGTCGGGTACTGACCCTATCTGCTTCCAGACCTATGTGTTCATTGATAACTTCGTGAACTCAGAAGGCCTGCATTATCCGAACTACGCTCTGGTGCTGTCTACCACGATCGCGGTTGCAAGCGGTATCAGTGAGAACTTCCTGACGTCACTCGTTGACGAGAAAGTTCCTGGGTCATTCCCTATGGGTCGTCTGATTGCTACTGCTCCAGAAATGAAGCGTACTATCAACCAGCTCATGGCTGTTGACGGCTTCCTGAACTACAGCGAACGTAAGCCAATCAACCGCTCTACTCAGAACCTGCGGGATACAACTCAGCTGGGTAATGCTCAACACGATATTCGTGGTCGTAAGAAAGAGATCTTCGACAACGTGCGTGTGCAGAATGATAGCCTGTATGTTCGTCTGGTGCAGGGCCTCAGCCCGACCGAGAAGAAAGAAGCTATCACCGAAATTCTGGGCATGGCGAGCACCGCACTTCGCGCTGGCCGCGGCGGTAAGAACAGTATCATTCACCAGATCGTTAACGGTCGTAACGGACGCGAGTTCGTTAAGGTCAGCCTGACAGGTTCTGGCGGTACTGCTAAAGGCGTGTTGACGCTGCGTAAGATCGATGAGATCGCAGACGTTATGGGCCTGAACCCGCAGCAGAAACGTTTGCTCAAGCAGTCGGTTAAGTAATGGCGTTGACGCACTTCAAGGTAGATCGCACATTCAAGGAGAACACGTATAGTGGTCAGTATCGTCCACAGCAAATGCGTTCTGCTTCTCCTTATGTGCTCGATACTATCCTGCGACAAGTCCTCGGCTATTTGATTGAAGCGCAGATGCCTTTCACTAAGGCTCAGAACTTCACTCTGGTAAACGTGTACAGTACCGATAACGATATGTCGATGGGTTATTCGAATCGTCCAGATGATTCGGTGATTATGATTGACAGCGGTATCTGTTTCACGTTCTGCCTGAAAGCTCGCGCCAACCGTATTCTCCCGCAGCCTATGACTCAACTTGGTCGCGGGCGTTACTGGCGCTTGTGGGGCGTGGACAATAACAACGAGTACATCACTATCGGTCTTCCTCGTTCTGTTATCTTCGGCCTGAACGGTAACGGCGTTGAGATGTTGAATGTGACGTATAACACTGTGGGTGTTGTCACCCGCAACTACGTTCAACTGGTATCGAGTTCGAACCTTGCTCCTTCGCAGAGCGCTCGCGATCTTGCATCGCAGGCGAACCAAGTGAAAGACCTATCGGTATCGAACCTGATGCGTACAGTGCCATACGATGAGTGGCACTTCAACGTGAACATCTGGAAAGATTACTCGGAGATGCTTATCCCCGACGTGATGCGTAAAGACTTTCCGCTGTACTTCTGTATCTTCATTCTGCCTGGCCTGTATCTGCCTAACGTGGGCAAAGCTGGCACGGCGTACATCGAGAAGACTGTGGTTGACTTCGTTGCAAAAGGCCTGATGAAGATTGCTGCTTCGCTCGCCTCGCCGATTGTTGATCAGAGTCCTGAACTGCTTGCTGCCCTCTACCTGTTGCTGACTCCTACACAGGACACCAGCGATATGGAAGCGAGTAACGTGGAACGAACGAACTTCGTGCGTAGCTACTTCTACAACCTGAATCAGAACATGCAAAACGTTCCTGACTATCAGGCTAAGGTAGTGCGTACAGCGAACTCCAACCACGTGTCAATGGCGAGAGCGCTAATCGAAGGTGGGTATAACGACCAGCTACGCAATCTGATTGAGTATCTGGGACTCACTAAGGCAGACTGATATGCGCACAACAGAAGGTAACGTACTGGTAGTCGAGGAAAGTTTCTATAACGACCTCGACGAACCTCTGTACCCACTATCGGATGACATGGGGCCTGTAGTAAGCCTCATTGATCCCGAAGATAGATCGGTACTGGCTCAAGTGGTTGCAACGCCTGGTGAAATTCCTGGCGCCTGGACCGCTGATGTTGCCGTGCCGAACATGGGGCTGGTGGACGATAAGCGTCTGCTGCTTTCATGGCGCTATGAGTCCGAAGAAGGAATCATGCAGTCCCGTCAGGAACTCATCGTTGAGCCACTGACTGAAAACCGTGTGACAGATATCGTATGCCTGTTCGGTGATGACGAAACGTTTGAGATGACGTTACCGTTTCACTACGACACGCGAGGCGATAAGCTGAAATTCCAACTGGCACTCAACAACCAAATCATCGCATCTGATATCGACTCTGGCGATTCTGGTGTGAAGATGGTTGTGAACCGCGCCAAGACCTGCGTGTTCCAGATTCCTGTCTGGGTTGCTGTTCGTCGATTGGAGCCTATCAGCTTAATCGCACAGCATACTTCGAACACACGCAAGACCACGAAGATGTTCACGTACAAGCTCTGGGTTGTAACGCCGCAGATTCTTATCGCAGCGTCAATGGTTGAAGACCACATCAACAAAGCCCGAGCAATGAACGTTATCCCTGAGTTGGAATACACTCAGGCTGATATCATGAACTACTTGTATCGTGGACTTGCGTTGTTCAACACGATTGGTCCTCGTGTTACAGGCTTCAACGGTACGAACATGCAGGGAACCATTCTTAACGGTTGGGTTATCTGCGCTTCGTATTATGCTCTCGCCGCGCAACTACAGGCAGAGGGCCAGTTAGCGTTTGACTTCACAGGTCAGGTCGTTAACTTAAACATGGACCGTACTCCGTCAATTGAATCTGCGTTAGGCAGACTTGAGACAGAGATACAAGGTCCTGTTACGAACTTGAAGAACAAGCTGTCTAAAGCCGGAATAAACGACGGTGATGGTTCTCAGGGTGCCAATGCGATTGACGGTGCACGTTCACTCGGCAAGCTCGGCATCACAAACAGCCCAACCACCAAATGGGCTACTGTTGGTAACCGCAGTATCTGGGTCAATGCACGTTATCGCGTCACTGGCTAACCCTCGAAATACTAATTTCATATTGTCGAACTATTCAGGAGATGACAATGAAGGCTTTCATCAAACAGATTGACCAGCTCAACGACAACCAGAGCGTGGCTATCGTGCAATTAACTCACTCACACGGTGAGAACATCGCTGACAACTTCGGCGCAATCGTGAGCGCTTCCTGCGACCGCGAGTTCCTGCCAGTTGAAGGCGCTTCGACTCTGATCGAAGGCGGCAAGACCACCAGCTTCGTGCGCACCATCATGAACCGTATGCAGGATATCATTCCTGTGTCTCAGATGGGCGACCAGTTCCAGGCACTGTCTAAGAACATGTACATGGACAAGAGCGAGCGCATGTGGCATGTCCGTCGTTCTGAATCTGGCGAAGACGTTCTGGTACGCGATAGCTCTGCTAACGATAACGCCGAACTGATCGATATGATTCGTTCTGTCAGTGGCGCACAGGGCGTTAACTTTGCTGCCCAGCGTCCTGAACTGGCTCAGGCTATCCTGCGCAATGAAGCGATTCTGGCCGCTGCTGTTGGTGGCGATATGGTCAGCTTCGTATCAAACAGCGGTGACCTGAAAGTTGGCTTCGTTGCTGCTAACGTTACCGACGACAACACCATGCTGGTGGTTGACGAGCAGGGTAACGAAGAACAGATCAGCTCCATGTCTATGGTTGCTGTACTGTCTGGTGACGAGCTGGACCCTAACCAGTTCCCTGCTGTCGATAGCGTGTCTGCCGCTGCTGGCGTTGACGTGCCTAAGCTGTTGAGCTACTACGCTCAGGTATTCCGTTACAGCCCGGACTACTACAGCAAGATTGCTGGTATCATCAAAGGTCACAGCTTCTAATCAAACCCTAAAGGGAGCCTCGCGGGGTTCCCTTTTTCGTTTCTACAGAGGATTTTCACATGGCGGCCATAAGCTTGGATGACATTGGCTCTTACGCACAGCCTGCTAAAAAGAAAGGCAAAGCGAAAGTGAAAGCTAAGACCACCGCCGTTAAAGCTAAGACAGTTAGCAAAGGCGTGAAGGTCAAAAAGAAGAAAAAGAAAGACCCTTCGAGTGATATCATGCCTGGTGTGCTTAACCCAGAAGAACTTTACGCTGATATCGCCAGTACCCAAAAGGCAATCGCTTCCATTGAAGACAAACCGAAAGCGAAGAAGAAAAAGAAAAAAGAGAACGCCGTCGAGGTCATCAAGAAGAAGAAAAAGAAAGACAGGAAAGCGCTTGGCACTGATGTTGCCGTGCTTGAAGGTCAATTGATGGAGGTCATGGCTGATATCCCTGACGCCATCAAGCAGGAGAATGACCAGATTCAAGAATACATGACCATGTTCAAGCAGTGTCAGGCTATGGCGCGTGAGTGTGAAAACCTGTATCTGCAAAAGAAACAGAGTCGTGATATTTATGCGCTGATGAAACTCTATGACCAGATGCGCGAAATCATTGCTGACCTTCGTGCGCTGCGCGATGTTGGTCAGTTGGCTGAAATCCTCAATGCTGAGGTGCTTGGTCCGTTTGCCGAGTCTGCTGGTACCGTTCTCGTTTCAGTATTCCACCAGATTAACGCATGGAACAAAAAGAACCTGCCTGTTGAATTGATTGCTGCTGCGTCTAACTCAACTAAGCAGATTATCAGCCGTTCGGCCAAAGATATCGAACAGTCCTATCAAGCTGGTCTGGATAAGACGGTACAGATCTTCTCCGCCTCTGCATAAGTCTGTAAATATCATTGTATTTAGGAGAACATCATGGCATACAGACCAAGAGGCGGCATCGCCGCTCGAACGCAAGGTGGGCGTGGACGTACTCTGTCTACTTCCCAACGTCTTGCTGGCGTAACGGGATTTGAACGTGCCCGTGCAGGTACACACGTTCGCATGGACAGAGCAGACTGGACCAAACTCAAGATGAGCATCATCGACGAGCGTGGTTACTACTGCGAGCGCTGTGGTAAGCCCACACGCGAATTGATTCTCAACCATAAAGTTGCACATGCCAATGGTGGTTCGAACATGAAGCATAACCTTGAACTGCTTTGCTATACGTGCGACAATAACCAAATCGGTACTGCAAACCGACGCGGCTCTCGATTGCTTCACGGAGGTAGAAAGTGAGTCGTTTGAAAACATATGGCTCCGAAGTAGGATTGAACCTACGTGCTTTCCCAGACTGCATTGACCCTGAGTATATTGAGGCGTGGGGTTCGTACATCACAACCCAAACCGCAGTCGATCTCTTTCACTCACTGCCGCAGCCTCTTGGTATGCAGCGTGTTGTTGAAGGCTTCATGTCCTCGCTGTCTAAGACTACCACGAAGTATCTGATACGTCCAGTCCCGTCTGTGACTAAGCATTCTCTTGAGCAGGCCCGTGTCCTTCTCAAGTTGCAGCATCAGGACTTGCGCCAGTGGTTGCAGCGTATCGAGTTCAGCAATAAGTTCAGACTGGCCGAGGTGCATTCGCGTACTAACAGCGATTACAACCGCGTAGCGAACTGCATCAACACCACGATCGATATCTATCTGGTGTATGTGCCTCAGACTACTCGTGGTGGCATTCCTAAAGTCGGGGAGATACTCCACAAGCAGGTTCCGTACTGGTTTTCGAACAAACAGCCTAAGGCTTTGTTCAAAACTGATAATTTGACCAAGAAACTGGCAAAGTCTGCGATTCCTGTATTGATGGACACTTATCCGAACATCCAACAGGTGATGCTTGCACCTCGTGCTTGGCATCCGTGGAACATTGACCTTGGGATTGACTGCGCTCGCGTCAAGGGCAATGCCATTGCGCTGCATCTACAGTCGCGCCGTATGTGTTGTTTCCTTTCGACACACAAACGACACGCCGTGGAAAAGCGACTCAACTCTCTGGTCAAGAGCATTTTTATCTAGGAGAAGAACCGTGACGCACGACGTAAATACGCGGCTCCATTCCTTGCTGTCTGGCATTGCGACGAGCGATAAGCGCTACGCAAATGCGGCTCAAGGGATTATCGAGTCCATCTCTGAGGCGAAAGAGCCTATTCAACTGCCTGACTCGGTCCTCGAACTGATGGGCAGTTCCAACGTTCCAGAAATTACGCCGTACGATCAAAACGATCTGCTGCTGCTTCTGGACGCGCTGGGTAAAGCACTGCTGTATGTGCAGAGCACACCAGACACTACTCCTGTTGATGACGGCAAGTATCGCCTGTACTTGACGGAGTACCGTGCGCAGTATCAGACGCTGACCAACGAACAACTCACGTCTGTGTTTACGCGTGATAAGTTTGAAGGCCTCGAACCGCTTCGTGCTTACGCACTGGCTATCGTGCTTTCTGATATCGCTGCTGACCGAAACCTGCCTGTACCTGGAGTGTGGACGTCTGTAATCGACAACTATATTAAACTGGGTGAATGATGAATCAAATGATCAGTACCTCAGCAACCGCAACCCAGCAGATCGCCGATACGTTTAATCAGGCTCTGGCTGTGAAGACGTTGCCGCCCGAGTTCGATGGTAAAATGTCGAAAATGTACGCTACAGGGAAGTCTCGTCGTAACTACGAAACCCTTGCAGTGTTCACCGCATCTACCGTTGCTCGCATCTACGCCGCATTCGATTTGATCAACTACATCGTTACCAACGGTGCAGAGTTCGAAGACATGCTGGAAGTAGCGCCAGACGATTTTGTTAAGCGTGTTAAGAACAACATCGATCTGTCCATCATGCGTATCAATATGTCACTGAACGGCGACAAGTTGAGTCGTGAGATTAAGACCTCTCTGGCTGAACACCTGTCCGCAGCATCTGGTGCCGTGATTGAAAATAGTACGCGCTTCCCAGGCGGTCGTGACATTATCATGTCTGGTACGCCATGCCCGACAAGTCCTCTGGCCTCGAACGGTAACTTCAACGTCCTGAACAATCAGGGTAGCGACCGTCCTCGTGTGGACAATGACGCCAACTTCGAACGCGCCAACATTCAGACCTACAGTTCTGATATCGCACAGGCTGCGATTCGTGTGGCGAAGACTCTGTACAAAGATATCTTCGGCGTTGAGCGCACCAACTCCAACGCATTCGAAACGAAGATGGTCCGCATTCCTCTCGATAAAGACTGGACTGTGTATAACGCGGCTCTGCGCTCCATTCACCCGCTGATGCACAACATGGATATCGACCTGTTCCGTAATCTGGACAAAGGTGCTGCCGAAGCGCTGGGCGATTTCATGACGATCGGTATTCGTCCTATCCCAGGCAAGGCGATGATTGATCGCAAGATTCAAGCGATGAAAATCAGCCACGATACGCCTGTCGATTTTAACCCTGTCGCTCTCGCTACTGACGTTCGCGTTGAAGGCGGCCTGATCGTTAACTTCGAAAAAGAAATGGTCGAGTACATCTCTCAGGGTGCTGACACGCAGACCATGTGTCTGTATCGTTGGTTCCAGGGTTGGGCGAGCTACTACTTCCGTGTTGCTGGCTCTACTCGTACTGGTATCACTCGTGCTGCGCGTATTCCACGCTACGTTACCTCGGCCACCACTCTGCCTGAGTTGAAGAAACTCCGTGAGAAGTTTGGCTATGTGGTAAACGATGTGGTTGCAGACGATAACGGTCTGACGATCATGCCGAACGGTACTCTCGCAGTGCTGCCTCGTCGTGAAGATATCGACATTGAGATGGTTAAGACCTACGAGTCTTCTCTCAACAGCGTACTCGAAGACCTGTTCGAAAAGGGTGTGCCTCTGTCTACCGAGCACGATACCCTGCGTACCAACATGTTCGCAATTCAGAACGGCAATCTGGACTTCGACCGTGAAGTGCAGACCAAGGCCAAGTCGCTCTCTCGTTTCAGTAACGTGTGCATCGGCATTGACCCTGACTTCGCGCTGATCGTGAACACGTCCAATGGTGGCGGTCTCGATGTTAAAGAGACACGTACCGTAGGCATGAAAGCGCCGAACTCTCTGGACGTTGCTGACTCACTTGGCTACGACTTCGCAGAGCCTGGTGAAGCACCTAACTTCCGTTCTGCATCTAACGTAATCGGTAACATCCACCACAATCAGTCTTCTGGTGGTATGGCTGCATATCGCGTGTCTAACGACATGATGATCGAAGCGGCGAAAGCAGAATCTGGCGCTGGCCGTCTGGTGGAAGCTGTCTCAGACAGTACCATCAAGTATAACAGCACCGAAGGTTCTAACCTCCATGAGCTGGTGCAGATTATCGCATCTACCTGTCAGACCTATGAGTTCATGCTCAAGAACAAACAAGTTCCTGATCTGAAAACTCTGGTGCAGCAGGCGCGTGTTGCTGTCGGTATGGACGCAGAGAATGCTTCATTGGCCGAAAGCCCGATGGACCAGAACCTGTATCAGAACCTGATTGAGAACGACTTCTCAATTCCAGACCTCGCTAACGAACGCCCTGCAATGACGATGATGCGCGTGATGCTTCGTGTGCTGAACGATGCTGCTGGTCTGCGTGGGTCTAACCTGATTATGACCTCTCTCAATGAGATGGGTAGCATTCAGGCTGCAACCGAATCTCTGCCGAACCACACTCACTACTTCGTGATGGGTGAAAGCTCCAAGCTGTCTGACATGGCGCGACTGAATAACTACTTCGGTGGTGCGTTGTATCGTGAGGTGACTCAGGCTCTGGCGCGTAGTGATCGTAAGAAGTTGTTCAGCTCTCTGATTGAAGACGAACAGGCCCCAGGCTCTGACCGTCTGCAACAAATCATTCTGCCGTTCGCCACGATGTACAGCGATGTGATTCCTAAATCACTCGAATACTTCGAACAGGCCGAAGTGGAGATTGAGAAGCTGAAACCGGACAGCGGTATCACGATTGAAGATATCCGTATCCCTGGTCTGAAAGCAGGTGCAGCGTTACTACCGCATCAGGTTGAAGCGCACAAAACTCTGCGTCGTCGTCCACGCTTCGCAACAATCTTTATCGCACCTGGCGGCGGTAAGACAATCATCGGTCTGACCGACGTTGCTGCTCTAATCAAAGAGCTGGATGACCTTGGCGAAGAAACGATTCGTCCTCTGATCATCTGTCCGTCTAACCTCGTAGCGAACTGGTGTGATGACCTCCACAAAGTTGTTGATGGTTGGAACGCAGTGCCTATCACTGCTGACACTGTTAATACGTGGGGCGAAGACCGCATGTATGACGTTATCCAGCAGGCTCCGCGCAACACGATCTATATCGTTGGCCTGAGCTTCCTCCAGACTGGTACGTTCAACGTTGATATCGGCGGTGTGCGTGTTCGTGTGCGTGGTGCTGTGGAGTTCGTTAACCGCTTCCGTTTCAGCTATGTGCTGCTCGATGAGTCGCATAAAGTGAAGAACTTCTCTGGTGGTCAGGCGGGCTCTCAGGTGCACTTCAACACCAAAGCGGTATTCACTGCTCCGTCCGTTCGCTATGCTCGTATCGCTACTGGTACGCTGGTGACTGACCGTGTGCGTGATATCGTTGGCCAGGCTGCGCTGATGACGCCTGCGATGTTCGGTGATTCACTGGACGTTGCGTATGATGGTGCGAAAGACGATATCGAAATGATTCGTCGTGCTCACTCTCGTATGGCGAACCACACTGCGTTCATCTCGTTCAAGCGTAAGCACTGGGCGTTCATGCTGCCTAACCCGATTGATACCTTCATTCAGGTTGAGATCGATGACCCGTCTGTTCCTAACTCCGCGCTGCACCAAGAGGTGTATAACGCGATGTACGAACAGGTGCTGGAGAAATTGCAGGACGCGGCCAACGCTGCGAAGCGCAAAGCCTCTGCTGGTAACGATGACGAAGACGATGATGCTGGTGGCGCTGATGATAACGCTTCCGACATTGACGAAGACGATATCGAGGAAGGTGATGACCTGGGCGCACTGCTCGCAGGTAACGCCGACCTGAACATGTACTTCCAGCGTATGGAAATGATGTTGACTGACCCGATGGGTGATGACGTTGCACGTCTGACGTTTGAAGCCGCTGGTGTTACCAACTTCGTATCTGCGAAAGTGCTGACCATTATCGACCGTATCAAGAAGCACTTCGAAGTGCAGCCTGAACGTGACCCGATGGTTGGTGAACAGCAGATCTTCGACTGGAAGCCAGGCGTTACTCCTCGTGAACTGGACATTGCTGTCTACAACGGTCAGAAGTATCTGGCACGTAAGCAGTCCGAAGAGTACAAACGTCAAGCCTTACCGCCTTCAATGGTTCCGCCTCCGGACGATCCGGACTACTGGAAACCAGAGGTGCAGGGCAAGCTGATTGTCTTTACGCGCTACGTTCGTGCGGCTAACGCTATCTACAACGCTCTGCCTGAGAACTACAAGAAAGTTGCTGTAGTGTATCACGGTGAAGTTGGTAAGCTGGGCCAGAACAAAGACGCTAACCTCGACGCATTCAAAACTGACAACAATGTCCAGATTCTGATTGCGAACGAACAGGCAATCTCCGAAGGCCACAACATGCAGATGGGTAGCCGTATCATCCGCTGCGATACTCCGTGGTCACCAGGTACTTACGATCAGTCTACTGCGCGTATCTTCCGTCCTGACGTTGCTGCTGCAAAACTGGATGAGAACGGTAAGCCAGGCGACATGGCTCGTGAAGTTGTGTTCATTGACTGGGTAATGACGAACAAGACCCTTGAAGTTGGTAAGGTCGCTCGTCTGATGTGGAAGACACTGGAGAAAACGCGCTTCGATGAGAAGGGCAACCAGCGTTACGAAGCACTCGACCAGTACAAACTGGACCCGATCAAGATGAGTGCGAAACTGCTCATCGACAACAACACGATGGAAGACTTCGCCCAGTACTTCTTTGCCAAGCGCGACCTGAACGAAATCGAGTCTCAGGAATTCCATGAGATGCGTAAGACGACTGTTGCGGCTATGCAGGCACTGCCAGCTACGCCAGCGCTGAACGACTTCCGTGTTATGGAGCAGACTCCGTTTGTTGCCAACCAGAAGATTCCTGATCGCTACGGCTGGGGTCTGGAGCGTCTGCTGGACTGGACACGTAACCGCAACTTCACGAACGGTGAGAACCTGAAAGATTCTCTGAACCGTGCACCTGTCGTTACTGAGTACGGCAATGGTGTTATCGTGTCTGTGACTGCGCGTACAGTTGACGGCAAACTCCGTGCAGATAGTCCTATCAGTACGGTGCGTGTGCGTCTGGCTGGTACAGGTGAGACTGTTAGCATTTCTGCCAACAAAGTCCACATCGCAACTAAGGTCGACAAGGCTGATCTCAAGAAGTTCTTCGAAGCGCGTAAACCGTGGGCGAACGAGAAAGATCGCAAACGTGCTACGGCCGAAGCGAATCGTATTGAAATTGAAGATACGATTAAGGACGAGACAGAAACTGCCGATACCGTTGAGACAGAGAAGAAGGTTGTGGCTGTAGCGCGTAAGACCGCTCGCGCCAAACAACGTGCTACGAACAAAGCAGAAGGTAAGCCAATCAACGAAGGTGTTGCTGAGGCTGCTGGCCGTGTTCGTCGTCGTAAGCCTGCTGACCTGCCTGTGTTGGATAACACGACTCGTCGTAAGAAACCTGTTGCTGCCGCTGTTGAAGAAGCGACTGGTGCAGACATGGCGCTCGAACTGACGCCTACCGTGTACAACGGCTTCGTGGCTATTTACGCGAACGCTACCGACCCTGATGCGAAAGCCCTCAAGGCATTCGACTTCGTGGAGTTCGGTGACTACGTGTATTACGACTGTGCCTACTATGAAGACTTCGAGAAGATGCTCGATTTCATTGAGGTTAAGAAGAAACTGGCATTCGACAAGCCTTCCGAGAAGCGCTTGGAGTTCGTGCTGGACTTCTTCGATGAGTCTACGCCGCGTATGGGCTTCAACATCAAACTGGCGTTGAAAGCTCAGGAGCAGTTGAAACAGTTCTTCCTGATTCGCCACAAGGCAGCCTCTGATAAGAAACACGTCAAGGCATACCCGATGGTAATGGAAGATCGTCTGCGTATCATGTTCGACCTGAACACTAACCCGCAGATGAAACGTTTCGTCGGTACGAAGATTCCGAACACTCGTAAGTTTGGTACCTTCGATGTTTCTCCAGGTATGTGGATTGGCTTCGTGAAGAATGTCGCTACTGCGAAAGCACGTATCAACAAGATCGTGAAAGCAGGCTACAACATCACGAACATCAAGAAGTTGACGACGGCTCTTGATCGTCTGAAACTGACCACTACCAAGAACAAGGCAGTGTAATCAGATAAGGGGCTTCGGCCCCTTTCATTTGCCGCAAGGAAAACATAATGCTCAATAAATTCTACCAGAAGCTCCAGCTTATCATGACCATGATGGGACTCTATGATGGTTTGTGTGACGGCGTCTGGGGCCCTAAGTGTATTGAAGCAAAACGTAAGTGGGAGATGATGGACGAGTTCGAGCCAGCTACTCCTTCGAACGGTCTGCCGTTCAATGGTCGTGGCAAGCTCCCTGCTGGCATGAACTATATGCACAAGGGCCTCGATATTCTTTGGGACAAGTGGGATCAAGCTCGCGCCGATGAGATCTTGAAAGAGAAAGGTCAATTGGTTACTGTTGCTATGGTCCACGAACACGCTGTTGGTGAAGTTGCTGCTGCGCGTGCTGCCGCAGTGCAAGAGCCTGTTGCTACTGTAAATACTGTGCAGCAGACCCCACTCGCAGCCTCTGTCCTTAATACTCAGGTGAAAGCGCCTGAGCCTGAAAAGGAAGAAGAAGTCATCGACGATGAAGAAGATGACATTGAGGACGACAACACGCCTGCACCTGCACATAACCAGCAGCCTAAGCAGAACTCCAACTGGACCAAGAAGCGATAAGGAACAGCAATGTACGAAATGACAATGAACAGCGGTGCAGTGGTGTCTATCTCTGCTGCTACCAAAGCTCAAGTCGCTAACGCAGAGATTCTCTTTGGTAAGAATGCCAAAGTGCTGATCAAGCGTATCGACGAGCTGGTAAAAATCAAAGAGCTGGACACCGCCAAGCTCGAAGCCATTCTCGATATCCTGAAAGATACCGAAGCGACCACTACCTTTGCGAAGAAGGCTGCCGGTAAGAATGCAGTCACTGCGATCAAGAACCTGTACAAGGCGAAGACGCTGGTGGCTACTATCAACGGCCTTCGTGCGGTCAAGATCAAAGTGACTGCGCCGAACGATACTGCAAAAGCTGCGGTCAAACCTCAGCGTGTCGCTAAGACTAAGGGTGATACAGGCATCAAGCCTGCTAAAGTCGTAGCGCAACGCGTGAACCAGAACGCCACTCTGCCTAAGATCGATCTCGCACGTATTGGTCCTAAATTCATGAACAACGTGACGCAGACGCAGATTGATTCTATTGCTGCCGCGTTGTCAGAAGCAACAGGCCTGACGTTTGTTGGCGAGCACACACCAAGCAATGGTCAGTCGTCTGACTGGACGTTCAGTGCTGCAAACCCTAACGCCCGCTACCGTGAGATTCATATCGACCCACCGTATGAGTTCCATGAGTACGAGCGTTCGACTTCATGGCATATCGGCGCTACTACCAACACTGGTGGTATTGTGATCGGTCAGGAATTGCGTCGTCCTACGCCTGCTGCATTCGCTGCTGCAATCACTAAGCTGGTCGGCAAGGTCGGTACGCCGAGCAAGAAAGCTGCGACTGTGGCCGCGGGTGCTGTGACATTCGACCCTGCGTACTCAGTATTGCGTACTCAGACGGCCAGCAAGTACGCGCCGAAGTTCATCCGTGCTGTTGAGCCTACCCCAGGCGCTGCTAAACTGCTTCGCACTACGGGCAACCAGTTCTCCTTCGAATATAAGGGACTGGAAGTTTCTGTCGTTATGAAGCAGAAGGGTTGGCTGATGACCTTTATCGGTGACCATTTGAAGAAAGTGCAAAACGTTCAGATTCATTTGGGCGAGCTGGAATCAATCAAGAACGTTATCGAACTGTTTGCGACGAAAGACCCTACTGCGGCCCAAGCGCAAGCGGCTATTAAGAAAGGTCTGCGTAAACTTTAATACAAAAGGGTGCCTTAGGGTGCCCTTTTTCGTTTCTAAAATCTGTAAATAACTGCCATCACATTGTGAGACATTGATAGGACTAGCTGGTGGAAAAACCAAAGTTTATATCCCTCGACTTCGAACCGCCTGAACAGTTTGCAGACATGCAGACCTACGATGGCGTTCGACTTTTGAAAAGCGTAAGTAAAAGCGCTAAAGGTGGCAAAGCACTTCTCGTCCTCGATCATATGCCGACCGAAGATCTGCGTAGCGGCAGAATCTTTACCTCGACAGAAGGTGAGTTGTTCTTGAACCAGATTCAGTATCTTGAAGATACGTTTCCGACCAAGACGACTCTCGACGATTGGAACTTCCTCGTTGTCTCGTACAACATGTTCAAGACCTATGACAAGGGTGAACAGTTTAAGGAAGATGCCGATGCCGCATTCGCTGACCGTATTCGGGAGATCATTGTAGATTACAAACCTGATTACGTGCTGACGTTTGGTAAGGCGCCATTCAAAGCGCTGAACAACGAGAAGATTCAATTCTCGAAAGATCACTATGAGCATTGGTACGGTGTTGAGATACCGACAAAGGTCAAACACGGTTCGAAGAAACACAGCTTCGTCCATCTGCCGAACGTTAGTTATCATACCGTTCTAAACCCGATGCACATTGCTGGCTCATCGTACACGCTTGGTTACATGGCTCGCTGGATGTTGCCGTGGCTTAACAAGGGGATGCGCTATAAGATCGCAGAGGTTACGTGTGGTAAGAAGCGTAACTGGGATCTCGTGTATGTAACGAAGGTCAAGCAACTTGAGAAAATCTTGAAGCGTATGAAGCGCGCCAAGAAGGTTGCAGTCGATACCGAAACCGAGAACCTTAACCGTATCAAGAATAAACTCTTAACGGTGCAGTTATCGGACGACGGTCAGAAGGCGTATGTCATTCCGATTTATCACCGCGACAGTCCATTCAGTCCGAAAGAACTACGCAAGGTTCGTGAGCTATTCAAAGACTTCTTTGAGGAGAACTCGAACAAGTATCAAATCTACACCAACGCGAAGTTCGACCTGAACGTAATGCGTTCCAACTTCGGCATTCGTAGTTACGCCGCGAACGTGTGGGATATTCAGGCTGGTGAGTTTGCGAACGATGAGAACGCCAAGTCATTGCTTAACGTTACGGGCGCTGGTTATTACAACTTAGCGAACCTGACGATGCAGTACGGCTGTCAGGTGTATCATGAAGTATCGTTCGGTAAAGAGATGCGAGCGACGATTGCCGACGTTGACTTGGACGAGAGTGTTCAGGAATACGCAGGGCTTGACGTTATCGTTCCTTTCCGAATCGCAGAGCAACAACTCAAGCGAGCCAACGATATCAAGTACGCCAAGTATGAGTCTATGGTCAGTGAGCAAATCTCCGACCAGATTCATGCGTTCTCGATTCTGGAGACAACAGGTGCTGGTGCTGATATAGACTACCTGTTTAAGCTCAACCTGCCGAACTCTCCTATTAACGAGGAGATTCGGAACGTAGAGCGTGAGTTCATGAACAGCCCTGAAGTTAAGGCTGCGAACAAACTGATCTGCAAAGACGACAATGTTCCTAAGATGGGTCTTATGGGCAAAGTCGAGGTCACGAAGTTCGATATGTCGAAGTCGGAGCATAAACAAATCCTGTTCTTCGACGTGATGAAACTCAAGCCTCTGAAAGAAGGGGAACAGCTACGTGAGAACGGTAAGAAGACAGGCAAGCTGGACAAGGACTTCCAAGCGGCGTATGCAGATATACCGCTTGTTGCTCTCTACTCGAAACTCGGAAAGGCGTACAAGCTCAAGAACGCCTACGTTAACAGCCTGCTTAAACTCTGGGGCGAATCGGAAGACTTCAAACACGATAGATCAATCCGACCGACGTATGGTTATCTTGGAGTTGTAACGGGTCGTACCTCGGCGTCTGACCCGAACTTGCAACAGGTACCGAGTCGTAGTGAGATGGGTAAACTGATCAAGCGTATCTTGATTGCACGTAAGAACCGTTTACTAATCAAGGTCGACTACTCAGCCCACGAAGTAAGGGGCTGGTCGATCATCTCAGGTGACCAAGGCGTTGCAGACGTATTCGAGCAAGGCCGTAAGTTACGTCATCGTTTCCGTACAGTACCTGACCCGTGGATCGAGCACCGCGTCGAAGCAGAAGGTGACGTTCACAAAATCAACGCCGCATACTTCTTCGGTATTCCAAACGTAATGGACGTAACCAAGTCCGTACGTAACGCGGTTAAGACCGTAATCTTCGGACTGATCTATCAGCAGGGCGATAAGGGTCTTGCGAAGTCTACTGGTCGTGACGTGAAAGAGATTGCCGAAATCAAAGGCAAGTTCCTTACTCGTTTCCCTGTTGGCTTAAAATGGTTCGACAAGATCAAGAAGTTTGCACACGAGAACTTCTATGTCGAATCGCCAGTTGGTCGTCGTCGTCACCTCTGGGGATTGATGCTGCCTGAGTCACACAAAGAAGCGAACATGGTTCATGCCGCTTGTGACCGTCGTGCGGTAAACAGTCCAGTACAGGGATTCGGTTCTGACTTGATGATGAGTGCGATTCGTATTCTGGACCGCATGAAGTATGACTACTTCAAAGCGAATGGTGAGTACCCTGACTTCGATATGAACGTATCGGTACACGACTCCTTGACCGTTGACTGCGATTATAAATGGATCTTCCTTGCGCTCGATATGATCGAACGTGCGATGACCAGCGCAGTGGTCGAAGTCGTACAGAAACGTCACGAAGGATTTGCGTTCACATCCGTGCCTGAGATTGACTTTGAAATCGGTGCATCGGAGAAAGACGTGCAGGGTTGGAACTTCTCTTACGTTCAACTCAAGAAACTCATTCGTGATGGTCTGATCGTCAAACGTGATGAGCTGGGTGAGAAGGACCTCGATGTTGACAAAGTAACTGACAGCATCATGCAGGACCAGTATCACCTTATGTCCGATTGGATGAAGAAACAACTTTGGGCCAACGACATTAAGATTCGGTCGATGGACAAGGTCAATCCACTCACCAACAAGGACAAGAAGAACATCAAAGAGTGGCTTGCTGAACTTCCGAAGAACATCAAAACCTTTGAGAAATACGAAGCAGACGAGAAAGCTAAGAAAGCAGCGGCTGCGATGGGTGATGGTGCTCCTAAGAAAATCAAAATCAGTAAGTCGATGCTCCGTTCCGCACTTAAGGGGATTGGTAAGAAATGACGTTGAGCGCCGAAGACGTATGTTCATTTTTGAACAGGCATCTGGTAGAGCGCCCGGCATTCATGGGTGCTGCCTTGCGTACTGCTTGGCAGCTTAACCCAGGTGATGTGCCTGATGATATCTACGTTCACCAGATAGCACCTGACTGCCACAGCGCTGATATGCTGGGTGTGTTGAATGGCCTGTTAATGCCTACAGGTAAGCGCCTTGAAGCTGTAAATATACAGGGCACACTACAATTTGTTTTAGAGGATAGAGATGAAGACTTGCCGACTGCCGAAGAACCCCGCTAAGAGCTGCAACCTGACACTAAATGGTACGTTCCTGTCAGACATTCTGAAACGTGTTGATCTGGTAACGCGCTTCTCCGAGTCGGACGATAAGTTGACGCATATCCATCTGTTGGTAACGTACAAGTCTGACGTGTTCGTGTTGGGCCGTACTCCAGATACCTTCGTTGCGTATCTGGTACCTGGCGCAACTGCTGACACCGATACAGTAATGAACATCGACCCGATTCAGTTGACTGGCTTGATCAACAAGCGTAAGGAACTGAACGTTGAGTTCGACGGTAAGGTGCTGCACATCAGCGAACAGAAAGGCAAATACAAGGCCGAGCTTAAATTGCGTCCTGTGTCTGCCGAACAAATCCCGATGGTTGAACAGGGTCTGCATCACCATATCGAAGGTGGCCATGAGATGACGCGTGAAGTAATCGACGCGATGACTCAAGGCGTTAAGCTGACTCGCTTGAAAGATACCATCACAGGTCAGACTGTTATGTGTCGCGTTATCTGTGACGGTACAAGTCTGTCGCTCGTTAGTCCTGGTCACTGGACGTCTTCTCGTTATCGTTCTGAACTGAAAAAGAAAGTGAAGCCATTCCGTTTCAGTATGACGGGCGAGATGTTCGATCTGGTGTATCGCTTCTGCGGTGAGGAGAAGGTAACGTTCCATGTTGATAGCAGTTCGTTTGCTGCCGAAGCGGAATCGTTCGTACTGACTCTGCCTCCGATTCAGGCAAGCGATGAAGACTATCGCTACATGGACAACATGATTGCGCAACTCGGTAAACCGATTCTGGGTTGTGTAATCAAAGGTGACCTGTCCGCGCCGTTCGCCAACATCTCGACTCTGATTGAGAAGAAGGGTAACACGAACGCGAAGCTCCACGTTAAGAAGCAAGAGTTTCGACTCAAGTTTGGTAACGATAGCGGTAGCGTACAGGATAGTCTCAAGCTGGCGAAACCAATCGAGAAGGAATTCACTACCGCTCTCGATATGCGTATCATCCGTGAGTTGCTGCGTAACATCGGTCGTGAAGAACGCCACAACATGGGCTTCCACGGCAGCAGCATCAATAGCCTGAACGCATTCAGCCTGAACTACAAGTTCGACACGCACACGCTGTTGTACTTCGGTTACCTGCCAGCATGATCAATCTGGTGATCAAGAAAAACGTCCTCTGTGGGGACGTTTCTTCACTCATACATGATGTACTGTATGAAATACCGAATGCTCCTCGTGGCCGTCGCCGCTTCTGCCTAATTTATAAGGCTGTGTACGGTGATGAGCTGACGATTGATAGTGTGGCTCCTATCGAACATAGTTACCACTTCAAGCAGTCTTACCTGCGCCTTGCCGATACTGTCGTTGGTTCGTTGATTGAAGTGTCTGCCAAGTGGTGCACGTTTAATGACGTGTCTGTTAGCTATATGCCGCCTCTTGAAAAGATATTTAACTTTACCTGCCCGATTGAAGGGTCATCTGGAGGTCTGTTGGTGTATCGTGATGAGCATGGTAGTTTCTTCGCTATGCCGCACAAGACTCCAGACAGTCCTCTTCTGGTAACCGATAGAGGTGATTGATGGACGACCTAAAGCGTATACGATTAAAGGTCAAAGAGGATAAGCGCTACAAAAAGTTGCGCGATATCTATAAGACCAACGATCTGTTTCAACTGCCATTAGCAGAGTATCAGGATGAAGCTCGGCAGTTGTTTAAGATTCGTAAAGTCAGAACGCTGAATGTCTCTGGTGACCCTAACGCTCTCAACAAGGTGGCTGAGTCGATAATTCAAGATCAATCGTACCGAAGCCGTATGACTGAGATTATGACGCATGTTCACGCAGCCTCGAAACTGTTAAATGACATGTTGGAACGATTTCAGGATTACGCTTCGGTCACGTATGCAAAAGATCTGAAAGCCGTCGGCGCCGCCAAAGAGCGTGAGCGTTGTGTCAGAAACATTATGGCGGAGTATTACCGTTACGCTGATCAACTTGATTTGCTCAAAGAGGAACTTGATTTGTATATCAAGGATATCGACAAGTGTGGCTTTGCTTATCGCGCACTGGTTGATACGATGAGCCTGATCAATCAGCGTGAGTACGGTCTGCCGAACTCAAGGAAATAGATGTGACTGCCAAAGTATTGGTCGATAGCCGTCTGCACATTCCTGTTAAGCATGTAGACGCTGACAACATCATCAAGAAGATGACTCACTACGAGTTCGACAACGCCGCTTGTAAGAACTGTGAGTTTCGTTCTATACGTCCATCCGAAGAATGCCGTCAGTGTTCTAAAGGTGGACTGGTTGATATAACCGTGCTGGCCAAATACTCTGACATTAAGGGTAAGCGTTACGTTTCGATTCCTTACGGCGAGATGCACCGCTTCGAACGTACAGCAGGGTTAAGCCTGAAAGAAGTGAAGTTCGTCAATGGTACGAGCCGTGTGCCATTCGACTATAAAGTGAAGTTCACTGGTAAGCTGCGTGATTATCAGGAAGAGCCGTTCGAGAAGATGTTCGGCGAACTGTGTGGTGTGTTTAAAGCACCGCCTCGTTCTGGTAAGACAGTTATCGGTACTGCTGGTGCGTGTCACTCTGGATTCCGTACAGTCATTATGGCTGACCAGAAAGACTTCCTTGATGGTTTCTTGGAGACTATCGAGCAGATGACGAACCTGCCAGAGCTGGAGGAGAAGACAGGTAAGAAGCTGTATGGCTTCCCTAAAACTCTCGATGACTATAAGAACTTCCAGATCATTCTGGTGACCTATCAGTCGTTGATCTCTGACAGCAAGAACTCGAAGAAGCGACTCAAGTTGCTGAACGAGAACTACGGTACGTTGTTCGTCGATGAGTGTCACGCTGGTAACGCAAGCTGCTACAGCCGCGTACTGGCCTCGCTCAAGATGAAGTATCGTTTCGGCCTGACTGCAACACCTAAGCGTAAAGACGGACGTCACTACCTGATTGAATCTATCTTCGGGCCTGTGATTGCCGAAGCATTCGTGGAAGAGCTTGTGCCGAAAGTAACGTTGCACAAGACCTCATCGCGTGTGCAGTCGAAAGCGAACTACAACAACAAAAGTGGTTGGGTGCGGTTCTGTAAGTTCCTGGCGAACCATCCAGACCGTAACGACAAAATCTTTGAATGGATTATCAAAGACCTTGATGCTGGTCGAAGCATTGCGATACCTATTATGTTCACTGATCAGGCTCGTCGTCTGGTGCAGCGTATCAATGAGCATTACATGGAAGAAGTCGCAGCCGTGTTCCTCGGCGGTGCGAAAGAGGCGAAGCGTCGTAAGCCAATCATTGATGCAGCGCGTGAAGGTAAGATTCGTTGTGTCGTCGGTATGAGGAAATTGATGCAGCGCGGCCTGAACGTTCCGAAGTGGGACACGCTGTACTACATCATGCCAATGAATAACGAACCGAACTGGAAACAGGAATCGTGTCGTATTCTGACGCCGATGGAAAACAAACGCACACCTGTTATTCGTATGTTCATTGATCCTAAGATGGACCGCTCGATGCAGTGTGCTCGTTCAGTTCTCAAGATGTGCTGGAAGTTTGGTTACGCGAAAGCGAAGCGTACACCGAAGAAACTGCGTGACTGGATGGGAGTCGTGTCGAGAGAAGAAGCGCTCGATGGAGAACTGCCAGACTTCTTTGAACCAGAAGCGCGTGTGAAAGGCCAGCCGTCTAACTTAGGTATGAGGCGATTCTAATGCCGCAAACTTCATTGAACGAAGTAGTCAGCACAGAGGATGTGCTGCAACAACAAATGCTGATGGTAGTTCAGCAAATGAATGCGCTGTTGAAGAAGTCAGGCAGTAACATTAAGGTACATTCGCTGTACGAGAAAGACCTCGGTGAATTGCGTGGCATCTACAAGGCAGATATCAAGATCGTCTGGCAGCGCACTGGTGCATGTGCAGGACGCACCTGTGTCTATGATGATTTTGATGTTAGCGTGTCTGGCCTTGATGAAGTGTGCATGGCTATTGACTCCATCGACCTTGTGATCACAAATGCAGAAGACTCAACGATTCTTGTTGATGGTCAGACGCATACGTGGACGCTAACTAACGTTATGTTTAAGTGTCTAAAGGAAGAGCCTGCACCTAAGCGCAACATCCAGACAACGTATCTGGCGATGCAGGGAATCTATCCAGACCTGCCGCCTTTCAGTAAACTCACACTCGACCAGAAGCGGATGATTCGTAATCATGTTGAAATGCTGGCCGACTATCTGAGGAAGTAACATGTTCGATCCCTTACATACTCTAATCTGCAACACTCTACGCGCAAACAAAAAGATCATCTTCGACGGTCAGTACGACGTTGATGGTGGCATTACGTTTCGCGTGTCGTTCACTGCTAAAAACCCTGCGCCGAACAATGAAGCCGATATCGATCTGACTGAGGTGTTCGCTCAGTTCCCAGACGGTGTTGCTATTCAGCGCATTGCCGATATCGAACATACCAAAGTGCGTGTTCCTGTAGGCGGTCCAGGCGAACGTGTTGCGGACGAAGTTCGAGGCACGTTCCTGCTGACTGTCACGAAAGCTAACTGGCACAAAGGTGAAGTGGGTGTAGTCTCACCTGTTGATCTGACAGAAGACGATTCACTGGAAGACATTATCCAGCGCTATCGTAAGCTGCCCGAAGCCAAGCAAAAGATCTTCATTAAATTCGCCCGGACGTTCCTTAAGGGTGTCGCTTTCTAATTTATAGACTGTCTCTTTTTCAGCAGCCTATAAGGAGTTTATGATGAAAGAGCGATTACCCTTCACTCTCGATATGGATATGCTCAAGAGTGAAGCTGTCCGTGCGTGTATGCACGTAGAAGAATGGGATGGTGATGTTAGCGTAGGCGATCATGCTCAGGTGACCGAGATCAACATGATTGTCTCTAACTTCATCCATCCTTTGTCCGTTGTAGGTCAGTTGCTTATTCTCATTCGTAACACTCTGGAAGTCACCGACGTCCTGCTTGTGTCGCATGATGAGCAGCCACACCATAAGGACACTACGCGCATTAGCGTTACCGTATTCCCGCGCTACAAGGAGCAACCTAATGCGTCTTGATCAACTGCAACGCTACATGAAAGAGCGTGGCTATGCCCATGCAATTGCATATCACATGGGCGTTAACCATCTCGACTGGATTTCCAAAGACACTGACATGCAAGCCGAACACTGGCCTAAGCATTCGCTGTCCTGGGAAGTTCCAGAAGGTCCGTATGACTTCGATGGCTGGTCGAAAGACATTGCCGAGAAGATGAAGCTGGAGGCGGCTTGGCTTGAATATGAGTCTACGCTTGAGCCTGATACCAAAGGCAAGCTGATGATCTACGGCTTCCGCTATCATCAAAACAAAGATGCTGCTTCTGGTTGGAACGTCGTGTTCTCGTACACGTATATCGACCCTGAACTGGCACTGATGTAATATCAAGGAGAACATCATGGAATTCCGTACTGAGTACAATCTTACACTGAGTCAATCCGCAGGCCGCTTGTTGGTTAAAGCGCTTGTTGAATACCATGAGACAGTTATGGGTTCAGCATTCAAACCCGGCGTACTGCCCACAGTGTTTGAAGTTCCTGGTGTTCTCCGTATTGATAACCTTGTTATCATCGAAGACCATTCGTACAGTCAAGTGCTGAATCCAATCCACAAAATTGAAGCGCAACTCGCAGTCCGTCAGGACCATCTGCGTCAGTACGCTCCTAAGTATGAACCCCGACGTGCTGCCGAGAGTGAAGAACATGCCCTAAACGTCAAATTCGTTGTGTGGCAGCGCTTACAGAATCTGTAAATACCTAACATGAATAACGGAGGGTATTGTGCTAACATTTGACTTTGAACCTGCTGTAGCAAAGCAGATGCAGACTCTGGGCGTTGACCCACAGCTATTATTCGGTAAGCGTGAACAGTTCGATGTGGCCGAAGCCGCACAGGACTATAAGCCACTGTCGCCTTACTTTAAAGGTAAGGTAGTAAGTAAGACCAAACAGCTTACGCATCTTGCGAAGATGATTCAAAACCCTTTCTCGTTTGACCCGCGTATCACGGTGATCAGTAGTTTCCCAAATGATTATCGTGCGAAGATGGCTGCGTTGTCTATCTTCAATGCAGCAGTAGAGGATAGTGAGGCAACTGCGTTAAAGCCACGCTGGGTAACGTTGTATGGTGATCGTTTCGACTACGAACAACTCAAACAGAAACGACCATCGTTGTTGGTGCTGACAAACGTAACAATGGACAGCACCAGTTATAAGATTGAACGACTGCGCGATATCCTTGAGATGTTCCCGAAGATACCTCGCATCGTAGTGACTGGCGGCGGGCCAGACCCGTTAGAGCTATTCACTAAACGTATTCACCTGCAGGCGCACACTGGTATTTCAATCGGTCCTGCGCATGTGGTATCAAACGTTCTCGAATTAATGACCTCATCTCTTTAAGGAAAAACGATGTTACTGAACGAACTGAATGCGCTGTTAAACAAACACCGTGACGAGCTTAAACTGCCCAGCTTCCGTGCTGAGGTGTCTACGTCAGGTAACAACTTGCAGTGGTTGCACAAGAACTTGAAGCGCAACCCGCAATGTCCACAGCGCATTGCAGAGCTGGTAGCTAAACCTATTTCGGAGCTTGTGCGCCCATGACAAATACACAGTTGATGGTTATCCCTCAACTCCCAGTACCAGTTCCACCAAACATGGACCTGGCGGAAGAAGTACAGCAGTTTGAAGAAGCGACAGGCGAAACTCTCGATGAGATTCTCGAAGAAGTTGCCGCGCTTGAACTGCGTTACGGCGCAGACTGCGAACGTGTTACAAAGCTGGTGGACGGACTCAATGCAACACACCGTCCAATCATCGCCGAGATTGAGATCACTAACAATCAGATTCAAGCCTTGATGTTGCAGATGGCTGACTCTGACGATCTCGAAGACCAGGCGAATGCAGAAGATCTGAAAAAGCTCATGGATGATAACTTCGTTCAGGACACCGAGCACGAAACGGAAGACAACGAAGAAGCAGCGGACCGTGAGGCGTCTAACGCGATAATCTCCAAGGCCCTCCTGCGTAAGAAGTGCAAAGCGCTCTATAAGATCATCGCACGTATTACGCATCCAGACAAATGCCGTAATCTTCCTGCCGAAGAACAGAAGCGCCGCCGCGAGTTGTTCCTTAAGGCAAAAGAGGCAGTGATTCGTTTGGACTATGAGGGACTCGACGCGATTCATATCGAGTTGCTGAAAAAATCTCACGATTCACTTAATTTAATGGAGCGTCTGTTACGTGCGCGTGAACGCCGTCAAGACCTCTATAAGAAAATGGAGCGCCTGCGCCAGTCCGAAGAATGGTCGCTGTACGTTCTCTCACTGCATTACGGAGAGAACGTTGCCTCTGACCAATACCGCATGTCGTTAGAACAGACGCTGGCGGGCCTGCGCCAAATGCTTGAGCATATGCGTAGCGTCCAATCTGGAGCAAATCACAATAACCACTGGGTTTAACAATGACTACACTTGTTGTCTATCATCAAGGATGTGCTGATGGTAGTTTCGCCGCTGCCATTACAGCACTTGCGTACCCGAACGATACTCTCCACTTCTTCCCTGCTGTCTACGCGAACGACCAGGGAGATATCGTTGACGCCGAAGGTACTAAGTTCGAAGACATGAAGGGTCTCGAAGGTATCAAAGACGATAAAGGCGATTTCATTAAAAACCCAACAGGCTACACGCGCGTTGTCGTTGTTGACTTCTCTCTGACTGAGCGCCAGATGGCAGTCATGACAAAACGCTTCGGCGGTAACTTCAAGGTGCTTGACCACCATGATTGCCGTGACCCAGAGCTGTACGCCAAAGAATGTGCTGCGCTGGGTGTATCGCCTCTAGACCTGACGTTCAAAGCTGGTGGTAGTGGTACTCTGCTTGCCTACATGGCGCACGTATCTGACTTCCAGCAACACCAATATGCCTGCACTGATAACATCATTCGCATGGCGCAACTGGTGTCTGACCGTGACCTGTGGATTCGTACCAATGAACGTGCTTTCGCTTTCTATGAAGGCTACGTTAAGGACGTGTTCAAGGAAGTTGAGAAGTGTGGTCGTTTCTACACGGATATGCCTCCTACCGTTCGCGCTGCGTACAAGATTATCCTGTCTGGTGATATCGAACAGATCATCGCACAAGGTTTTGTCGCTATCGAAGAACGCAACGAAGTAATTCGCGGTCTGATTGAAACGAACAGCTACTTCTCGGAACCCAATCACCTGATTGGTGTGAAACATGCAGTGGTGCCTTGCGATAAGGGCATTGCATCCGAGACTGGTACTTACGTCTATGACAACTATGCTCACTTCCAAACAGTGATGCTGGTACGTAAGGGCCATCGTGACCCTACAAAGGTTTACGTTAGCTGCCGTTCTAAAGGTTATCCTGAAGGTCATGCGGGTAGTGCTCGTTTCATTGCACGTTCGCGCGGTGGTGATGGACATGTTAGTGCTGCTGGTTTCAATATGCCTCTGGAGGAGTTTAACCAACTTTATCCTGGCCTGAAACTGGATTTTGACTCAGTAGGTTGTGATTGCTAATCAAAAAGGGTGGCTTCGGCTGCCCTTTTTGCATTTCTAACCCAAATAGCACCCTTCTCCTTGTTCTAGGCCGTCCATTCAATAATTTCAGACAGTCATATAAGGAGACGAAACATGCCCGTTAACTCAACGCATTCCTCTGCTGGTGTTTACACCGGTGTACGGGATCTCTCCGTTGGTGCAACGTCTTTATCTACGTCCGTCGTAGGCATCGTTGGTCAGGCCCGTCGAGGTCCTGTTAATCAGCGTGTTGATGTGCGTAATAAAGATGATTTGAAAAACATCTTCGGTGCAAAAGATCCCAAGTATGGCCTCGGCTTATATTTAGCGTTGCCTGTAGCCAAACAGACCAATCAGCTTAAATACGTTCGTGTGACTAAAAACGCGAAGTACGCTGTTGGTGTTCTGACTGTGGATGACGCGTCGGCTGTACAGCCTGTACTTCGCCTGACTCCATACACTGACGATGAAGGTAATATCGTTGGCGTAGATTCTCCAGACCAGCTAGGCTTCCTGCCTGATGACCCGCTGAATGAAAACATCATCGGTTACATCATTCTGGAAAACCCAGGTGACTGGAACAACGCAATGTCGTTGCAGATTCGTCCTGCTACGCCACGTGGCCTCGACCCGTTCGACGACCGCAAATCGTACAACACGAAGCTGTTCTACATCGACGAGTTCGAGAACTACCAGAACGGCAGTGCGCCAGTAAACTCTTATCAGTGCAGTCTGTTTGACTATGCCGATGAGTTCGACCGTCAGTATCGTGTTGATCACGCTATGGAGAACGAGAGTTCAAACTTCCGTTTCATCCGTAACGAATATTTCACGACTGATATCGACTTCTTCACCACTGACTTCATCTTCTTCCAAGGTGGCTCAGACGGTGATACTGTTGGTTCTGACCAACTGGCGCAAGCGTATCAGGATTACTTCGGTGATCCAGAAGAAGTTCGTGTGACTCTGCTGATTAGCCCTACTCAGGACTACATCATCCACCGTGGTATGAAAGCTGCGGCTGCTGCGCACATCAACTGCTTCGTTATCTGCGGCATCCCTTCTGCCGAGCAGTCTGTGTCTAAAGCGATTCGCTATCGTCGCCAGACGTTGAACGTGAACGACACCAACATGGCACTGTATACGCCTGACATTAAAATCTTCGATGAAGATACTGGCCGCTACCTGTGGACAGCCTGTGTCGGTCAGATCTGTGCTGTGTTTGCGTACACTGACAACAACCGCGGTACGTGGTTCGCACCTGCAGGTATCACTGCATCTAGCCCTCTCGACTTCCTCGCTATCGCGCAGAAGTATGATCAGGACGACCGTGATGCTATGACCCGTGAGCAGGTCAACTACATCCGTAAGCTGCCAGATATCTCTGGTGGTGGCTACGCAGTTTGGGAAGCGAGTACGCAGTATAACATGAACTCTGCCTTCCAGCAGATTCAGATTCAGCGTATGGTTGGCTACGTGCTTGAGGTGTGTCATCGCACCTGTAAAGTCGGCCTGTTCGACCCGAACGACAACATCCTTCGTGGTTACCTGAAGGGTATTGTTGAGAAGTTCCTCGAGGAGATTAAACTCGCTCGCGGTCTTCGTGGCGGTAGCTCTGGCTCTCAAGGCTATCAGGTTGTGTGTGATGAGAACAACAACACGAACCAGACTATCGCTAACGGCGATTTGATTCTGGATATCGTGTTAGACCCGACGCGCACTACCAAGCGTCTGATCTATCGCTTCAACATCAACCCGTCAGGCAGTACCTCCACAAGTCTGAGTCTGTAACACTAAGGAGGGCTTCGGTCCTCCTTTTTTCGTATTGTGAGGTTCTATGCTTACTTTGACCATTCAAGGTAACTTGGAATACTGCTTCTCGCTGCGTAACAAGGAGCTCCGCTTCTTGGTAAGTATGGACAACCCACCACTGCGTGGTACACTCCAGATTGAAAACGCTGCGGGTACGGTGCTCAAGAAACTTGATATGCCGACGTCAGGTTCGACTGCCTACTTTGACTTCACTTTGCCATTCGATACTGGTGAACACGACCTTGTTGCTAAGGCGTATAACGTCAGCACGACGCTCAACGCTACGTCAAACAAAGTAAGAGTGTCTGTGCCGTTCAGTGGTGAGTACGGTCCACGCTTCGGCGTTCACGATAAAGTGTTGTCGATACTTGATTACAACGACACCTTCTTCCGTTCTCTCCCTACCATTTTGGGTGAGACTAGTCCGCAACAAATCACTTGCCCACCGAACCAATCTACTTCTGATAACAACCGCTTCTTCTACGTGGCCTGGCCTAAGCGACTGCTCTATGGGTATTTCCAAGAGACGGTACAGGGCTTCTCTGGTTCGTGGGATGGCGCCATGGAGTTTAACGACTTCAACTTTGTAGGCGCAGCGGAAGTATCACTTGGTGGCTTTGATTATGTCGTGTACAGGAACGATTTCCCGTTCGATAGTCTCGACTATGTGTTCCGCATTAAATACGGTTCCACCAGTCCTAAGTCCGGTGACCCTGTATAATTTTAACCACCGCTTCTGGTAAACGGAGAACACAATGGAACTGAAACTTGAACAGTTCATCAGTAACGTTGAGTTGCTTACGAATATCCACCAGCAGAACAAAAACCCAATCATGTTCCGTCTTCCCAAAGATGGTTCGCAGTTGGGCCTGTTGTTCTACTGCTCGTATGCAGTTCCGCGTTTCGTGGTCCTTCCGATCAATGCGATCTGGATTGACTACAACCCTGAATCGTCCACGTATGGTACTGCGTTCAAACGTACTGCCAAGAACAATTCAGACCCGTATCAGGATGTTTGGACTGCGCTGTATTTCTATGATGATGCCATGATGGAACAGACGTATGACCCGAACGATCTGCAAATCATCAACCGTGCGCTGCCACCACTTGCGACTTCAATCACTCGTGGTGTGGGATATCTGTCTTATCCCGAAGCAGAGTCTCGCGTTCTGATTGAAGGTGATGAAACACTCACTAACAATCGTGACCCGCTTGACCACACGCACCCTGAGAAGCCTGCTACCATGATCAGCATCAACGGTAGTTATGGCGAAGAACACGTACCGATTAAAGACCAGCTGGTTCCTGCTGTGAATCAGGTCATGGTGCTTGAAGACTCTACGCTTCAATGGCGTAAGGTGCGTGAATCTGAACTCGGCCAGCCTACTGATTAAGGAGCGGTTATGACTACACTGAACGATATCGCTGCTGCTCTGTTGGCTGTAACGGGATTCATGGACGACACTGCTAAAGAGCAAGTTGTTCGTCAGATTAACCCGACACTCAACATCAGTTGTACGCACATCATTGCGCAGGAAGAGCCTGTAGGCATCGTGCTGCCAATGAACGTCGTCTGGCTGTGCATGGTACGCGATAGCATTTACTATCGTAAGTTCCTTGCACGTAAGTCTAAGACGCCTGCTGGTGGCTTCCAGAATACCTGGGAAGAAGTGAAGAACTTCAACTCGTTCTGGGCACCGCAGTATTACGATCCGTCTGATATCAGTGGTAGCGATAACATCCCGAACGCGTCTGTGGACGAATACGGTATTGCGCGTCTGACTACTGAGCCTGCTGCTGTTGGTCGTCCTACGTTCGTGTCCACAACGGACCCACGTAACACCGACAAGCGTACTCCTCTGCCGCATGATGAAATGCACCCAGAGAAGCCGCTGGTTGAAGTGAAGACCGTGCAGGACAAAGTGAACATGGATGCAGACGTTGGCGACAACGGTTCTACGTTCATTGCTGACACTAACGTGAAAGCATCATACGGCCATCTGATTGCGACCGACATTCTTGGAGAATAATGAATGAGCGTAACCACGATCGACGGCTTTGCTAAACAGTATATCGGCCTGGCTCGCACTCGCGGTCTGACGCCACGTAACCCAATCACTTTCTTGTTCCGACCTAACGCGAACGATCAAACGGAAGTGCATCAGGTTGTCGTGTCTATGACCGAGCCGTCGTTTTCTGAAAAGCCGTACAACCTGATTTGGATTGATGCCAACTCTGGTAGCCCGCAGTATATGTATGTGCTGCGCCGTACCAGTAGCGTGTCTGATGGTAATCACCGTGGCTCATGGGTCACCGTAAATGACTACGCGCAGTTGTTTAGCCAGAAACAGTTCTTCCGCTTTGTTGTGGAGAACGCTGGCGACCTCGGCATTGACGTAGGTGAACTGGAAGTACCACACGCAACTACTAACCGTTTGGGTAGTGTCGTCACTAAAGACGAACCTGCTTCTTCGGACGAGACTGTTGCTGTGTCCAGCTCTGACCCGCGCATGTCTAACGCACGTTATCCGACTAATCACGATCATCCTGATTATGCTCGTACCATGATTCGTCTGAACGCCACTGCATTCGTTGAAGTCTCAAGCTCTAACGAACCGCAAGAAGGCTACGTGCTGGCTATCGTTGATCAAGACCCAACGAATCCGAACAAGTACATCGGTAAGTGGGTTAAGCCTACTGCTGATAACGTCGAGTGGGAATCTCCTCACCTGATGAACTTGCGTATCAGCCTGCCGGGTAACGCGAGCTACATGTCGGATAACAGTAGCGTCAAACTGAACATCGACGCTGAATGGTCTGATCGTATCGAGCACCAGCCTGACGGTGTTGAGTGGTCTATCGAAGAAAACGTTATCGGTGTGACTATCTCTCAGGACGGTACTGTTACTGCTCCTGACCTCGCTGCTGACGTTGTGTTGAAAGTGACTGCACGTAAGCGTGACCCTGTTTACGGTAACTGGGTAACAGCCACCTACAACTTGCTGATCAAGAATACCTTCATCATCGACGATGAGCTGGTGTCTATCGCAATCGTTGGCACAGGCACTCTGTTCTACAAACAGAAAGAGACCTACACCGTCACTGCTCGCTACAAGTCTGGTAACGTTGCGACTATCATGCCTACGAACTTCGTGGTTGATAACGCAAACGCTCTGGACCTCGTTGGCCTGCAGGGTACTGCGAAGAAAGTCTCTGTCGATACCGTCGTCAAACTGACTGCGACCTACGTGTACAACGGCGTTACCTTCACGGCGAATAAGAACGTGACGGTTAAAGCGCAGTTGATTACTCAGCTTGAGGTGCTTGGTGCTTCTACCATCGTTTCTCAGCAGAGCGCGACATACACGTTCCGTATTACGTGGTCGAACGGCGATACCGAAATGGTTACGCAGAACTCCTTCACGGCTGCACCTACAACGTACACCACTATCAGTGGCAACGTGGTCACGGCTCGTAAAGAGACTGTCTCTGACCGTCAGATTGTGTTGACTGCAACGTACATCACTGCCGACCAGACAGTGACTGGCACGAAGAACGTTACGATTCTGAAAGAGACAGAAGCTGTTGTGCTGTCCTCTCTGGCAATCCAGGGTGCGAACACAATCCGCAGCGAGGAAAGCGCGAACTATACGTTCCTCGCTACCTACTCTGACGGAAGCACGAAGCTGATTGACCCGACGACCTTCACTGCCGACCGTCTGGATGTTGTGACTATCGTGAACAAGACCGTTAACGCAGGCAAAGTGTCTTCTGACATTCCTGTGAAGCTGTCTGCAACGTACACGGAAAACGGCATCACTAAGAGCGCGACACTCGATATTCTTATCGTGAACGTTGTGCCTGTTGTTGACCTGTCGAGCATCAAGATTGTTGGGCCGTCGTCCGTACAAGAGAAGACCACCACACCGTACACCGTGCTGGCTACTTACTCTGATGGTCACACTGCGACGATTACTCCTAACGAGTTCCGCTTGCAGCAGCCGTCGAACTATGCAACGTTCACCAACTCCAACCTTGTTGCTGGTGCAGTAGACATTGCAAATACCAGCGTAACGATCTACGCATCGTACACTGAAAACGGTATCACTAAGACTGCGACTCTGGGCGTAACTATCGTTGGTAATCCACCGGTTGTGACCTCACTGGAAGTTCGCGGTGCTGACCAGATGAACGAAAACACCACGTCGCAGTTTACAGCGTGGGAGATTCTTTCAAACGGTACAGAGCGTCAGGTATCTGCGCCAACGTGGTCTGTCATTCAGGGTAGCGCAATCGCAAGCATCGCGCAGACGGGCATCCTGTCGGCAGGTGAAGTGACTCAGGACACCACTGTTCTGATTCGTGCTACTTACGATGGTCGTAACGCGCAGAAGTCTGTGCTGGTTAAAAACATCATCGTGATCAGTCTGCTGTCCGTTCAACCTCTGGCTCCATCGCCTGCGTTTGATTACGGTACCGCTGCGGCTGTGACCCGTGACCTGCATAGCACTCTGACGTTCTCTGATTCTTCTACTCGTGAGGGTACAAGCGGCGAACTTAGCTATACGTTGTCCTCTAATGCACAAACTTACTTTGAGATTGTTGCTGGTGGAACAACAGGATGGCGCATCCGTACGAAAGCTGCTCTGACTGGCTTCTTCGGTACTCTGACCTTCCAGCTTAACGTTGTCGCTACTGTTGGCAGCGTAACGAAGACTGGTAGCGTTCAGTTCACTGTCACTGGTCCTACGGATGACGTGAGCACTGTAGAAATCATCGGCGCAGACAGCATCACCGAAGGTACTGCATCTGGTGACTATCTGGTGCGTATTACTCGTCTGTCTGGTTCGCAGGTTGAGTACACTTCTCTGCCTACTTGGTCATTGCCTCAAGGTGCTGCATATGTGACGCTTGGTGTTGGTACTACTTCGACTCGTGCGAAGTTGACTTCACCGCCAAACTCCATCACGCAGAACCAGACGGTAATCCTCCGTGCTGCTAACGTCGTCGTTGACGGCAAAACGTATGCACCAGAGAAGACCATCCAGATTATCAATCAGGCAGCAACGATCACTAAGCGCGAGCTGATTGGTCCTACTGCTGTGAACAAAGGTGAGACAGGTACCTATATCCTGCGCCTGACGTTCTCTGATAGCACGACGGTTGATCTGACACCTGTTGTAACGCGTAGCTCTGGCTCCACTACGGGCTTCACGTTCAATGGCAACAACACCATCACAGGTAACACTGTGAGCACGACTCAGACTGCGGTGATCACTGGTACTGCTTCGTATAACAGCCAAGCGCAAACTGCGAACCTGACTGTAACGAACACGCCAGCTCCACCGACGCCTGACTCAGTGGTTATCACTGGACCTGCTTCTATCATTGGCGGCGTGACCACTGCATACACTGCAACGGCAACTCTGTCTGATGGCACCACACCTGACGTTACTGCGGATAGCGGTACAACGTGGTCTGTGGCTGTGAAGTCCGGTACGGTGACTGGCCTGAGTGTTGTAGGCGGTTCGTTGAAGTCTAACGCTGTGACTGCTGATGCCGTGGTAACTATCACTGTGTCGTATGTCAAGAACGGTAAGACTGTTACTGCAACGAAAGACGTTACGCTCAAACCACAACAGTCTTCTGACCTGGGCGCTCGCTTCGGCTGGCACTCTAAGATCAAGTCTGTCTCTGGTTATGACGCAGCGTTCGTGCAGGGTTTGCAAACTGCGTTGACTCTGACTGGTCAGCAACTCTTGAACTGTCCTGGTGGAACGAGTACCTCTACGAACAACGTGTTCTTCTACGTTGCGTGGCCGAAGTCTCTGGGCTATGGTTACTTCGTCGAGTCTGCTCAAGGCTTCGCTGGTTCATGGGATGGTGCGTTGGAGTTCGATGACTTCAACTTTGCTGGTCCTGCCGAAGTGACTATCAATGGTGTTGATTACGTTGTCTATCGTAACGACTTCCCGTTTGATAATCTGGCGTATACGTTTAAACTGACCTATGGTTCTTCGACCCCAGGTTCAGGTACCGCGTAAGGAGAATAAGATGCCGGTAATGATGACTTCGTTCCTGTTACCAGCATCCGCAGCTCTCCCATACCTCCTCGAGGATGTTTATCTTCGTGGGGGTATGCGTTGTCTTGCTACACTCGCGTTGCGTGACACAATGTCCGTAGGTAATAAAAAGCCTGGGATGTTGTGTTACGTGACCGAGACCAAGAAGATGTATCAGCTTGGTGCCGACAACGTGACATGGGAAGAAGCGAAATTTGGTGGCTCGGAGTATAAGTTCGAGTCGCCTTTCGTTACTGCTGTGGATGAGACAGGTCTGACTGTTGTAGGCCTCGACCCAAGTAAACAAGTGCCTGAGCCTGAATACGCAGGGATGACCCTCGTGTCTGGCGCTAATGGTACAATGTTCTGGGCCGACTTGAGCGGCAATGAGAGTGCTGGTGTGCGTAAGACTGTGGAGTACGAATCACCTTCGTACATTACTCCTGGTCAGCAGATTGATTTTGATTTGCAGATGAACCGCACCGTGATGCTGCTTTCTGTTCAACTCAATGCGTTTGATGTGGAACTCTCCGCATTCCCTACAGCGCAACGCGACGACAGAAATCCGTATTTATTCCGCTCCACTGCTAATTTTCTTGAAGATGACGGCGTGTTCTCTGATGTGGATAGCGAAGGCAATCCTGTCATTCGTAAGCTGCGCCGATACAGCTTCTTGTCCAACAAGGACAACACGCCTACAATTTCGTGGCGTATGAAGAATATCGGCACCTCGCCGTCGAAACCGAAACTCACTGTAACCTATCTGGTAATGGAGTGATTAACTTATGGCTATTCAACGTGTAACTGCCACTAAGATCATTGGTCTGGAAGCTCTGACCCGTGACCTGGTGGCTAAAATGGTTGCTGCGGGTTTTGAACTCGTTGCAGTCGATGGTACTGCTGGTACTCAGATCAAACCAGATGGTAAAGCATTCTACCTGATGGCCTCTGACGCAGTTGATCCGCTGTTTGATACGCAGCAATGGGGCATCATCCTCAAAGCTGACAACGCGGCTAAAACTCTGTCAATCAACGTTCTGCCTGACCTTCAGGTGAGTGAGAACGACTACACTGCGGCGAAGCGTTCTGCTACCGTAGAAATCGGCCGTCTGTCCAAGTCTGGTCTGATTGCTAACAGCTTCATCGATCTGGTTGCTGACTGGAAGATGGATGCGACCGCTGACATGGCAGCATACCCGCTGACCTATGACTTCATCACCACCGACCACGGTATCGCTCTGCACATCAACGCAGAAGGTTTCGACAACACTGGCACCGCGTTCAGTTGGTTCGTTGCACAGCGTGGCGTACAGACTGGCGATACTAAGCCGGGTGATCATAGCCCACTGTTCTGCATCTTCTCGTGTGGCGGCGGTCTGGCTGGCGACCCTGATACAATCAAGCCTGAAGCAATTCAGCGCTTCACTGTTATCGAAGCAGGTATCTACAGCGCGACAGTTCCTCTGTCTGCCGTACAGCCGACTCCTGACTCCGCACCAATCATCAACCCGCTCCAACAGGTTATGATTGCAGAAGGTAACCGCGCCATCGTGCTGTTCCCGCAGATGATTAACACCCAACGATATGTGTACTTCGCTACACTGGACATGCTGGGTTACACCTCTGCTGACGTTCTCTCTGCTGGTTCCGAAGTACAGTTGAACCCGCTGAAAGCGACTAACAAAACCAAGTACCTGGGCATGAACGCAAACGGTAAAGACAACCGTGGTATGCGTCTGATGCTTCCTATCGGTACTGGCGACGCGGCTTAATATTAGGGGATAACGACTCATGAACAAACTGATTGTGAAATCTGGCTTCACCAGCAACATCAAGATGTGGAAATCTATCCTTCAGGATTTGGTGGATAATGGTTTCCAGCTGGTGAGCGTTAACGGTACCGTCGCCTCGACGATTCCGTCCACTGACCTGGCTTCATTCGTTATTGAAGCTACTTCGACTATCGATCCGTTGGCTGGTACTGGTGCAGGCAAACAGCGCTGGCGTGTAGCTTGTAAAGTCACTGATAAGCGTACCAACTTGTACGTTGCTGCCCCGGAGCAGATCTCTGACACAGGCACCATCGCTAAGACGGGTACTGTTACTGTTGGCGGTACTTCTTTCCCTGAGTATGCTGGTCAGGTCGGTGCTCGCTTTAATGGTAACACTGGTGGTACTACTGGCGACTACGATGTGTGTTTCTGGCACCGTGGCATTGCAAACAGTAACGGCGCTGTTTACTATGGCGGCACCATGGCGTACCCAACCAACGCCACCAACGCCACTGCTGGCCAGCAGAACCCAGACAGCCTGATTTGGGCAGACCCAGAAGCATCACCGTTCACCTACCACATCTCTCTGACTGAGCATGGCTTCGCTCTGCATCTCGCAGTTGAAGGTCGTGACTCTGATGGTTGCCGTGGTGCATGGCTGGTAGTTCAACGTGCTATCAACTCTGATGGATCTGTTGTCGTCGATGGTAAAGCGCCTCTGTTCTGCATGTTCTCTGTTAACGGCGGCGGCTCTATCAACAACGATCTGGAAGTTCGTCCTGCGACTAACAGCCCAGGCTCGTTCCAGATCATGCGCTACACCGTGCGTGAGTCTGATGTGAACGCGCCGACTCTGCCAGTACCAGCGCACGTACACAGTGCTGATAGCTACGCGGTTATCAACCCGTACCAGATGGTTCCGTTCTCCGAAGATAACCACTTCGATTTCCGTCTGCCTGCTGGCTTCAACACCCAGCGCTACAGCTATCCGTACGAAATGGATATCGTGGGTTACGCGTCTTCTGACGTTATCTCCAACGGTACCCTGATCGACGTGCAGGTGTACAACGAAATGGAAGATGACGGCAGCACGCCGAAGAAACGTACCTACAAAGCTCTGACTGCTAACAGTCCGAACAACACCGGTATGCGTATCTTCTTCCTGCAGGGTTACAAAGAACCAGAAGTAACAGGCGGCTAAGCCTATTCCTCACAGGGTGGCTTCGGCCGCCCTTTTTCGTTTCTACATCGTGAGGTGAACAATGGCTGAAATGATTCCTGTCGTATCAGCGACGGGTGCGCAGTCTTGGTCTGGTACTGTTTCAGTTAACGGCCATACTGACGCACTCAAGTTCCGTGTTGTTGGCGGAACATTTGCTGATGCTTCCACAGAGAAAGATATCACGCCGAGTTCAGGCTCTGACTATGATGTTAGTCTTAGTGCTAACGTAACGGTCTCTGCCGCTGCTACGCAACCTGTTGTGCTGTATTATCTTGACGGTGATACGTGGGTGCTTGTGCATTCACTGTCTCGCATCTTTGTCAGACCGCAGACGAAAGAGCTGGACTATCGTTTAGTCACACAGGGTATGGATGCTATGCCACTTGGCGGCGCACTCAATCCTACCTATGGTGGTCTTGTTCTCGGTGGCGGTGTGCGCATCCCTACCACACAGGACATGCAGCAAAGTAGCGTAGCGAAGTTCTCGGACTTTGAAGGTACGTTCTTTGATTTAACCAAACCAATATCTATCGTACATGACCGTCAAGGCCGCCGACTGTACTATCTGCACACTGACGGTGATGCTTCGAATACGAAAGTGTTCGGCAGCATGGATGACGTTGATATCGCTGGCTATAAAGTCAGTTACGACACGAACAACAAACGCAGCGCGGTAGTCTTCCACACGTCTGGTCAGGTTGATGTTCTCGATGAAGCGATGACGCAGTTCGGTGAACCTAAGCAGTTAGGCTACGAAGTCAATCGCGTTATCTGTCGTCGTGCTGGCGTCGGTACAAACACAGTCGATAGCTATGTGGCTTTCGATAAAGATGGCCGTGCGCATTACCTTAACGCATCTTTCGTAGAGACTTCTGTTAAGTCAGACCAGTTCTACGTTAACGGCTCAGACAGCTACGATGTGCTGTCAACATTAGACGGCAAGCTGGTGGGCGGTAACACTGCCGCTGCTCCTGCGTCTGTCTTCTGGTACCAGTTCGTTCCGAGTTCATTGTTGGTGCTCGGTCATGACGGTACAAACATTTATCAGTTCAACCTGCGAGACAACGTTCAGAACGTAGCGGCTCGTCCACTTGTCGCTAACGACCTCGTTGTGTTTAACACGACTGCTGCATGGACTGATAAGGGTGGTAAGCTCGTTTCAGGTATGGACACGAACGGTAGTAACGCACTGTTCAACTTCGCATCTGCTGAAACACCTACGCAGACTCGTTCTGGTTGGCCATACATAGAACTCATCACTCCGTCGTACACTCAAGCCGACACGTATGATCGCCTGTTCTATTACGTTGCGCGGCCGACTACTGGCTTGAAGCATTTGGCGATTCGCAATTACGATATCGTGTGGCCTGACTTGTCTTCTGTCCAGCTTGGTCCGACTGTCAAGTTCAAGGTTCTCGTCGATGCTGGCGACCCTGATATTCCTCTGCCTATCACTGCGCCTGCTGGCGTTACTGTTGCTGCAACTATTGACGTCACCACGACTGATATCGTAGACGGTAAAGAGGTTACTACGGTTACGACCGTGCCTGTGACCAAAGTGTATGATGGGCAGGAAGTCACTATCACGTTAAGCCATGAGTACATCACCAGCTCATCGTTCCCGATTACAATCGGTCATACTGTCTACCAGTTTGAGATGAAAGCTGACGATACGCCTAATGCTTTCTCGTGGCAGAACATCGTTGGTGTTGATAACGACACATGGAACCGTACGGAAGACGTGGCCATCACTGGCATCAACGTGTCCGTTCCTGTGAAAGTGTTTGTCGATGGTGTGGAAGATTACAGTCGTGTGAAGATCTTCGTTAACGGTGTAGAGACAGCAATGCCTGTGCTTATCCGTAACAATCAGACACTCGGCTTTGAGATTCTGCATGAGAACGATACCTCCCGCATTGATGTTGATGTAGGACAAGGCACTTCTCGTTTCAGCGTGTTCACTATCGTCGAAGCGCAATTGGATGTTGGACGTCACTGGGCATACGTGCCTGTTGGCAAAGAAGTCCAGTCTGATGCGATGAAGAACACAGGCACCATCCCTTTGGTCTTGACAATCACTGATACCGATGCTGTATTCCCGAACGGTACGCAGACGATTACTCTGGCCGTTGGCGCAAGTACCAGCATTAAGTTCGCGCCCAAAGAGAACAAGCAGTATGCCGTTAAGTTCCATTCAGACCAGTTCACTTATGAATGGTATGTGTGGGCTGACAAGCAATGGCTAGGCACGGTGCCTGCTGCTAAACGTGCTGAACGTTATGTCATGGACAACAGCGGTACGTTCTTCATCGACAACATTCCAGATAACTTCTGGACGTACTTCACGGTTCCTGCGGGTATGCTGCTGGACATTGATGGTGTGCGTGTTGAGCAAGAGCTTGATAGTCGTGGTGTGTACAAAGAGCAAGGCCTTGTAGTAGGTCCGTTCGAATGTGCGGACACGATGCTCAAGATCTACGGCTTGCCTTCGCAGAATCAACCTCACTCGTTGAAGTTCGGTGATGCGTCAGTTGGCTGGCTGTACAACATGACGGTCGACCCGACGTACACAGCTTATGGCACTGACTCTGTTCAGTTGTTTGACGTGTCCTATCTGGACGCTACCACCGATGCAGTGTCTGTGTTGGACGCTAAGACCTATGTTGCTGCGTCTGACCAGAACATTGTCCTCACGCCTGTGTACGACCCTGAGCTGGATGTTCAACTACAGTGGCTTGACTTCGAAGACGCTGCTACTCACGCTGTGGGTGCTGCTGACCGTGTGATCGCTACTGGAGATCGTGACGTTGTGCAGGTTATCGAAGTCATTCCCTTCGATACTGGTCATAAGGACTTTGTGGATAACTTCCGCATGGCCGATTTGATTGACCGTTCGGATATCATCTACGACCGATTCCCTCTGTTTGAACTGACAGAAGCGCCAGCACTTGCGTCTGATAACTTCCCTCTATTTGAACTCACTGAGGGTCAGAAGGATGTTGTCGTCACTACGCCTCTTCCTGCTTTCATTGGCACGAACGAAGGTGCATCGACTGCTACATTCCCTCTGTTTGAACTGACGCAAGGACAGGTCGATACTGCAACGGATTTCCCGTTGTTTGAAGCGACTGTAGGTGATGATGTTGTTTCTGATTGGTTCTGGCCGACCTTCGCCACCGATGTTGCTACGGTCAATGACACGTTCATCAACAATTTTGTTGAGCACATGGACGATGCGCCACAGTATTTCGATCTTCGAGACCCTGTGTATCGTACTGGTGTTAAAACGAAGTCTGACCAAATTCTGCCTCGATTTGCTGATACGAAAGGCAACTATCCAGTAGACGCGCTTGAGGTCAAGAAGGTAAATGCTGGTGGCTTGTTCCAGCAGGGTATGACAGAGCCGCGTCAGGCTAATCTCGGTGGACTGTTCCATCCAGAAGCATTCGGTCCGCAGTACGTTGAGCCGTCTGCTATTTATCATGTGGGTTGGGCACGTCCTCTGTGGCGCCCTGCTTATGTGACATATAAAGCCAAGACGATGACCGCGAAGTATGTCGATCCTGACTACCATCCGGCCGTGCTGTTCATGCCTGAGATCCCGTTCACTCGTTGGTTGCAGCCTTCACAGATCTATCACTATGGCCCAGCTACGCCTGTGCGTATGGAGCATATTGTTAAGTACCCTGTGAGTCCTGCTGCTGGTGAGTTCGAACAACTCAAGCTGATTGCTGCGCCTGTTGACGTTGCGAAGCCGTCTTCTAAGGATGCGCCGACTGTCTATCTGCATCTGATAGAAGGTAAGTTCATTCAAAGTGCGCCTCAAATCGACACGGATGTACTTGAGCCTGATCTTATCAAGGCGCCGAGAATCATTCCTGTTGCTCGTACTCCAGGCGCACCTGCAACACGTCCTCCTATTTCAGTCGAGATTAGGACGTCACGTAAAGCAGACAACAACAAGTCGTATGCTGTTGTTGCGCCTGTAGTTGAGGCATGGACTGTTGAGCCTAACCACGGTTCAATTGATAAGCCACTCGAAGAAGGTTATTTCGAAACAGAATTGCTGGCACTTCAAAATGCTACGCAGGTCTGGGGCTTTGATCCGTCTGTGGTGTATGCGATTCAGCAGCCTAACGGTTACTGGACGTGGGCACAAATCACCGTGTGCGAAGAATCTTGTGGCTCTATGTCATGTGCTGCAAGAGGGTATTTAAGCGGGGGTTAATCCCCGCTTTACCTTGCGTAAGCTAATTTCAATGAGTGACAGACAACATAGAGACAAGAACATGATACTTTCCGTGTCCGCATCTCATGAAGATGCAGTAACGAAGTACGCGTGGATGAAGTATAAAGGTTCACGCGGCAAGGAAGTATCCCAACGAACTCATAAGCGTATGATTCGTGATGGAGATACTTTCGGCATTCTCCCGCTGCGCAATGGCGGTCGCTACACATTAATCTTTGCCGACATGCCTCACGTTGACTTCCCTCTCGATAAAACAACAGGCCTGTTCCTGATTGAGCGTAGCTCCAAACTGCGCAAGGTCCCCGATGTTGTTCAACGTGAAACGCGCACGAAGACTGCTGGCGCTAAAACCATGCAGCGTCAAATCAATCGTGTGCAGTTCGATGCTGCCCGCTTTTCGCCTAAGTCTGTGAAGTCTGAGGCTGTGTACGGTGTTAACTTCGATAACTATCAGTGGCGTATGGTTCCGAGCATGGAATATCCTATTAAGACTTCTAAGGGTATGCTCAAGCTGTACAAAAACGACATGATCGGTGTACGCTTCTTGCGACAAGGTAAAGGTGGTGTGGTCATTAACACCGAAGGCCTGTTCGTTAAGATTGATGACGCACAATACGATCTGCTTGTTCACGACACCAACATTCTGCCTTTCAATGATTGGCCGAAAGGTGATGTGGACATTGATACACTGAAAGCATATCGCAAGCAGGTGCGTCGTCATCGTAAGCGCTCGCAACTGGAAGAGGAAGAAGCTGTACGCCTCGCCAACAACGCGAAAATTCTTGAGCAAAAGCAGCAGCGTAAAGAGCTGGCGAAAGAGACACGCAAAAAGCAACAGGCCCGTGCTGCCGAGATGAAAGACCTGCGTAGCAAGGTTAAGTCCGGTGAGATCGAAGCGCCTAAAGCAGAAGTGCGCACTGTCTACGAAGATGGTATCGACAAACGTGGTAAGCGTGTGCGTGTCATCGAGCACGAAGAACTGGACGATGCGATTGAAGAAGTCGAAATCGATCTGGACTTCGATGAGCAGAAACTCGAAGACGTGTTATCTCGCAGCCCGTTTGCAGGCGACATGTTCAACATCGAAGATTCTGTAGGTTCGCTGTTTGGTGGTGATGATTCAGAAGACCACGAAGAACCTGCGCTCGACCTTTCTGATATTGACGAACCAGAAGACGACGAAGAAGATACTCCGCCACCTAAAGTGCGTCCTAAGAAAGGGGCCAAGCCTGCTAAACCTGCGCCAGAAGAAGAGGAAGAAGACTCTACTGACGGTGAAGAGGAAGAGGAAGAGGAAGACCCAGATGCAGAAGAAGACGTTGACGATAGCGATCCAGATGTTGATGATGAATCAAATGAGGACGACACTGCCGACGATGATTCCGAATCCGTGGATGATGAAGGTGCTGACGACGAAGGAGCTGACTCAGAAGATTCTGGAGCAGAAGACGACGAAGCCTCCGATGATGACCCAGAAGCCGACGCTACTGACGCGGTAGATGAGAATGACGCAGAGGAAGACCAAGACTCTGACGTTGCTGCCGCAGAAGCCGAAGCTAAAGAGACTGCGAAGAAGATTGCTGCCGCCAACAAATCCACTCCTAATGCTCGCGCAGAAGAAGCGGAAGAAGGTGACGTGCTGCGATTCAGAGCAGATGCCAAACTCAATCGTGATTGGGTTATCGTCCGTGTTAGTACGCACAACGCCTCTGATAATATCGTGGTCTATACGCTGTACGATATCACCAACAGCCCTGATGAAGTGCGTCAGGTCCGTGTGAACCGTGCGCGTAAACAAAACCTCTTTGACTATGCCGAACATGTGAAAGATATGACGCCTAAGCTGTTCAATCGCGTGATCGATATGGTGGAAGATTATCCTGTCAACAAAGACCCAATCGCCAGCTAGACTGTAAATAACAGTGTTGATGACGATCGGAGAAAACAACATGCAAATCTCATTGAAGCGGCTCGAAAGGAATCCTGATAAGATTCTGGACACGCTCAATCTGACGCAGACAACGAAACTTGTGGCGCATCTTGATGATGCGTTCCACACTGATTCGGAAGGCTTGATATCGGATGCGGTCTATGACCATATTCGTCGCTATATCGACACGCGCTGGCCTAAGTCCAAGCTGGCTCGTAAGATCGGTGCTCGTGATGATTCCGATGTTAAGCTGCCTGTTCCTATGGCGAGTCTCGATCAGTATACGCTCGGTGGTAAGCAACTGTCTAAGGCTCTGGCCGAAGACGTTGACTGGATTCTGACAGATAAGCTCGATGGCTTGAGTATTGAAATCGTTTACGAGAAGGGTGTGCCTGTTCGTGCTCTTACTCGCGGCGATGCTACTCACGGTAAGGATGTGTCTCAGCACCTTCCGGCCATGCGCATTCCTCAGAAAATCCCAGAAAAGGGTCAGGTGGTTATACGCTGTGAAGCGCTGATTCCCTACAAGACCTTTATGGCGAAGCTGCACGAATCTGCTGGTGGTCGCTTCAAGGCCGCACGTAACGCTGCGTCAGGACTCATCCGTAACTTTGAAACTTCTAAAGAGTTCAAGTACGTCCACATGGTATGCTTCGGTATCATCGGTGGTAAAGGTGCCACGCTCTCGCAGTCGAAACAGTTCAAACTGTTAGACAAGTGGGGATTCGAGGTAGTGCGTCACTTTGGTCCATTGCGTTTCGACAATCAGGAAGAACTCATTCCTTGGTTAGACAAGCGTATAGCCAAAGCGAAGTATGAACTCGACGGCATCGTGATGACTCGTGATGTGGCCACGCCGAAAGCTACGGCAAGCAACCCACGACATGCCTTTAAGTTCAAGATGAACGTTGAAGCGGACACGGTGATCGTGACTGTCAAAGACGTTATCTATCAAGAGTCCAAGTACGGCGTACTGGCTCCTGTCGCACTGTTCCCACCTACTGTTATGCCTGGTGGTGTAACTGTCGAACGTGCTTCTGCGCACAACGGTTTCTACGTTGAGCACGGCTATCTCAAGCCGAAGAAGAAAGGTGCAGTGCTTGGCCCTAAACGCCCGCTGGGCCCTGGTGCTAAGGTTAAGTTGATTCGAAGCGGTAAGGTAATCCCATACATCATGGAGATTCTCAAGCCCGCTAAGAAGCCTAAGTTGCCTGGCGTGCCGTACAAGATCAGTGGTGTAGAGTTCGTCGTCAAAACGAAGTCGTCTGCTGCTGATGCTCGTATGCTTGGCTCGTTCTTGAAAGGACTGGACGTTGCGAACACGGGACCTGGTACTTGTAAGATGCTTGTTGAGTCAGGCATCAAAACTCCTGAGCAGTTGTTTAGTGCTTCAATGAGTGCGCTGCGTGAAATCGTAGGCGACTCTCGCGGTCGTCAACTGGCTAAAGATCTCAAAGCGTTGAAAGCTGGTGTGCCGATGAATACGTGGCTAAAAGCTACAGCGTCATTCTTCATGCGCGGGGCTAACACTACGTTCGACAAAGTTGTTGACGCCATTCCTAACCTTGAGTATTACCTCAAGCGTGGATATACCGCAGACCTTGTTCTCAAGATTAGTGGTATGCACGGCATCGACAAGCTCGGTCCTGCCATCGCAGAAGCTGCTGTTAAGTCATACATGATGGCCGCGAATATGGGCGTGACTCTCGTTGCTCCGAAGAAAGTGAAAGTGGTTAGCTCCAAGCTAAAAGGCGTTAACGTAGCATTCACAGGCATTCGTGATCGCGACCTGATGAAGCGTATCGTTGAACTTGGTGGTACTGCTTCTGATAGCATGAAAGCCGATACGACGATACTGATCGCAAAAGACCCTGGCTCTGGTTCTGCGAAACTCCAGAAAGCGATGGACAAAGGCATCCCTGTTATGGGACTCGCAGAGTTTAAGAGCAAGTACAAACTGGAGTAACTATGCTCTCTTTGCCTTGTACGTTCGACTATTGGCGCAATTACAAACCATTAGCTCCGAACCTTACGGTGCGAGTGCGTAACTCGGGTAAGACCGAGTTACCGCTCGAAAAGATCTTACAAGGCGCTCGTGATGAAGTGACGTTGCATAGCCCGACTGAGGGTGTGCTTGATAAGGTGCCAGCTCAAAGGGGTTGGCGCCTTTCTGCGATCAAGGTCAATGACCCGATGGTAGGCACGGTGCAACTGAACAACTTTAGCGATGCGTTCCTCTATAACCCACGCAGCGGCTACGTTGGTACGGACTGTTTCGCATACATCCTGACTAACGGTACGCAGCAATCAGACTCAGGTACGATTACCCTCGATGTTTATCAGTGGTACACGTATCAGGTTCTGCTTTATCGCTTGAACACGCAGAAGACATATCACCGTTTCACTGCGAAGCCGTTCATGAAATATGCGTCTGGTCAAACACCGTTGAAGCCTGTTAAGTTCGCACAGATAACTTGGTACTACAACCAATATCGTGCGGAGACAGACAGCAAAGGCGTGACGCGTATCTATAAGCGCCGTACAGTTTGGCAGACAACTGTTGCCGACTATACTGCGTATTATAACCGTCAAGTGTATGCACCCACGATCATCAACACTGGTGAAGAAGTTCGCGCATTCACTTACTTCGACGACTCTCTTGGTGCGGGTTTCGATGGGGACTATTCTCATCCGTTCGTACCGAAGAACTCTCAAGGCGACGTTGAGCTGGAGATACGGCTTTACACTGAGGAGAAAACAGTGTGGAGTCCTTCTCTACAGCGATACATAACACAAGTCGACCTGGACCAACCTCTCATCCTCGAATACCGTGTGTCTGATATCTACGGTAAGCGCTGGTGGGATAGTGGTAACGTTTTAGTATAACCCAATGAGGCATGTATGAGAATTTGCGTAGCGGCTATCTGTCGCAATGAAGAAAAGAATATGAGTGAGTGGTTGAAGCACGTAGCCAAGGCTGATGCGATTAGCATTGTCGATACAGGCAGCGAAGACCAAACCACAAACATCATCTCGGCGTTCACGCACCCTAACATCTACCACACGTTTGATGTTAGTCAAGAGCGTAACCTTGGTGCAAGTCGTGAACTGGCCGCTACGCCATTCTCCGAAGATGACCTTGTAGTGTGGCTTGATATTGATGAGCGTTTTGATGACCCTGATTGGGTTGAGAAGCTGCGCACAATGCAAGGCATTAAGAAGGCAGAAGCTGTTTGGATTCTGATGCGCAATGGTGACAGCCACTACAGTCAGATGAAGGCCTACCGCCGTCGTTCTTACTTCTGGAAATATCGTGCGCATGAAGTGCTGACCTCGCGCAAGCCTGGACAGCAACTCAGAACGGTTGAAGCTCCGTTCGCCACCGATCACTATCCAGACCACAGCAAAGGCCGTAACTATCTGCTAGAGCTTGGACTTGATGTTGGTGACTATCCGCATGATGACCGTTGCAGTTTCTACTATGCGCGTGAACTCTGCTATGCCGTTGCGTATTACGAACGTCCTGATTTGCTCGAAGATGCACGGCGTGAAGTAGATCGTCTTGCTGGCATTGCTAAGTGGGCGGATTACGTTACAATCGCCAACATCGAACTAGCGAAAGCCACGTACAAACAGGGCTTCACTCAGGAAGCGGTGTGTGCGTGTTATCGCGCCATAGCATTCCGTCCTGACCGCATTGAAGCGTATTCGATGCTGGCCGATATCTTCTACCGACACGGCGATAACATCAATGCTATCGGTATGGCTGTTCAAGGTATCGAAGCAACCAAGCAGAATCCAAAAGGTTTCCTGTTCGATCAGACCGCTATTAATTTAGACCTGTGTTATGACATAGCCTATTGGGGCTGTCGCAATCTGGGTATGGTCGAACCCGCACTCAATTACCTCGCACATCTCGCTACGCTTCGTGGTCAGGATGTGAATGAGGAGATCATGAACTCTGGCCTGCTGCAATATCTACAGGCTCCTACTCAGGAAGAAACAAATGACAGTAGCTCGATTGAACACGACGGGAGTCCGCAGACTGAAGGTAGCACCGCAGCCGAGTCTGGTGAACAGCTCCGAGCAGACGACTATCAAGTTGAGCGAGTCTCTGACACCAGCGAACAAAGCAAGCCTGATTAATGCTTTCGAGCTGGCTGCCAAGAAGAAACTCGGTCAGGCCATCTCTCCAGAAGATATCCTAAGCGTGGCGAAACGCACTGTAGTGCCTGCAATCGCTGCGCGTATCTACACGGAGATCGCTAACAGTACCGAGAAGCAGACGTTCATGACGTTGGCGCGTCTTGCTATCGGCATGTGTGATATGTACGCCAAACGTGCTGGCCTTACGGCTGGCACACAAGGCACCCAGATGCCTGTAATTCTTGGCGGCTATTTCCTTAACCGTGTGCTGAACGACAGCTCCAGCACTATCGCACAGATCAACACAATCGACCTGCCTATTGAGCAGAAGTTCGCTGCGCTGTTTGAATCGTTCTGGAGTTCTCTGGACATTGAGGCGCTGAAAGAGAAGATGATGCCACGCTCCGAATCTTCTACTCGTGTGACATTCAAGGCGCTGAAATCTCAGGACCTGTATAAAGGTACCGAGCAAGTAAGTTATGCCGTGAATGCTGGTGGCCGTACTTGCGGTAAGATTAGCTGGGACAAAGCGTGTGGTGAATGTTCTGATAAGTCCACGGGCTGGGTTGTAACGCTATTCGACGGTTTCAATGAAGCTGCATATCGTTCAGGCCGTGGTGAGAACGCTCATGAGCCATTCACTGCCGTACATAAAGGTGAAGTCAAACTGCAAAACCCAAGCCGTATGACTCTGGCTCTTGCCAAGTCTTGGGCACGTGGTGCGCTGCGAGGTTAACATGGCCCAGTTCTCTTTTGATTATAACATCGGCGATATCGTGACGTTCTATCACGGGCGCAATTTAGATGGCACTGAACGTTGTCAGTTGCGTGGCACAATCAACTCGATTCTTATCGGAGCAACTGAGGCTCTGTACATGATTCAGAGTCGCTACGCAATGCACCCAGTGACCGAGGCCGATATCGTTAAACCGATATTCAGTACGAAGTCATTCGACGTGTTCTACCCTGGCGTTGAAGTCATTGCCACGTTCAAAGATTCAGGCAAAGAAGTTCCTGCGTATGTTGAAAACGCAGTAATTTCAGATGGACGGCTGCGCTACTGGCTAAGCACTATGGACGGACTCAACGGCTTCCAAGTCGAAGAGGGTTGCGTTCGTTTGGCTAACGCAAGCGCCGATAACATCAACAATTTCCAATAGGGAGAACACGATGGACCAGTCCATTCGCTCCGAGTCTTTTGATACCTCGGATATGGGCCTTGTTGGTCTAAACGCGATTGATATGCACAAAGAAGATGTTAGCCGTGATGCTAAATCCATTCGTGTAGATGCGTCGCGTTTCGGCATTCAATCAGGCTCGTTTAATCTTGACGTGAACGTGTGGCTGCCTAAAGCGGCCGAGCAGTACAACACCTCGCGAGATATTCGTGACTATATCATCGTGCCTGTTCCTGTGAATATCACTGAACTGCCGAACACTAACGGTGATGCGTTCTCACTTCAAGAATGGCTGACATTCAATCCAGACCAAGGCCGTCTTGCATATCAGACGTTCATTGGTAAGCCGACGTTCATCGAGCACAACAATAAAGATTACCGCCAGGCAATGGGCATGATCTTTGACTCGAACCTGTCGAAGCTGCAAAACTTCCGTGGCAACCATGCGCGTCTTACTCTGCTGCTGGCGTTTGACCGTACACGCTGCAAGGAGCGTTGTGACCGTATTCTGAGTGGCGAGCTTAACACGTACTCTAAAGGCACAACGTACAAGGCATATAAGTGCAGTATCTGTGGTCAGTTGGTTACACCGCGTCATCGTAACTTCTGTTCGCACACGGCATTCAATAAGCCTACATACCTCGATGGTCGTACAGGCCGTCTGGTGTATCGTGATTGCAAGATGTTGACTGGCTTCGAATGTAGCTCGGTCGATGATCCAGCATTTGCGTGTGCTGCAACGTACAAAGAACATCTGCTGCGGATGGCTTAATGTCCGATATGTCCATAGCAGACTATTCGTACTATCGTTATCTTGGACCAGACGCTATGATCTCAAACGGTGTGCATCTGCATACACGTGAGGTTGTAGGTCTGGTCAAAGTGAGTGACGACCTGTACTACATAGCCCACCCTAAATACGACATGGCTTATGCAATCAGTGGAGAAGACGGTGACCGCGTAGTATCGCAGAGTCGCCCATTCACGGCTAAGCCTGACGCCCTCTTCAAGCCTGGATTCGACTTCGTTCCTTACGAGGAAAAGCAGAAAGCTGCTGCACCCAAGCCGAAGCCCGTGCCTGTCAAAGCGAAACCCCAGCAAGTAGAAGCTCCAGCGCCCGAACAAAATACACCAGCCGATGGTCCTCTTGATCAGTTCGGTGTAGATACGCCAGAGTCGCTCAAAGCCAAACAGCGTCGTCTAATGGACATGCCGCAGTTCGGTGATATGAAAGCCTTGGTGTATGCAAATGCCAACTATCCTGGTGGTACGCCAAATAACTACGCAGTCCAGAAGATACCACGTTGTGGCAATGTGCATCTTGAAGTATTGGGTGCTGACGAACTGCGTATAGGTGGCAAGAAAATCCTGCTGGAAGGTGTGAGTCCTCCTGACTATGTACTCAAAGACATTCAGGATAACGTCATGCCTGGCATAGGTCTTAATGTGCCTCTGCCGTTTAAACGCCTATATGTGGGTATCGTTAAACATGGTAACGATGTTGGTGGGTCACATATTGCTACTTATACCGTGTCAGGATTCCTGTATGGTGTAATTTCAATGAGTCCAAAGCAGTTGGTGGACTTGTTCGGGGGTTATAATAGCCGTTCATTCGGCCATGCAATGACCCACGAATTGGCGCACTTTGTTGACCATACGATGATACGAAATGTTGACCGTATGAAGTTCGATCAGGCTATCCGAGGAAAGAAAATCCATCCAGATAGCTTGAACGCACGTACCATAAATACAGTGCCCGCAGAACACTTTGCGACCCTCGCAGAGCTAATGGTTTGGGGTGATAGTATGCGTAACGTTTATACGTTAAACGGAGTAGAAGTGGTCAATAAATACTTCGAAAATCGCTATATTCCGCAAGCTGACATTGATAGCAGAAAAGTTTAAAAATACCTGAATTTTTTCTGCAATCGTTAATTTTAACCTGTCGATTCAACGACTAAAAATTTATGAGGGTTTTAACCATGCCAAAGATTACCCAACTCGCGGGTATCCTGTGTGTCGGTCAAAACCATAATCAGGCAGTAGAGAACTTTCGCCGTACTGCACTCGGTCAGAACCTGATGATTTTCGGGAACTCTGCCGGTGTGGGCTTTGCTTCGCAGAGCGGCGCGGACCTTTACAATCCTAACGGCGGTGAAGAACTGCTGGTAGAGCATCCTGATTTGGTTGAGAAAGCCGAAGTCCAGTCGCAGTCTTCTGCTGGTGACGTGAAAGCGCATTACACCATCTGTCTTGATGGTTGTGGTAGCCACGTTATCTCTGATAGCTCTGCTCTGGTTCAGGGCTGCTGCCCATCGTGCTCTGCTGACCTGTCCGAAATCACTGACGAACGCGTTACTCAATTCCTGGCCGAATCAGCTTCTGCTGACGAACAGGTTGAACACGTTGGTCTGGTTGCTACCGGCGAGACTGCCGAAGCTGCACAACGCAACTTCGCACTGGCACTGAGCAACGCACACACGTTTACCGCTGTGTCTGGTACTGGTAGCTTTAACGCTGCTACTGCCGCAAACTTCGACCCGTACACCGGCCAGGAAGTTACTTCCTGTGACCCGCAAGAAGCTCCAGAAGCAATCGCTGCTCTGTCTTCTGCTGGCGATGAAGTTGAAGCGCATATCTATAGCTGCTCTGCTAACTGCGACCAGCCATTCACTGTATCTTCCGATGAAGAGCCAGTGTTCTGCGCCCACTGTTCTGCCGCGCTGGTTGATGAGCCGATTGAATCTCAATCTGGCGACGACAGCGATATCGACATTGTTGAGGAAGATGACCTTGACGATGAAGATGACGATCTGGACGAAGACGATATCGACTCCGAATCTTCTAACGATGATGAAGATGATATCGACGACGAAGACGACCTCGACGACGAAGATCTGGATGAAGATGATCTGGATGACGAAGACCTGGAAGAAGACGAAGACGACTTCGATTCTGAATCCAGCTCTGACGACGACGAGGAAGACGACGAAGATTTCGACGAAGACGACCTCGATGAGGAAGACCTCGACGACGAAGATCTGGATGACGAAGACCTCGACGATGAAGACTTCGATTCCGAATCATCTAGCGATGACGACGAAGATGAAGACCTCGACGACGAAGAACTGGAAGAAGATGATCTCGACCTCGATGACGAAGACGATTTCGATTCTGAAAGTAAGGCCGTCAGCCGCACCTTCGACAGTCTGTCCACTGCGCAAGCCAACCACGGCACGCTGGACCCGTCACTCGTTAGCCTGAGCCGCGCTGCTGGTAAAGTGAACACTGTTCACATGTACTACGATGGCGAACCTCTGGCCCGCGCTACTCTCGCTTCTGTATCTAATGCAGTCGGCGAAGAAAATGCGGTTAAATCTTTCGATACTGATAATTTCATCCGTGCCGTATCACACTCTCTGAATCAGACTGGTGTTGCTGGTACTTGTGAATCGTTCGGCTTTATGCCGTATCAGTTCGAAATGCCGGTAGACAAACTGCTGGTGGCTGAATCCGACGCGCGTATCAACGAAGCAACCTCGAACGTCACTGCGACTATCGAAGAAGCTACCTCAGCTCACGCTGATCGTCTGGTCGCTGCGCTGTCTGCTGCACAGCTGGGTGTTACCAAAAACTTCTGGGGTGATGTGCGTAACCCAATCGTTGAGTCTCTGGCGAGTTCTCTGACTGCTGCCGGTCTCAAAGAGCCACGCGCTCTGATTGAACGTGCGTTTATCGCTCACGGTAAAGACTTCCTCGCGGCTTCGCTGTCAAAAGCGATGGACCTGATGAGCAAGTCAGAAGTAGCCCAGAACGAAATTTCTGAATCGATCGACGCCGCTGCTGGTACTGTTAGTGCCGACCGCCAGGCAGTTGTTCAACAGCAGGTTACCACTGCACCAGTCAAACAACAGACTGCTGCTGACCTGTTGAATCAGGACCTCGAGTCTGTTTCTTCCCAGAGTTCAGCTTCCACTGGCTCATCCTTCGCTGATAAACTTGCTCGTCTGCGCTAATACGGGCAGACAGTAGTTTAATCTCGCAATCTCTTATTGGAGAATTTGATTATGTTGTTTCAAAACGCTACCGCAATCGTACAGACCCAGGAAGCTGATCTGCTGCCGGGTGAAGTAATCCACGAAGAAGGCGTCGCACTGGTTTGGACTCGCGAAGGCGGTCACTCCTTCCTGCGTCTGTCTACTGGTGCTGCTGACGAAGTATTCGCCGGTTTCGCTCTGGCTCGCTCTATGCCGCCTGCGAACATGAACCGTGTGGAAGAGTTCGTTATCGACGCTACCAAAAAGTTCACTGCATCCCGCGTTCCTAACGCTGGCGCACTGCTGGTTAAAATCGACGGTACTAAAGCAGATCAGGAAGCTAACGCTGCTCCTACTGCCGAAGGTAAAGTCGGTGTTCAGGGTGCTGACCTGTACTTCCACGCTGACGACATTGGTAAGAAAGTTCGCATCCAGTATGCTTACGAACTGACCGTGACCGAAGCGCGTTCTTACACTGCTGATGCTCCTATCGGTGGTCTGCCGTCTAACGTTGAAGGCCGCATCGCGTACATCAAACTGGGTAACGTTGCTACCTCTATGTTTGACCCGACTGCTGACTGGTCTGCTGACAACGTGCTGCACCCAAGCCTGGGTCCAAACGGCCTGCTGACCATCGGTGGTAACGGCACCGAGCTGAAAGGTCTGATCATCAAGCAAGCGCCAACTACTGAGCGCGGCTACCTGATCATCGAAACCACTTCCTCTTACGGCGCTTAATCGTCGCGCACCGTGACTGTTTAGTATCTGAAAACTTACGAGATTAATCTCAGGAGCAACTAATGAACAACTCTTTAATGCGCGGCGCTAAAGTAACCCTGCGTAATGGCGCGCCTATCGAAGACCTGCGTTTTGGTGGTAAAGGTGAGCTGGCGCTTTCCTCTTCCACTGGTGAGATCAACGCATCGAGCCAAAAAGACCTGCTGGGCCAAATCACTAAGCTGATGGGCGCATTCCAGAACGGCGAACTGGTTCACTCTACTTCTGCAAACGCTGGCGGCCTGTCAGAGCAAGAGAAGATCGAACTGTTCCAGGAAGCTGTGGCTGACAGCTCTGGTGAGAAGTGGGCTTCTCTGGGTGCTTCTATCGTTGCATCTATCGAAGACCGTGCTGAACGTGCTGGCCTGCTGCGCAAAGTTTGTAAAGGCGCTACCGTTCGTCAGGGCGATATCGCTCGTATCGAACTGAAAATTCACCAGGCGGAAGCAATCATCGCGACCGGTCCTTCTGACATGGGTTACTACCAGTTCCGCGGTCGTGTATACACGCCTGCTGAGTTCGAACTGAAATCCAACATCCGCGTCAGCAAAATGGACCTGGACCAGATCAACGGCGACCTGCTGGACCGTGCGCAGCAAGACGGCCTGTCTTCTATCATGGTTGCAGAAGACCGTCTGTGGAAACGTGCTTGTGACCAGGCAGTCGGCGTTGCTAACCCGATGACCTTCGTTCACGGTGACCTGACTCCGCGTCTGCTGTCTACCCTGAAAAATTCTGTGTCTAGCTGGCCGCTGCCTGTAAGCACTGCCGTGATGGCGCAGGACTACTGGAACGATATCGTTGGTAACGATCAGTTCAGCTCTGCTCTGGACCCAGTGTCTAAGTATGACCTGATCACCACCGGTCGTCTGGGTACCCTGCTGGGTATGGAACTGGTAACTGACGGCTTCCGTGCTCCAGAGCACCGCGTTCTGCAGGACGGCGAACTGTACGTTCTGGCTGACCAGGACTACCACGCAGTGTACACCACTCGTGGCGGCACCCAGTCTACTCCGACCTCTGGCGCTAACCAGGGTAACACCGACCGCGGCTGGTTGCTGTCTAGCACCTTCTCCTTCACTCTGGCGAACGTGCGTTCAGTCGCAAAAGCTGTTCGAGGCTAGGATTGATTGCCTAGAACACTGATGTAAAGCAATAAACAACTCTTGTGGGAAAAGGCCGGCCAGCTCTGCGAGTGCTCGTATCACTCGCTACCACTTGAGTTGTTCTTCATTATCCATACGAGGGATCACTCTTTATGAAACGTCATTATGTTTATGTACTAATGGACCCAAGACGACCTGGGTCATTCCGTTACGGCCGCAACACATTTTCTCATGAGCCGTTCTACGTGGGAAAGGGTGTAGGCGATAGGGTCAACGTTCATTGGGCGAAGTTCTTGAAGAATCAAGCGCAGACGAGAGACAATACTCCGAAGCTCGCAAGATTCCGACACTTACTCGATGAAGGTTATGAGCCTATCGCCCAAATCAAGTATCGTTATGATACGCAGGAAGAAGCCTACGATAAAGAGTTCGAACTGATTGCGAAGATTAAACGCATACGGTACGGAGGTCCTTTATTGAATCTTTCTGCGGGCGGTAAGGGGGCACTTGATGCTCCACGCGAAAAGTACACAGACAAACGCAAACGTGAAATGTCCGCAGCCCTGTTAGCTAAGTACGCTACTGAGGACGGACGGCTTGCTATCGAGAAGATGAAAGCTACTAAGAAGGTACGCTTTGAAGAAACACGCAAGCGATGCAAACGCGATAAGAAATTCGCTGAACATCGTTCTCGTGTTTACTCGGAAGCAGGTAAGGCTGCGTGGCAGACCATAAAGAGTGATCCCTTGTATCTTGCTGAGTTCAAGGGAAAGATTGCTGCTAAAGCAAACGCGCGACACGCAAATGCTACTCCTAAGCAAAGGGCAATATGGGCGGCTCAAAAGCGGCTTGGCCATTTGATTAAGCAGGTGCCTGAGCGTAAGCGCGTTAAGGTGAAGGAACAGATTTACTCTGCGCTTTCATCTACTCGCCTGAGAACGAAAGATAAGATTTATGCGATGATGGACGAGATGCTTCACCCGCATCTGGCTGCCGCATAGGTGTTCTACTAACTGAGGACCAAGCATGAAGACTTTATCTGGTTCCTTAGCTGCACTGGCAATCGTCGCAGCGCGTGACGGACAGTGGATGGATGCTTCCCGCTTGCTTGCTCAAGCTGCTGTAGCGCCAGACACTGAGGACTTTCTTTGTTGCGAACTCACGGATAACTTCGAAGCGTCATGCCTCGTTAACTCCGTGAGTAGTGCATCAGGTATGAACGAATCCGTTGCTGCGTTATCTGCTGCTTTAGCGCTTAATGCCGAGGAAGAACAAGTCGCTGCATTGTATGGCGATGACGAAATCATCAGTCTGAACTCCGATTCCGATGAGGAAGAAGATGAAGACCTTGACGATGAAGAAGACCTGGAAGAGGAGGACGACGCTACCGTTGAATCCGACTCTGCCGCCACGTCTTCTCTGATTCGCTTACGACTCGACGACTAGCACCCGACTACGGGTAACCAAAAGGGTGGCTTCGGCCGCCCTTTTTTCGTCTCTGGAGCTCCACATGAGCGCAAACGTTGCAGGCTTGCTCAAGAACAGCACATCGTTACGAGCAACCATCTTTGGCTTTCAACGCCAATTCCGACAAGGCTTCGGCCTAAAGCGTTTTGTTTGGTCTGTGCATAACAACCCGAAGCAGGGTATTCGTGCAACGAACAATCAAAGCACTGACTATCCGTACGGCTGGTTCAAACTACCTACTATGGCTTTCAACCGCGAAGAATCCGTGAACATTAAGAACATTGCACGTCACGGTTCTGGTTGGGCTATAGGCAGCGATGGTACGAATGCCGTTGTGGTAACGAACTACTACTTCCCTATCACTCTTACAGGTTCCCTGTACCTCAAGTTCATGAACATCGATCAGGCGCTGCTGTGTGTACAACAGCTAATGGTTGCTGGCCTAACTGACCTGATGAGCTTCTCTATTGAAATGCCTACAGCTAAATGGACTGTGCGCGTTAAGATAGATGACTCTATCCCTCTGCCTAACATTGATGACCTCGATGAAGGTAGTACGCCAGGCAGTTTCGAACTGGAGATTCCAATCACTATCATGACCAAGATTGGTTTCAACATGGAGCAGGCCAAGATTAACAACTACGGTGAGATCACCGAGAACGTTGAAATCGACATGGACTTAGGGCCTCGTGCAACTAAGGCTCAGGAGACCGAAGAAGAGGAAGAAGAAGAAGAAGAGGACGATGACTAATGTACACACGCGAGAAGTATCGTAAGCTCGACCGCACTCTTGTGATTGATAGCCGTGTGCGTTCAGTCACCTCCAACCAAAACTCTGTGCTCAAGCGACAGTCACATCCTGTAGGTATCCCTCTCGATGGACTGTTCATGGAGCAATCGATCATCGTTGGTCCTAAAGGCTACCAACTGCCTGAGATTAAAGGGCTGCTGTACATTGATACGGCTGAGCCAATCATCTTGCAGTTCGCTGGTGGCCAGATGATCATCGAAGGCCAATTCACTCTCACTGGTAAGATGGCGCAATCGGTTCTCGTAAGTGACGTTGATCAGCGTGTTAATGTGATTTGCTACTGACAATACGCTAATTTGTTATAGTCGTTTCACGATGCCCATTCTCATGGAGATTCACGATGCTACAACCAAATCACCCCTCTCCTGGGGTCTACACGCAGGAGAACGACCGCTCGAATCAGGCGTCACTTGTCCAGTATGGCATGTGTACTCTGGTTCTGCCGTTCCCTCGTGGTCCTGTGGGTGTGAACACAACTGTTACCTCTAAAGATGAGATCGACGCAATCTTTGGTCCAGCAACTGGGAAGTACGCTAACAACGTCCAGAACGCCAAGATTCTGATGACGAAAGCGACCAAGCTGAACATCACGCGTGTCGCTCTCTCCGTGAAGTATGCAGGTGTGTATCTCACAACGTATAACAACTTCGCTACCTGCCGTCCTCTCGGTGACGCTGGTCTGGTGGACCCTGAGCAGATTGCTTTCTCTGATCGTGATATCTGCCTGATCTACGCCATGTCACAGTACGCTGATGCGAACAACATGTACATCACGTTTGAACCTGACGTGACTGATGCGCTGGGCATTAAGTCCATCATCAAAGTGTACCGCGTTGGTTATCTGACGCCGCTGGAAACGCATGTGGTGACTACTCGTTACTACAAAGACGAAGCAGGCAACCAGTTCTACATTGAAGACGTTATCAATGTGAACTCGAAATACATTCGCGTGAAGCTGAATGAAAATCACTACAAGCTGGTGGAAGACCCGAACTTCGTGGTCATCAACTCCATCGGTGGTGGCCCTGCTGACCCAACAGCACCTACTGCACCTAACGGTCAGTTCACTGGTGGTAGCGACGGCGATGTGATTGACATTGACCACAACGATGCACTGATTGCTAACCGTTCTCTGTCTGCTGTTCTGACTGCGTGGGATAACTACCGCGACTGGGAAGACATTCAGGCGGGCATTCTGTGCTCTGGCGGTCTGGAACATCCTGTTATTGCGAACAAGATCGATGACTTGGCTGAGAGCCGCATGGACTGTATCGCAACGCATGGTGTGCCCGTGCTGTATCAAGCGCGTGACAACGCTGTGGCGTATCGTCGCGGTAACAAGCCGTACAAAGAAGCTGAGTTCTCTATCATCGGCTCTTGGTCTGCGCTGTCGAATGCCGACGTTAAAGCGCGTGACAACACCAACGCTCGTGACTTCTACGTACCAGCGTCTGTGTGTATGGCATACTGCATGTTGACTGCGGACCAAGTCGCTTCATGGCTTGCGCCTGGCGGTATGCAACGCGGTAAGCTGGACTTCGCAACTGACGTGCGCTATCGCTTCAAGCAGGGTGACCGCGATATTCTGGTGGATAACCAGATTAACCCGATTGCTATCTTCGAAGGCGAAGGTATCTTCATGTGGGGTGCTGATACCACCTACACTACGAAGTCTCCGCTGCAAGATATCGGTGTGCGTCGTCTGCTTGCAATGCTTCATGCCTCTGCCCGCGCTAACAACCTGAGTGCTGTCTTCGAACCGAACGACGACATTCTGAAACAGCGCCAGAAGTCTGCGATGGAAGCAATCCTCGAACCGATTAAGACAGGTCGTGGGTTACGTTGGTATGCAGTTACTTGTGACTACACCAACAACACCGCAGAAGACGAAGCGCGTGGCGATCTGATCATCGACGTGTTCCTTGACCCGACTCGCTACACCAAACGCATCCACGTAACGGCTATCGTACCACCTGTTGGTGATATCCAGTACGCGCTGCAACTGATCAACTCTGGTGCACTCTAAGGAGCTTTTAGATGCCAAAGGTAACTCTTGACGAATTTTCGTCTACTAAAGATCCGTTACTCGATGACAACTTCGAGTTCCTGATTCCTAACCCGCCTGTCGGTGGTGCGGACTACGCGCGTACTCTGCGTCTGTTCTGTAAGACTGGTATCAAGCCAGGTTCTACTCTGGAAGAAGTTCTGAAAGAAGCGTTCGGCCACCAGCTCAACTACGCTGGTCGTAAGATCTTCTCTCACGCGCTCTCTACCGAGTACAACGAAAACTCCGAGATGGCTGTGTATAAACAACTGGAAGAATGGCATGAGTTTGTTCGTGCTACTCAAACCCAGCTGGGCGCACGTAAAGCAGACTACGCGACCAAAGCAATCTTCCGTATCTTCGATATGGATGGTTCTGTAGTTGCTGAGTACAACATCTACGGCGTGTGGCCGAAGCAGGTACCAGATCTGAACTTCTCTGGTGCCGCACAGGCTGTTCCGGTCTCAATCGAATGGTCCTTCGACTACGCCGAACTCGTATCGTAAGAAACACAAGGGCCAAGATTCGTTCTGGCCCTTTTTCGTTTTGGAGACTCTATGCTTATTTTACTGAGCGAAAGCGCACGTAAACTGCCTGTCGCGTCCATTATGGATTGTGATTGGTATCGCTTCGAAGGTAAGCGCAAGGTCAGCATTGAGAACAAAGAGCACGAGGCTGATATCGAGGAGAAAGACGTATTCGGTATCAAGGCTGCAAAGCGCAACCTGTTCTATGTGCTGCATAAGGATGACCCGTCTGTGGTATTCACGGTAGACGCTGCGACCGCACGTTCACTGTTAAGCCGTAGTCGTCCATTCACAGGAACTGTCTCTGGCATTCGCGTTAAGAAAGCTACAGACAAGAATACTCCTGCGCGTGAGAAACTTCCTGCTGCACCTAAAGAGCCTCAACCGAAGAAACCGTTTAAAGCTGTTCCTGGCTCTAAAGCTGAGAACACCAAGCTGACTCAAGCGCTGCATAAGACCAAGTTTAAGAACGCTGGTCGTATTCAGTTCCTTGCGCGTATCCCTATGCCGACTGGTGGTATCTATAACTACTACGATGCAACTGAAACGTTTGAAGGCTACAAAGCCTCGCAGCGTGAGAAATGGGAAACGGACTACGAGAAAGCCGTAGTCAAGCAAATTGAGAATGACGGCTATCTGGTTGGTGCTACGTTCCTCAAGCTCGATAGCGATGTTCGACCTGTGCTTATCATAGTAGAGGAATAATCATGCCGCTGCCAACACTTGACGATCTGAATGATTCTTCTGCTCCTGGCCTTGATGATCCTTTCATGCAGGACAAGTGGCGTGTGCGAGAATTTCCTGTTATTGGTAATATATCGTTAAGCCCGTTCGCATGTGAAGAGGTAGACTTACCGTTCTCTGTCTATCAATCTAAATCGAAAGAAGTGGCCACTGTGCAAATCAACTGGCCACACGGTTCAAGTGTTGATGGATTCAGTTTGCTGTTTGGCCTCGACCAAAAGCTCGCTGTCATGAAGTATATGAACGCGTGGCAGAACTTGATTCAGAACCCGTATACTGGCGGCTTTAGATTGCCGTCTGTGTACAAGAAAAATCTTATCATTGAGCTATACGACAACCAGGGGCAAATGGTTGGCGAACAACAACTCCGCAACTGTTGGCCTATTGGCGGTCAAAGCATTACGCTTAATGGCACAGGAGGTCGTGGTATGTGGAGTGTTCAAATGGCTCTTGATGTTTCCCGTCCTTTGATATGAGATAAGAATAAATGGAAATTCAAACAGCGAGTTTACCGTCGCATGGTTACAAAGCACAACTCCCACCAGCCTTTACGATGCGTCGTTTTGGCGGTAAAGAGAACCGTGCGATTGCGAAAGCGATTGATAAGAAGGACATGAAGTATATCCTTCTCGATGCACTGGCTCCGTGCCTGTCTATTCCCCTCGATGAACTGACTGTGCCTGATGCCTATGCGCTCGTCTTCCAGCAGCGTATGTGGATGAACTCCGTAATGCCTCTGATGACACACTGGCGTTGCAACAAACCGCTGTTTGAATATTCCGATGGCATCGTTAACGAGATGCGCCCTGAAGGTGGTGCTATCAATACGTTCCCTTGTGCAGCAAACAACGTCGGCATTGTCGATGAGACTTCCATGACTGTGGCTGTATTGGCGGCAGAGCATGAAACGTTTGACCTGCCTCGTATGCGTCACTTCGAACGCGCTTCGGAGGATATGTTTAGCTGGCATGTAGCGCACATGGGTCGTAACTTCGATGCGAACGTTGCGCTACTGGAAGAACAGGAAGACCTGAAATTGTGGCTGCAATTATCCGAGTGGGTGCTTGCTTCTCGTCACGGTGTGTTGACTGATATCAGCCTCGAATGCCCTGCATGTAAACGCAAAAGCGTCCGTGCGTGGGATATGAACCCTGCGATGTTCGTGCGCTAATGTTAGAGATATATCTCCCATCAGGCAGGTCCGATGCGCGTATTGAGCAAATCACTGCGAACGCTATGTCCAGTTTGTTCAACGCCCAGAAGTATAAACTGCCTGAACTCTTTGTCGATACGTTGCAGCATTTCACCAATGTGAAGATCAGAGACATGTACCTCGAAGACTTCCGTTATATGCTTGCGATGTTCGATAGAAATAGTTGGCCGCAGTCGCACCGTCTATACGAATGGCGATGCACACAACCGTTCTTCGTTGATATGCGCGGAGAGCGGTACTATGACAGGCCGCGTGGTTGCAAATTCGTAGAAGTAGACTGCAACCTGCTTAACACCGAAGAAGTCATGCGACAACGAATCGTAGAACACAAATGGCGCGACCTTCCAAAAGGCTTGCGCCATCCTACCGTTCAGCGCTGGATTGAAGCCGTGTTACTTAGTGAGGAGCGCGATGCTACACAGGTGATGAATGCCATGTACATCGACAGCGACCTGCCACTGGAGCAGACGCTCGAATACGCTGACCCCATTGAGATAATGAACGCAGGCAATTACGTGTACGTTAGTTGTGAGCTGGAGACAACGCACAAATGCAACAAGTGCTTCCGCTCCTACACGTATAAAAGTCCGATTGATATCTTAGGCTACTTCCGTGTGTTTTCTGACACATCAATGATGAACATGACGCTGGACCTAGCCAGTGCCAAGAACATCTACGTGCCAGATGATATAACGATCAACAAATTGCTGTACTGGCATAGTGCTTATGTTCACGATAAGAACAAAGCCGAAGAACAGCGAGCGCTTGCATTAGCAGCGAAGCGAGGTCGTAGAGGTGGATAATGGCTAAGCCAAAAGAGAAAGAGCTAACCGCACTCGAACTAATGATCGAACATGCGGACAGCATTAGTGGTTCAGTCGCTGGTATGCCTAAGCCGAAACGCAGACGGCGTGCTGCCAATGACATTGAGGATGATTACGATCCCGAACTGCTTGATGACGAAATTGTTTATGTTGGTCCAGGCTCAAGGGCTAAGAACCGTGCGGCTAAAGCTGCGCGTGAGAAGATGGCCAACACGCGTGTGCGCTATGTGCAGGAGAACAATGATGCTGCTCCTGCTGCACCGCGCGCCGTACCACAACAGCCTAATCCACGTGAAGTAGAATCCGCTCTGGAAGACCTGTTTATTGCAGGCGAGAAGTCTGGTGAAGATATCGTTCACGCAATCAAAGAGGGTAACGCAGTATCTGCGAAGACGCAGAAAGCCCTTGAAGATTGGTTGGAGTGGGAGAAGCGCGAAGCATTCAAAGAGAAGAACCGCGCTAAGTCAGACCCACACGGCAATCAGCCTGGCGCGGGTGGAGGCGGTAACAACGGTCCTGATGATTCTGCTAATGACGATAACGGGCCTGACAACGGTGCTGGTCCAGACTTTGGCCCAGAAGATAATCGCCCTCGTCGTAAACGTGGCAGACGCTACGGCCGCAATCGCGGTGAACGCAGAGGCCCAGGCCGTAATCTACCTCGTCGTAGCCGCTTGCCTAAGCTCAAAGGTAAGCTGGGACTTGCTCTAGCTCTAGGCGCTACTGTGGCTGGTGGCTTGTGGTTGAAGCACAGATCACAAGAGAAGTTTGAGGAGCAGAACGCGGAGAATGGAGGTGTTGGTGCTCCTGATTACCAGAAGACCGAGGCTGCTCCTGACTCTGAGGCAAAGCCCACACCGATGCCTACTGCACCAGAGGTTCAACGTGCGGAAGAAGCTGCTAAGGGCGATGTACCAACGCCTCCATCTGCAACACAGGATGCTGCTGTAGCGGGCGCGAGTCTACTACTGGCGGGTGCATCGAAGAAGATTCCTATCATCGGTCCTGCATTAGGTAACGGCCTGTCTTATGCGAACGAAACGCAACACATCGACGCAGACGAAACGCTGACTGATGCAGAGAAGGCCAAAGAGAAGAAGAAAGCGGGCGGCTCTGCTATCGGTGGTGCTGCTGGCGGTACTACTGGTGCTATTGCTGGTGCATGGATAGGCGGTACACTCGGTTCAGTTGTTCCTGTTGTTGGTACTGCTGCTGGTGCTGCGTTGGGTGGTCTGCTTGGTAACATACTGGGTGACTACTTCGGTAGTTCTGTAGGCGAATATGTCGCTGAAAAGATTACTGACGAATCGGACAAGATGCTCGCTGACGGTGAGAAAGACCGCAAAGAGAAGATGGACGAGTATAACGACACTACCGCAGAGAATCAGAACAAAGCTAAATTCCCTCAGCCTGTCATTATGCCTTTTGGCTTTGGTGGTATGGGCGGGATGCCTGGCTCTGGTGGCGGTACATTCCCAGGACTTGCTCGCGCTCAACCTGCACGTCGTATGGACAGCAAGCAAGTAACCGATATCGCTAATCGCGCAATTGCAGAAGGCGGTCTCGGTTCAGTGTCGGAACAGTTCGAGTCGGGTGGTCGTGGTGTAGGCACTGTGTCTACTGGTCAGGGTGATGCTGGTGGTGTGTCGTACGGTAAGCACCAGCTCGCTACGAACAACGGCAGCATGATGAACTTCCTGAACAGTCCTGAAGGCAAACCGTTCCTGCAACGTTTCGGTGGACTCGCTCCAGGTACTGCTCAGTTCAACTCCGTCTATAAGGATGTTGCGAATACTCAAGGTGCCGACTTCGATAAAGCGCAGTCCGACTATATCACGCGTACTCATTACGCACCGCTCGTGGCTAAGATGCAGAACGAAGTTGGTGTGGACTTGACGAAGCGTGGTGCTGGTGTCAAAGAACTGATGTACAGTACGGCTGTGCAGTATGGTGCAGGTACAAGCGTCATCGCCAATGCGCTTCAAGGCAAAGACGTTAACGGCATGTCCGATGAAGAGTTGATTAAGACTATTCAGGACTACAAGGCAGCAACGACTGACCGTTACTTCAAATCAAGCTCGGCGCAGACACAACAATCTGTGGCGACACGAGCGCAGAATGAGAAGGACGTATTGCTTAAGGTTGCAGAGGCAGATCGCAAGAAGAAAGCTGTAAATAACGAGCAACTACCGTCAGACGTTGCGAAGCCTCAACAGGTAGCAGATGGCCATAAACCTTCTGACTATCGACCGCCTGAAACTGACACCCAACGTGCAGCAACGCCAGAAGCATTGGCCGATGCTCGGCGCAATGTGCGTAACGAACAGTTTGGTGGTCAGGAGCCTACAGCATTAATGAAAGCTCCTGAGGTCAATCGCATCGAGCCTGTAGTTCAGCCAGAAGCTCCTGTTGATCGTCAGCCTCTCGTAACAGAGGGCGATATCGCTCGAACGGAAGCACCTGCTGCTCCAGCTCCTTCTGCACCACCAGCACCTGTTGCTAATCAGCCTAAAGGTGGCGCTGTATCTCGTCCCGCTGCTTCGGGCAATAGTGGTTCTAGTCCTGCTGCTGGTCATTCACTCGATTCGATTCCAATCTTTATGGACGATCCGATGTTGAACATGATTACTATGGGCTATATGTGATAAGGAGTTTGTGTGGCTAACTACTTAATGCCCGCCGATGGTGGGCAAGCCACTGCTATAGGTACTGCTCGGTCGCGTGACGATATCATCTCTGTCGATAACATGTACCGAGTAAAGATCTATAACAAGAGTGGCACGATTAAGTTCACGGGGTTCATTCCTCCTGACTTCACGTTCAGCTTAGGTTCTTCCTGGGAATCACCGTTCATGAATACATCAGTTGCAGACGTTGTTGGTAACGCAGGTAATGCGTTAGCTGGCGTAGGTGGTAGAACTGGTGCTCTTGGTGGTTTCATTGGGAATAGCGCAGGCATGATGGATAAGGCGCTCAAGTTCGCTGGTGCAAGTTCTATGCACAAGCTGGCGAGTGCTCGCGTGTGGGGCGGTCCTAGCTATATGCAGGTCGACCTGCCTATCTTTGTCGATGCTTACTCTGATACGAAAAGCGAAGTGGTAGATACAACAATCAACCTGTTGTCGCTCTGTGCTCCTTCTGAGAATGGAGGCTTGCTGCTTCCACCTGGCCCAAGTCCATTGAAGTCCGTTAGTATGGAAGCGATGACACTTGCAGCCAGTGGCGGTACTGCTGACGCGGCGAATGCTGCAATGGGCGGTATTCTGGAAGACAGTGAAGCGTTCTTTGTTGATATTGGTAATTTCTTCTCGATGAGTCCTTGCGTAGTCGATAACGTTAGCGCGAACTTCGACAACGTGTGGGAAGACGGGACAGGTAACCCTATCAGCGTTGACTTCATCCTGCAGGTGAGTAGCTACTTCGCTGTGACGCGTGAGGACCTTCGTAAATGGCTGAAACAATCGGCGTAATCGACAAGTGGGGCATTGATCCTCTGACCATGAAGATCTTTGATGATGTTGATGCTGCCCAGACGGGAACGTCCGAGCGTATTGATGCCGCACTTGAGGGTAACCCGCAGCTGTTGTCCGTGAACAAATACGGCTCTAACGGTTACTGGAATTTCATACTGATCGCAAACGCACTGCTGCATCCCTCTGAACTTAAAGCGGGGATGCTAGTCGTGTTCCCACAAAAGCGGCCTAGTGCTGCTATTAAGAAAGTTAAGAGGACGCAAATCTAATGGCAATGGTTAACGGCAAAATCGTAGGCGAGAAAGCGAAGAAGATCAAGCGGACATTGAAGCGTGATAAGCCTCTTGCCGAACAGGCAGAAGAACTCAAGCGCGTCAAGGCTAAGAAAGCCAAGAAGTCTGAGAAGCCTGCTGGAAAGAACACTGAACTCAAGCGTCCCAAGCAGAAGAAGGTAAAGGAGACTCGCAAAGAGACTTCTGAGCCTGAAGTCTTCCGTATTCAGATTGGTGAACATAGCTTCCTGTCTGTTGACCTCGTAGGCGATGATGCCGGTAACCGTGTCGTTGCAGTGCGTAAGTGGTACAACACCAAAAACGATTCTGAGATCAAGCCAGGTCGCGGTGGCTTCAACATTCAACCCAAGTCTTCCGAGATAAAGTTACTTGCAGCGAAGTTGAAAGCCATTGCGATTGAGCTTGACGCTGAGGGCTAATCATGGCTGACCAAGCAACATCTGGCGGCGTAAAAGACCAAGGCTTCTTTGGTCTTTTGTTAGACGGCAAAGCACCGCCGTCTATGCCGAACCTAATCAATTCCGTCCAAGTGTTTGAAAACACCTTCGCTGTGCCCTGCGCTCTGATCAAATTCTCTGACCAGACGAACGTACTACGCTCTACCCACGCGATTGTGGACGGTACGAAAATAACATTGATGATGGGGCCTGATCAGGAATCGGCGTCTACGTTCACGTTCTCTGTGTTTGCTGTGCGCGAATACGGTGAGGGTGGCGCACCAATGCTTAATGTGCTGTGTGCTCTCGACGCACCTGCTTTTCTCTTTGATACGCGTAGCTTCTCCATTCGCGGAACCTCCATTGATGCTTTAAAACAAGTTGCCTCTTTCGGCGGCTTGACGCCTGACTTCGGTGACATTCAAACGTCAGATATCATGAGCTGGGTATCTGCAACGTGTTCGCCTAAGAAGTTCGCTCACGAAATCGAACAGCACATGTGGGTAAGTGAAGAAGCGCTGCCTAAGATGTTCATCACTGCCGACAAGCGTATGGTAGTGCGCGATATCAACAAACTGTTTGACGAAGACCCTAAGGCGTACTGGTTATTCAACCATAAGCCTACAGGCGACACGCCGCTCTATAACCTGCATGAGTTCCGGCCGAAGTCCATGAGTGGTATCTTCAACGGCATGTCGAACTATGGCGAGAAGCTGCTGTGGGCCGATAGCAAGGGCAAGACGAACGAACTGTCCTCAGTGACTGTCAAAGGTCGTGACCCGCTGAACATTAACAGCGACACGCGTGGTGATATTGCTGGTGCTCGTAAGGCCTACGCTCGACCAACGAACGATATCAACATTCACGATAAGTACATGCAGGCGTACTACAACAACAAACGCCAGTCTATGGCTTACACCGAGACTGCTCGCGCTCTCATCTTAGGCGGCTGTCCAGAAGTCGATATCTTTGATATTGTCGATGTATCTGCTGGTGTGATTAACGGTCATCGTGAAGTCGAAACTGATATCAAGGTATCAGGCAAGTGGCTGGTCATCGGCCGTACTCGCGTCTTCTCTGGTGGCATGTATAGCGAAGCGTTCTTGCTGTCGCGTAACTTCACTCCTGTTGAGGGTACGTCGAACATTGGTGGTGGCTCGAACATCATCCAGACTCCGCTGTCTACGGTTGCTAACGTTCTGCGTCCGTTCCAGATTAACGCGAACATCAAACAGGCGCTTGATGGCTCAAATCCTATCGACTGGCTTTCGCAGCAACACAATCTCCAGCTGGACGTTATGCTTGACCAGTTCCAGACAGAATCAGAAGCGTTCAAATTCCCTGAGCTGGCTGCTAAGTATGGTGAAGGTGTTGACTACCTGAATGCTCTGATGCAAGAGTTCAATATGGCGAAGTATCTGACTGGTATTTGTAGCGCACTGAACAGTCTGGAGAAGTTGAGTGTCAACCTTGCGATCAATTACAAGGGTGGCATACTCGACGGCCTCGCCTCACGTCTTGATAGCATGGAGAACATGCTTGGTGGCTTCACCAATGACGTGAACGGTCTGATTGCTAACGGCGATATCCCTGCTGAGTATCTCGACGGTCCTCAAATCAACCAGCGCTGCGTAAGCAACAAGCTGGACGATATGAACCGTATGATGAGCGATGCTCTGCCTGATAAGTGTCTCGATGCTCTGTCTATCAGCAAGCTGCTTGGTCCAAGTACGAACCTGAGCCAGCTCATTCGCCAGCAGGAAGAGAACCTGCGTAACTTCCTGTGCTCTCTTGGTGACGGTACTGTTGATGGTTCAAGTACGCACGGCACGCCTGACGGTGAGCGTCTTGAAATGTATATGCCACGGGTGAATAAATGATTCCTCTGAATAGTGTGAACGCCAAGAAAGGCATCGACCCTCAAATGGATTATGAGGCAATCGTAATCGACAACAACGACCCTCGACGCATCGGTCAGATTCGAGCACGTATCATGGGTCTGACTGACGACATTGCCGACGACATGATACCCTGGATTCGCCCTGCTGTTGGTCATCTCGAAGGGCTTAAAGGCGGCTCACAGGGTGTGACGTTTGGCGCGTCATTCATTCCTACGCGTGGTGCTAAGGTCAATGTGAAGTTCCCTACTGGTCAATTGCACGAAGGTATGTATAGCACCAACGTGCGCATGACAGAGGCTGACCAACTGCCTGAGTTCCTCGTGAACTATCCGCATCGCGTGGGTGTGCGTCTGTCTACTGGCACCCAGCTCATCATTGACCGCCTGACCAACGAGCACTTCCTTGTGACGTCGGGGGACTTCAACATGACAATCATGGGTGACGTTAACCAGACTATCGTAGGCAATCAGCAACTGATTATCACAGGCAGTAAGAACGACATTCCAGACTATATCTTGAATGACCCTGTGATGACGCCTAAGTCCTTGAAGCCTGACCCGAAGAAGCGTATCAAGTTCAAAGGTACGCAGAAGAACGATGCAGGCAACCAGTACACTAAGATCACAGGCAACCAGACTGTTGAGATTGGTGGGAGTCGTAAAGTTACTGTTAAGGGCGATGACGTGTTGGATGTAAGGGGCGCTGTTAATATCGAGGCAGGTCAGGATGTAACTGTAAATGGACAGACAATCAACCTGAACTAAAGGACGTACCATGCTTTCTGTAGCGCATCGCACAATGAACTTCGCTTATCTCGAAAACGGGGTTCCTCGTGTCGTCACTGCTCGCGTATTGCTTCAATATCCTCTGGGCCTGCAAAACAGCGCGGCCCATGTATTGTCGAACATCGTAATGCAGCGTAAAAACATCTTCGTTATCAATGACGAGGAGTTTGAGTTTCAATCTGGTAATCTGGTAACCGATCATGTCACATGGAAATTCTCCGACCGCAATGTCACTGCAATCCCTCGCGCCGAAAAAGACCCGACGAACCGTAGCTGCATTTGTTGCGCAATGGCGGACTACTTTACGCGCTGTATGCAGAGCTGGTTGCGCAACCGTAGAAATGAAGCGGAACTCATTACTGTGGACGTTATCGTTGCTGATCATGAAGATTACCACTACGTCCAAGACACGGCACCAGACCTGGGAGCGAAGTTTTACCAGGCGTCTGTCTTCGTGCTGGAGTCCAGCTCCAATACGTGGTCTAACATGGGTGTGCTCTTTACTGATAAGCCTCGTTATGATGGCCATACCATCTTCATTAAAGAAACAGGATTCAATCCCATCAGTGCATCGCATCTGCAAATCGACCTCGCAGATTTTAATCCTTACGGTGGCCATGGCGATGTGCATAGTCTCGGTAACGTGGTCGGCCATTTCTCTGATAAGTTCACTGTTTTCAACGGCATTCTGAACATCAAAGGAGCTGGCAAATGAATATCGCCGTGTACTGCGATCATGTACCTACATCAGGCCAGGCCGAACGCATCCGCGCTTTAATGTCACGCACGATGAAGAAAGCACAAAAGCCGTTTTACTCGCATACGTTGTGCCTGACTGGGCCAGCTAAAGCAGAAGCTATGGCTGTACTCTCGCACGGCGGTTGTAACGTTGCTCTGCGCAAGCCTGCATTTATGTGCAAACGCGCTATCGTAATAGGGCGAGCACCAGACTCTTATTATCAACAGGGTCGTCAGGTGCTTATCTGCCCAGAAGACTAAGCACACTAATTTAGCTGAGACTATCGTATAAGGAGACGTCCATGCTTTCGCTATCACAAGCGTGGGGCACAAAGTTTTTCCCCACTGCCGTTGAGCCTGAATCGCTCGCAACTCTTATCTTTGCCTCGGCTATGAATCTTACTGGTGCGCGTTCTCTTTCTGAGTCTGCCGCCCAGTTTAACTGCAATCGCGCTGCTGCCGTAGCTCGACCATTTGCAGACTGCGCCGAGTTCATTCAACGCTGCTATAAACAGCATCCCGATTATGATATCGTCATTCTCGGTCAAGGTGGTATGGCGTCACACGCTGTTATCTCTAATAGCGAAGGCCAAATTGTGTTTGACACATATGAGGCGACCCGTACACAATACTTCCCAGGCTGCACGTATTGCTACAGCTTAGGTGCTGCGGGTACCAACGAAGTCTCGGTACAGGCTCGTGTTTCTCTTTATGACGCTTATAAAGAGTTACAGAACCAAGGTCTGTGGAAAGACAACGCTGGCTCGTGGGATGTTGACCTCCCGAGAGGACTTGATTCATTATGATGATCAACGTGTCATTGTCAGCCAAGCTGCCAAGCGAGAAGAAACCTCGTAAGCAGTCTGGCGTTATCCCATATCGCAAGAAAAAGGATGGTACGATTGAACTCTTGCTCATTCGTACAACCCATGCAGGCAATTGGGGTCTCCCAAAAGGCGGCGTGGAGAAGGGAATGACTGCACTCGACAGTGCGCTTAAAGAAGCTATGGAAGAAGCTGGTGTTCTCGGTAAGCCGAAAGACTTCGTAGATATCATGCGTTACGTCAAAGGCAAAACCGGCCGTGAGCAACACGTTGAATGGTACGTCATGAAGGTCAAGACTATGCTGACCGAGTATGATGAAGCCCTGACGCGTGAACGCAAATGGTTCAAAGCGGATAAGGCTCTGCGTAAACTGGACAGGAAACTCCGTCCAATTGTAGAGCAAGCCCTGGACATTATCGAATCGTATGGCCTATAAGCGGCGCAAGGCTGAACCCATTCAAGCAGTATTCAAATCAATGAGCCGTCCTGATAAGACGGCCTTTCTCACCGAAGCCGCGCAGCGCTACTGGATTGACAAACGCTATTCCTGTCACGTTGAACTCGGATTGATAAAGCACGGTAACTTAAGGGCCGACGTGTTCTGCCTGAATACCAAGTGTGATATGATTATCACTGAGGTTAAGAGTTGCTGGGCTGACTTCAATACCGATAAGAAGTGGCACAAGTATTTGCCTTTCTGTATGCGCATGTACTTCATCATTGACGAACAACTGTTTGAAACTCACGGCGACAAAATAATTGGTCGCATAAAAGAGTTAGGCTGCGGCCTAATCGTCGTGAATAAGTTCGGCTCTGCATTTGTCAGAAGCAACGCCAAGCGAAAGACAATGAAGAACGAAATCGTGGCGAAATTGCTCATCAAGGCCGCATGGCGAGGTGGGCGATTTGCCTAAGGACTCATTATGAACTCAATCTATCTCTTAGTCGAAGGCCCAGAGGGTAGCGGTAAGTCTACTGTATGTACTGCTCTGTCTGAGATTCTCACACAACGCGGCGCAAAGACTTTGCGTTTGCGCGAGCCTGGTGGTACGCCTCTGGCCGAACACATTCGTGATGTTCTGCTGTCCAATTCAAACCCTCTTAACGAAGGTATGGACCCGCGTACGGAACTGCTGCTTTTCCTTGCTGCACGTTCCTCCACGATGACAGCCTATGAACGTATTCTGGAAAACGAACCAGATACCGTTATCATTGCTGACCGTGGGTACCCATCAACATACGTCTATCAGGCGGGTGAGTCAGATGTTAACGCACACATCTATCAGCACACTTGGGAAGCGCTTGCTCCTGAGAACCGACTGACCGTGCTGCTGACCTGTGGTTATGAAACTTCCGTTGAGCGTCGTAAGATTCGCATCGGTGGTGAAGACCGCATTGAAAAGCGTCAGACCAAAGAAGTGTTCGAGCAATACAATCAGCGCTACCTTGAAGTGCCGGGCGGCTTTGATTTAGTTATTGATACTGAGGTCAATTCGGTGTCTGACGTTGTACGCCAGATTCTCGCGCAACTGTCATGAACTTAAACTTGTTCTCGTCGATGCCTAAAGCTCGACAAGAGGCGGTTCTGAAAAAGATTTGCGAAGATAACGCATTCATGCCGCAGTTCGAACAGCGCTTTCTGACTATGGCTCTGTTTGCGGTTCGTAAGTCACGCAACCAGAACGCGGATGTTTTTTCGTGCCGCCCTACCAAAGGCCAGCACATGGCTGTTGGCTATAGAGTTCAGTACGTGCGCGGTAAGTACGTTGCTGAACCGTGGTGCTTCGTTGTCCCTGACGCAATGAAGTCTATTGGTGAGGAGATTAACACGCGACCAGACAACTCGATTTACTTCGGGTCTATCGTTCCTGATAGTCTGATCGCGCAGCACGGCACTCTGGCCTACAGCCTGATGCTGGGCAATCTCAATCTGCTCAAGCAGAACGCCTTCCGCCTTGTTTCGTATTAGGGATTTATATGAATCTTATTCAAAAGCAAAACTCGGTCATTCGTGACTTGAGTATCATGCCGATGACTGTTAAGCAGATCGGCGATGCGTTTGTCGGTCTTAGCTCGAACAACGTGGCATACGCATGGCGTCACGGTGAGATTTTTGACTTCACTGCTGGTAGCGATATCGCGTTTCCTGCGTTAAGCGCCAACATCATCGAACGCATTAGCGGTATGAACTTTGCAGGTAAGCATGAAGACACAGGTAACACTGTATTCATGTCTGCTTCAAGTGCCGTGCATCTGCATCTCGGTGAACGCCGTAACAGCTACGCGGTTGCATCGTCTGTTGATCTGATGCCTGCTGTAACTGACTTTGCTGTTGCGCTGTCGAATACTGGTAAGGCTATGGAGATTGCCTCCGAGTCTGCTGCTCGTCAGTACGCAACGTATCAAGGTAAGAAAGTCGTGGTTGATGACGCCAACGATGAGTATGACCTTGAGCTGGAGAAAGGCGATAAGTACAGCATGGTTTATCTGAACCGTGACCGTTACGAACTGCGCCTGAAAGACGAACCGAAGATCGTGTTTATCGTTCGTGGTCACCAGCGTGTGGCTAACATCATCGGACAGTCTGAGTTCACGAAAGCATTCGGTACCATTGCGGATGACAAGAAGAACACGTTCCAGCCTGTAGGTCAGATTGGTCGCAACATGGCTACGCCTTTGCAGATCAAGAAAGACACAGTTATCTACTCGTTCCGCAAGAAACACTATCTGCCGCAGAACCTTGCTGTTCCGCTTGAGAAGATTCTTGATGGCGCTGAGTTGCAGAAACTGCTGTCTGGCCTCAAGCCTGTTGTAGCAAACAAAGCTATCGTTAACGGTAAGCTGGTGGGCGTGAAGCTACCTCCGCTGCAAGGCGGTATCAAGGTAAACTCTTCCAAGCCTATTCAGAAGAACGTGCAGGTTGTATACGGCGCCTTCTTCCCTGTCTCGGCAGCACAGCCTAACCGTAGTCGTGTTGTCTTCGGTAAAACTGTAAAAGAAGTACAGACGAAAGCAGTTGAAGCGGTTAATCGTATGGCAGTGCCTACAGACTATTACCTGTTTAGCACAACCACCAGCGACGAACTGTATGATCAATCGAAGTCTGGCTCTGTATTGATTCGCGCTACTGGTGTGTTGCAGCACACGTACACCAAAGCGAAACACGTATCACTCGGCTACATGGACAACCAGACCGAACTGCGTGACCCGATTAAGGTTGACGTGCCTGAACTCAAAATCGCTGCTATCAAATCCAACACGAAAGAAGTCGTGAAGGAAGTGCTGCGCCTGCTGACCGAAGGCTATTTCAACACAGGTCTGCATCTGTCCGTGCGCCAGCCAGCAGAAGCAATCAGCTTCGAAGGTACATTCGACCCTCGCACACGCGATCAGTTGACTGGTATCGCTCGTCGCATTGGTGCGTATCTGAAACAGAACGGCGTTGAGCTTCCTGCTGGTGTAATCAAAATCGCGTTCGGCCAGAAACGTGCGGAAATCAGATTCAATCTGCCTACGCTGTCTGGTGCTGCTCTGCAATCTGTAAATAAGATTCAGACAGACGAACCAACCATGAACGCTCCGATTTATTCGACCATCAAGCCGAAACAGCCTACAGTCGAAATCATCGCGTTCAACCGACACACTGGTTACGTGACCATTCGTGCGCAGCGCGGCCCTGAGCTGTATAGCGAACCATATGACACGTACTACTCCAACATCGAACGTAAAGCGTTCTAAGGACTAACTATGCTGTTTAAAATCGGTTACGGTGACGGTAAACCTGCTTCTTGTGGTTGGGGCGAAGGTTAAGAAAAATCTGTAAATAAAAATTGCAGATAGTAATATCAGTATGTCTCGGAAGAACGCTACCATAGCGGGGCCGTTCTTCTGGTAAACTCGTATGTGCATTCCTGAGCATACGGGCCTCCAGCCGGTTTGAGTTCGCTCTGTAATCGTGAGGACAACCCCGGCACCCACGTGATGAATATCTGCTCTGTCGCTGACGCCCAAAAGGCCCAGCAAAGGAACCATGCTGAATGCAGACATAGGCACGGCAGATACCTTCCAGGCACGTAGACTGGCGAAGCGCAAACTCAACGCTATGGCCACTCTCAAGGGGATAGCAGTATCGCAGCAGACGCTGCCTGATGTGCATAGGCTTTCACCCTGTGTGCATTGGGAAGCGATGACTCCTGTCAGGACTTCATGACAATCCATCAGCTACCACTCTGGCCTTCGCACGACGAGGAGAGGAGAGCTAACACGTCATCCAGCGGACGACTCAACGTGTTAGCTTCCAGATAGTGGCTCAAGAGTCTGAGAGTGATAAACATCCGCAGGTCACAGAAACGCGATTCTTCCTTGTAGTCGTGTGGAGAGTAAAAGTTTAGGTCGAGATACTCAAGTGATGTTGGGCGACGAGCGAAACCTATTCCGACCAAGCTGTTCACAGCCTGTTGAGCATTGCCCTTAACAATGCTTAATGGAGTGTGTCCGCTGCCTGCCGTGCTGACGTGCTGCCATAGCTTGACCCGTTCACAATAGGGTGTGAAATATCTTAGTGGAATGATTAGCAGGGCATTCGAGTCCACGAAAGATTTAATGCACAAAGAAGCGAATGTTAAAAGTGCGTGAACCCCTGCAGATCACCGATACGGGACCTCCTTCGCTTCACTCATGTTGTTAGGACATTCGGAACTTACCTTTTCCGCCGAGTGCCCTTGATATGTGAGTGTCGTGCGCGGTATAACCGCAACGTAGGCGGTAAAGACAGAGAAACGTTCTGATACTCAAGTGATGTTGGGCGACGAGCAGAACAAAGTACCAGTTGATCAAACGTAGTTATTTAAAGTAAGACACGAGGAGCGAAACATGCTTTTGTTCTTAGTGTCGCTGGTGGCAATAGCGATGCTTGGTCTATTGCTATCATGGCCCGAGAGTCACATGCTGTCGATACCAGGTGTATCGTCACTCTCGGACATTCATTCCGGCTCATCGGCTAAAGCCGTCGGGCACTCGCTTCGGGTGTGAGGGAATGGGCGACACAAATCCAAGCACAGAAACTGGGTGGCCATGAGGCTGCCCGTTTTTGTTTCTGCGGCCTAACAAGCTAATTTGTGTCTAACAGAGGAGAATAATCATGGGTCAGAAAGCTATTCGACTTGGCGCAGATCTGTCTACAGGTCACAGCGGTTATTTCCCTGTCGTCCCAGCACAGGCATCAACGAATGTGCTTGTCAACGGCAAGGGAAGCGTTCGCAGCGGTGACGCCTATAAACCACACTGGAAGCCTAAGAAACCTCCGCATGTTGGTAAAGCAACATCAAGCTCCAGTGTGCGTGTTAACGGCAAGCCCGCTCAACGTGCTGGTGATGGAAACAGTTGTGGTGACACAGCTTCTAACGGTAGCTCTAACGTGAGATTTGGCTAATGGCAGGAATCGGAGTCAGACTAATAGACGTTCCTATCAGCGAGCGAGTCTATTGTGATATCAATGCGTGGATTCAACTTGAACCGCGCGATAACGTGCAGAACATGGACAGCATTGTCCAGAAGATTTTAATGGTCATTGGTACTCGCAAAAAGTCTCGCAAATGGCGTGAGTCGTTTGGTGCTGACGTGTATCAATACCTATTTGAACCTTTCGACCAGACTACAGCCGACTGGATTGCAACGTACATGCGCCTTGCGCTCGAAGACCCAGCTAATGGTCTTACGAATGATGTGACCAACGTGCAGACAGCGTGTACAATGAGCGAGCAATACGAACAGACCTACGTGTGTATCGTTACGTGGCGCTGTCCTAAGCTCGAATCGAAAGAATCCGTTACGTTTGCCATGAGGTCCCAGTAACCATGTCCATGCTTAACACCTACACCACGCACGAGGAGTTTGCACAAGACTTCCTTTCGCGTATCAACAAATCGAGTTACTGGACGGATGCGCAGGTAAGTTCCCTGACGTCATTGCTTGCGGATGCGCTCGGCGATATCGGTGTAACGAACTCATATGCTAACCTGATTGCAGCGCGTGAAGCGTTCAGTCGTCTGGCCAGACGTAACACTTCAATCCTCGCTAACGCCCGCTATCTCGGCGTTGATATTGGACGCAAATCCGTATCTACAGTAACAGCGTCGGTTGCTAACCTGTCGTCTATCAAACAGTCATACGATAAGTACACGCCGTTCACTATCGGTACCTTCAACGCCCTGTTGGCGGAAGTTACGCAGTGGGAACCAGGCGAAGTTAAAAACGTGGACTTCATCATTGCCGAAACATTCACGTTCAGTCAGGTAGTGCCTAACGCTGTCGATTACATGTCGATTCGACTCGGCACCGAGAACTTCCAGTTGACCGATGAACTGCGTGTGTGGTTCGAACATCCCACTGGCACGAAGATTGAGTTCCAGCGTTTCGACAAGTGTTTGTTTGAAGCATATGCTGACCAGCAAATCTTCCTCGACGTGACAACCGATGAGGGCGACGTTGAGATTCAATTCGGCGGTGAGCAGTGGGGAGCACAACCTCCTGTTGGTTATACGATGAAAGTGCAGGGCATCAAAGCACTCGGTGCGTCGAGCAACACAGACAGTATCGGTCTGAAAGTGCAGTGCCTGTCTAACTCACAACTGCAAGGCAAGACTGTTAGTGCGTGTCTCGGTGGTTCTGATGAAACACCTGTGGACTACTACCGCAACTACAGCCCCATCGTCGGTCGCAGTCGTAAGAAGCTGATTCGCCGAGACGAATGGAAAGCGGCCATCGCACTCTATCCAGACGTTGCTGATGTTGTCGTTCAAGGTCAGGCGGAGATTGCACCAAATGATCGTGAGTGGCAAGGCGTTGTGCGCTGCTGCATTCTGCCTCGTAACACCAGCACGTGGGGAGGCATTAATCCTAATCCTACTTCTGCGCAATGGACGAAGTTCTTGAACTGGCTTGCACAGTACCACAGTCCTCTCGATGTGCAATCGTGGAACCCTGATAAACTCCAGATTGACTGCATCTTGAATGTGGCTCTGTACGCTGACGCACCTGGTACGCGTGAATCAAATCAGGCTACACTCGAAGCGTCCGTGCTTAAACTGTTTGAGCGCCGTCCTGGTATGCTGGGTAAACGCCTTGCTCTGTCTGACATTACAGACCGTGTGTTGTATGACTGGACTGATGTAGACCAGCCTAAGCGTAGACCTGTAGTGGACTACTGCAACATCGAAAGCCCTGTCCAGGATATCATTCCTAACACGATGCTTGAGTATGTGGCGCTGCGTAACCTTCGCATTAACATCACCTACAGCGAAAGGAAGATGAACCAGTGAAGACAAACACTCTAGCCTTCAACATTGACTTCATTGAAAGCAATCCAGCATGGGCAGAGTTGTTCGAGATGCTTGACGCGCACAACGACGAACAGAACCTGACAGTCATTCAACAACTGTTGGACCTTCGTCGTATCACCGCAGACACAAACGACGAGCTGGCCGAAGCTGCTATTCGCCAGCTTGGCATCAACATCACACGCGACCTGATGCAGTATCGTTTGCCTTCGCTGAAACGCGTCATTGACTGTTTGCCTGATTGGCAGCAGGTGTCTGGTACTACTCAATGGCCTAAGTTCGTTGGTATGCTTCTCGGTGGTCAGTTTGATTCTACGCGCTTATATACGGCGGACTATCAGACATTCGTGCCCACACCTCTTGGTACTCTCATTCAAGACGGAGGTACGTGGTACAAAACGAACAAGGTGAATCTCGAAGTCGATGCACATCTAATTGACGGTGGCCTTGACCTGACGATCACGAAAGATGCAGAACAGGATGTTGTTAACGCTCTGCAAGAAGTGGGCATGACGCAGCAAGAAGCGGAAGATTGGTTCAACAACCATATCGGCTTTGAACCTGTGAATAACGATGTTGAACAGTACACGGCACGAAGCGCAATGTTCCAGCGCCGTATTGCAGACCTGTTCTATCAGTGGGCGCCTATCGAAGAAGTATTGGAGGGTGTCTATGCCGCGATTAATATCGGTGCGAAGTTGTATCTCGGTGCTCACGTCGTTGTCGAACCAATACGTCGTTTCAACGTTGGTAGACCTATCCAGTCCTCAATCGCATTCATCCAGCCTGAGTTCATTCGCGGTGGCGAGTGGACTACGTTTGGCGCTGTTATCAGCTACAGTGACAGTACGGAAGAAACGGTAGAGGTGTGGGTAGAAGACTCTGATTGGATTGCAGAACGCGACGGTAATGCAGTGCGCTTCAATGAGCCTCTGGCCATCTCTGTTATCAATCTGACTCTAACGTACAACGGAACCAGTCAGCCTCTTGAGTCTCGCATCTATCCTATGGGTGTTGAGCCTGACCCTGATGAACTGACAATCGAATGCCCAACGCTGTACGGTAACGCCAGCGCTAAGGTGCGGGTGTATGGTAAGTACCTTGCAACAGGCTCGACCAAAGAACTGACCGATAGTGGCATGATCGCTCTGTCCTCTTCCCTCGGCACATTCAATGGTACAACTCTCAATTTGCCTAGCGTGGACGCCGATACGAAGATTGATATCAACGTCAAGTATCAGGGACAGTTTGATATGTCCCAGACCAAAGAGTTTGACGTTAATCGTAGCGTGAAAGATTTGGTGCCGACCGAGCTGCGTATCATTGTTGATGATGAGATTCCTCAAGGCGAGGAGTTCAGTCTGCGTTACGCCGTTACGTACAACGATGGAACGTCTAAGCTGGGCGTGGCTCAAGCACGTACCACCAGCGAGCACACCGAGATTGTGGAGAACGTTCTCAAATCTAAGGTGATGCGCCAAGACTACATGACGTCCATCTATGCAGCATTCGGTAACGTTGTGCCTGTCGAAGCAGTTAAGCAGGTTGTGTTGAAAGCGCCAGAGATTAATCTTGCGACAATCGACATTGTTGTTCTTGATACTGTGGTTGAACGTGATATCATTCGCCCAAAAGCAATGGCGTTGTATGTGCTGGCTTCTGCTACTGCTGAACAGATTGCTGCGCGTGACCCTACAATTGTGGTTGCATACACCGAAGTGTTTGGCATCTGGTTTAGTAGCGAAGACTCTGCTACTGGCGTTAACGCTCTGCCTCGTGTTGACCAGCAGACAGGTGAGTTCGAAGCTCCATTGGTTGATGGGAACGCTCTGCCGTATGCGCTTAACTTCTCGTACATCGAAGGTTCTGGTGTGCAGACGTTCAATCGCATCATCATGATTAACGATACGATCATGATTCCTAAATCGGTTGACCTGCGTAGCTCACCAACAATCAGTAGCGGCTCTACGCTCATGCTGCCGATTATGTGCCTGTGGAATAACGGCCTGTCCTACGCTGCTGCGGCTGCTGCGACGGTTGAGTATCTTCCGTCAGATAGTGCGCGTGAAGAAGCTCGCGCTCGTACTATCAGGCTACAACAACAGGCAGTCGAACAAGGACAGGACCCAAGTCAATTTGACCCAGACAATCCTGACTACGCTCGCTGGGTGACGTTGAATATCAGTTTCTCCACGATTGATGTTTATGACCCTGTGATGAAACGTAGCGTCAAAGAGTATGTGCTTTACTATCAGGGTGACCTGCATGGTTCTGCGCGTGTGCACCTGACCTACGAGTTCGAAGGTACAACGCTCACCAACTATCGTGACCTACAGCTTATCCCTGTGCGTTCGCTGGTAGATAGTATCACGATTGAATGCCCAGACACGATGTATGAGAAGTCTCGCACGTTCGTCCGTTTGCTCGCAACTTATGTTGATGGCTCACAGGAATACGTGACAGCCGCAGAGTGGACAGGCAACTGGCCTGAGAAAAACGAAGACGAGTACAAGTTCTTGCAGTTCTCGCCTGGTCGTTACTCTGGTTCTGCTGTGGTTGAGATCATCGAAGGACGTGCGCCTGTTGATTACAAAGACTTCCGTAGTATGGACGTAAGCAAACTGCCTATGTTCAACGCTATCGGTAGTCTGGCAGATCTGGATAAAGCGTATTACGATGGTGCGATTCTCCAAACAGGTAAGAGCCTGACTGATTACGACACGTACACGCAGGTCATTGCTTCATTCTTCCGTGTGAGCAATAAGATCGACCTGATTGTTTCGCCTGCACCTAAGCAAAGCATAAACAACATCATTAACAGCCGCATCGAAGGTGCCACGCAAATCTCTGCTGGTGTGTTGAACGAGTCCTACACTCTGGTTAACACATATAAGACCGGTGGTGTAATGCGTACTCTCGATGGTTCGTATGCAGAAGAAACTCCTCGAACGTTTGACCTCGAAGTTGATTCTGAATGGTCTGTTGTGCAGAACTACTACACGCAAGATGGTCCGAACAACACGCAAGTCCTGATTCCTACGACTGACGTGGTTGCGGAGATTGATGCGGAAGGTACTCTCACGCCAAGCCAGAACGTCAATGGTGCTGTGATGCTTCGTGCTCGTTACACCTGTGATCAATATCAGATTGAGAAGACGCTGCTTGTATTCCTCGTACAGGCAAACACGTATCTCCGTCAGATTGGTATCGTAGGCCCAGACGTTGTTTGGGATGTGTCTGATCGTAACCCAACTATTGGTTATGAGAACGGTCGCTGGTATGTCCCTTACTCGCTGCGTGTCATCATTGACCCTGACGATGAGTTCCTGTCTACTGATGCTATCTGGTCTATTGGTGATGAGACTAACGTGGACGGTGTGTCTATTGACCCACTCAATGGTCACCTGTTTATCGGTCAGTCACAACTCTCTGACGGTCAGATTGGGCTACGTGCGGTATTCACCAAACAAAACCCTCAGTCGTTAGCAGACGAGACAATCACAGGTACTCGTACCATTCAGTTGCAGACGCAGAACACGATTCTTAACGGCTACATCGAGAATCCTGCAGGCAATATTAACCCGAACACTGACTATCGCTTTATCGCTTACTATCAGCGTCGTTCTGGTGCTGGTGGTTCGTCCGCGATTCCAGATGCGAACTCGGTTAAATTTAAATGGAACGTCATCAACTCTGTAAGTGGATTCAGCTTGGCTCAAGACGGCACGTTCCGTTTCCCTGCCTCGAAAGACCCACAGACAGTGAAGGTGGAATGTATCATTACCGAGCAGCGTACTGAAATCAGTCTGGTGCAAGAGATTACTTGTCCTGGCGTAGGTTTCCCGCAAGACCTTACAGTCGGCGGTTACACCAACGTTCGTGATGATAGCTCTATGCAGATGAATGCGCTGTTAGGCCGCACTGGTACGTTCGTCAAAGATGATGTTAGTGCGAAATGCTTGTGGCAGATAACGAACAGTAAGGGTGACGTGGTTGACGTGCAAGGCATATCAATCAACGCGCAGACTGGACGCCTAACCATCGGCCTGTTATTGAACGATACTGATTTCGGTGTGAAAGCACTGTATACCGAAGGTCAGCAGCGCTTAACACAGACGCACTTCATGAAAGCTATGTCGTCCTATCCACGCTTCGGCATTGCGCCATTCGGTATAACAGGCGTTAGCATTGCGCTCGCTCAATTGCCTACGCGCTTGCGTTCTAACAACGGTGGTCAGTTCGTGTTGTCTACCAAGACAGATGAATACGGTTACTTTGTTGTTAGGCAGTCATACGGTCAAGCTGTTTTCGCAGCAGCCGCAGACAGCACAGGCGCAGTAAACAAAGGGTGGCTTGGGTTCGATGGTGCTCAATGGCCTGTCACTGGAGATAACGGTAAGAAGGGACCAATCGTAGGAAAGGTTGTGTATGATAACTTGACAGAGAACGTCTTGATCTATCGCACAAACGCTCGTGCGTTCGGAACCGCAGTAATCACAGTGCGCTATCAGTAAAATAAAGGGAGTCTGGAGCACATGTTCCGGCTCCCTTTTTCATTTACGCTAATTTAGATGAGTTAAAACCCAAGGAGTTCTTTGATGGCCACTGAATCTATCTACGTTGACGTTCTGCGTCTAACGCCTCAGGGAGAACAGGCCGTTGCGAACGCTAATTCTGGCGGACTCGCTGTCCAGCCAGTGTCGTTTAAAGCAGGTGACTTTGTAGGCTCTAACCCAGCAGTGGTTCCAGAGCAGTTACTTGGCAACGAGCTTGCGTCGGGCGCATTGTCATATGTTCAGGTTCTTACCGAGAACAGCGCTCGCTTTATCTTTGACATAAAACTCAGCTACACCGCTGGGGAGCAGTTGAAGCGTGTCGGTGAAATACTGATTATGCTTTCTGACAATAGACCGTTTGGTCACATTGTCCTGCAAGAGCCTATCATCGCTGTACCTAACAGTATCAGTCGTGTGAGCTTACTCGTTCATATTCAGCAGGACATTCAAAAGATTCTTGCTGTTAAGATGGCCGACTACACTTCTATTCCGAGTGTGGCCACGCTTGAAAATCTGCCGAGCTTGAGCGACAACGTGTTCAATGCCGTGTCTGTACTCGACATGCACGTTAACTCTGATGGCTCGCGCTCTCCAGGCACTGCGTATCGTTATGGAGCAGGCTCCTACTACTGGGCATTCAGCGAGCATGACCGTGTGTTCAGTGGTCAGATTACCTCGTCTGGATTCATTAACGCTAACACGTTCAAGATTGCTTCGCTGTCTACCGTGTTGAAAGCGAATGAGATTGTGCTTATTCAAACAATCTCAGGTACAGGTGCTGGTGCGTGTCGTCACTTCAAGTTCACAGGCGGACAGCTTGTTAACCAAGACGGTGCGATTCCATTCGTATCTGCCCAGACGACGATTGCTGTATGGCGTCGAATCACTAACCCGACTACGCCTACTGCTGGTCTACCTTGGCCTGATAACAATGAAGTGCCTGAATCCTGGGCATTGATGCGCGGTAAAGACGCGAAGCCTTATTGGGCGCCTGTTGGTGGTAGCTCTCGTCAGACAATGGCGACGTTGTTCGTACCTCCAGGCAAGATGCTGTTTAGCTCCGTCGTGACTACAGCAACTCCTGATAAGATGCGCTACACGCTGTCCGAGATCCTTGATAGCTCTACTGACCTTCTTGTAGGTACATCAGGTGTCTTGCAGCCTCGTGTTGCGTACAGCGTTGTTGATGACCAGCTTCTGCTTTCGTCCTATCCTGAACAGCGTATGACGCTTGACCTAAGACAGTTCCGTATTGAACCGTCGCAGGGCCATGTGGTGTTGTTCGATACATACGAAGGCACAGGTGACGGCCAGACTACTACGTTCACTCTCGGCAACAAGCCGATTGATAGCGTTGACATGATCTTCTGCGTTGTCGGTTCTACTTGGCAGCCAACGACGGTCTACAAGCTCAATGCTGGTAACAAGGTAACGCTGACCGAAGCAATTCCATCTGGTCAGAAGTATTCATTCTACGTGGCTCGCTATGAAGAACGCGCCAACTGGTCTACTCGTATTCGTGTTGCTCAGTATCGCCTGCCTTATGATGCTGATACATTTGTTCTGCCAACTACACCACTGAATAAAGCGCACTGCGTAATGGCAATGGGCGGTCTGACCGTTCATCCGCTTGACTTCACGGTAGCTGGCAACGTACTGAAAACAACTTCGCAGGTACCTGCCGATACACTCGTTGAGATAACAATCTTCGAGAACGTCATGGCTGTAGGTTCAAAAGATAGCTCAGTTGATGGTGTTATCATCGACGCTATTCCTACGCCAACAGGTTACATGTTCAAGCGTCAAGGTCTGCCTCCAATCGACGTGCCAATCGCTGCTCCTTCAATCATTCAGGGTGAAGGTATCGTTATCAAAGGCACATGGCCAGAGATTACGATCAGCAATACACAGGCGCTCGCCGAAGAAGCCGACCCGAAGAACATGTACAACATCCAACAGAACGTCGAAGACTCCGAAGAACTGACCATCGTTCAACGTATCGACTTCTCTAAGGGTGTGTTCCTGACGTGCATCGCTGACTTCCAGTGTCAACTTGGTCCAGGCTTTGCTGCTACAAGTGGCAAAGAGCATATCGAATACGTCCTGTCGTTTAAGATGCCTGGCGTGTCCGAAGCTGAATATGGCCGTGGCCTCAAAGGTACTGGTAGCGCAGGCTTCAACGTAGTTACCTCTGATACGAGTCTGACAGAAGTGATTGCGTATTCGAACGTGAGCCTGACGCAGATGTTCACGGTGCTGAAAGAGAACCAACCACAAGGCTTCATTGATATCGTCGCTAAGGTGCGTATCGTTGATTCGCAGATCACTAGCTATGGTTCGAAGCTGACTGGTAACTTGTGCATTAAGGTTGAACCGAAATGACAACACAGTTAAAACTTTCGCAAGTCGAAACAACACCGAACGATGAAGGTAAATCATTGATCGGTGTTGACGGAGTGGCTAAGTTTGAAAACTCCGATGTGGCAACATTAACACAGCTCGCCAGCGTAAGATTTAACAGCAAGACAGGTGTGTTGGTATTCATCAAGCAGAACGGGGATGTGGTGAACATCCCTGGATTGCCCACTGTTGCGATGTTTGGCGAAGGTAAACCTGGGCGTCGAGGCGCTCCAGGTTCTCCTGGTCGAGATGGACGTGACGGGCGTGATGGTGAGACCGGCAAACAAGGTTGTCCGGGCGGTGTAGGCAATAGAGGTAAGACTGGTCCTGTAGGTGACCCTGGACGTGACGGTGAAGACGGTCCTCCAGGAGACACTGGGCGTCAAGGTCCTGACGGTCCTACTGGTCCTGACGGCGCAACGGGTCCTACAGGGCCTATCGGTCCTCGTGGTAACGATGGTCCTAGCTGTATTGCTGGTGCTACGGGTGCTACTGGGCCAGCGCCTATCACTACAGCAGTGCTATCGAGCACACAGCCTACAGACGGTAAAGTGTTCGTCTGGTTGTACCCTACAGCCAACGTTACTCCTGCGCCGCCTCTGCCTACAATCACACCTCTTGCTGCGTCAGTGTCTAATCTGTACATGGTAGGTCAACGTACAGTGCAAGGCTCTGATGTGTTTACTTCGTTGGCGTATCTGCCTGTCAATGCGCGTGGTGGCGTTGGTCCGTATAAGTACAAATGGACTATCACGACCACAGAGGGTGTGACTCTTGATGCTGTCGAGACAAATACCTGCATTGTCAACTTCTATCTGCGTTTAGGCTTAGGTGCTGATCGTTCGATCAAAGGCACCATTAGCTGTCTCGTAACTGATATGGGTCAACCATCACGTCCGACTGTTACGGTGCGTTCTGCTCTGACTGTCGTGGCGCGTAACCCTATCAACACTGCAACATCTGGCTGTATCGTGTTTGGCAGTACCGTGAACACTATCGTTGGTCCTAAAGCTGTAGAGAACTTGCGTGTCGGCGATGCGCTGCTTGGCTACTCGAACCAGCCTAAGGAGTTTCGTAATTGGTCTTCGCCTAGTCTCAAAGGCAACACCGTGTACGCTGCGGTGAAAGCGTTGAAGCTCGGCCAAGAAGATCATTACTATGTGATCAACGGTCAAAAGTTCACTCACGAACACCCAGTATTGATTTATGATGAGTCCGTATGGCGCTATGTTCCTGCGCGTGACGTTCGTATTGGTCAAACTGTCTTAGGTCGTAAAGGACCTATCGCTGTATCTGAATTTGTTCGCGTTGATGAGCAAGTGCAGACGGTTGATATAGATGTTGACCCGTTTGACTGTTACTTCGTAGGAGATGTGCTGGTGCACAATACGGATATCGTTGCTAAAGCGGAGAAAACGTAATGGGTCTGATTAAAGTAAACACGGGCCTCATTCAAGCGGGTTCGTCTTCTACGCCCACTCCAATCAGAGCTTCGCGCGGTACGCTGACTATCAATCCTTCTGATGCAGACGTGCCGTCCGAGCTTACTGCCGACTCGTCGTTCGATGCCACCAGCGGTATTCTGACGCTCAAGTTTGCTAACGGACAGACTGTTAAGGTCAATGGTTTCCCTACTGCTGCTGACATACCAGAAGGTCGTCAGGGTGGTCGTGGTGAAACTGGTGCAGACGGCAAAGACGGTCGTGATGGGCGTGACGGTAATCCTGGTGAACAGGGCTGTGACGGTGAGATAGGCCCTGACGGTGAGCAGGGTATTCCCGGTCCTGATGGCCGTGATGGTCTGCCTGGACCTGTTGGTCCTACTGGCCCAGACGGTCGCACAGGTCCTATGGGGCCTACAGGGCCTACTGGTCCTCGTGGTGGCACAGGCCCTACTGGTAAGACTGGCGCTACAGGTCCTACTGGTCCTACTGGTGCAGCGGGTCCTGCTGGCCGTCTGTCTATCATCGTGAGTGCTACCCAGCCGGGCGCAGTTGCCGCTGGAACAATCTGGGTTGACCCGACAAAAGATCAAGGCACTACCTGGCCGTAAGGAGTAATCATGGTAGAAAAAGTTGATATAGCGCTAGTCAAGACCAACGCATCTGGTCCTGTCGTAGCGACTCAAGGCGGTCTGACAGTAGACACTGCCGAAGATGACAGCACACTCAACGGTTCGTTTGATGCTCTTACGGGTGTGCTTGCTCTGAATATCCCGTCGATTGGTAAGTTGCAGATTGCTGGACTGCCTACCATTCACAGCATAGGCTATGGCCCTGCTGGTGGTGTTGGTCCTTCTGGTCGTGACGGTATCGACGGTCTCATGGGTAACGATGGTCGTCGCGGTACTGACGGCTGCCCAGGCCCTCGTGGCTCTGATGGTCAGATGGGTAAACAGGGCTATGTGGGTAATCGTGGTCCTGCCGGTCCAACTGGTCCTACTGGCGCAACAGGTGCTCCCGGTAATCCTGGTGCAGTACAGGTGTTTGTTCAAGACACTGACCCTGCCATTGATAATGAGATCGCACCTGGCGCAATCTGGGTTCGCCCATAAGGAGAACATGTGGCACGTTTTCGCGTTCGTAATGCTGCGAATAACGGTTGGCACGATTGTGTTGACACGCCTATGTTCATACGCACACAAGAAGGTGACTGGACTCCTCTTACTCCTGAGAAGTTCAGCGTCAGAAATCAGTGGGGTCAACGCTGGCATCTAATTGATGACTCGTTCGATCCCACTTACGATGACCCTTGTTCGAATCTCGAAACTGGTGCGTGTGGCGGCGGTCCTACATCGACAACTAAAGGCTCTGGTAATGGCATCGGCTCAGGTGGTCGTGAGAAGTATGATATTCTTAAAGGCTATCCTGCTGGCTTTGATTTGCCTGATGCTGGGCGTACTGGCTTCGGCCTTGTTAACTCATTTGCTCCACCTACTGGACGATCTATCAATCGCCCTGGTATTAAGACTATTGAGACCTACGACCCTGTCGGCGTGGCCTCGCGTTCAGGGCTTGGCACATATGCTAACCCTAACGTTCCGTATGCGTCCACTCATGGTCGTGGTGCAACAATCACTGAAACAATCTACGCAATGCCTGCTGTTGAAGGCTACGTGGAGCTGATGATTGCATCGTATGCTCCTGCGGGTGCAAGCGTTGACGTGTACCACATGGGTGTGCGTGTTGCTTCGACATGCGGTAAGGTTGTTGGTCGTTCGCGTATCAAGTTCCAGTTTGACCCTGACGCTGCTGATATGCGTATCATGGTGCGTGTGCGTACTACGCAGGGCTATAGCTGGAGCTTAGAAGTCTATCCGCCTCGTCTTGCAGCACCTTCGGATCGTGGTGGATTAGCTCTCGATAGTCAGGCAGCGTATGACGTTATCAACTTCCCTGACGTCATTCATCCAGATTATATCGGTAGCCCTATCTTCCCGGCACCTTGTCATGCAACTGTCTGGCCGATTACAGAACGCATTCAGAACTCGAACGCGTTTGAGTATTATCACTTCATAGGTTGGGTAGCTGGCTGGATGTATCTCGATTACACGTCATGGGAAACCTTCGACTTCATCGAGGTCTATCAATCAGGCAGACGTATCGCAACAACACTTGACGCACAGACGGGAGAAGGTTACCTGTACTTCTACTTCGACCCGAAAGGTGTTGCGTGTGATATCATGGTGCGTGTGGTTAGCAAGGACTTCGGTAACGCTGCATCGCTTGCCAGTTGCTTCTACAGCCTGTACTGTCCTGGTGAACGTGGTGCGCGTGAGTTTATGCACCCATGTCAGAGTTACAGCGTGTACTCTGCCGGGCATCCAACTACAGAAGATAATTTTGCATTAGGAACTCAAACGGACATTCGCGCACAGCTTATTGTTTGTGTGGCCAATTCGTTTGATACGAAGTTTGAAGTGTTTGACCAGAACATGAACCTGCTTGATACGTCAATCGTTGTAGCTGGGAAAACTGGTACACTCGAATTTTGGAAATACCCTGAGCATGTGCTTCGCGCTAACATCACTGTACGCGTGACAGCACCTATCGGATGTGATTGGTCGTACTATGTGTACTGTCCTATTCAGCCGCCGCATATCAACGTTAGTGACTTCACGGTTCCTTATCGTTGTGTGACGATTGAAGGTGACAACGCACAGCCTCCTGTTGCAGATAGTTTCCCTTGGTACTGCTATCAGATTGAACATACTGGTGGTCGTGGCTTTGGTGACTTCTGGTCGCAGGTACGTTCGCCTGACGGTGACTACGGTGTTCTTTGGGGTGGCTCGAAAGGTTGGTTCAAATGGAACAACTTCTTCACGCGCCGCATTACTCAAATCACTGTTGATATTCGCTACTCAGGTAGACAGGGTTCATGGCATAGCGGCCTTGATTGGTACGAGCGCAGTGCGCCGAACAATGTCTTCCATCCACTGAACAACACCGCGATCCAGACCTACACGATAAACGTAGACGTACCTGTCGGTCAAGAGATTTGGCTGTACGTGTCGTCTGGTTGGGATAGGGGTGATGGTATCAACATGGACTACATCGCAATCACAAACGTAGTATTCGACTAAAAGAAGGGGCTTCGGCCCCTCTTGCCGATCTTAAGGACATAACATGCTGCAACAAAGTTGCCTGTACGCACGAGGCATCACTCCTGTGTTTAGTGGTAGTCCCGGCAATGGCTCTGAGGCTGCTGTTAATGCGATGGCGGTAGATGCTTCCCGCTTTACTTCGTTCGTAGTGGACGGACACGCGCAAGCATACGTCTGCGGCTTTGCCTCTGTTTATATGAATGGTCGATTTGTTCGAGACGGTAGCCCTCTTGTGGATTCAAACTACGGCTGGATGGGCAACTACCGTAACAAGTCTATCAACAACATGGGTGTGTTCCGCCATTTGCTGACCCAGCGTGGCTTCAACGCAAACATTACAAACGGCAGTACGATGTTGGTCATCTCCGACCTTGCTCCTGTCAACGACGACACAGCAATGGAATCATGGGGCCAGCTCGTTGGTTACATGCAGCGTATGCCTCTCGATATGTTAGCGCATAGCTGGCAGGAGATTAACGCAGGCGCTTACGGGTACAACGGCGACTACCGTTACTTCAAACAGTTCAGTTGTGTCATGCTGCTGTTGTCTGCGACTAACCAGAGTATGCCTACAGCGATGCTCACTGCTTTACGTGAAGCTCACCGCAACGGAGTCCACCTGATTGTATTGCAGAAGAATGCCTACGAGGGTAACGTTAACTTCAACGCTATCTTCAACCCACTCGGCATTCGCAGTAACGGTCAGGCTTATGTTGTCTCGACTCCTGCAGCACACGACAAAAGCATTAACTCGTTCGGTAATCACATTGCGTGGACGAACGTTCCTCAGCTTCACAATCAGATTAACTATCGCACGTCTGCTATCTATCAGTTCAACACAACACCTGCTGCGGGACCTAGTTCGCTCGGAGGTCAGCCTGGTACGTGGAAGCAACTGTACTGCGGTCAAGTCGATATTCCTGATGACATAGTGATTGATCCACCAATCATCTATCGCAATCCATGCTGCGTAGAGCCAGGCTCCGCGTACGGTGTGAACTTCGATGTTACCACATACCCATACAAGCCTGATGACTGGGCAGCACGTATGGCTGCTGGTGATGTGTCGGTCAGTTGGTCGAATCAGAATGGTCAGTCGCTGCAAGCACGTAGTAAACTGTTCTCGCACGTAGTTGGTTATCAGCGTTACCTAGACACTGGTGACTATGGCTACACTGTCTATAATGGTGTGACGTACCGAGATACGCGTGGCCTGAACGTCTATAAGATTCGTAAGTCTGACCTTGCGTTGCTTGAGCGCCGCTCGTTTGACATTCACGCATCGGCCGAAGGTACAGCTCCAGGTACAACTAACGCTGCTGCCTGTGCTGCGTTCCTCAACTCAATCGGCACCGACTGTTATGTCTTCGTTGTGTCGTATGATACGGCTGACGTTAACCGTGTTCAGGGTGGCCTTCCTGCTGCTATGTATCGCATTGGTGCATCGCGCCGTGTGTTCCAGGGCAGTCAGTACGTGTATCGTGCTGCATACTGCGTGTTCGGTGAGCCGGGTATCGGTGAAGGTTCTGCTTACACCGAACTCTACTGGGGCCCTAAATCAAGTTCACCTGACAGCTATTACTCTGTTGGCTTTGACTTTGATTCAGGTAACGTGCCCTTCTGCTGCGGCACTGACCGTGACGGCAACGTTGGGCTTGGCATCACTAGTCTGTACGAAAACACCAAGAGTGCGCATGAGTCGTACTACAAAGTGCTGGGCGGTATGGATGGTGCGCAGACATATGGCATGAAGCACACGGTAACGATTCGTGATAACCGCTTCAAGAAACTGCCGATGTACGAAACTAAAAACTTCGTCGTGTCTGTCACTAACCCTTGCTTCCCTGTGCCGAAAGTTCAATCGCATGACTGGGTACACCGCGTTAACCGTGCTGGCTCTAACTATGTGCGCTATGCGTTCAAAGACCTCAACGAGTACCTGCTCACAACCTCTGATGGTAGTGGCCAGAATGAAATGTGTACCTCGCACCTGATGATGAACTGGGACATGTTCCAGTCTGTAAGCTCAGGCACTATCTACAACTCTGCTGGTGCATCGCATAAAGTTTATTGTGGTACGTCTAACGGCAACATCAATGACCCTTCTTCGTTGTATATCAACACGACAGAAGAAGGGAAGGTGTGGCACGTATATGAGCGTCCTTATCAGTTGATTACCGAAATGCCTGAACGTGATACGAACGATTGGCAGGTTGTATGGAAGTGGAATGGTATCGGCAGTCAAGGCCACAACATTCAGATTGAGGCGGGCTACGAGTACATTGTATTTGCTTACGACCGTTACGGTGAGATCGAACTTGCGGAGCGTCACTTCTTTGTACCACCAGCAGAATATCTGCCTAAGTGGGGATCGAACTACTACTGCCGTGACTTCTCAAACTCAACCACATTCACTGTGGACCGTTCCTTACGTTGTAATGCGTACTGCGAGAAGTCCAGCAACAATGGCGGTGAGAACGGGATTATGATGATCATTCGTCGTCCTCTGTTCTTAACTACTGGTGCTGCTGATCGTACTGGCTGGGAGTGTATCTTTAATAACAACGGTACAGCAGTTCCGCGCGGCAATAACTACGCTATTCCTTGCGTCAAAGATTACCAGTACATGGTTCTTTGTTCAGTCGGTGATGGTGCGTATTCTTCTCACCACTTCAACGCATGGAACGGTGCTTTTGATATGGTGTGGGAAGGACTGTTTGAGGCAGACTCTGGTGGACGTGCTTCTTGGATTGCTAACCTGCAAACTCTTATGCAGAGCGGTAACTCTGGTGGTACAACTATGGACTGCTTCATTGATTCTGGCCGTGCTTCGCCTATCGGTGTGTTCCAAGTATGGCGCCGCCCAATTCTGTGCTGGGAACCGAGTGAGATCGAGTAAGGAGAACTTATGCCTGCATATGCACGTTTAGCATTCAAAGACCCAAGCAGAGACAGATGGGTAGCTAATTTAGCATACGGTGGCACGAAGGTTCGGTGGCAAGATGCGGACGGTACTGTCCGTTGGGTTCGTATGACGATCAATAACACGAAAGTCAAAAACCCAGAAGCCGGGCAATCGGGCCAACCTGATTGGACAACACTGACTGGTTAGGAGTTCACCCATGTCTTTAACACGCATTAATCCTTCACTCATCGACGGTGGCACCGACCCCGTCGGTAAAGTGCTAGGTAAGAAGACTTCTACTGCGGTCGCGTTTATCAGTCCGCAAGAAGCTGCGAAGATTCCAGGTGCTCAGGGTGCTCAGTTCGATACGACAACAGGTACGTTAACACTCATTTGGCCGGACGGCAGTCAGACGAACGTTATTGGTTTGCCTACTGCCGACCAGCTCAAGTCAGGACGTGAAGGCAAGCAGGGTAAAGACGGCTTACGCGGTCTTCCTGGTGCTGATGGTCGTGACGGACGTGATGGTGAAGACGGTTGTCCTGGCCCTCGTGGCCCAAGAGGCCGTAACGGTCCTACTGGTAACACGGGCCCTGTCGGCGCTACTGGTAACACGGGCGCAGTCGGCCCTACTGGTGCGACGGGTCCTACTGGTAACCCGGGGCGTGATGCTGCTATCGACGAGTATCGAACAGCGCAAGCACTTGACCCTGTAACAGGTGCTGTGATTCCAAACGCATGGATTGGTAGCAACCGCGATATGAACACGGGCTTTACCCAGAACATGGGTCGCATCGTGAACAAATCAACTACTGACACCATTCACGTTATCTTCAACAGCCCATTCATCAACCGCTGCCTAAGCATTCAGATTACGTTCTTGAATGCGGCAACGAACCAGGCTAAGACGTTTACGCTCTACAACCTTGATGGTACTAGTGCAGTGAACGAGAACGCCTTGTTAGGTGGCTTTACCATTAAGTCCAGCGGCACCAATACTGTAGGCTGGGACTTCTGGTTCGAGGCTAAGGGAGATTAACTATGCCTATTATCAGAATCAACCCAGCGAACAACAGCATTGTTGGTCGTGTGCGTGAAAAGACGGATGAGTATTGCATCGAGGTGAGCGACGATCTATTCGGTCGCATCATCTCGGACCCTGCTGCATTTCGTTACTATCCGGAAACAGGACAGATTGATCTTGTTGAGGACTATGATACAGCGCTTCCCGAGTTCGACCCCGTTGCGCTGGCGCAGTTTGTTGCCGAAATCAACCAGAACATCTACGTGCCTGAACTTGACGTGGAGGTTTCTATCTCTGGTGATCTAGGCAACCATCTGCTATTCGCTTTGGCGCTTGCACAGTATGCACCGCAAACAGTTGTATGCAACACCAAAGGCCGAATCAGCACTCTCGTTGTCGATAAGGTTGCCGCTAAAGCAATAGCTAAGGCCTTCTCCGATACAAGTTCTTCAATTTTAAAATCGTTAGGAGTTTCGGATGAGCCAGTTGACTAACTACGTGGACACGCTGATTGCTCTTGCTCAACAGCAAGGGCTTTCTGCGTCGAACGATATTGCGTACAAGGTAGGCGCCGACGTTACGATTATTCTTTCGTTCGCCGAACCTATTACTCACGTATTTCCACTGAACGGTCTCTGGATCATCGCCGATGGATCGAACGCTGGCTATAAGAAAGTCATGCGTCGTAAGTCCAAAACGGCTACTGCACCGTATAAGAATACGTGGCAGGAAGAGACCGACTACAATACGGTGATGACCACTGTTCAAATCTGGGATGAGGCTGATTTGCCTGCTCCTCAGATTATCAGCGCAAGTGGTGGACGTCTTACCGGTAAAGTTCTCGCGCGTACAGGCGTAACAACGTTTGACAACGATGAACTAATTCCAAAGTCCTATACGGACGGCGTTCGCACGGCGATGAACAACTCGTTCTTCACCATGTTCAACAACATGAACCAGCGCGTTAACTCTAACCTGTCTGCTATTCGTGTGCTGCAATCCGATGCCGAGCTTCTTGAGAAGCGTGTTGAGGTACTGGAGAATGCAACGTCCGATGTGCAAGTCAAAGGGTTAGTGTTCGTGCAGGAGAATGCCGACACTGTTTGGGCTTTACGACACGGATTGGGTAAAGGCGCCGGCATTCCTTACGTCACTGACGAGAGAGGAGAAGTGCTATGGCCCGAAACGGTCAATCCAGCAGAGGCCGATCCGGACAACGTATTGCTGCTTACATTCTTGGAGCCTGTCTCTGGTGTAGCGCAGCTTATGTACATGCCGATAGCGGACGAGACGATCCAGCCTTAACGTGGGAGTCCTCCGTAGTCGAGCTGGGTAGCGGTCAGACGGTAGCTAAGACACGTAGCTTGGTCGCAGGCAGTTTGATGATCGTTACCCAGTTCTCTGCTGGACCTACATTAGGCAGCACACTCATACGGTCTGTCGTTGACTCAATCGACGAACGCTTTGTGGTTGTGCAGTATCTGCCGATTAGCCGTGTGCTTTCCGATACAGAGTACAAGGCTTCGCTCCGTAGTATGCAGTTGGTCGTTCAATTAACTAAGCCCCGAATGATTCTTAGTCTGGACGATGACTACATGAAGTATATGCCTCCTAACATATATGACGTGTATCGTGACAAATTCTATATTGCTAACAAGGGGCTGGCTACTGTTGGTCGACCCTCTTGCGAGCTTATTGATTTGATATCGAAACGCACCCACCAGCCAGATGCGCCTGTGTATATTCTTCGGGATGACAACGTGGCTCACATCGAATCGGCGCGTGCCTTAGGTTCCTGCCTGAAAGATCTTAACCACGACGTGTCATACTTCTCGGCATCGACTGTGGCAGATCTGAAAGCAGACCTGTTTGATATCGACACGAAAGACAAAGGAATTCTCATTAGTTTGGTCAACACTGTCAATGATACGGAATTCAACAAGCCTGTTGGTTTGGACGCAATCAATAGGCTTATCAGGACTATAAACAGGACGCATCTGGATATCGGTTTCGTTCGAGCCAATAAAAACCTCAGTCTGGTGATTGTGCCTACTGTAGGCGGACTCGACCCGAACGAGAAGACGTGGGCTAACATGCGCACGACACCGAAGCTATATGTGCTGGTGGACAGATTGGACAAACTTGGTGGGAGTTTAGTGTACAAAAATATGTTTGCGGAGATTAGTGGCGTATTGGAGGAATAAATCCTCGCAGGGCGTGTGGTTCGCTAATTTCAGTCAGATAAAAGGACTGTGAGGTAGAACCAAAAATGCAAGCCAAGCGAATTAGGATTGCCATTGTGGTTGTCATTGCTATCGCTGTGGTTGGGTTTGTAATCACTGCCGTTAGGAGTGTCAACCAGTCTCCTGAAAATTTAATTCTCAAGGAAGATGTGAGTTGCCTGTCCGCCATCTGTGTTGTCGATGGACGTTACGGTCAGAGCTGCTTAGAGTTCAAGCCTAGGATGGCGCACACGTACAAAACCACTGACGTAAACGAACCAGGTGCCGAGAGGGTCATTGTTGATCTGAACGATAACACCTGTAAGGGTTGAATATAATGTGGGCGGAAATTTTAGACAAGTTGCTTGCGTCCAACTACGCGACTGTCTTCTCTGTAGTTCTGCTAATCGCAGGTGGTGCATACGTTTGGTTGAAGCTACTGCCTCAGCTTGAAGAACTGGAGCAATTGAAAGCGCGTAACGCAGAGCTAGAAGCAGGTCGTCCTATCAATACAGATAGCGATGAATTGCAAGCCGACTTGGCGCAGATGATGCGAATGATTCAGTCAATTTCTGATTCTGCGCCAGTCGATAATTTGGATATGAAAGAGGGATTGAACTCTGTTCTCCGTGCTATGCAGCGCTTCGAACGAATCATTTCCCAGCAATCCCGTGACCATCAAGGCTCCGTTGAACTTATGCGTGAAGTCCTTGAGAAGTTAGGTGGCAACCAGCAAGAACTTGAGAAGCTCGGGCTGAGATTGCAGAGCATCTCCAGTTCTCTCTACACAACTCCAAACGCTCAAGGCAACACGGAGTTGAATGATCTGAGGGCATTGCGATGATGGGCTATTTGAGGAATAACATAGGGTTTCGACGATTTACCGCCGAGCGCTATATTGATTTCTACAAAGCGAAAGCCTTCATGCTCGGTGAGGTTCTTGACTCCGACAGGCATGAGTTCTCGGCTGCCGCGAGAGAAACACTGCTCCAATACCTATCTGCTTCGGAATCTTGGTTGAGAGACATTGAGCGTCGTTTTATTTCGACCGGTCGTGGTGTCGAGGCGTCTGACGATGCCTCAGACATTTTAAGTTCCTTTGCAGATACAGAGAAAGAAGTGTTGGGCCTTATGGCCCATCACCCTGAAGACTTCCCTGCATTGTTCTGTGAGAGTTGGTATGAGATGCGTACCGAGATCAGACCGTACGTTGATCATATTCTCACACAACAATTTAGGCCTGATATGTTTGATTCATTCAGGCTGATTGCGGAGTTCATTATTGGCTATATGAATTTCACACTCTTTAATTTGCATGAGATTGATTACATCATGTGTAAGCGAGAGCGTCCATTCATTTACGCCGACAAGATTGACCTGAACATCATGGAACATGCTAAGGTCAGTTCACCTGTGCTACGCCTGAATGCTTATAAGCGACACGGCCTGCTCGATGGGTACGACGTGCCTGTTAGAGTGAAGTACAATATTGACGATAAGTATATCAATCTAACGGAAGAACGTGCCACTGCATATCAAGCGTTACGCTGTAGCCTTGATGGTTGTGACAGTCAGTTCTTCTAATCCCACGCAACAGGAGATTTACAATGCGTACTGGTAATCTTGATTTAATGCTCGGCGCTTCTATTAAGAACTTCCGCCCAGAAGTTCTTGCAGCCGACCCTGTAGTTGGTGATCTGGTCGCGGCACAAGAAGCCCGCATGTGGTACAACAGCACCGATAAGAAGTACAAATACTTCGACGGTACTGCAATCAAAGAGCTGGGCACTGGTGGTGGTTCTGTAGAAGGCGCTATCCTGGCTGACGGTTCTGTGGCAATGACTGCTGACCTCGAACTGTCTGGTCCTGACCAGTCTGCTTCTGCTGACAACGCGGCTGTTTCTAAGAAACACGTTGAAACCGTTGTTGCTACCAAGCAAGACAAAATCAGCGGCCTGACCGAGAACGCGGTTGTTATCGCTGGCGCCGACTCTGAACTGCAAAGCTCCTCCATCACTGCTGCCGAGCTGGGCTATCTGTCTGGCGCAAGCTCTAACATCCAGTCTCAGATCACTGCTGTTAGCAACAAAGCTAACGCGAACGAAACTGCGCTGGCGGGTAAAGTTGATGCGGCTAACGGCCAACTGACTGGCGACCTGGATGCTAACGGTAATACCGTTGCTAACCTGGCCGCTCCTGCTAACCCGAACGACGCTGCTCGTAAGATCGATATCGACAACGCTATCGCTGGCATCGACTGGCTGAAAGACTCTGACGGTATTCAGGCTGACGGCACTCTGGACCCTGTTCTGGAGAACGGTAAGCAGTACATCATCCTGTCTGCTGACACCATCAACCCGAACTTCGGTTCTATCACTGGTCTGGCTGACAACATGATCGTTCGCTATAACGGCACTGCGTTCGTTATCGTGTTCGACCCAACTGACAGCGAAGCTGGTGGTGCGGTTACCTGGGTTAAAGATATCAAAGAGTATCGTCGTTTCGATGGTACTGAGTGGACTACATTCGGCGGCGCTTCCGAGTTCAACGCTGGTGACGGTCTGGAAAAAGCTGGTAACGTTGTCAACGTTAAAGTCGGCGCTGGTATTCAGATCACCAGCAATGCCGTGACTGCTAAACTGGACGCCAACGGCGGTCTGGAAGATAACGCAGGCAGCACTCGCGTTAAACTGGACGGCGCTACTCTGTCTCGCTCTGTTGACGGTATCGCAATCGCTGACGGCGGTGTTGGCTACGGCCAGATCGCTGCTGCTGCACTGGGTACCGGCCTGAAACAGGACGTTGATAACAGCAAAATCATTGTCGATGTTGCTGCTGTTAAAACTGCTGGTGGTTTCATCGACGCTGCTGGTGGTGAAGTTACTCAGATCACCCTGTCTGGTGACAGCGCTGACTACACCGACAACTCTGCGGTGAGCAAGAAGTTCGTTACTGATGCAATCGCTGCTGGCTCTAGCGGTTCTGCTGCTAAAGTTTATCAGTACGACAAAACTGCGAGCGGTGACGTTGCAGCTACTGCACACACCTTCACCCACAACGCTGGCCACAAGTTCGGTACCGTCACCGTTGTTGATGATACTGGCTACCAGATCATCCCTGACGAAGTTGTGTTCATCGACGCGAACAGCCTGCGTGTAGAGCTGACCACCGCGAAGAAAGTTGCAATCGCATTCGTAACTGGTACCAACACCTACGTTGAACCAGAAGCCTAAGCGACAACGACAGCCGTAACATAATAAAGGGGTGGGCATCTGCCTACCCTTTTTACCTTTCAGGAGATGATTTATGAAAGTCGTTGGGACTTTAGACTTAGAGTTTGGCTCGATCAAGAACTTCAAATTCGAAGAAGTGCAAGACTGGCCAGACAACCCTCAGCCGGGCATGGCAATTTTCATGGATAAGCGACTGATGTTCTGTGTTGAGATCGCTGACCTGCCTATCTGGGTACCGTTAACTCAACAGATGACGATGTACCGTTATTCTCAGGCGTCTGCTTCAAGCCGCTGGGAGATCGCGCACAACATGAACACGGGTACGCCTATCGTTCAGTGCTACGATTCAAACGGTGACGTTGTTATGCCTTCCTCAATCCACACTCAGGATGCAAACACGACTATCGTTATGTTCCCTGAGCCTGTCGCTGGTACGGCTGTGCTGCTGTCTGGTATTGAGAGCGGTCTGCCTGCTCCTACCGTAGCGTTCACTGCCTCATTCACTGACGAAACTGTGTGGGTAGTTACTCATAACCTGGGGTATAACCCAGCAGTGCGTATCTATCAGGGCGCTAAAGAAGTCCAACCGAAGTCTATCGTTCATGACAGCACCAGTCAGCTTACGATTACCTTCGAAAACCCTGAAACTGGTACAGTCGTTCTGTACTAAGGGGTAATCATATGCTTTTCGCACAAAACTACCGTAGTGTTAAAAAGCATATGATAGAGCGAGGTCTGTTCCTGTTTGGTGCGTCTACGCCAAAACCGGACCTGAGCATTCTTACTTGGACAGACTTCGTAAAATTGTGTGCCGAGAAGTCCGTTACGAGCGCAAAGGATTTCGCCGTTAACGGTACGATATCTCTAAACCCTGCGGCTGGTATTAGCGCTGATGGTACGAAACAGTGGCTGCATACGCGGTATATCTATCATACATGGATGAGTAACCGAGGTGTTGTCACAGGATCACTTGCACCTGTGAATGCACCCACCACCCCAAGCTACCGATATATGGAGCGTCAGTTCGCTCTCAATCTGATTGATGATTTGGGTATGATGTTGAGTGGTAGTCCGTCGTCCGGGCCTATGGCTTTGGCCGCGCATGGTATAAATAAGACCTTGCCTATCATGTCAACGGATCTGCTGAACGCACAACAGGGTAATACGATGTACGGCACAAGTATGATGCTGTACACGTACCCTCCTACTCTGGATGCAGTTCCTACGATTGCCGGTAATGGCTTTTCATGGAACAGTAACGGATATCAAGTTGTTGTCGGTAACGCGATCTCTGCTGCTGCAATGTCTTATTCTGCGGTCGCAAGGGTTGTGAATTACAACAACTCTGGAGGGAACTACTTTTCCTTGTACTGGGGTGTGCCAAATCTTTATCACGCTATAACAGGTGGAACACCGGGTGTCTCTGTTCCTACATGGGGAATGGCTGCAATCGTTGACGAGAAGAAGACGCTGCATATTGCCCTGCTTGCCGAGTCAGAAATTGTGCAAGCTGTTCCTGTGATGAATGGAAACGGTACGGTACAAATCAACTTGCCTACACCACAATACACATATGAATTGTGAGGAACTTATGAACTATTCGATGGGGCGCTCTTTCAAACAAGAAACGCCTGCTGCTGAATGGACGATTACGCACAACTTCGGTCGTATGGTCGCAGTGACTACGTGTACGATGCAGCCCGATGGTAAACTCCATCAGGTACTGCCGCTCGACGTTATCATTGTGGATAACAATACAGTCAAAGTGACTTTCCCGTACCCAGTTACGGGTGAAGTGCGAATCGCCTAAGGAGAGAAACAATGTTAACTTATGGTCTACAGCTCGCAGGTGAGCAGGCTCAAATCGTTCGTGCACCAGGCGATCCAAATTCCTCCGGACCTACCTTCCCCTCATCTCCTACTAACGGGCGTGTGTGGAACCTGACTGCTGTATCGGGTCAGAACCAGCCTGGCCTGTACGTGTTCAGTCAGGTACGTAACAAGTGGGTTAATCAGTTACAGTCTGTAAATCCATATGACGTAGGTCTGTCTGTCCTCAAGCGTTATGCTGGTGGTCAGGAGATTGCACGTTACCTGTCTGTTCGCACAACTGCAATCGTTAAAAACTTTGCTGGCTCTATGGCTGCTGCGGACATTGCGGCCACTGCTGCATCTGTTTTCAAAATCAGTGCGTATGATTCTGCTACCCAGACTGTTATTCAGCTTGGTACAGTGTCGTTCGCTGCTGGGTCGAAGACAGGCGTGTTTGCTCCTCTGGTTGCGTATCAAGATCAAGAGATCATTCTTGTATCTGGTGACCAGTTGCGTGTCATTGCACCAGACACTGCCGACACTACGCTCAACGGCGTTGCTATTACCATCGCAGGTCGTCTGCTGGTGTAACAGAAATGGCCTGTATCGTAATGGTACGGGCCCTTTTTACCTTATATCGAAAATTTTGACATAAAGGTACGTGTATGCAGTTTCATTCTGTCGGAGCTGTTAAGGTTAATAAGATACGCAAGGACGCGTTGTCTGCACTGTTTCTCTTTGATTCGTCAGTAGACAAAGCAACCGTAAAGCAATCTCGTGCTAACCTGCTAAAGAGTATTCCATACTGCCGTGGTGCTTCATGGGGGATCTCAGGCTCTAATGGAAAGACAACCGCACTGTCTGGCGTTAAGAACAACAAGCACTATGTCGCACACACGGCGGACATGTTGGGATTCAATTCGAATGGAGGCAACAAGGACTGGTACTACTATGGAGCTACGTCTGACGGTCAGACAGTTGATACACAGGCCTATCGCTATGTGACTGTGACTCCCGTTACAGCCAAAGGAAGCATGAGTGACTTGAAGACTAACTTCTTGGGTGCTGGTGCAGGCAAAACGTATGATCCTGCGTCAGGTCTGATCAGCAACCGAATGTACTTTGTTCCTGAGACTATAGTTGCTTCGATGCGCGTGGCAGCCACCGGCGGCATTCGAGCCAACTTGACATTCAAAGGCCAGACGATAAGCATCACCAAGTCCGAGTCAAACTCGTGGCTAGGATGGAACTATCAGTATACATTGTATTGGTCAAGTGCTGCATATCTTACGCAGACTAACACGTTGCAGACGCAAACAAACCTGACCACTACCGATACGTCGAAGCAATACGGTCAAGGCAACACACTGCCTGTAGTGAGTCCATCTATGTATGCGGCGAATGCCCCTTGCATCATGTTCATTGCGATTGAGGAAGAAACGCAAAGCTGGCCTATAGGTGGAGGCTACACCCGCTTCTCTTACTCGCCTACACTGACAGACTTCCCAAACTGCGGTCTGGCTGAACCCTTGTATGTACCGTTAAACGTTGCAGCAAACGATAGCCCTCCTTGTGTATTGTCGTTTGGTGCGATTGCGTATGAATACCCGTTAGACAAAGGACTGATTGTTCTTTCTATTGGGGATGGTGAAGCGGACGATGCAAGACAGACAGGAACCAACATAGCAGAGATGGCCTCTTTGAATTTCTCTGTTGACGTTGTTGCCTACGCAAATGCTGCGGCCACATATTTATTATAGGGAGAGGCCCTATGTTATTTGCAACATCTCATCCAATAAAGGCCAACAAGGTTGCGCTGTTGGCTGCACACCGAGCGCTCTATTTCGATAGTCAGACAGATATCTCTGATGCCCATGTCAGCGTGTCCAGTTATCTGTCGAAGATTAAAGGTGCTCGCGCTTGGGGCAACTCGGCGTCTGGTGTAGGAAGCGAAGTCACGTTAAGCCCTATGAGTGGCATCAAAGACAACTTCTTCTATCCTGCGCGAAGTGCTCGCCTCGTAAACAATAGTGCTGTGTCTGGAGGGTATGCTGCCTACAGTGCCGCACAAACTCCCGATGCTATTCTTGCTCGTTACTTTACTGTGTACGATGCAGACACTCCTGGATATCAATGGTCTGCGGGCATGCCTGTGTTCGATGGGCGTTTTGGTAGGTCTGCTGATAGTTCTGAATCGTATTACTGGCCGTCTAACTGTATGCTCATCTTCCCTGAGGGTATGCGTAACGTTAATACGCATCTGCAAACTTATAGCTCTAAAGTAGGTAACCAGTATGCGCGTAACACTGACCCTTTCTGGGGAACGTATAGCGGGTACGATGCAGGCTTCAACACCGCCACGCTAAGTCTTGTCTCGTGGAATGAATCAGGTCCTTACGGATATTCATACATAAGCCAGACGACCACGCCTATGCAGACTGCGCCGCTACATAACTCGTATGCAGCAATAGACCACATTGCATTTGTGCGTACAGTGGGCATGACATATTCGGCCAACGGATTAAATCAGTTTAGTAGCACCAGTACCCCGCAAAACGGCAATGGTGTATCAGGATATGATCGCACAAGTCCTGACGCGTTCCCGCCGAGAGTTCCTATCTCAGGCAAAGCGAACACAGCAGATGCGGTTCTGACTGCCTGTATGATGGCGTTTCAAGTCAACGGCCTGAAATACCTAATGCGTTGTGCTATCGGCCAAGACAAAGATATGTCGCAAAGTGCTGCAATACCTGTAGCTGCAACAGCCACTTTGTCTTTGGTTAACACGCAATTCTTCCCCGACAAATCTCTCACCCAGATGTAAGGAAAGGCTATGCAACTCGTACTTCCTAAACAGGATGATGTGCGCAAGTACGGATTCTTTTTCGACTCAGGTCAGACTATAGATTTCAGTTCAGTGAGTGAGCTACGAGATCTGATACGAAATAGTCGATGCTCAATTGCCTCTCAGAGCGGTAACAGCTTTGGTGCCCATCCTGTTATGGGCATCGCTGCTTATGGCACTCAGGCAAGAGTCTATTACTCCAAATTGACCATGATATCGGAGGCGCCGGACTTTACATCCGATGACGGCATCTTCCGAACGTTACTTGTGACCGGACTGAAAGATGGGTCTGGCCGCAAGAGCAGTCAAATGACAATGAACGATAACTTCTCGGGCAGTACGCCTTTTCCGGGAAATACTGATACGTGGTGGGCTACGCCTTTCTGTTTGATTCCTACTAAGATAGGACAGCAGGCAGGTCCAACCGCCAATCAGGTATCGTTCCCTGACACGCAAGTAACTGTATCGACAGCAGCTAGGCAGACAGGTGACTCATACAGTCATCGTCGTCGAGTATATACTGCCTCTGGTATGCAAGAGATTCGCATATATCCGCATAGTTGGTCGTATACATTCACGGGCACTAACTACTCCAACTGGAATTCCAGCGTGACTGGCGCTATGGCTTTCTCTATGGGAGCGTACACTGCTCAAGTGTCTGATGGTGGTTACTGGCGCGCTACGGTTCCTGCTCGTCGTAATGCCTATGATAGCGGACGGTATACCCCTTGTTCCCAGGCATATGGTTCGAGTGCGCTTGCAGAAGGTACAATCACGTTAGACAAATTCGCCGTATTCATCAACGAAGGAACTCGCGTCCGTGTTGTTAAGTATGGCCCAGAAGACTTCACCTCGCGTAACACAAACGTAGGGAATACGTTCTCTGTTACGTTACCTGAATTACCCGTTCTGTATAAGACAGACAGTATCAAGCTATAGAGGCGATTATGCTATTCGTTTCGAACGGAGCACAACTGCTGGAGAAGAAGATAGAATTTGCACGTAAGCGTATGTTTTTATTTTCGGACGATACTTCTCGGCCCACTGACAAATCATCCTTCATTGATATGTGGGATAAGATAAACACGTCACTTTCTTTTTGTGCTGCCGTCGATGTAGACAACAACATGCAGTGTGTACGTGGCGCCGGTTGGTCAGGAAACAAGTTGTTCTATAACTATGTGCCTGGTGTTCGTAAGGAATCTGATTTCAACTACACCAACCAGCAGCGCAACCTGACTGCATTCAATGCCTTTTGTCGATACTACGCTATAGGCAAAGATGACACGGGTGGCGGTGCACTTAATGGTTCTGGTAGTTTGCTTGACACTTACGGTAATGGCACGCCAACTGTCCCTGCATACTCCGACATGGTGTTGCCTTCTTTCGACAACACCTCATACAGTGTCTCACTCTACTCAACGCCTGCATCTAGCGCAAACCCAGCGCTATCCGAGTCTGGTACCATATACGGAGGAGGCGGTAGTGGCATAGGCTACTGGTCGCGTAATACCACTTCGTATTTGCAGCACATCGGTTTCAATGGCGTGAACAGAGAAGCGGACACTGCTCTTTTAGTTTCGTCTTCGCAGAGTATGCCGTACATAACAGCCAATCAACCGTACGATCACACTGCGTATAACTTCGCTCGTGGTCCGCGATTGTTCCAGCCATATAGGTCTGTCGTCAATGGCACGAACTATTTCTCTGGTGGCGGATGGACTTATAGCACTTCGTATTATGCCGGTGCTCAGGCCAGTGTTGCTGCTTCAAGTCTTTTCTATTATGGTCAAGGCACTCATGCCGATACGCCTGCGTATTCAATCACGTGGGGTGCAATGCCAATAGCGTTTGCTTACGGTGCACCTGTCTATGTGTTGACTGCGCGAGCTGGTATTGACTTCGATGTAGCATCAGCCATCCTGCCAAACGAGAAGCCTGTCGCTACGCTGCGAGACTACACACCTCTGACAATAGGTCGCACCGTTCGCTGTTGAGTCCTACGTGAACCTTTGTTGTCAGTAATTTATTCTCGAAACAACCTGGAGATATCATAATGGAAATAGTTTCTTTCCCGTTGGTTGCCAATGGCATTACGATTCCAGATGCGGGAAAACGTCCTGCTTCTGATCCGCCATTGAAGTACGGCCTGTCTAACATGCAGAAGACAATCTGTTTGGCCAAAGTACCTGACCCTGCAAACATCGTCGTTGCTGACGGTACTACAGTTCAGACTGCTATTGGTGCAACTGCTGTCCTCGACTTGACCTCAGTTAGCACAAACCCTGTGCGTTGGATTCATGGTCAAGATAACAAGTACAAGTTCCGTCTGTCTGCTACGCTGCAGGGTACTTTTGCAGGTGATATAACAACTCTGTTGAGCACGTACAACGTGATTGTCTTCAACAAAGATATCGCAAGCACTCCGTACGGCGGCTTCCTGATTCTAACTATCGGCGCTGCTGGCTCTGGTGCAGATTTGATTCTGACCTCAGCTAACCTGCGTAACGGTAAGTTCCTCGCTACCGTTGTCAAAGATTCTAAGGAGTTCTAATGCGTATCTTAGGACACAACTTACTGCCGTTCAGTGTACTCAGCCAAGGCTCTGGTTGGGCATCGAACGTAGCAAACGGTCAGACTGTTAACGTGTTCTTCTTTGACACAGCGATTGCTGATCAAGGCGACTTCTCCCAGCATCTGCTGGACATGAGAAAACTGTTCGACAATGCTGTTGCGGTTACTCGTTTGACTTTGTGGCCAACCACCGAAGGTCTGCTGCCTCTTATGGATCGTCAAGAAGGGTGGAAAGCACGTTCTGGTCATGTGTATGAGATTAAGAACGGCGCGACTGTTCACTATCCGTCTAAGGCAACTCCTGTTGGTTATAACGGTGCTGCTTCGGTTCAGATTCAGACAGCGTATAACACCAGTAATGACGCAGGCAACAAAGCGCTGTGGGGTATCGGTGCTGCTGGTTACAGACCGTGGGACTATGCAGGCATTCCTCACGATGCGCTCATGCCGGGTATTCATCTGTCAACTACTGACCTGACATTTGACTACGAAGTCACCATCGACGCTGTGCTGTCTGACGTTGGTGATATGACTTCTGCTGCGGCAGGTACTGTTGCTCCTATTGACGGTGCTGGTGTCGTGGGTACTGCTCGCGCATGGACTCTTGCTGCTAACCAAGAAGGTAACGTGCTGGCCACTCCTACCGAGTCGTCTAAGCGCTTCCGTTTCATTCAAACTTCTGGTACGCGCCGAGTGCTTCCTGTAACTGCATCCGACGTAGGCAGAAACGCAGCATACAAAACAATGCGCAGTGCAATCGTTGTCATTCAGGACACCAACTACGGTGCTCTGGCAAACGGCAACTATGTGCCAACTTACTTCGCCTGTGAAGTAGGGGCTATCGGTAGCGGCAAGCCAATCGAACTGTTAGCTACGGCTCTCGGTCCTGGTGAGTTCGCTTCTGTCGCCCAGCTTCGTCTGTCCACCGAGGTATAACATGAACTACAAGTTATTTGCAAACTCTGTCGTGCCTCAGTTGACGCGTCTATTCGCTCAGGCAACGGCAGACGATAAGTCCTGCTATCTGGTGAAACTGAATAGCGGATTCGTTGAGGCTGATCTGAACAAGTGCCTTAATTATCAGCCTCAGACTGGTGCGGGTTACATGTTCGATGCCGCTCTTGCTGCGTCTAGCGGTATCTGCACCGTGCTGGCGAAAGGCACTAACTGCGTCCGTACTATTGATCGTACCAAGCTGTCTATCTCTGATTGCCAGTTGACTGCTACTGCCGAAGGTGTTCCTACTCACCTTATTCTCGGCGGCATCTTGCCTGTGTGCTTACAAGTTGGGCCAGACGTTACGCTGCTCTACCCTGACCTTGTTGTCCGCTATGATCCGAATGGATATAAGACTCAGGTAACGATCAACGCATTCACTATCGGCCTGACTCAAATGTGGACAGAGAACTCAGTTGCTACGTGGCTTACAGGCAATGAGAAGATCGCATACGGTATCGGTGTTTTCAATACCGGCGCATTCACAGACCTCGTAGGAAATGCGGCTACCACCAGCGGTAACTTGAAGTTTGCTGCGGATGGTTCTGGAGTTGACTTAGGCACTACTGGCTTAATCAGTATGGCGTCTGTACCTACGTTTGACCCTAGCAAGTCATTCACTATTGAGTGTGACTATCACCAGTCAGGTAATGCGGACTATGCGGAATGGTGTTTGTTCCGTACTGGCGCATCTCTGACTGACCGTTTCACCATAGCGTTTGACCGTTCTAACGAGAAAGGTCTACTCATCTGGAACAACGTTGGTGGCGGTACTGCCGCAGCAAAAATAACGCGACCTATCTCGCCTTACGCAGCACTGTGGTCAGGCAATACCGTACACATTAAATATGAGTACGATGCCTCGACGTCTACGCACAAGGTGTCTATTGACGGTACCGTTGTAGATACATTCACGTATGCTGTTCTCAAACCTGTTGCTGTATCTGCTCAGGTAGCTGGTGGTTACGGTGCTGGTGCGAATGCTGCTTACACTCCTATCATCAACAACTACGCGATCCGCCAAGGAGCCTAACCATGTTCGTACCAGTCGTAACGTATGACCCGGACATGTTTGCGGACTTCGTGTTCGTTATGTCTCAGATTGAAGTTAGTTCTGACTCGCAGCCCCAGAAGCGTGTGACAAACGAATCTGTCTCGGCTATCAATGCCAAGCAGATTGCAGACGTTGCGCAAGTCGCATACTCGCAAGGCCGCTTGTCCTGGATTCAACGCACTCAAATTTCAAGCATCGATCAAATCGCGCTGGTGGGCCTCGTTGTTGGTCAGGTAGTCAGTAAGTTTATGGCGCGTAGCTTCACGTCTAGCCTGGCTGCACCTCGTACCGACGTGCCTCTCGTTAGCGGTCAGTTCACTACAACGCAGTCGATTGACCCGCTGTTTGATAACATCGTCTTCCGTGTAACTGTTGGAGCGCTTGACCTGTCTGACACTAAAGCGAACAACAAATCTGCTGTGCCGGTGGTGAGCTAATGAAGATTATTAATAACCGCATCATGGCGCAGGCAATGATGGGCACTAACGCGAATACCGCAGCACTGGTAAACGACCCGAATGTCGGTGCCGGCTGGAACATCTTCGCATTCAGTGGCAAACTGCCTACGTCGAAAGAAGGCTTTGATGCCGCCTTCAATAACAAGTCACTCGCGGACATGTATAATACCTCTATTGGTATGATCCGCAACCCAGTCACTGGAGTTGAATCAGGGAACGTCCTCACTCTTGCCCTACAGTCTCAGTATATTCCTAAAGGGGCATCATACTATGGGACCGTTGGCAGCGCTAATACTGTGGTTTATCAGCTTCTGCCTCATCGTATTACTCGTTCAGGCTTCACTGATCGTAGCATCGGGTTAGTTGTAGGCTCTGGTAGTATGCTGGTTCCTGCCGCACGATTTGGCGGCCAGAGCATTGACGTTGAGTTCGACAACCCAGTGACAGTAACACACTTGAAGTTCAATGGCACCGTGTCTGATGGATTCCAGTTAGTCGCGTTGTCTGATGACGGCCTGACTGAAACTACGTTAGGCACTGCAACCGCTATTACTGGTGATGCAACTGTGTTGGCTCTGTCTTCGCCGAGAGCGTCCAAGAAGTATCGTTTCAAGTCCACCAGCACTACTGTTGGTAGTATGATGCGTATCTTGCTGTCCTCTGTCGATGTGCCCTCGTCCAGCCCGGCAACTGTTCCTACATGGGCGGCACTTGCTCACTGCAACACGCTGACTCACGGTGATACTGATTACTCTGATGAGATCATGTACTGTGCGGACGCTGTGGGTTCTCAGGGACCATTCAAGATCGTAGGCGATATCATCCCGCTACAGAAGACGATCATGTACTGTCCTAAGTTGCGTTTCACTCAGAGGAGCAACTGATGTATATCTCAAAAGCTATGCTCAACATGCGTGGTGAATCGCTTGGCTCTACGACTAACCCGGGCGTTGAGCTTCCGTGGATGGCCAGCACAATGGCTTCCGCTACTGCTGGCAATCTTCAAGGTGCGGGCACAACTATCAGTACCGAACGCCCCGCTGCTGTTGTATTCTCCACTGGCGATATCATCACGGACACGATCTGGAACAACCAGCTACTGGCTGTTTTCAGTCTGAACACGCTACGCACATATTTGACTGCGAACCTGCCTGGTTGTGTGATGGACGCTGCTCCAATCTCTACAGGTAATATTCGTATCGTCAATCTGGGTAATGGCAAGCGTATGTTTGATACGCTGAATCTGCTCGGTCGTTTCAGCTATGCAAAAGCATTCAACCGCATGTATATTCTGCTTGGCACTACAGCGACGGCCATTGCTGCGGCTACTGTCACTATTGCGTCGGTGATTGAGCTAACGCCTCAGGACCTGATTGCTATGGGCGCTCCGCTGACGGACAATGGTGATGGTACGTTTACTCTCAACGGAACCATCAGCCTCAACAACATTGCATGGAGCTAATATGGAACTCTATCCTACGCAGTCCCTGAGTGCTTCTGCAAACATCTGTCTGGGCCTTCTGTACGATACAGACGCTCCAGCGAATGGTGAGAAGTCTCTGCATAGCGCAATCAATGACGCTATCGCAATGCGCCTGTTCGCAAGAACTACTATGAGCACTAACCCGGCACGTTGGTCGTATCAGCCTTATGATATCAGTTCGTTCAACACGAGCCGTTTTCTTCCTGCGTGGATTGAAATGGATGGTGTTGCGAATGGATATGGCGGTGCGTTCACTATTAAGCGTCGCATTATTCCTAAGATTAAGCTGCCTGCCGTCGAACCTCGATTCGTCGCTACGCTTAACCAGTATCTGGAAGCGGTTGCTGCGTGTCTGCTTGCGCATCGCATGACTACATCTACAGACTTCTTCCTGTCGAACGTAGCGAACAACCTGAGTCCTCAGTATAACTTGACTGATGAAGGCTGGTATCTGTGTGCGGAGTATGACTTCGGCGCGGAGATTGAGCTGGGTGCTCTGGTTGGCTACTCGATGGGTGCGGCCGTTGCGGGTCAGATGGTTATGGGTACTCAACAGACCTATGTGCAAGCGTTCGTTAACGGTGCGTGGACTGATGTTATACACACCTATGACAACCTGCGTACCACCACCAACAACACGGCTGTTACTTACGAACTGCCGACGAAAGTCAAAGCGCAGAAGTTTAGACTGGTGAACAAAGCTGTTGCGTGGCCTTGGTCGACTACAGGGCACTATCCGTTCGGCTTGCAGTTCTATGCAACGTACACAGATCAGAAGCCCCGCACGTTAGGCAAGTACAAGCACATGACAGTGTTGCACCTGCAGGCCGCTGCTGCTTACTCTCCAACAGCGACTTGGTATTTCAACTGGCCGGCGGCAGTCACTACCGTACAGAGTCGTTACTGTGCGATGATGCACTTGACTATCACTGACGATATCAAACAGGCGGCGAACTTCGATATCAACATGCTGGACACGACGTACAATACGTCATTCGGTGCAGTGCCTGTACCTTCGTTCCGTGTGCAACTCGCGTCTATTATTGGGAGGGGCGTATGATTAGCAACAAAGGTGCATCACTCGCCGCTATCAATGGTGGGTTCCCTGCTACAGCGATTGCGGCGAACACGCTTCACATCGCGTTGTTCAAAGGACCCAAGCCTGATTTCAATCAGATCTTCTCGCAAGTACCCGGTTCAGGCTGGAACCTCAAGGCAGTGACTGCATTAGGTCTGACACAAGCTAACTTCTTAGGTTCAATTGCATTCGCTGCAATGACTCCTGTTGTTAACGTTGGACCACGCACAGTAACTCTGCCATTTGCCGGAAATGCTGCTACGCTGACCGGTGTTGCTGACGGTACGCCTACTTACTATGTGGCGCGTATCGTAGCTACTGCTGGAGCGGCTGCTGCGTCGTGGGCTAACTTCGTACTGTCATCCTCTACAGGTACGTTGCTTGCAGGTCCTGCGTGGATGGGTACTGTAGGCGATCAAGGCTCTGATGCAGAACTCCAGTTCATTGGTGGACAGATTAAGAGCGGGCAAGCATACCGCTTCCTCGACCTGACGCTACAACTGTAGTTCTTGAGTGACGTCCTAGCGTGGGCGTCACTTCATTAATTTGAACTGTCTTTAAACCAAGGGCATGATATGAAAATTCTACCGATTTATCAAAATACACCTACCGTAATGTACGGTGCTTTCATGGAAGGGAATCTTCCTAACCCTTTGAACTACGACATGCAGACCGTTCTGAACAACATGCTCAGTGGTCGTGCGTTTATTCAAACTCAGATTGGTGGTGGGCAGCACTCTCTGGTTCCTAACACCACTAGCCTGCAATCTTCTCCTGCTCCTGCTTGGACAACTGTTCAGGGCTATCGCGGGAAACGTGTTCTGCCGAAAGTAACGTTCGCCTCGTATAGCACCGTGTATCAAGATCTTGTTGATACCGGGATCGCAAGTGCGCAGTATCAACTGGACATGCTGTTCGCTACTATTTTGTGGCATCGTTGTGCATCAACAACCTCCGCAATTCAGATGCCATGTACTGCACCAACGTCAGGTGCCTCCGTTCCTACCGTTAAGAACAAGAACGCTGATGGTTCGTGGACTTTGGCTGAGTATGACTTCGGCGCCGATGTGGTCATTAACGCTCTGACCAGTATCACACAGACTACAGCGAACAACAACCTGTTCGCTAACGTACCTGCTAACATGGTATTCTTGCAGGTACAGCAAGGTAGTTCATGGGTTGATGTGACTAACCTAGTAACTAACCTGTCCCAGACAGCGGGTAACGTTGAGAAGTATTACCAGCTCCCAGCCACTGTTCAAGGTCGTCGCTTCCGCATTGTGTCTAAGTCTGCGGCAGCAACCAACCCGTTCTTCATCGGTGTTGGCACGTTTGCTCTGCACTTCTATGGTGACTATGCGGCAGGCTCGGCTCCTCGCACCTTAGGCAAAGTGCAGCACGTTGTCATGTTCCCACATGGTTTCGGTACTGCCTATGGTGTGCCCGCCATGTCGCAAGCGATGAACGTGAACAGCTATGGTCGTTGGTTCCCTCACTACGGTCTGACCGTTACGGACGATGTGAAACAGGCTTCAAGCTATGACCTGCTGATCGCGGATGCTACAGCGTACCCAGGGCAGGAACAAGCTGTCGGTTCGTTCACCGTGTCCTATACGCCTATTTCACTGGAGACATACTAATATGCGCGTATCTAAAGCATACAACTCATTCATGGCTATGGCTGCATTAAACCAACGTATGCCTCCAAACAGCAACACTGCGGTCAACACGATTCACGTCGGTTTGTTCTCAGGCACACCTCCGACAGACGCTCAGTTGAGTGCGATGATCACCGCTGCTTCTACGACTGTGCCATGGTCTGCCGCAGCTATCAGTGCGTTTGCCACAGCTGCGAATTTCCTTGGCGATGTAATGTGTGGCGTGGTGCCTATCGCTATGGACATGGACAACAACCTCATTCAGATTCCACTTAGCGCTCAGGCTAACTTAGCGACTATTGCGGCGGCCGGTACTCCTACGTGGTTCATGATGCGTCTTGCTCAGACTGCCTCTGCGGCTGATACGTTTGCAGGCTTCACTACTGGTTCGAATGCCTACGTCATCATCACTGGTACTGTGGGCGATGAAAACTCTAACGCTGACCTGAAAATTGTTGGTGGTACTGTTGCTCTGAACCAGCCTCTGCGCATCGCTGACTTGCGTATCAAATACTAAGGAGGCATTATGTTAGTCTCTGAAAAAGTGGCGCTATATCAGCTCACTCAAACCGCAGGCACTGGTGTGAACACGAACGGCTTCATGGCCTTCTTTCGCAACGGTAACAGCAATAGCGTGCCTAAAGCATTTCTCGATCTCGTAGCTACGAGTCGTTGTGCCGTAGAGTATCGCTATCAGCAACAAACCACTGATGCAAACAACACTTTATGTCGTGTGTACTCTCGCGGCCGTAGTCTGCAACCAATCGGCGGTTATGGTCAAGGTCGTAAGGTCTTCGACCCTGCATCCGGCCAGAGCATTCAGACCTACGCAGTTTATCCAGAGTACAGTCGCTTCACGCTTACTCCTGGCATAAACAAAACACCACAGCAGATTATGTCTATGGTGGGTGCGGCTTTTGATATCACAAGCGATATTGGCAGCGGCTGGAGTGCGAACGATGCTGTTGAGTATGACTACGGGCGTACTCTCCGTTTCCGTTCGTTCTTCGTGCCGTCTGTATCTGGCATTAACGCAGGCAACGTTCGTCTGGAGTATCAAGATCCTACGACGCTTGTGTGGACTCGCATCAACGTTGTTGCTGGCATCAATGATGGTCTGGACATTGTTGCGCGTAAGCTGCGTATCACCCTGAATGGAACAGCAACCACCAACGATATGTACTTCACTCCGTATGCAGAGAAAGGCAGTGACTTCGTTGTTGCTGCCTTGACGCATGTTGTACTGGTGCCGCTGACTCTACCAAACCCATCAACCACTCAAGCATATCTCGCTCAGGTACAAGACGACTATTACGGTCTTGTACTGGATATTGGCACTGACGTTACTGTAGGCACACCTTCGATCGGTCAGTACGGTCAGATGGCTATCCCAGATCTGACGATTCGTATTGCAGATAACTTCCTGGAGGGCGTGTAATGAAAATGCTTCCTGCAACTGCAAACGCAATGCAGCGTAACGCGTACAGTTCTCTGGTGAACTCTGCTGCGCCTTCGAACTTCACTGCCGTTGCGAACGCCATTCTGTTTTATACAGGGGCCATGCCAACCAAAGCAGAACTTAACAGTCTGATTGGTGACGGTACTCAGCTCACCGGCACGAACGCAGCGTACATAAACCCAGGCCTGTTAACTGCTTCTCGTCTTGCTGATTATGTCGGCGGCGTAGTGGGCAATAAAGCAGCAATGACCACGAACGCTAACAACGTTCCAGTGCTGTTGGCCTCAGCGTTTAACATGCGTATCAGTGCCAGCTACTCTGACTACCGTGCATCTTACTTCACGAAAGACGCTACGCCTACTTGGTGCATCGTCATTGGTGGAGCAAGCGCCACAATCAACGTTCAGACTGGTGTTACCGTTGTGCCTGCATCGTTCGTTGCTGTGTGCTCTGTGGGTAACGAAAACTCCAACGCAGACTTGAGATTGGTTGGAGGCAAAGTGTACGCTAACAACACAACGCCTACAGACCAGTCGAAAGCTGTTATCGTCAATGACCTTGTTTTGAAATTCGCTTGATAATTTAAGCGAGTCAAACAAAGAGGATGGTATCATGCAAGTATCTGTAGCACTCTCGGCGCAGCAGTATCTAAGTGTTAGCGCGGAAAAATCATTCCTACAGCAGGAATATGCGACTACGTTCAACGACCTGTGCAGTAAGTACGAAGTGAATCAACCTTTCGAGCTGGATGATGACAGCATGAAAGAGTTCTTCTCCGAACTTACGTCCACATGGAAAGAGCGTAAGCGCGAACTGTATAAGGCAGGTCAGATTACCTCTGATCAGCTTTAACCATAGGGAGGGCTTCGGCTCTCCCTTTCTTTTGTCGATACGGAGTATTGAAAATGGGTGATGTAGTAACGAATCTCGCGCCGATTCAAATCGTAGCCTTCTTGCTTTCATATGTCGGCGGAGTCTTGATGAACTATGTGGTCAAGACCAAGCGAGAAGGCCTCAACTGGAAAGAGTATTGGACGTCAAATCCAATCTCGTCTATCGCCGCAGTGTTTGTGTCTACGGGCATGTTCATCGGTATGCTGACAGCAGGACAGACTGACCATCTGACTTACTTTAGCTTGGCATTCACCGTTGAGAACCTGATTAACACGCAGACTTCTAAGGCAGCAAAGAAAGAAGACGCAGAATAATGCAGGAGTGCTGATTATGTCTAAGGCTATTGAGTTGTTGAGAAAATACTGGAAGGTTTTCGCATCTGTTGCGGTGCTTATCGTGTCGGCGTTGCTACTTCGCCGTCCTGCGACAAGCGCTTCGACTACGACAGGTGAGCAGAAAGCCGATGAGAATACGCGCGAACAGGCAATCAAGAACCAAGTCCAAGACAGCCAGACTGTCAACGATGCGGTGAAGGACCTGAACGAGCGGAAGCCTGAGACTGATGTTAAGCCTCCGTCAGAAGATGACAGCATGGATGAGCTGGTAGACAGGTACAATAAGCTATGAGAATAATCACGTTACTCCTGTTGTTGCTCGTTTCTGGATGCAGTTCACTGTCTGGGATTAGCGAGCAGAAGAAAACGACCATGCAGGACATTCAGCAGATTAATCGTGTTGAGTGGACGCCAGAGAAGGTTCCTGCCAAGCCTGCCGTCAAAATCAAAGTGATTGATGAGCGGAAGGTAGCAGTTCTGGACAATAAGGGCATGGTTGATTTGATCAACCTGTACAAGGCGGGACAAGATCGTACCGAAGAGCGCAACAAGTTGATTGACGTTCTCAACCTTACGATTGATGAGCGCAACAAGTTACTGCGTTTAGCCCAAGCAGAAGAAGTGAGGGCTAACGGTTTGTCTGAGGATTTGGTGGCGGAGCGTAAGGCTCGCATTGAAGACCAAAAGGCAGCGAACTTCCAGCTGTGGATGACACGTATCGCAGCAGCCATTGGTATTGGTTTGGCGTTATAACGAAAAAGGGCGACTCTCATCACGAGGGCCGCCCTTTTCTATTTCCACAGCGCCTAATTACATTTCTGCGTTCAGCATACTTACCAGAGTGTCTACACGGTTGATCAGGTACTGCACCATTTCGTCGGCAGCACGAACCAGACCGATTTTAGACAAGCCTTCTGTCAGAACCAAGTCACCGCCGATTTCAGCAGGGACTTCACCAACAAACGTTTCGCCAGCATAGCCGAGATCAGCCTGAATGTTGTTGTACACGGTTTGCAGATCTTCGATCAAGCTACGCAGGTCATCGTTCTTACGATACATCAGACCCTGTTGCTGTGCGCGAACTGCCATGTCACCGTTAGGGAATGCAATACCCATCAGATATTGCAGCAGCGTAACAACAGGCGTTACGTGCTCCGCTACAACGAACATAGGACTGTAGGAGCGCTCGTCGTTATACGTGTGGTACAGGTTTGCAGCGATGCGATTGGTGAAAGCATACGCCGATACCAGGCCGCCGTCAGAGTCTTCACCGCATTCTTCGTTGTTCATCTGCTGGTGGATGAAGTGCGTCAGATTACCGACGTGATTGGTGTCGATAACACCGAACGCGTACAGTGCGCCAGACAAGTCAGCCATGGAGTTGATCAGCGTAACGGAGCGACAGGCCAGAGTACGAGCAGGAGACTGAGGAACTTCGGTCAGCTCTAACGGCATAGGCATATCAACTTCATCTGGCTCTTGTTCTGCGATTTCGCCTACAGGGCATGGACCTGGACCAACGGGACCTGTAGGACCGCTTTCATGGAAACTACGCGCAGGCGCTACAGCCTGGCTGTTCAGACGATCGCGTTTTTCTACTTCGTGCTCTTTGTAGGACTGCTGTTCTGCATCGCTCAGATAGACACGTTCGAACTTACCTTTAGCGCCGCGAGCGGTGTAGTACGGGCGCCGTTCTTCGTCGAAACGAATAACAGTATTGTCAAAATCGATCACGATTATTTCTCCAAAAGAAGGTGTAAGACGAGGCACGACGATTACTCGCCCAGCAGGCCGTTACGGATATCGGAGGTCAGCTCAGTCACACGCTCAACCGTAGTATCAATACGGGAGATCAGAACTGACACGCACTGATGCAGGCTGGCGGTGCTGTCGTTGTTTGCAGTTTTCGCTTCGGCCACAGCAGGACGTTCGCCCAGCAGAGAAACACGAATACGCTCCAGCTTGCGATCAATGTCGCGCAGACGGCTGTGAATAACATCGGCGTGATAGAAGAACTTGCTGCCGTAGTTAGTTTCAGCAACGCCGCCCTTCACTTCTTCCTGATCGCACTCGTCACACACTTCTTTGTCTTCGGCGCCGTAGATAGCAGCAGTCAGGAAGGTTTCGAGAGAACGCACTTCGAGGTTAACGTGATTGTCCAGAACGGCCAGTACGTTTTCGGTAGAGCAGGAGGTTTGGTCCAGACGAGGCTCTGCATCATATATGCCCAGACGGGCCAGTACAGTCGCAAGATCAGCAGTGGCAACGCTGATATTTGAAGCGCGGCCTGACAGAGAAGCGGCAACACTACCCGGCTGAACGTTCGGTTGAACCTGATGGTACGCAGGAGCAGCACCAGCGGCCGCCATAGGACGTTCGCCACCTTTAATAGGACCTGCTTTGTTTGCACCTTTGACCGACTTGGCGCTGTTGTCAACTACACCAGAACGAGAGCGAGCTTCATTAACAGAAGGCATGATTCTTTCCTTATAGAGATTTGATAGTCAGATTAAACGGATAACTTTAGCAATCAGTATTTACAGATTTACGAGCGCACGATACGCTTTGAAAATCTCCTGATTGAGGCCGTGTCCTCTCGGGTTCGAAATGAAGCGGATAATAGGCGTCATATCAAACTGACCACGACCACGAATCTTGGTATCATCGGCAGGGTAAATCCAAACACCCGAACGCTTGTACACCAGACGGACAGGCCGAGTTGGGTTCTGCGTGTCAGAGTAGAACTGTTCATACACGGCCGCAGCAACAGCTTGTCGTGCGTTACCACGGACATAGCCTTCGATGACGCCCAGGAAGTCCTGCATTTTCAGGTTGTCGTCGATAACAACAGACCACTCCTGAGGCAGCAACAGGTCAGTCTTCCCTGTCTGTGCTTCATGCTGAATGAGGAACTTGCGGATAAGACCAAGAGGTCCGTAGTAGAACTCTTGCGCGGCTTTCTGCACCATCGTGTGCAGCAGGTCACTGTACCCGCCGATCTCTTTCGCTTGCGTGTGTCCGAACGTGTACGAAACTGGATGACGCGTTTCGTACATATACTTAGGCGAGAAGCACCAAGTACCGTTCAATACATCCAGACCGATTTCAGAAGCAGAGCGCAGCGTCACGGTGCTTAATGCGTCCAGAGCATCCACGCCCGACAGGAATTCAATCGTACCGTCGCGCAACTGCTTGGCGATAAGTTCTTTTGAATCAGGCAGTGGGCTGCCGATACGCATCTCTGATAATGGACTCGCCATTGATTTTACCCTCAGCTACGAGTTTGTTTATTTCGGTGCGCAGTCTACGGCTCAATGACTTCGCGGTGTTATACTTAGGCAGCAAGTCTGCCATGCCATTAATATCAGTCCACGTCAAATGGCGACGATAGATATCATGGCAGACGCAGGACAGAGTTGCGCTGTGCAGACGCTGCCCGCCAGTGCGTTTAGGTCCGTAGTAGACAGTCTCGACCAGACCTGCTGCCGTACCTTCTTTTGGATCGACAACCATCTTATGGATGACTGTCTCCGTCGTTATCAACCAGTCTTTCAGGCTCATGAATGTTCCCCTCAACAAGGGCGGCATCGACAACATGACTGATACTTTGCCCGGCTGGTATAATGATGTTGCTATTCAGCACTTCGAGAAATTTCCCGCTGCGCGTTGATACCGCGAGTAAGCTAGTTACTTCACACGGCAGAGATAGTGGATTTTTGGTCAACGAATCGCTTGCTCTTGTAGTCCCAGCCGACTGCACGATAGAACGACCACAGGTCATCGTGTATCTGCTTTGGAAGATTAATCCAAATAGGAGAATGACGTAGGCGCATCATACGCCTGTCGCTCTCCACCAGTTGTTCCCATTCGAACTTGCGTTTCAACCAGAAGCGTTTCGCTGCAAGATCACGAGCACATATCAAACCCATATGCTTATCGAAAGCGCCCATGCTGACGAGCGCACGGTAATCAGATTGCTGCGTGTCTTTCTCTGGACGAAATACGTGAATACGCGTGGGAACATTATTCGCGTACTCAATCGCATACATTTCGTGAATCATCGGCCACGGCCTTTGAAGTTCTGACGCTGAGGCTTCGCGTTGAAGCGCTGATTACCTGCATGGCGTCCAACACGATTATGCTTCTGCCTAACGGCCTTGAGATTAACATCAGGCTCTTTGGCGATACGAGGCGTATCAAGTTCAAAGAAACCTGTGCTCTGTGAACATCTGGCCATCTTTTCGCTAATAGCCGCGATCAGGCCTGAGTCACGTACCTCATAACCAGACTCAAGGGCCAAAGAGCGAGCGAGATCGGTGTTGTGGCCGTTAAGCACTAACACGATTTTCTTATCACGCGCCGCCGCAGACAGATGCGCCATGGAAAGAATCGTCTTCCCGCCAACTTCCTGTCGATCACTGTCCAACATCAAAGCCAGCAGCACAACGAAACGCGCTTCGAGCGTCTGCCCTTCTTCAAACACGGCGTCAGGTAAGTCATCACCTGTATGCGCCGCTCGTTCATCAGCAATAGCAGCACGGCCTTGTTCGAGATAAGGCTCAATCGCCTGATACGTCATGGTGTTGGCTGTCTTGTCATCGTGCGCATCATGAGCCAAACGAGCGGCTTCAATGTACGCACGACCACGCCAGTACGCTTCAACGTCTTTCGTTGTTAACTCAAGCGCGGGACCAGCAGCGTTCAGCATCTTGCCCTCCCTCCACACGAATCTCTAACGGTACCACGTTGTCTGCGACGATTGCTTCGGAGCTTTCGCCAACAAAGAACACATCATTACCGCGACGAACCAACTGCCAAACACGCACAGGCTCAAGGTTCATCGCTTCCTGTAGCCGTTCAGACAGCTTCTGTCCAACAGTTGCAGCATACGTGCGGGTATCACCGACTTCGTACACAGCGAACGTCACAGGAAGACTGTCTTTGGCGTAAGGACTATTGGACGATACACCGTGCATGAACATAATGCTTTTGTGGAAGCGACGTTCAGCGAACTCCTGTTCGTTCACCACGTTTTCAAACAGATGCAGCGAGAGTTTTGCCATGATGCTTTCTCATATGAATGGATAGGCGGTGCGCAAGCAACTGATCATAATGTGTCATGTTCATGTTGCGCATATCGCGTAGTGTATTGGTTGCTACTGTCAGGACGTCACTGTCCTTGCAGATTGGCGTGACCATGTAGCCATCATCCCAGCGAACTAATGCAGACCACTCTGGTTCTTTGCGTGTGGTCTTACGGCATTGCATAGCTATACGCAAATGCCGTTTCTTATATCCCCACCAGCTAGTCTCACTGACTGTCAGAATAGCTACAGCTTGCTTTTGCTTAACGTCCATGTGCTCAACCAGCACAGACCGAGTTTTAAACGGAGGCAGGCGCAGTTCCATAGTTATCCCCGATACGAAGGGTGCAGCCATTGTAGGTGTTGGCTTCAACCATAATGTTGTGGAAACGAACAACCATGTCGTCTGGACACTCGCGGCCAATGTGCTGAATGTACTCCAGACAGTAAATCTTATGGCCGTCAGACATGCCGTTATAGATCTCAGACAGCAGATTTAGCGTTGCATCGCGCACGTCACCCTGAGCGCGAGTGAACGAACGCACGAGGAAGAACTTCTCTGCGATGTAACGCGCAGCATAAGACGGGTCACGGTCGTACACGTCTTTGCAGTTGTCGTAGATATCACCGCACTTGAGAGTTTGCGCCTGATGACTGGCTTGCAGTAACTTGAGGATGTTTCCCCAATACTTCTCGATGCGGGGCGTACCTTCAGGATAAACGCCGTTAGTGACTTCCTGCACCAGATCTGCAACCTGAGTACCGACAGTCATTTCGAGCGCAGAGTAACTAACGTCGCAGTCTTCCAGCACATCATGGCAGAGGGCAGCAGCCTCAATCACTTCGCCTACGTGAAACTGGGAAAGCCAGGCAGATACACGTTCAGGGTGATTGACATACGGCTCGTTAGTGTACTTGCGTACCTGACCAGCGTGTGCTTGTGTAGCGACAAGTCGAGCAATGTTAGTAAGCATAGGTTACCCAAGGTAATTGTTCATAGATATCGTCAACCGTCCATTCGATTTTGGCGTGATCGTTAACGATGCGCACTGCATAATAGCCATAGGCTTTAGGCACGTCCTCAAACATATTGGTCATGCCTTCGTTTTGGTCAAACAGGCCGTCTTCACCGCGAATGACTGCAATCACCTCGTCGGTGTTAGCAATGTACTCGGCCAGACAGTCGAAGAATTGTTGAAGCGCTTCAACGCCATCTTTACCGCGACTGAACAACGCAGTAGTGCGGATATGCGGCACAACACCGCTACCGACGTTGAAGATCTGCTTCGCACGAAGATTGAAGCAGCGGCCGCAACCTGGGCCTAGAGCACGATACACGTCGATTTTGAAATGACGATTAAGATAGTCGAACGCCCACGGTTCACGATGCCAAGCACGAATCTTATTGATCACTTTCTTAGGCGTATTTGTTTTCAGCTTGATGTTGTGCTGAACGATCATCGTGTAGCTCATTCTTCCTCGTCCTCCTCGTCCTCGTAACCCTCTGCATGACCTGATTCAATAGCGAAGCCTAACTGAGAACGCAACTGGTCCATCTTGTTAAGCGCACGACGAGTATCAGGCACGAACTCGAAGTGTGGTCCAGCTTCACGCTCGACGAACAGCACAGCCGCAGCAACATCGTCCAGACCGCTGATCAAATGCTCACGCGCTGTCAGTGCCACGAGACTCTTAGGGTCTACGTGATCGAAGCCGTGCTGCTGGCAGTCAAGTGCTGCCTGAGATACCTGTGCGCTTGCCTTGGCCAACAGACCAAGGGCATACTGCAAATGATTTAGAGCCATGTTTTAAGCCACCTGTTTTTGTTCTGTATAGCCGATCTTTACAGATTCTATTTGCTTCATCAAACGCACGTAAGTCGCCCTATGGTTGACGAGTTCCACACGGATGTTATCCAAACAACGGACCATGTTTTTCAACTGAGGTGCAGGGAAGTGATGAGGGTAGATTCGAATCTTATCGTCGCAACTGGCCAGTTCAAAGTAGATGATGGATTCGGTTGACTCAACATCGTAGTGGTATGCAACGCTTCCAGTAGCAGACGTGTCCAGAGGATTAAGCCACTCACGGAATGCTGCTTGGTTGGTCGTGCCTACGATTGGAGTAAACGTCTTGAGGGCGTCAATCAGCTTATCGAGTTTTTCAAGGTACTCGTAATCACAATTAGGGCGTGTCTGATCGAGCGTATGGATTGTTACCAGAGAGGCGCCCCAAGCTAGGCGAAACTGTCCGTAAGCAACATCTTTGAATGTGCTCTGGAACACTTCCCAGCTCAGGGCTTTCATTGAAGGGCTACTGCCGAGGAATTTTCTTCTTGTTACGAGTGTTTGCGCTTTTACTTTGCGCTGCTTGTTTACGCTTCGCATTTCGCCTTTTCCTGTAAGTACGTTTTATACGCTCGTATTTACAGTTTAGCTGATATGCCCATTCTGCGGCTCTGACCAACGCGTCACCGTGACAACGCTTTGGACTGCACCAACAACCAAGTTTCTTTCCGTAGAGTTCGAGAAGGTGGCGCAACAATATCTCACCGTTCTCTATCTTCTCCCACAAGTCAGTTTCATGTTCATCGCATACACGATTACGTTCTGCGACAGTCTCGTGGGTCATATAGAACTTGTTGCCCCATTTGGTTTCACGGTCAATACGAACATCATAGTCCTTATTGCCGTTGCGCATACTGACTACTCTGGTTGCTGGTGCTAGAGGAAGCATAGTCGTCCTTACATTAATACTCTGTCAGGATATGTTAAGTTGGTTGCGTTAAGCGTAAACGTAGCATTATCACCAGGCACAAGAGTTGCGGTGCTCTCCAGATCAAGACCACTTCCGATATCATACCGCATCATGAAGTAGTCTCGGCCAATCTGAATCACGTTACCCATCCATTTAGGCACAGGCGTTTCGTTAGCTCCACTGACAGCCATGGATATACGCAGGTTACGATCAGTGTTTTGTACAACGTTACCGTATAGCCCATTACCGTTATAGAAAACAGGGTCGTTGGTGTAGAACTGACCTTGCGCATTACGCCCGCTTATTTGATAGCGATATCCACCATCAATCGTTCCGAAGAACTGACCAGACGCCTGTGCTGTACCAACATTCGCGTAGCCTATCGCTGACGTCACTGTTATGTCGGAGCCAGATGTTGTCACACTACCTGTCGGTGTTGTGGGCATACGTGCTGTACGTGTGTAGTGCAGGGAGTTGACCGTAGTGACGGTGTAGATTACATCGCTGCCTGCGCGAGCGCTATAGCTTTGCGCAGTGTTGTATGTGCTGTACAGTTGAGGTGTTCCTCCTGACCTGAACATATACATGACACTACGTTCGGCCAGTATGAAACCAAGCTCTCCCATTGTTGTTGGGGCGGCATTGTTTAACGCTACAGGTGCAGGCTGTATCAGACGCAAATCAGATAAGGACATTGCCGAGTTGGCATCGCCGTAGCTGCGTTTGATAGACGGACTGAATATTGTGGCTGCATACAGGCGATTGCCCTTTAGACCTTGCACCTGACCTGTCGTCAGACTGTTTCCTGATTTTGTGTTGCATACGGCAACAGCGCGAGCAACGTTACCTGCCCAATCGGAGAGCGCTTGGTCTTTCGTTACGTTGTCATCGAAGATAGCACCGAAGTTAATCGCGCTATTCTGGTGATCGTTAAATCGTTTTTGGCAGGAACCTAATGCAAACAACATGGTATTTCTCCTCTTGCTAATGTGGAGAAATTACGCAAAAAGGGCAGCCGGAGGCCACCCTAATATTATTTGCGCATCTGCCTAACCACATCGTAATCATCCGTAGTGGGCGAGAAGCCATATAGGAATGTTACGACTGTCACAGGCACGATCCCGACTTGACACACAACCACACCTCTCACCTTAAGGTGACGCACGAAATAAACTTCGTTGCGATCTTCATTGATGAGATGCGCTAGAACGAGCTTGCCTTGCTGAGGTACGAGTATGGGTCTTAGCATCGTGGTGACTGAACTACCTTACCGCCTACGACACAGTACGGTGTGTTGAAGAAACTGAGAGCACCTTTGAAGCGAATCGGTTCGACAGCACGACAATCTTTCAACTGAATGCCTACAGGCCCGAAGAAAAATGGATCATCGGACTGCGTGACAGTACCGCAGACAGTAGCGTAGCCTACGATAGAGCCAAGCACGAACTCATGCTTTTCAGGCAGCGTGATATTCAGACCGTCGCAGATTTCTCTCGCTACCTGCATGTCGTGATCAGACGGACGCTTAGATGAGGCGTGAACGAGAAAACGTCCGCGCTTCTTCGTGTCCCACGTGCGGTTCTCAATCTTCTTGTGGCCTTGAACGATCAGCCACGCCCACGGTTGGCGGATAGAGAGTGCTTTCATCAATACCACTCCAGATAGGCGTTATAGCAAAGACTGACAAAGAAGACAGAGGCGCTGATAATGAATGACCAACGTATTTTGTTAGAACGCTGGTGGGACATGATGTTGCGCTCACACCACAGATCGTTCTGATATAAACACCACGTCAGAATGCAGGCGAATGTGCTGGTGACGAATATAATCTCGTGCGGTTTCATTCAATGCGTTCTCCTACTTCAACAACACGGTAATCAGCAGGCAGTTCTTCGCGTGTCTCGAAGATGTAGTCTACCACTGCATCACTCGTCCAACCATCACACAGGCTTTCGTACTTCAAACGATGTGGTCCTATGGCCGACTTGCCGATGATCTTCACGGGGTAGATGACCCTGTGCTGATGGTCAACCATGTAGCGTACGGTATCACGCTGCGAACTTAAACGCGCGGCCTTCTTCACGAATCGACGACGCGCTGCTTTGTAGAGCTTCGCGTCACGCAGGTCAGATGCCATAGCCGTGCGCTGGTGGATATTGAAGCGAGCTACATGCTTTTTAATATCCTTGATAGACTGGCCGAAGAAGTTCTCACCGCAATCACGTTCCCCAACCTCTGCATAACTCAACAGACGGCCAAACACATCCTTGTCTAGCACAACAATCTTCTCGTCGGTATTCTTTTCCATGCTTATTCTCGGTATATGGTTTGTGGATTAACGTGGGTCGGAACCGCAGTGCGTACACACTCCGTCTTCATCCCAATGCGGTGCAGCGCAGCAAGCGTCCAGCAGGGGATCGTTATCAGAGAAGTCGAAGTCTTCTTCCTCTTGCTGATCGCAATCCTGTTCTAACTCGTCGCGGAACTCCTGGAGTTTCTCGCGATCACCCTCTTTGCTCATACTGTTTCCTTAATCAACAATGACGCTCTTAACTTTGAAGTCCTTGCCGTCGAAGTCAAGCTCAGGCAGGTTCTTGTACTTACGGCGCATCGCTTCTCGCCAATCACTAATCCCTGAATGGCAGTCGTAGGGACTCATGATATTGTTGTTGTAGTTCAAGCGGCCTTCATAGCCAAGTGCGCGAGTACGCACATACTCGACAGCTTCGGCGGCTTGAGGGAAGTCAGCACCACACCAATCATACACGTCGGTACAGGCGCGCAGCATCGCTTCGTGTTGACGGAGCTTACGCTTGTTTTTGTCCGAGATAAGCATCAAGCCTATCCAGTTCATTAAACGTTTAATCACAGGAACCTCCGCCGCCGCCGTCGTAGGAGCCGCCACCATCAGACGGAGTTGTGTCGTACCCACCGCTCGGCGTATGATATGGGGTATGGTGCGGAGTGTGGCACGTATCAACATCATGCAGACGAGATGGCGTTGAGTTGTTAATCATAGACTGCGCCATCATACCATGCAGAAACGCATCATCGTTGCGCATACGCTGTTCTGACGCTTGGTTGATAGTCATGCCGCGACGGGCAGGCGCTTCAAACTGGTGGCGGCTTTGAGTCACAGGTGGCCTACGGTCAGGACGAGGTTGATGACCAGGATGCAGCGCTCGGTGCATACGCACAGCACGTTCATCTTTAGCGAAGTGGGTATTGCCTTGACGATCAACACGCGCTGTCCGATCGTAGTCACTCAGTTGTTCCAGCTTTTCTTCAAACGTCTTTTGGGACGATTGCTTCTTGCTGAATAAAGCCAACAGACGTTTTAGCATTGTCGTTTCCTTCAAAGATTATTTTGATTACATGTGGGTCTGAGATCAACAAGTCCAGAGTAAGGATATTGTTGTCGATGTTGTACTTAGGATTGTTTGATTCGTCACATACAACGCGAATGCCAGAAGAAGTCTCCTTCAATGACTTCATGATACCTTCAACCACGTCACGGGCGTGACTACGAATGGCCTCTTCACCAACACCCAATTCAGGCTGTGCGTTCTCATTGACACGCTTGAGCACATACTGCCTCAATTCTTCTACTTTCTCTTTCATGCTATCCTCCTGACATATATTTACAGATTCCAGATACAAAAATGGGTGACCGAAGCCACCCATAAGGTCTTACTTAGAACGCGGGACGTTGCTCTGGTTCTCTACAAGACCAGACGTTCTGCCTGATACTACAGGTTCGAGTGAGATGCTGTTCGCAGTGATTACCACATCGGCCGCGCCATCAATAGTCACCGTGCCGTCGCCTTTGATGATTAACGTTGCATCGCCTTCTTGTTCGAGGCAGGTCTTAGGCCAACCAGCAATAGGCTTGATGTAGATGCTGTCGATATTGCTCAACGTATCACGCACCAGACGACCACCGTTAACACGACCGTCATTATAGTATGCACGTTGGATGCTCACTTCGTACAGCACTTTACCTTCAACATAGGTGACGCCAGTGATCTGCACAGGAATGTTGAACTTGTCGTACTCACCAGGCAGTTCAAGGTCGATATCAACTTCCACCAGCTGGCCGGATATAAACAGCGAATCACCGAGTTTGTGGTGAGGCTGTTCGAAGCGACCAACGTGACCAATATGATCAACGTACTGCTCTTTGACCGCTTTCAGATCCGATGCAATGAAGCCATCGACAGGACGACCTTGATGCAGGAACGCAGACGGATTCGATTCAGGACCATCGTTCACAAACAACGATACGCGGTACAGACGCTGTTCACCGTAAGCCATGCAGCCTTCGACTACACCGTAAGGTACTTTGTTTTGCCCAAAGTTATCGAGAGACAGCAGAGCCATTTCACCGATAGCGAATGCAGAGCTGTAGGAAGTGTGTTGCTTAGTCATAGTACATACCTTTTAGGTAGAGGGTGCAATCACTTTTGTGTCGCACACCGAATGCCGATTACTCGGCGGGAGATTCAACCTGCCAGTTTACTGTAGGCGGATTGAGATAGAACTTTGTCTCTACAGCCTTCACCGCATAGTTAGCGTATGAGAGACCGCAGGCAGAGTCTCGCAGCAGAAGCAAGGCCGATGCAAGACGCTTTAAATTTTCCAGACCTTTCTCAGGGTGCAATGAACACGAATGCGCAGAGCCGCCACCAATGAGATCAATGTTTACGCGAGACACCAGGATGATATCGCCATTGGCTTTATTGATACCTTCGCCTGTGTGAATCTGGACTTCACGGATTTCATCAACGTGAAATTGAAACGAAGACAAACCTTCTTCGTAGTCGAAGCGAACGAAACCTCGTTGGAAGTCAAAGAAGAACTCTTTCAGTACAGCAATTGCTTCTTGGCGCTTACTCATTGTTGCTCCTTGATAAAGCGCTGCCATTTCATTTCAAAGTGGGTGAAGAACGCAGCGCACACCATGCCTACCTTTTCACACCACTCCACAGAAACGTCCACTGTCGATAACGAGTACGCTACCAGAATCCATGTAGCGAAGAAGATTATCGGGTAGCGTACCATGTTATTTACCTACAGCGCAGGTGACGGTTTCGTTCCAGCCATGCAGCGTATACACACGCTCACACAGATAGGTGTCATGAACGCACTGGGCGTCCGCATCGTACGGAATCACAACAGGGGAGTTAACGTAATCAACATCGAGGTCTTCGGTGACGATTAACGTTTTCTTGTCATGCTTCTCCAGGTCTGTCTCAAGCACCTGACAGGCCACCATGTCTTTGCGATCAATCCAGAACAGGGAGGCAACGGACAGCACACTGTCTTTCTGCTTATCGACCAGTTTGATTGTCACGCCGTCTTTGGAGAAGATGTTCTCCAGACGTTTCAGAATGCCTGTGTCCGAATAAAGACAGTGCGCAGCCTGACGATACTCCAGCGTAGGAAGCAGGTCAACGTCCGTAGGCTTCTGCGTGAAGATCTTCGTGTTGAGCAGCGCCTGCAATCCACCCAACGCGTTATAGATAAACACGTCTTCGTTGCCGCTTGCTTTCACTTTAATTGAAGCACATTGCAGTTGATCGTTTTGTACGAACGCGATCATCAGGTCACGCTTGATAGTGTATGACATTTCAATTCTCCTGGACTTCCTTGTCCTATTGATTAACGAAAGACCGCAAAGTCTTTGAAGTAGTAGATCAGAATTAGGGCTGCGATAATCAGACCCAATACGACACCAATGCCAAGTCCAAGCCAGAACATATATGCCCTTACTTAAAGATATCGCCTGGCTTCTTCTTACGTTTCTTCGCGTAAGGAATCAGGACGTGTTCGATGAGCGCTTTAGCCGCTGCGTGTGTCATTGCAGGCACACAGATACGACCAAGACGTTCCCACTGTTCTTCGAATTTGCCTTTCAGTTTGTAGTCTGAGGGCAAACCCGATATCACTTTGAGTTCGTCAATGGTCAGTTTACGGCGATGACCTTTGTTGTCCTCGACGAAGCCAGCCGATGAGAATCGCGCGGTCTCATACGCAATGGCGTCGGCAGCAGTGATCGTTGGCATAGGTCCGTTCATCGCAGGAAGATAGGTGATGATATCTTTCTTCGTGGACTTGTATCGCAGAATATGCGGCAGAGCATCGGCAAGGAATGCCATACTGTCACACGGAACAACATTCGGCACAGCGGCCGCAGCCGTCTTGTGACCCAGTGCGTGTGCAACGTCTTTGCGTACACCCATAAAGATGATACGCTCACGCGATTGAGGCACACCAAGCCACGCAGCATTAAGCATAGGTGCTCGAACGTAATAACCTATTCGGTCGAACTCCTTCATGATTTCAAGGAAGTAACCTTTCGATGCGCCCTTCACAAGGCCACTCACGTTTTCCGCAGTGAACACCTTCGGCTTCATGCCTTCCAGCATACGACAATACTGATCGAACAGGTCATCAACCTGCTGATACTTGTTATCGCTGTATTTAACTTCCTTGCCCCAGCCTTCTTCTTTCACACCTGCAGTAGAGAAGCCCTTGCAGTTGTGAACGACCATGCTGTTTGCAACGTATGTTTCATCCGTCTCAACGGAGAAGTTGTACACGTCACATGTCGCCTGATACGCGAGGTTCTCAATCACTTCTACCCACAAATGCGGGTCAGCGTCATCGAACTCGTGGAAGAAGTTGTGTTCGTCCTGCAGGAACAGGAAGCCAATGAGAGGCTTAACACTGTTACGATCACGCGGAGTCATCGGGCTGCCGAAGTAAACGTCGCCCCAAGTCAGACCATCGAACAGCGGTCGGTTGAATGCAGAACAGCACAGGTAGTTCAGCTCAATCAGGAAGCGACGGCTATCTGAGGTGATCGCCAAGCCTGTTCCCATACCAGTCACATAGTCATGACCGGCACAACCGAGAATGAACTGTTGCTTCAATTCGACTGTCAGGTGGAAGACAATCGCAGGCAGACGACGAGAGAACTTGTTGTTGCCCTGACTGACGAATCGGCGTAAGAACTGCACCAGCTCTGCGTCCATAACGATACGGAACGTTTTGCGTTGTGCTGTCATCGTGTCGATACGGTTCAGGCTGCTGATTTTCAGCGCGTCAAACGCCTGCTCAATCATTGCGTTTTCGAGGCTTGAGTGCGACTCAAAGCTAACGACTTCAACACCGCTCACTGTTTCAATCGAACCGCGATCACACCAGTGTCCAACCATCCACCAGAACTCAGGGAATGTGCTCCACTCTGCAATCTGCTTCGGCAGCTGATCGAGTTGAGACTGATACACGTCGAGTCCCATGTCAGGCGTAGTGCGCGGGCTACCTAACAGGTCACCTTCCTGAACGTCTTTCGCATCACACCAGAACGGGTCAGTGTAGCCGCCAGTAGGAATGCTGCGTCTGACAAAGAACGGATGCTCTGGTGTAGCGTTGTTTGCGCCCAGCAGAGTTTCGATTTTGTGCATCGTGCCGACATACGGACGAACCATAGTATCGTACACAGGGAAGTAACGACCAACAGAGGTCATTGCTTGATCGCCGACATTCATGTCCGAGATGAACTTCATGCCGTCTGCTGTATGAATGATGGTGTCTTCGGTAAAGCACGGAGGACTGCCGTCAAGTAAATCCAGTTCGCCTTTCGCCAAGCCACAATAACGCATGAGCTTGCTCGGGTCCAGACGACGAATATCATGCGGCAGCACTTTAGTAGTCGGATGGTTTGCTTCGTAAGACTCGCGGGCACTATCCACGAACTCGTTACTCAACAGGATGTTGATACCGGCCATCTTGTGACCGGTAGAAGATCCACCGCAACCTGCGAAGAAACTCATACCACGCCAGGGTTTATCCAGCTTGTTGATTTCCTTCATAGTAGGCGGCTTGATGATCATATTATCCCTCGAACTTAAATCCACAGCGCGGGCAGGTGCAGTTCAGACTCTCACCTACTTCGTCCGTACCATACTCTTTGAACGCACCGCTACTGCCGTTCATCTGGCCTGTAGTTTTACCGACACGCTCTTGAGCTACAACCGCAGCCTGGCCTTTCAGCTTTTGTTGAAGGCCGCGAATCTCAAGTGGGTCAAGACCCAGCAACTGAGGCTTGATGGTGGTCAAGTCCAGCTTCTCCACCAGCTTGGCGAGTTTCTTGTTATCGAACTCACCGCCGTGCGCGTTCGCCGCGATGTTCGCAGCGTACTCGGCTTTCTTATCAGTCCAGTTAACGATACGCAACGGGATACTGATAACCTTCTCGGCTTTCTTCGGGTGCGTAGCGTGGATGTAACCCAGAGCTACGGTACCGTGTTGGTCGGAGGCTTTCTGAATCTCAATGCGAGTCTTCCAGCCGTCGATGGATTTCAGACGCTGGTGGCCAGAGATCAATACGCCGCTTTTGACACTGTTGTTGAAGACGATGCCAGACAGATCGCCAAAGCTACCCAAAGAACTTTCGAGTGCTTTCAGGCGGCTGTCTGTAATGAAACGAGGGTTGTAATCAGCGCCTTTCAGTTGTGAAGTCTTGAGCGTTTTCAAGTCAAACTTCATCGCGCTTTTCTTTTTCCCTTCCTTTGTTTTAGCAATTTTTGCCATTATCGTTTCTCTTGTGGTTGCTCTTTCTCTGTCTTTACAGATTAATAAAGATACTTACGGCTGGTCGTAGCCCACTCGACTTGAACTTTGCCGAACTGCACTACGCGTCGTTCCAGCTTAATTACCATTTTCAATCCAGAGACGGAGCATTTCTTAATACTGATGCCTCCACCTGCATCTTTCGCGCGGAAGGTCATCGTTCCTCGGTCTAGCGAGTTCATCTGCTCTACCGTAAATACAAACTCGCATTCGTCTTCACCGATGTTCACGTCATTTTCGACGAGTGTTACAGTGCTGGCGATGAAGCCCACGTTAGGCAGCTTAGGCGCACCCAGGTATTTGAACGGCTGATAGTCTTTCGTCTTATCGTATTGCATGGCGAGTCTCCCTTTGTAGAAACTTAAATTACTGAGGGAGACTCGGCACCGTCAGATAAAGCGCAAGAGGTTAAGCGCGTAGTTGCTGCCGACAGTGATGTTGGTCGCAGCCTGGAGATCGAGATACGCTTTAGGGAAGTATTGCCCATAGTTAACAGTCAGACGATACCCTTCACCTTCATCAATGATGACCAGCTCTGGGAACTGACCATGAACAGACAGGTGCATGAACTCTGCTGGATCAACAGGCCGATGTGACGTGGCGCCTTCGTGCGTGATAAACGAGTAGAAGAACTCACGCTCTCTGCGATGTGATTCACCGAACGTAATGAATGCAGCCAACATGTCGTGCTTCGCGGCCAGCTCCATTAGTTGCTTGTTGTGCTCACGCAGCCACCACATCGTACCTTTCGCGGAGATGAAGTCTTCTTGAAAGACCAGCTCACCGAGATTCGAACGCGTCACAGAGATCTTGCCGTCAAGCATCAAGTTGTACTTGTACAGCATCCACACGTCGAACTGTTGGTTCAGGTTCGTCTGCTTAATCGTGCTGTGTTCAAACACAATGTCAGGCAGATTGAGTGCGTTGATCTTTTGTTGCAGGTCAGCATAGAACGCATCGAAGTCCTGAGCCAGTGTCGGCAGCTTGCCTTTGATGACGTGCGCATCCAGCATCGTTTCGATACGTGGCGTATGACCGCCTACCCACTGCTTGTATTCAGGCGACAGGAAGTAGTTCGCCATTTCGATAGACCAGTCTTTCGCATCAGGCAGATCGAGTTCAGCAGTGCCATCAATGCGACGACCAACGTTAACGTTTGTGAAGACGCAACCGAATGCTTTGATTTCTGGATGCACACCGATTTCAAGCAGGCCGTTGTCTTCTACAATCAGACGGCGAAAGGGTTCACCGCCACAGGCACCATAACTAAGTAAACGCATTAACGAACTCCGTCATTCATTAGTCGGCGCACTTCAACCAGTTGTTGCTCTGGTGTCATGTCAGAGTCAAGGATTGAGCGCAGCGCTTTGTTGGGGATAGTACGCTTTTGGCTGAACGGCAGGTTCTTCATGAAGCGAACGGCCATTGCACCGACCTGAGTGGCCTCACCCAGCATGTTAAGAATCAGGCGGTCGTCGCCGTTTTCTTCGAAGGTTGCACAGTCGCGCAGCAACTCACCAGCTTCTTCGGTAACGATTGATGCAGCGTGAATACATTCTTCTGGCCAGTCCGGGTGCTGCACTTCGGCGTCATGCAGTTCATTCAGAATTTGCTTGAGTGCAATCTGTTCGCGGCCATGAGAGGAACGCTTGAACAGTTCCATGTTGTACTTGCAGTGAGACTTCATCTGGGCTGGGTACTCGTGCCCCTCAGTGCCTTCTGCAATGCTGATCAGGAAACAGTTGTGCGGCAGATGGTAGATACAACGCGCCGTCATTTGAAGAATCGGTTCATTGGTTCCATCACGTCCGTCAGGAATCAGAACGTCGAACTTCTCAACACCACGACGAGGAATGTCAGGTATGTTTTCTGCAAAGCCGACGTACATATAGGAGCTGACACGTTCGATCAGCAAAATGTTATTCACGTTCATTTGGTCACACGTCCTTTTACTGCTGGCATCGGGCTGTAGTCCACCAGCTCGAACCAGTCGATGTTAACGTTGTCCAGCAGTTCTTTAGCTGTCAGACCGATAACATCATCGGAGATTTCGAGCACAGGATATTTCACAGGCTCGCCAGTTGTTTGCATACGTTCACGCAACGTCATCCATTGCTCACGCTGTTTAGCGTATGCTTCACGGTGATGATCGTACAGGTGGGTGTTCGTCGTATTCAGCGTAAAGCCACCAACGTTCAAGCCAGCCCACTTCGCAATCAGTTGGTGCATTGCACTGTAGCCGATGATGTTGAAAGGACGCCCCAGCAGGCAGTCGTTGCTGCGCATGGTGACAGTGATATGCAGACTGTCCTGCGCTACCGTCTGACCGCGAGCATCGGCCTGCGCCTGTTCGTACTTGGTGGACTTCGTTACGTTGAACTCAAACTCAGTGTGACACGGAGGAAGACCCTGCATGTTCACATAGCTTGGGTTGAAACCCTGCACACGAATGCGGCGAGAACGCGAACGGTTTTCGATGTGATACAGAGCGTTAGCGAACTGGTCAATCTCACCTTCAAACAGGATGCGACCGTCAGTCAGTTGCGTTTCGATGTAGCCGTCCTGACGCATACGCAGAATTTCGTCACGCACACGAATAACATCGGCAGTAGGGCAAGACGCCATAGGCTGCGTGTAGTCGAAGAACGCTTTAATGTCAGGCCAACGACGCCACATCTCGCCGTAGATTGGACCGCACTCACCGCTTTCATCTGCCCACTCGTCCCAGATCTTAGAGCCGAGAGTGTTGATGTTCGTTTCACCGCGAGCCATCCAGCACATCTCATCGACGGCTGCGCTCCAGTTCTTACGTGCGGACAGCAGTGCAGGGAAAGCAATGTGCGTGTTCTGCAACTGGAAACCAACGCCAATCAGAGTCGTCCACGTATCGTCGGTGCGACCAGCATCGGACTCTTGCGTACCAGTAGCAATGATTGCATCGCACAGGTTGATATACTGCTCGTCCACGCTATGGAGAGAGTACAGTTCGTAGTGGTTCGGGTTTCGTAAATCAAGTGGTTGTGACATTAGCTGTTCCGTGTGTCGGTGTGGAAGACAATGGGATGCAGACCAAACGCCAGAGCTTCTGTCTGGTTGTTCGATACTGCTTCGTAAGGACGCTCGAAGTGAGGATGCCACTCATACACATCGCCGTCTTCTGCAATGTAGAGCTTATCACCCAGGTCAAGCCCTTGAATGTTTGGCACAGTGACGGTGTTAACGCCATTAGAGAAGTAAACGCGATCACCGAAACGCTTTTCGTTCTCCACGATAGCGTCACGGCGCACGACGATGAATGGCTTGTTCTGGCCGAACATCTTTACCAGCAGGTCACGAGTTTGCTGCTTGAGAAGAATCACTGGAGTTGGCATTTTCAATCTCTTTGTAAGATGTACAGAAACTATGAGCGGTCAATTCTTTGTATGAGCCGCCTATGATTTCGATGAAGACAGAAGGGATGAACTTGTCGTTAGGACTATTTACAGTATAGCACAAACGACAGGTGCGCCAAGGCAGATAGCGGTGACGGTACATTGTCCCTTTCACAGGTGCCCAGCCCGTTGCAAACACCTCACGAGACAAACGCAATTCACGGCGCTCACGATACTCTGTCCATATAAACCAGGTAATGACAAACGCAGGCACAACGAATGCGCTAACAGGTTTATCCCAGAATGGGCTGTTCCAGATCGCTAACAGAACTTCTTTCATCAGGACCTCAGATACAGGTGCGAGAATATTACATCGCTTGAGCCGAGATTAGGACCGTAACGGTCACGCCACTCATTGCCTGCAAATGATCTCTCCACAGCGTGATACATCATTTCGGAGAGAGCATCTTCGTACGGCATGAACGTAATGTCACGCAGGAACCACGGACGCTGGCGCACACGATCTTTGATCAGCGTGAACGGACCATCAGGAGCCAGCTCGACAGTGAACTGCGTGTCACGGTTTTCATGGAAGTCAACTGTGATGGTCAGCTTAAACCTGTAGTCGCAGATAGTGTACTTAGGAGTCCCTAGTACAATGCGATCACTATTAACGTTCGCGCTAACGAAATGCAGAAGCAAGCCGTCCATATCAGATGCGATTTTGGGAATGAGCGCCTGACAGGCCGCACGGAAAGTTTCTTCTTTGGCCTTACGTTCAGACTCGCGTTGGTTTTTAACGCTATCGACTTTTCCTGCTATGCTCATTCTTCCACCTCAGGAACAGGAGCGCCTTTGCCTTGAGTCTTCATGTACTCACGGATGATCTCGCTGTCCTGCTCACGGGACTTGAGTTCCAGAGATTCAGACTCGCCGAAACAACGCAGGTCATTCAGATCGATGAAGCCAGCACTAACCGCAGTCATACGCTGATAGTATTTGTTTTCGATCATGCCGTTCTGAATCGCGTAGCCAATCATAGCTTCGCCCATATCTGAGTGCATGATATGAGTTGGAAAGATGACTGGCATGTGAACACCGTCGTCGCGCTCTTTGGTGCGAGTGCGAACGAACATAACGTACTTAAACACTAGAGCTGACTGTCCCATCGAAAGAAGCCTCTTTGCGGTAGATGAAGATGAACTGCGAAAGCAGCATTGCTGTCTGCTTATCGTTTACAGTATACACAACGACAGGATGCGCTTGTCCTACACCAAGTACCATGTCTATATGAGCGCGGCGCTGGGACACAACTTGAGGCGCATGGCCTTGAGCAACCAACTCCGGCGGTGTTGCATGGACTGTGCCTTCAAACCACATCTCGCCTTCATGCGGAATAAGAATGCGAGTGTTGGCTTCCATCTGCATACCCATCAGAGTAGTTGTGAAGTGCTCCTCATTCGGACCACGGCTGACGTGCGTGAACTTATGGCAGAACTCACTGAAAGGCCTGTTCCAGACTTGTTCGAAGTCGTTGGTATATACGACGTTGATCTCCCAAGCATTCCGCCAGTTAGATTTATTCACGCCCGTGTTAGTCAAACACAATACCGTATATGGACGGCCCGTCTTCAAATGAATCCAGACGTTACCGCTATCAAGACGCCCGTGATTGTAATGCTCTTGCGCTTTACGCAGATGACGGTCGCGCTCGACTTTGTTCGTGACATAGCGCCAAATGATGTAGCAGAGGATTATTGCAGGCACTGCTTTCAGGAAGTCAATCAACATTTTCTTCGGGCTCCGGACTGTAGCGATTTAAGAATTGGTGCATGTTCAGTACAAGATCTTCGCCGTTCTCTTTGTACAGCACAAACGGCTGAGACGGAGATTGGTGAACGATACCACGAACCTGAATAGTGACTTTATGATCACGGAACACAGGCTTACGGTCGTCATCGAAACCGCTAGGCATACGATCAACACGCGACCAATACTCACCCTCTTGTGGCTTGCGTATAGTGCTGCGCCCAAACATGTTGGTGGCCATAGCCATGAGGTCGTCAGACGCAGGCGGTAGCGAGTTATCAATCTCACCGTTATGCGTGAACTGTTCGAGGAAGTCTTCGACAGGCATTGAGGAGATGTACGCCCAGTGCTTGGAGAAAATAACCTGAATCGAACCGTCAGAATACAGGTTGGTCAGAAACAGTATCTGGTAGTTTACGCCGTTTTCTTTCGACGTCCACACCTGACCGCCATGAATCACATCGTCCTGCATTACACGAAGGGCAGCTAGGCGCTTACGATTTTCCTGGCGCTTGTTGTGAATAGCCAGACCATATGCAGCCAGTTTATTTTTCAGTTGCTGATAGTACATCAATCACTCCTTTGGTATTTGCGGTTCTTTGAAGACAGACAGGTCAGTACCTTGACGAATTGCTTCGGCGATTATTGAGATGCGCATAGCAGTCTGTGGAGTATCGCCTTGTACCAGACGCTTACGATGGAAATACTGATAGGCCATGTAGAGCGCTTCGAGCATGACAGGACCGGCAGCAGCCAGCACACAGTTAGCTCGCATGTTAGCCTCAACTATCTTCATGCCCAGGTCAGAGCGATCCAGACCACTCTGCATGTTACCGATGTTAGTCCACCAATAGCGCTCATCACCATCAACATTACTCCGCACCTCACGCAACTCATAGATGCCATTGCCATACGTACCGTTCTTTACGTTGACGTAACGCGGTGCGCGAGAGTGTTTGAGATCTTTGAACGGAGGTACACCGTCTTCGTTCTCAGGCACGTCGATGATTTGCACCAACGTGTACTCAAACTTTTTACTGCCCTGACAATCGCAGCTACTTACCTTGTCATTGTGGACATACTTGCAATGCTTACAACGGTATGCTGTTTGCATAAAATTCCCCAAAACAGAAATGGGGCACTAGGCCCCATGAGTTAGATTTTGCAGGCGCCGCTTTCACAGCCATCAGCATCTTTATCGTCAACAACTTCGCCGCCACCGTCACGCATAGCTTCGACACGATCTTCTGCGTCGTCTACACCTGGGATAACTGCGTCAGCGTTGAAGTAATCTGCCAATGGATTAGTCGGGTTGCTCATTTTGTTTTCTCGTCGTAAAGCGATTGGATTTTCTGACCCATATCGTTCAGGCCAGTCATTGCAATAAGACCAGCCTGACGAGAGAGGCTTGGGTCGGTTAACACACCTTTCAGTGTTTGGTCATCGAAGCCCAGAATGTTCATCAGCATAGCTAGACGAAACGCACCAGACGCCGCTTGTTTTTCATCGCCACCACCTGCGCTGTTAACAGCAACGAGTCGGGCAGCGAGACCGTCGAACGTTTCACGTAGTACGCGGTCAGTAGTGTCCAGATGATTATGCAGCAGATCATAGCGAACATCATCTGGGATTTGAAGATGGCAGAGCGCAAGACCTACTTTGATTTTGCGCTGGTCCTCACGCAGGAACGCACCAAAACGTTCAGCGGATTCTTCGTCCACAGGAGCATCGAGAACTTTAGGGTCGATTCCCAATGCAGAAGCGAAACGGTCTTTGATATCTTTCAGGAAAGGTTCCACAGTAGTTCCTTAACGTTGTTTACGGCGCGCTTTCTTTTGTGCGCGTGTTTTAGAACGGAGCTTCTTGCGAACAGGCGCAGAAGTCGCAGCACGGTCACGGCGTTCAGCAGACCAATCAGAGTCACGCTTAACACGCAGCGCTCGACCAGTAGCCTGTGGACCTCTTGGGTCACCCGTTGTTTTGAACTCAGCGATGATATCATCAGATACCACGCTGTCAATCGTAACGAGGTTAGCTCCGACAGGATCGCCAGTCAGACCCATCACCATTGCACGATACAAGTCATCGCTATTGAGATCGAGGCGCACGTTATCGCTACAACGTTTCATCTGCGAAGCGTCAATGCGGATATCACCTTTTGGCAGATTGTCTGACGCCCGCGGATAGCGATGCACAACACCACGAACAGTACCACCATGACGGAACGTAGGCGAGAGTTGCTCAATAGGGTCACGGCCTCTTTCGGTGAACAGCGTATGCAGCGGTAGATGCACACGTTCTTCCAGCTTAGACAGGTCAAACATGTTATGGCCCGAGTATTGAGACACTAACCGTGGTTCGCTTTCAAGCAATTCCGCGAAGTGACGCATACGATCTTGCTGCATACGATTTAGTTCACGAAACATTTCATCCTGCTCGGCTCTGGTCAACACTTTGTTGTTCAGGCCATGATGGTAGATTTTCTCTTGCACGGTTAGTACCTCTTATTGGTCTTATTCAGACGCTGGTGTTGTTGCGATAACTTCGTTCATGCGCTCGATACCGCGAAGCATACGGTGCTCAACGGACTTCATATCCAGACAGAACATCTTAATCGAAGATGCGTCCAGATGATCAGTTAGTCGATACTCACGCGCATACACAACGGTCTTCACGCCTTCGGCTTCGAGATCAGCCAGACAGTTCGGACACGGCGAATCGGTACAGAACAGAATGTCCTGTTCGTTTGCCCACAGACTGTATTCTTCCATGCGATTGAGGCAGTTCACCTCTGCATGGATAACAGTGTTAAGTGAGAGCGTCAAGTCAGGAGTTTCCATGACGTTGCTTTCGCCAGGCATAGTACCGTTGACACCGCTACTGATAATCGTAGGGAAGCCGTCGTGGAAGTGAATGAGCATTGCAGCAGTCGCACGACGCTTCGATTTAGAAGCACCAGCCAGAGTAAACACACTGGCCATGATGTGCTCTGCTTGCTCTACGGAAATAGGGAGTTCGGTTAAGTCGTGGCGCACTTTTGTTCCTCAGCTTTTTGTTTCTCAAGGGCCAACAGCCAATTGATATAAGCCTGGCGTAACGTGTCAGCTTTACCTTCAACTGGATTTGGGTCTTGCTTGTTAATCAATTTTACAGATTTCTTGGTGTACGTCACATTGAGGCGATGCTTCTCAAGATTGTACGCCACCTGACTTTCTTGCGGAATGGCATCGTGGTACGGACACAACTGCTTGCCTGTTTCGTCGAACAGGAACTCACAATCATCGCAGATGCCGTTGTGCCACTCCCAACGAATCGTCCAGCCACGTAACGCCCAGATTTCTCGCATGGTGGCTTCGGCGCGTTCATGTTGTTTCTGATAGTACGCCCGCGCTTCTGCATCACTGGCGTTATCCCCCAACGGCAGATACATACACACGCTCCCGCAATACATTGAAGTTATATGCCTTAGACATAGTGTGATCAGCTTTCAGCCGTTTAATGCGCTCTGCTCGAAGAACTGCCCATGTCAATACTGCCATTGTCAAAGTCTCACCCTCAATGCGAGGACCACCCTGATGTATAAATTCATCAGAGGACAGAGTACGATACACAGGATGACGCGACCAGACATTGAACACCCACTGAACATTATCTGCATCGACAGGCTTAGGTAGACCCGGCTTGACAACACGCTCAACGCGCAGACCATACTGTTCGATGACCTGGATGATTTTCTCAGGAGCATCAGGACGCCACTCCTGCACCAAGCCCATAGGCAGACCATCCGAGTCAACGTAGTATTCGATATCAGCCGTTGCTGCGGTCTTCACTTCCAGATCGAGCGCAGCCGCAAGACGACTACGCAGTTCATTAATGCCCGGCATTTTTACCTCGACTGAAATGGTCAGCGTACACAGTGTACAGGTGGCAGGTGATCATATCACGCAGACGATGAATAGTGAGCGCGTGATTGTAATACCAACGACGATAGTGTACCTGACGGTCGGCTTCGGACACGGCAAGCAGCGCTCGCCATTCACCGTTCCACACGTATTTGGTTTCTGACGAATTGCCGCGAATCGCTAACAGCACAGGTTCTGCATCATACAGACCAGCAGCAATCTTACGGTACGTAGGACAGTTATGAATGTCCTTTTCTTCGGCAGGACGCAACAGGTACTGAATCGTTTCGTTACGGAACATGTTCTGTTTGGCACGACGAATCAGTGGCGTACCGCCATCTTCTGCCATGAACGCATCTTCCAGTTCGGTGCAGATGGTGCTCATGCCGTCAATCAGTGCTTCAAGAATGATGTGAGCGTTACGGCGACACGTCTCCAGAGTTTCGAACAGGTCAAAGTGACGACGAGAAATGCGCGGACCTGTAATAGACAGCAGATCGGTTATTTCTGCTTTGTAGTCATCGGCCACGATGCGGTCGATCCAAAACGACTCGTCAATGTTGGCACCAAGACGAACAAGGTCAAGCGCATAAGCAAACAGTTTCGCCGTGTGCTCGTTAAGCTGGAAGCCGTTGATGATATGCAGCGGCATGTCTTTCATTTCTTGTTCCATTATCTTTTCCCACAATAACGTTGATAGATTGCATCGGCTTGATTATTCGCAGCACGGCAGTGGCCATCAGCGCCACCATGAAGACTCGCAATGTATCGCTTACGTTCTTCGATTTGATTGGCGCGCATTTCAATTTCTTTGATCAGACCTTCATCTGAGTAGTCAGATATAGCCGACATATCAATAGCTCCGCAAGTGTCTTTGGGATCTTTCGATATTGACCAGGCGAGAGCGTTGACCTCCTCTAACTTGCGCGTTAGAGCCTTTAAGATGAAGATAAGTTTTTGGTTTGTACGCAGAGTCATAGCAGCCTCAATAGTTCATTGCCAGAATTTCAATCGTGCTATGCGAGCCGCTCTGGCCATTGTTCATCGCATAGCTTTTGTTTGGATAGAGCACGGTTGTCGCATGTTTCTTTAACCAACGCTTTAGCAGATCGTTTGAGAACTCTCTGTGCTCGATAACGTTGCTCAACATCCAGGGAACACCGCGACGATTCAACTGCTCCAGAGTCGTAAGCAGGTTGCGTTCATTCTGCTCTGTCCACTTACCGTACTGCATCGCACCACTCGCCAGGTACGGAGGGTCGAAGTAGCAGAACGTGTTGCAGTCTAGCTGGTGGCCTAAGCGACCAAGCAGCTTGCCGTACTTCATGTTCGTCAGGTGAACGCCCTGCATATGTTTGTGGAATGTAGTGAGTTCGTGTTCCAGTTCATCGAACTTACCAATCAGACCACGATCACCAAAGCCTACATTGTACACACCTTGCTGGTTGAATCGCAGCATGTTCGAATGAGCGTGGCGATGTGCAACATAATGCAAGATAGCAGTGCGCTTCTTCTGGACGACGGTACGAAACGCATCGTAGTTCGCTTCGTTGCTGTTAGTCAGGCACCAATGTTTGACCAGTCGCTTGACCTGACCAAGAGTTTTCTTCGGGTCCTGTTCGACTAACATCTTAACGATATCGTACACCTGAGGACTCAGTTCGTTATAAACGCGAAACTTCTGCGGCATGTTCGCACAAACAGTAGCGCTACCACCAAACACGTCCACCATGCGAGGGCAGTCCTGCACAGAAGGCGTGTGCTCAAGAATAATCGGGATAAGGCTTCGCTTATTGCCCTGATATCGGATTGGGCTGATTACTGTCATTTTTCTCTCCTTTATCAGTATTTACAGTTTTTAAGCGCTTCCCACTGCTCAAGAAAAAGGTGGTGTTTCTACGCTGCCTACACATGGTTTTATACGCTTTACGCACGGTTCTATTCAGTCCTTATGGGCTTGTTTTAGTTGTCTAAGATCAGAAAAGGGCAGCCTAATGGCCACCCTTGGGTTATTTCTGTAAGTCAGCGATCAGTTCGTCAGCAGTCACCAAATGTGAATAGCCACCTGTCTGCAAACGATGGAGCAGTCTGTCCCGCAACGCCGTAGCGTTCGCACCGTACTTCCCTTTAGGGATAATCCAGTGGACAGGCTTCTCTCGCCCGCGCATTTCGAATGCAATAGACGGAGTGCCTTCATTATCAGGATATGACTTGAATGCGCTCGGCACCACGCTAATGATGTTCAAAATGTTGAGGCTAACATTGTCGTAGTTGTAGTTACGATACTCAATGCGCTCCAGACCGATAGGCGGCACTAAGAGATCGAGACTCATTTGGAAACGAGCTGGCGAACCATGCAGTCTTTCGCTTCAAGCAGCTTGCGCAGACCAGCAGACTTCTCAGGACCTTGTGGAAGGTTCTGGTCCATCTCTTGGGCCAACAGAGCGAACGGTTTGCTCACAGCTTGCAGGTGCGGCGGAAGATGCGCATAAGCAAAGAACTGTATGATAGAGTTCTGGCTTGCGGACGCATCAGTGCGAATACCAGCTTCTTCAAACGTCACAACAGGTGTGAGTTCGTTCAGCGTTTCGGTAGACAGCTCAACTTCGCCTGCGTTCTCCAGAGACTTCCACGCTTTCTCATCGGCATGTTTGACGTCAACACCGATTTGAGTCAGCGCTTTGACCAGAGTTGCGTACACAGCAGACTTGCCAACACCAACAGGGCCTAAGATACGGACGATAACTTCGCGTGACATTTCTATTTCCTTACGAAGGGTAAAGTTAAATCAAGCAACTGCTCATCGGTCATCTCATCGAGGTCCGCACTGACAGCGCCTAGTCCGAACGTCTGACTAAACTCCAGTCCTGCTTTATCGTTATCACCAAGACAGACGAAACGTAGACCAAGAAGTCGAAGCTGGTGATACAGATGCTCACTCACATTAGACCCGAGAACGGACCAAGCATTGAGTCCAAGACGATGTAGCGCACATGCCTTGAAGACAGACTCAGTTAAGAAGACGGTCGACCCGTTCAGGTTTAATTTCCGATCCCCACACCAACTGCTTGCCACCGAACGCTCGCGTGAAGTAGCGACACGCTTTCGGATTCTTATCGTGCTTTGGTGCATCTGGTGTGTAGACCTGTAGACCACGCATTGCTCGATCAAAGCCAAACAGCGGCACGGTCATTTGCGTATCGCTAAGCCAACAATGGTAGAATGAAGGATCGAAGTGGCGGCATTTCAGATGATGCCTTAACGTTGTGTTCATGGTACTCTCCTTCTGTATACACAGAGAAAACTTCCTTGAACACGGACTCTCGCATACTGAACTTATGGCCTTTGGCATACAAAGGAGTTTGAGTCAGGTTATGGAGTTGTACCCACTTGTCTTCTGGGTTTTGCCCGTGTTCGGCGCGGCCTTCCACTTTATATGGATGACCATTCGATGACTGATAGATGTGACCAATAATAATGTCGTCAATCATATTTGCTCCTCACACGGACAGGCCGTGCTGTTACGATTTAGGTTCGACAGCTACCCACTGCATACCAGACAGACCTTGCTGCAAGCGATAGAGTTTCACACGCTTACCTTTCGGCGTCACGCCACAGATGAAGTAGCCTTTCTTGTACGACTTCGGTTTGCCTTTCAGCGCTTTCTCCAGGTCTTTGATATTCTCAGCGACAGGGCTTTCGAAACGCTTGAAGTAAATGGCATACGTCACGTACTTGCTTCCGCCCCACTGATCAATCTTCTCCAGCAGCGCATCAGGGTAACACGCAATCGGCTCGTCAGTACCAGGCTCGACATAGAAGCAAGTGTTTGCTCCAGTCTTACCAACAATGTACATCTGGCCTTTGATCTCAACAGAGTAGCGCCAGTCGAACAACGCACGAATCTCTGGTTCGTGATTCGCTTCGGTGGACAGCGCTTTCTTTACCTGTTGCTTTAAAATAGAAAACAGATTCATTATGCCCTCAATCCGCCAGAACGTATTTGTCCATCAGTTCGCTTGCTGTCATCGCATCGAACCGACCGTCTTCATGCTTAACTGCGTAGTTGCCTACAGACACGTTAGCAATAGACGGCTTGCGATATTCATCGAGCACACCAATCTGGACATAACGCCCAACAACATGACCATGACCGTTGAGGAACTTCTCCATCTCCTCAACGTTCTCCCCGTTCCATTGACACGCTTCGAGCGTCGGAACTTTCTTCAATTGAAAGCGATTAATCATCGTGCCCTCGCGTTACTGCTACTGGCGCCTCTCAAGGAACTCGCGCACCAGTCCCGCATAGTTATGGTACATACTGTTCTTCACACCGAGTTTGTGTGCAGCAACAATCATTGACGGACTCGAAAGGAATTTGGCGTTGTTGTTAAACTCCTTTCGAGCATCGTGCTCATCGTACTCCGAACCAGCAGCAAAACGCACAGCCTTATCCGCGACAATGAACTCGTGGTCAATGTCGAAGTGTTTCAGGCGATGCGAGATACGTGCCAGTTGTCTTTGCTTCTTATAGACGTTTACAGAAATGGATGAAGCAACAACAGGTATTGAACCACATTTGAGATCGTCACAGGTGATGATGTTGCCGCTTTGGCCGCACTGGTCAATCATCTGATTTGCAATCAACGAACCCACGTAGCTACTGATCAGGAAGATACCGCGAAACGTACCGAGCACGTTACCGATATGCTTTTCAATTTCCTGTTCAGTGTGACCCATAGAAAGCGAAGGGTACGGCGCATGTACTGCCCGAACACGATTGTTGTTTGGAGAGTGAACGCGACATTTAAACCCAGCCTCCATTAACTGGTGAGCAACATAAGACCCACCAATACCACCGTCAATGATGTGTACAAACATATTAAGTCCTCGTTGACCAATCGCGGGCCACGTCCATGATGCGCTTGCGGCCGTTGAAGTTGATCTCAGGATTATCCAGTAAGCGTTCGAAGTGCGCAGGCACTCCAGCTTCTGTTTGATAGCCGCGATGTGGACGATGCCCAACAACTGCGATGTGATCTGCCCAAGCCGTTGTTATTGGCATTTTCTGCTTGGGCATGTTTAGCTCTTGCCATGTGTACTTGATGAAGTAATCAAATACTTTCGGCTGCATCCACGGGTTAACGTGAACAAGGCCGAAGTGGTCACACAGCAATTCGTGTTGCAGCATACCGCTCGGGTTATAGCCGTCAACGCCGAGCGACTTCTTACCGCTTTTGATCCACGGTCGGAAGTATTCGGTGCGGTACGCGTGATACTTTTCAGCGATAGAGTGAGGGCCGCTTACTTTCTGGATGTGCGTGTTACGGTTATACAGGAAGTAACCGTCAGCCACCAGACCACTAAGCACGTATTTCAGGCCAGCATCTTTGATCGCTTTGTAGCAGTACACCATAGGGTACGCACACTCATAATCACGCTTTTTGATGCAGCGGAAGTTTGCATGGAGTTGTTTCCACCCTTTAGCGATTGCAGTGTCAGACGTCGGCACTTTAACCAGAGTGAACTCCCATCCCATCTTCTCTGCGACGATGCGAGCGTGTTTGCTATCGAAGCTCTGTTCATCACCCATCTGGAACGTGAACGCGTGAACTTTGATGCCGAGATCATGCGCCGCGAGTGCGCTAACCAAACCGTCGAGGCCACTCGAAAGCAGAACGGCCACTTCTTTGGCTTTGACCTCTTTCTTTACGTGCTGTTCAAACAGCTTGCGAAGAGGATGTTTAGCCATTCGACTCGCTCCTGAATATTACAGTCGTCTTGAGATGATGGGCCATCTCTTTGATGACGATACTATCACGCGACGGGTCGAACACTGGAATGTCGTACAGGTCTTCCAGAGCGCACATCTCAGCGTCTTGTTCTTCGATGGTCAGGCCGCTCTCGGAGAAGTTGATACTGATGCCCAGATACTTAGGAGTAAGACCGTGAATGGCTGCTGCATCCAGATTAGCCTTCAGTTCGAAAGCAAGGTCAGGTGCGCGTTTAACACCGAGCTGATTCTTACGTCCCCACGCATGACACATGATGAAGTAGTCAGGCTGCGAGCCAGCAATCAGACTCATGCTGCCGCCAGTGTACGCTGGGTGAGTGATTGCGCCCTGGCCTTCGATCAGATAGATACGATCAGCAGGGCCGTCAGGCGATAAGGACTCAGCGGCACCAGCAAGGAAGTCAGCTACCAGCGTATCGTTGTTGATGCCGCAATTGCTGATCAGGAAACCAGTCTGGCCAGTTGAGCAGAACACCGTGTCGTCGTGAATCTTTTTCAGAACACGGTGTAGCGTCAGCGTCGTGAACTTTTTACCGCAGGAACTATCTGTGCCGACAGTCAGCAGACGAATGCCTTTGCGCTTCTCACCAGTACCGAGTGGGTACGCGTCAGGACGGTGACGGAAGTCGTACAGCTTGACATTGTACTGTTCAGCCAGCGCAACGTATTCAGGATTGTCTGCCAGACGATTGTGCATTGCAGCAGCAACGTTCAGACCACGATAGATAGCACTGCGAATAGTGCGGTCCATGTGCTCGTCAATCTTACCGCCGAACGGTGCACAGCCGATTACCAGAGTACGCGCATCTGTAGCATGGACGCTTGCAATGTTGATGTGAGGCACATCAGGGAACAGGCCGTTATCGTCGGCGACAACGCAGCAGACTTTCTCTGACGCCCATTCAATTGTGCCTGAGGCAACTTTTGCCTGAGCACGAGTTTCACAGTTGCCACAATACATGGCGAACGGTTGAGGGATGTTATAAATATCACCACTTACGCTCATTTCGTTTTACCTTATTTGACTGCGATCCATCCAGCAAAGTTCAGGTCGCGGTAGAAACACTCCACACGGTTGAAGCCTGCTTTACGCAGCAGTTCTTCGTTCCATGCAGCTTTCACAGGCACCAGTACGCCTTCGAGAGCTTTGCGCTTAGTCGCAATAGATTCTTGCGAATAACCGTTGTCGCCCTTCATGCCGTAGTAGGTGTCTACCAGCAAACGGTCAAGGAAGTTGTCGTCACCCAACACTTTCTCAACCAGAATGAAAGCACCGCCTTTCTCCAGAGAGTCGTACACTTTCTCCAGAATGTGTTGGCGATGTTCGATAGGAGTGAACTGGAGAGTCAGCACACTCAGAATCAGGGAGCACTCAACCTGCTCGTCGAAGCGGAAAGTATCGACTTCAACCAGCGACTCACTACTGATTTTCGCTTTGGCCTTGACCAGCACTTCGTTTTGACGAAGACGCTCAAGCATTGCCGGTGCGACTTCATAACAGCAGTAATGATTGCCGATTTCACGATCTGGCTCGGGACGGTCAGCAGCATGAATATAATGGTACTCGCCGAACTCAGCACAGAATGGTTCGATAGCGCGACCGAGCGATGCGCCCAAATCAACGATGGCCGTACCTGGAGTTACGAACTGGCGACCAAGACGATAGGTCAGGTCGCGCATACGGTCATACGAAGGAATGGAGTTTTGCAACATGTTATCGAAGACAGCAGCAACTGGCTCATTAAATTCCCAGCGACCTTGTGGCATTGTTTTATCAACGTTGCTCATGATAGTGTTCCGTTATTTGTTTTGACCTGTCGAAATTACCGTTATCTGTTTTTCAGACACGAAAACGACGACCACTAACCGTACTTCGTGTTTGAGAAGAATCATCAATACCACGAGTGCGATCTGGTTTGGTAATTGGCCCGTTGAATACAGTACCAAGATCGTTGTACGAACCGCGTTCAGCTAACTTCTTACCTTCGGCAGCCAGTTCTTTTTTCTTGGCTTCGCGTTCGCGCTTAGATTTCTCCAAACGCGGGTCACTATAAAGCTCTTTGCGTACATCGAGAATGCTCATCATGCGGTGGGGATGCGATTGAGCAATCTCAAGTATCTTGGCCATGTCGCCGTTGCGTACAGCCTGACGCAGCTTAGACTGACCAGTAGAGATAACCTGATCACCACGTACGGCAGTAGCTCGACGTTGCGCTTCGCATAACGAGAACCAAGAGTCAGCAGATTTCCAGACGGTAAAGCCACCACGATCGAGGGAGGCAAAACGCTTGAGACCCAAGAGTCTATGCGACCATTCGAAACCGTGAACGCTGATAGCGGCAGCAACGTGGATAGGTTGCAGGCCGATGCAGAGAGCGATCTCCACAGCGTTGTATGATGCAGTGCAGAATGAACCAACTTGCGACAGGCAGAACTCAAAGTAACGATCAGATTCAGGACACAGTCCATCAATCTGCGCCGACTTCAAGATACGTGAACGTCCATCAGCCACAAGTTCCTCAAGCCGTTCACGGGTCGGTGAAGGCCGAGTATAGTCTATTCTTTTCAAACGCAGTTCAATATTCTTTACTGTAATCATAGTGCTTAGTCCAGAAGTTTATCGTGAGTAGTAACACCCGCAAGGAAGTCACACGCGATCAACTTCAACTGGAAGTTAGTCTTGGTGGGCGGGAAGACGTTAGCATCCAACGTTCGGAACGAGCAACTGTAACGAATACGATAGAGGCCAGCTTCGGCCTGAGCGTACAGGACATCATTTTCCTGAATCGCTTGAATTACAGGTACGGCGCATCCTGGCTCTACTTCTACCTGTATTGATTTTGCTGTCTGATCGACAACAAGACTTACAATTGAGTGTTGGCCACTATCGGTTCCATCTCCGTAAAAGAGCCAATCAAATCCGCGTATTGTGTTCATCAATACACCCCAGAGTTATTGCGCGGAACCCCGCACGTAGTTAGTATTGTAGTTCTTTGGCAAGTAGGCATACATGTTGAACTGGTGCTTCTCACAGATAGCATCGAGCACAACACAAACCTCTTCCCAAGAAACTCCGCCGAGTCCGCCATAGAAACGCTGAATAGCAATCTGTCGGTCTGGTGCGATGTTTTCTTTATCGCACTGCTCCAGCAGATGTTCAAACGCTCGCGTCAGGAACTTTTCACTGAAACGGTTAACGGGCTTATGATGCCCCTCAGACGAACCATTCAGACCCAGACCAAAGCCGCGCGCAATGTGCATGTTAGCAACAAACAAATCACGGCGGGCTTGAGTGCGAACGCGAACCAAATGCGTCTTACCGATTGTTAATTCGTGTTCGTAATCAACGGCGTTGACGCGGTTCACGACTTCAGGGAAACGACGGGCAATACTCTTTTGAATCGGGCTTCCGTAAGCACCACGAGCGTTGCACTCAACGCCGATAACGCGGAACTTACCTTGAATGAAGTCAGTCACGAGGTTGCCCTTCTCAACGGGGATTACTCGGAACTGCTTCGGTGCGTAACCTAATGCAGATAAATCCATTACTTATCTCCAGAGTTATACATCTTATTGTACAGGCTATTTACAGAATCAATATCATCCACCAGGTTTCCGGCGTCTGTTTTCTGTATGCTCCAAGTGAGGCCAAGTGCGTCCTCAGCTGGGAAGCCGTTCGGGAGAAAGTTAATGATCATGTCCTTGAGCGTATAGCAACGTGCAAGGTGCAGGAAGGTCATCGCCATTACAGCACTGCCTGGGCGATCAGACATGAGGGCAACATACACCTTCACGTCTTCACTCACAGTAATGCCTGGGTACAGATCGTTGTTGAAGCGCTTGCGGATGAGAGCGTACATATCGACCTCACCAGCCAGCTCGTCAAGAAACTCAGCACGTTCCTTTTCGGCCTGATCACGCACAGGACCAGGAGCGGCTTCGTCCACTGACTTATTCAGACGAGCCAGAATACTCAGCAGCAACGCCATGTTGGCGTTAGGATTGAGAGTACCCATCTTAAACGCGGTCTTAGCCGCGTCATACCACTTCGCCAACTGTTCAATCTTTTCCGTCATGCTATCCTCTACTAGACGTGTAATAAGTGAGGCAGACCCAGGCGTTTCATAGTTGCTTTCAACGCTTTTATGTCTGGGCGGCCAGGCACGAACGCATCGAGCTTACGTGGAAGCGTCGGTACGTTACGGTCGATAGTTACAAGCTCCATTTGCAATTCAATATCCATTGAAGGAATTTCCCCGATAAGAGCTTTCGCCCAACCGGCCTTCGATTTGAGTTCACCACTGAGTAACGCTTCTCGAAGTTCGAGAGCACCACCGAAGCGGTTGATAAACTCGGCAGCAGTCTTTTCGCCAATGCCAGGAATCCCAGGTACGTTATCGACGCTATCGCCAGAGAGGGCAAGCATATCAATAACACGGTCTGGAGGTACACCGAAGAATCCTTGAGCGGTTTTAAGCGTGAAGCGACGCTCGGCTGCATTCGACTGCGCTTGCATGATAAGCTCCACGTTCTTGTGGTCAACAAGTTGCACGTAGTCTTTGTCACGCGAATAGAGCTTGATCAGGTACTTGTGCTTGAAGCGGTCGCTTAACGTGCCAACCAAATCATCACACTCATACGGACGTTTCAGGCCAACATAGTAGCCAGCCATTTCCAGAATGTCGCGGGCCAACTGCATCTGGACGCCCAGCTCTTTTGTCAGAGAGCGATCACGATTGCCTTTGTAATCGCTACTCTTTTTGAAGACCTGACGCACAAACTTCTTCTTGTTCTCGGCTGTCCATTGCTGGATAGCGCGATAACGCCAAGTCTCGTTAGAGCCTGGGTCGAAGCAGAATGCGAGATATGCACCGTTAGGGTCTTTCGCGGCAATATCAATCAGGTCCTTGACCATGTTCATGAACTGGCGTAAGCCATAAGTAGGCGTACCGTCTTTGGCATAGGTCGGGTTCTTATTCGTAGCGAAGTAAGCACGGCACATCCAGTTTGACGCATCAACAATGTGAAGCATCGGCTGTTTGCCGTACTTGATCTTCATCTTCTGGGTAGCACCTGCAACGGGAGTCTTCCCGATAGAGGCGAACGATCTACTCATTGTTCCTCCGCGAAAACGATAGAACGCCCTCGACCACGCTCAAGCAACACGCGATGGAACGCCAAGCCGCAACAGAACATATCAATGGTGTCCGTTTCGGTTTCGGCAATCTTCGTCGTCTGTGCGAGTTCATGCAGGTGACTATCGCCAGCGCAGAAGTATCTGGCCAGAGGGTCATACACACCGCCACCGCGAGTAAATTGATAGACGACTTGACCTGTGAACGTAAGTGTCCTAAGGTCGAATTGTAGAGCTTGCGAACAGAGTTTGAAGTTGCGCTTAAAGAGGCGTTTCATGGCAGAAGCGATGCCGAGGCCGTCCGAAAACAAAATGATCTGACAATGTTCAGGGGCAGCCGATAGGAGGACTTTCAGACCTTCACGATTAGATGAACGAACGAAAGCTGTATCGAAGGGAGGTACTCGTTTCGGCTGCTTGAAGAATATGCGATGCCTTGCGCTATTAGGACTTTCGTCCGCGGTACTATTTTCCATCACGTCACCATTAGATCGTACAGTGATGTTACCTCATCGTTTTTAAGGGCAGCAAGTAACGACCGTGCTTCGTCGTCAGTTTTGTTCGTGAGGAACTTTGCTGCGTATACCGGATTAGTCTCGGTTAGATTCATGAGGACCCGAAGGTCCTCACGACAGACGTTAAGCGAAGTCTTCTTCGTCGGCTTCAACGGAATCATCGTCTTCGTCTTCTTCGTCAGACAGGTCTTCACCAGTCAACATACAGTTGACGATGACCAGATCGCCGACAATCAGAATACCACTAACCACGATCTGATTTGCTTCTTCACGCTCTGCTTCTTCCAGCAGTTGCATGATATCAGCAAACACCAGTTCGGCTTCTTCTGGGTCACGCACGTCTTCGACAGACAGTTCAGACGGCGCAGTCGGCCACGCTTCGATCAGAACGGCTTCAACTTCCTTAGCCGCTTCAACCGCGTCTTCATCGTTTTCGTCGGCGGGCTGCACAACGAATACGAAACCTGCTTTCTGATCGATAACGCGATGCGGGAATAATCCACTCACGATGTACTCTCCTGGTTTTGTCTGTAGTATACGATGCCCCCGTTATTCGGGAATAAAGCATCGAGTGATAGGCTCTGCATATTTACAGATTCGCGCAGAGTCAGCATACCAGTAAAACACCACACCTGAACTTCGAGTGGTGCCGTATGGTCGCTGATGGTTTCGAGTTTAGATTCGCCGTCGATAGTGCCTGTCACGATATTGCATTCGACAATAGGCATATCAGGATTGCGGTCTATCTTCAAACCCAAACCGTAGTCAGTAAAGATAGGGTGGCGATACACAACCACCTTCTCAGTACCGTCAATTGGACACGTTGCTACGTTGTACATTAACGGAGTCTCGACATTGCACGAAGCTCACCAGGTGTCGGCTGGAATGATACCTTGCCGTTATCCAGTGGCATCGTTTTGTTTGCCTCATACGTCTTCGCCGCTTTCCAGATAGCGTCATTCGCTTTGCTGTTAGCAACGGACTGACGGAAGACGTGCTTCTTCTTACCTGTCTTGGACAGTTCAAAGATTTCAGAACGTTCACCGAAGTCACGGTTAAGCAGCTTGCGTTGCTCACCACCAAGTACAGCAGAAGACAGACCGATACCAGCTACGTGACGACGACGGCGCTGCAAGTCAGCAGACATTGAGCTAACAGAACTAAAGCTATCACCGTCACCACCGCCAGCACCAGGCTCAGGCGGAGCGAACTCCTGATCGATTTCAGCCTGACGTTTGCGGTACGCCATCAGCTTACGACGCATTGCGAGGTCTTCATCCTGATCCATAAGAATCTGGTCGAAGTTGTACCCGCCAGCCGCAGCGATAGCACGTAACGGAACTGGAACACCCAGTTCAGTCATCGCACGTAAGTTTTCCATCATCGCCTGGTCAACATCAGGACGCAGTTGCTTAGACCAATGCACGTTAGGAATAAACAGCTTAGAACCGTCATTCATCTTGTACATTACTTCGGTCAGGCCGCCTTCCATGAGATTGTTCTTCTTGATAATCTTACCGTTACGCTGAACAGCCAAGCCGTTCATCATACTGATAAGTGGGAAGACTTTCTCGTAGTAGACTTTACGCGTCAGATGATCACGGAACGCTCGCATCGCTTCAACGAAGATCGTCAAGCCAGCCGCACCCGAGTCGTAGTTTGCTTCACCACTCAGGAACGCTTCACTGATACCCATAGCTCGCATTTTGAATTGAGCAGTCTGGTCCCAGATATCCGTAATCTTCCAGAAGTCGCCGCCTTGACGGAACTCACTGATGTTCACACCGAGTCGGGTTGTAATGATAGATCCAATCGGGTCACTATCCGCAGACAGAAGAAGGTCGGTCATAAAGTCCATTTCTTCTTGCGACGGTTCCCACTGATCACCATCACCCAGCTGGGCATGTAAGATACCACGTTGACGACGGCCTGACTCAATCAGCGTACCACGATAGAGATTCTTCTCAATCAGCCAAATCGGCAGGACACGGCGTAACACCGAGATACCTTCGCCAAAGCTGAACGTTTTACGTGGAATGTAGATTGTGCCGATAGGGTCGAGTTCCATCGTCACGTCGTTCATGAGCTTATCAACGAACGCAGGGCCCAGTTCTTTTTTCAGCGCGTCAATGCGTTTGCCTTCTTTAGCGAAAGCAGACTTCACGTATTGAGGAATGCGCAGTTCGAACATCGGGTCCTGACTGATAAACGGCAGTGGCGTTACGTCGATGTTGTCGTAACGGTGCGTCATCAGGTCGATAAACTTTTTACGGTCTTTGTTGTAGATCATCGAGCCACAGAACGCGCCAGTAACCTGAATATCGGTTGTGATGTTCGGCATACTGGTTGTCAGTGACAAACGTTCGTTCACTTCGTAGTACGGCTCAAGGACACTGTCCTTAGCGCCACTAAAACTCACATCGGAGAATGGTAGCGTTGAGAACAGGTCCACGTAGGAGCCGCAGATTGGGTCAAAGTGGTACATATCGCGGTAGACATTGAATAGCTGTCGGTCATCAGCATCATAGTCCATACCTTCCATCATCGGCTCTAAGTCGATATCAAGAGGCACGGTACCAATCTGCATATTACCGGCAGCCATTCCTGCGCCACCCGCAGATTGAGATACGAAGTCGGAGTGACGACGTGAACTCTCACTGCGGATTGCTTTGCCTATCTCGCGCGGTAAAGAGGCTGCGCCGAGAGATTTTTCTTTCTTCTTTGCAGGCTCTTGGTGTGTGCCGCCTAATTGACGACGACCAACCTGGACGCCCATAATTACCTCACTTCAATGGGATTGCGAGGCTCACGCGGCAGCCTGTACAGAACATCACACCCTCTCCTGAGAGAAGTTGTGTAGGCACAGTCGCAGAGCTGCATTTGGGACACACGTTAGCGCTCTCAACAACGAAAGCGGCGCTGGTGCTTTCCACCTGCTTGCCGCTTGACTCTGACTTTACAGAGTTATTGTTGAGCAGTGGGTTATAGTGCTTACTCATGATCATATTCCTCTAGTTGCTGACTCGGTTAAATTAGCTTACTTACGGCCGATCATCCGAGTACGCGCAGAGCCAAGAACACGACCACCACTAAGCTGTGGACGGCCAATAGAAGCAGAGCCAGAGTTAAGCCTATGCGCCACACGACCCAAGCGATTCGGGTCACGGTTGATTGCTACTTCTGGCGCTTTCGTCAGATACTCGTCGTAGTTACCACACTCGAAGCCATAGACCATGAGTGCCATCGCTCGCCACAAGTCATCGGTTGCACCTGTGTTCTTGATTACGCTACGCCCAGTGTCCTGCACTGTCTGGAGCTGCATGATCAAGTGCTCTGTTGGTTTGTTCTCGAAGCACTGAGGATATTCATCGCCATCGTATTTCAGCGTGTCCATAATCGTGTTGGCGTGAGTCATGCGCGGTAAGCTGATTTTCGATGGAGTGGATTCAAACATCGTCTTCACAGTCCACATGTCCTGATATTTCAGGCTGTACTGATCGGACTCCTCAATCGAATCAACTTTCAGCTTGGCGTCTTGCAGCAGTTTGAGAGACTGCCACTGGTCAGCAAGCATGACGCGCACGTTACGCGCTTTACACAGAGGTATAAGCAGTTCGTCAAAGATGAGAGTATAGTTCAGAGGTATGCCCGGCTTTGGAACGATCTCCACCAGACAGTCAACACTGATAATACCATCATCACCACGCGAGCCTGTTACGAGTGCGAAGCTGTTATTCGAGAAGCCAGCATCTATCGCAAGGATGGACGCTTTGGTTGTCGTTGCCGCTTTTACCAGACTACCGTAGCGCTGGCGTTCACCGTCTTTGTGTCGAATGATATGATGCGTGTAGGTACACATCGAACGACCTTTCTCACGGATAGCATCTGCGATAAACGTAGGCTGCGTGATGAACGGGTTAGCAGACAACGGTGCTTCTGCGCCATAATCTCGCGCTGCACCAACAGGGTCACGACGGAATGCCTCGACAAGGAACTCGGAGTTACGTGGCATGTCAGGGTTCATCTTCCACGTAGGAGCATGAATGCCTAACAGCTTCTCCGAGCCTACTGACATACGCAACAGCTCATTGATTTTATCACGAGCGTGTACCGGACTACTGATGTTGCAGAAGTAGCCCGTGAATGCCTCGTCGTAGCCTGCCTCGACTTGTCGTTTCTCTTTCGCTCGCACGGTTGCAAGTGAACGGTCGAGTGCTCCGTATACAGCACCAGCACTGACTTTGATCTTTTTGGATTGGGCGTCGTTGTCGAAATACGCCACCTCATCGATCACCGCCAGTACACGAGTTCGACCACGAAGAATACGACCATCTGGACCTGCTGGGTAGATAACGAAGTTCCTGTGTCCGTACAGAACGAACGTATCACGAATCTTCATCACCTCGATGCCGTAACGGCGTTCGTGTTTGCGAATCAGATCGTGATAGGCTTGGAACCAAGGACTACCCATGATATAGTTGAAGTACGGTGTCCAGAGTGTATCTGCCGCTTGCTTCTGGGTCAGCGCGACGAACGTTCCGTGCAATACGGTTGTGCTGTCGATGCTCAAGATACCAGTAGGCGATTGCGACATAAGCAGTCTGTGTGTCAGATAGGTAGAGATCATCGCTACCACGACCGACTTACCGCTATTGTGATGCAGCAGGCCTGACGCTACGAATTGAGGCAAGCCCTCCATCTGTAGGTCATACGTTACCTGAGGTGTGCCTTCATCTACTGACTGCACTTCGACATGGAGAGAGCGGCACTCAGGCGGCTCATTGAGATCATAAACAATGCTCCAGCTTCGCGTGTCATGTAACACTTGAGGCATATGGCCAGCATTGATAAGAATCGACCACACCATCTGTAGCGCGTCAACATCATCGGACACATACTGCATCTTGTCTCCGATTGCGAGCGAGCGATCAGCGATATACCGCAGAGCTTCTTCGCGCACGGAGAGTCCAGCATCATAGATAGATACAGGACGTTGAATCTTACCCCACGAGTTCGTACCGAGTTTGATCTCGATACGGTCGCCTACTTTCAGCTTAGACACTTTCTTGAAGCCTTGCTCAGTACGCACAGGGTGCTCATGAGTTGCTTCAATCCACATGCCGTTTGCAAGCGTCACGACTTTCGTTGGGCTTTCATCGGAGACATACACCTGACTGACGTTCTTGATCTCTCGCCCGTTATGCGCATTGAAGTTGCGACGAGGCTTATGGAAACCAGGAGTGTCGTGGCCGACCATCATATGACCAATCGGCATGATACCACGAGAAGTCACAACAGGAGTTGAAGCAATCACACAACGCTGTCCGGCGTTCACAGCCAGTTCGTTGTAGAAGTTCATCTCTTTCTTGCGAATCATCTCAGAACGACGAGCGCCGCAATGAGGGCACACACCATTATGTAGCAGGTGCAAGTGTTCCTCGATTGCGGCAGTTGTTTCTTGTGGCTCGTGGTTTTCAGTGTACATCCATTGCAGATTAGGAGAGCAGCGAACGCAAATCTCTCCGAATAAGCGAAGACCAATCAAGGCCTGTTCAAGATACGGTTCGGCTTTAAGGAAGTCGGGACTAGTGCACCACTCAAGGAAGTGTTTCGCCTTAGGCATTGAACTGTCGTCGAACTTCAAATCGCGTGGTACGAGGGTGCGTTGTTCCAGTGCGCCCTCAACCAAGTCAACGATATTAACCTCACCCTTCTCCAAGAAGTTAATCGCACTTGAACTATTATCTGACAAGAAGTCCATGTCAGCGGAAGCCTCTACCTGTACGTCATCACCAAGCAGCGCATCAAAGGCCGCAATGCGTTTTGGACGTAGGGAGAAAGCTGGACCCTTCTTAGGCTTGGCCATTCTCGTTCATCTGTTTCCTGTACTCAGAAAATCCTCTTGTCGTACCGATACCCGTGCCAGTGCCTTTAGCAACAAGGTCGGTGTTACCGTGCATTAGACGACGAATTTGCGCACGAAGACCATTGGTGGTGTTCTTCGCTTTGTGCTCTGCGCGAACGTCATCAAACGCTTTAATTAACCAGTCTTTCAGAACGTCTGCGCGTACTTGTTCGGGCACTGACTGGGACTTCGTAAGCATAGCGCCAAGAACGTTAGCAAGCCCTACGCGCTCGATATACGGCACAAGCTCGCTGTCTATCTCAAGATCTGTTTTGAGACAGTCTTTGGCGATTGCTTCCACTTCACCTGCCGCAATGTCAAACCCAAGTATCGGGCTGAACACATGGTGCATCAGGTACTCGCGGAATGTTTCCGAGTAGCTGTCAATGCTGTCCAGCGCACCATCAATTACTTCGTCGCTGACGGTGAAGACGTTCTCTGGACTAATGTGGTCTTTGTTGTGACGGGAGCGGATTTCATTGAGTCGAGGCTTGATAAGAAGTCTGGACTCAGTTTTTGAGATCGTTGCGGCTTCTTCATCGAGGTCGAGTTCGTCATCGTAGTCCTCTACAGGTGTACTGTGGATTGCATGAATATCGTTTACCATGCGCACTTGCTGCGTGGCATTCGGCATCGTATCGAGTTCCCACGCTTCAACACGACGAACCTGTCCATGCTTAACAGGGTACGTCCAGCGTGGGACCATGTGCTCTGTCTCAGTGAGTCCGTACGGACCTTCGAACTTACTCACGTTTGAACACGTATTTATCGGCGTGATCATCAAACGCCATCTGCACTGCATAGTGCGTTACGTCAGACATTGATACACGGCGAGGTTCGCCTGGATTCTGGCAATGAAAGCCTGCCCCGTTAGGGTACATACCAGAATACTCTGCACCCTCCTTGGTGCGAACATGATAGACGTAATCCTTGTCTATGTTTAGGTTGGCTGCGTCGTCAAACACAAGCCAGTCGATGTTGTCCATGAAGACTCCTAAGCTACGTCATACGACTTGCGCTTTTTCTTTTTCTTCGGTAGGTCGCCATCGTCATCATCGCTATCAGCTCCCGAGTTAAGGAATGCAGCAGCGCCACGACGAGACTTCTTAATCTCAATTTTATCTTTCTTCTTGAAATTACCTTTTCCGAATTTCTTCTTGGAATCTCCCTTACCTTCCATATCGTCCGCAGCAATAGCATTCGATCTTGTGGCAGGAACGTCAGAGCCAGCATCGCGTACAGTCATCGTTTCGAATGCGTCTTCCAACGCCATTTCGAACAACTCACCATCACGCGCTTTCATTACCTGAACAGGGATGCGCTTACCTTCACGAATCTCTGGGTCAGAGTAGTTCCATGCCCACACCACGTCGGCGTGTTCACGCATACCACCAGAGTAACGAATACGACCTGTCTGGTCATCAAGCTGACACAGGATAACAACAAGCTGGCCTGTTGCGTTCGCGTGTACTTTCGCTTTACGGACAATCGTAGACAGTTCGCGCCATTGGTTATCGTTGTCGATACCCTCTAACAGACCAACGTAGTCGATGAAGGTTACGTGAACGCCATACGGAATAGACATACACAGAACATCATCAATCGACATTCCACGCTCAGGTGAGGTAAACGAGTTACGTCCCTTAGCTTTGCGTACCATCTTATCGTACTTCTTGGCTGCATCCATCAGCTTGGCTTGTTCACGCTTGGTCAACTTGCCTTGCTTGATCTTCCAGAAGTCAATACCGCTGATCATCGAAAGCATACGCTTCATTTCCTGCTCGGCGGTCATTTCGAGTGTGACCTTGAGACAGTGAATGCCGTTCACTTTCGCCATTGCATCCGCAACGTTCATCGAGATAACAGACTTACCACCAGACGTTGAACCAGCTAACAACACAACGCCAGTAGTCGGCCAGCCGCCGTTCTTGTCGTCGTATGTTTTAAAGCCAGTTTTGTACATCACCTCTTTCGGGTTAGTGATTACCTGTTTCGCCAACTTTAATGCGTTCGACTTCTTGCCACCGAATGACCAAACCTTCTCGGTCTTACGGGTGCCACGCTGCGCTTGACCCAGCTTATCAGCCAGCTCTTGCATGTACGTTTGTTCGTCGAACTCCTCTGGGTCTGCATCGCTAAAGTCTTTAGCAATCTGCTTACCGAGGTTCATGATATCACGGCGCTGGCGATACTTCTCCAGACTGTCGAATATCTTGTCAAAACCTTTCATGGTCTTTGCTGGCTTCTCATCCGCTTCACGCAGACTGTCCCTGAACTCCTCGCTCAGGTTCGGATCTTCCAGCAAGTCTTCCCAATCAATTATTTCGCTTTTCACTTCCACCAGCTTTGTAACGCGGCGGAATGCTTTGCGAGTTACTTCCGAACTAAAGTGGGATGGCCCCAGACGACCCATCATGGCCGTCCGGTAACCTTCCTTAATCTTTGGGTTCGTGACAGTTCGAATGGCCCGAACTTCCAGGCCAAGCGAAAACATTTCCAT